GGCAGGAGGTGTAAACGCAGCTCCAAAGGAAGGTGCAGGAGGGGCAGGAGGGGCAGGAGGGGCAGGAGGGGCAGGAGGGGCAGAAGCTGGATCGCCTGTTGTTAAGCTAATGAATGAAAAAACTATCATGATAAAAACGCCTGAGGAGATTAGAAGGCACGTGAAAGCAACAATAAAGCAGGATATATACGAAGGAGGTAAACAAGAAGATATAATAGGTGAAGCTCCTATTGGAACAAAAGAAGAACCAATTATAAAATTCCAAACAGATGATTCCCTATGGAGTGCTTTTGGTTTAATTATGAGTGGGCTTTATAATAAAGAATTATGGGATACAGAATATTATCTAAATCCACAAGGAAATCTTGAAAAGATTTCACATCGATTGAAAAGGGCAGGGTTTGATAGGTATGAACAGTTTGATACGGAACGCTTAGAAGAAAAAGAATTATTATCTTATTATTTTGAAACGTATGCAAGAGATATTATGGAAACAGACAAACCTATCAAAACATATGATGTATTTACGGAGGAAAAGAAAAAACAGGCGTTGGCGGCGGGGTTCAGTTCGTATAGTAAGTGGCAGAATGCGAAGGCAGCAGCGGCAGCAGGTGGAGGTGGTGGAGGCGCAAGCGCAGCAGGTGGAGGTGGTGGAGGCGCAAGCGCAGCAGGTGGAGGCAAGGCAGCGGCGGCGGCGAATGAGGGTGAGATGGACAATATGCTGGCGAGAGAGCTCCCGTGGTATGCTGCCGCGATGGCGGCGGGGGAGCGGCGGCGGGCGGCGGCAGAAGCAGAAGCAGGAGGTGGAGGTGGCGGTGGAGGTGGCGGTGGAGGTGGCGGTGGAGGCGCGGCGGAAATGGAGGCAAAAGCGGCAGTTCCACCGCCACCTCTTTCATTTACACCAGTAGGAAGTAATTTTTCTTTTGTACCATCTGGTACTCCAGGTGTGAGTAATATTCCTCCCTCACCAGGTAAGCCATTGGCAAGGAAAAGAGATGGGAACGGAGAAGGTACTCCTGAAAAAAAAGCCACTTTGTCACATCTCTCTGCCGTTCCCCCAGCCCCACCCGCTATTGGCGGTATGTCAAATAGAAAAAGCGCCAGAAGACCCACGAAAAAACAAAGATTCAAGCGAACTCGCAGAAATAATCGGAAACGCAAAACCAGACGTTCCTCCAATCGCAAGTAAAAACACTCGTTTCAAGAACAAATCCAGAAACAAATGATTTTTTGTAGAAGACCCACTCTACGAAAACAACTTGGCATCGTGCTCCGCGTTACGCCTTAAACTTTGCATCAACGGATTGGAATCCGTTGCTTCAATGATTTCCCGCTGAATACGGAACGTCGATTTGGGAGGCGCACGGTATTTCACGCTGCCAATATCAGCCGCGCCAGGGCCCAGGTCTAGACTACGATTCACCGCCGGCGCACGGTCGTTTATGATATCAACATCCAACTTCTTGGACGTGACATTCGGCTCATCGCCCTTGAACACCTGGATATTACCACCAGCCAGATTACGGCCCTTGGAAATCTGCTGCTTATTCGGATTGAGACGCATGTTATAGGCAAAGGTATGATTCATGTGACGCTCATGCGCCGCCTTCGGTCCTCCCGTATAGGCCGACTTTGCAGAAATCTGCGCTTTCTGGGTGGGGCGAGCAATATCAGCAGGGTCGTATGCCTTCAGACGAGTAGGTCCATCCGCCGGCGCAGCAATGCCGAATCTGTCCAGGAAAATCGTGCCTTCCTTGACCGTCGTGCGCGCAATATCATTCGGGTCCCACACCGTAATCGCCGGCGCACCCCCAGCATACCCAGTTGCCACGCCCGCCTGCTGGATATTGCCAATCGTCTCTCCACGACGAGTGGGACGAGACTCGTCCTCAAAGTGCGTCGTCACCGCCCCCGCCTCTGCAGGGCTCAGATTCAGACCCTGCGCACGCTCGCTCGTGAAATAACGCTCATTGGGGCGCACCTCATACGACTCCTTGCCGAAATCGTCATTCTCCGCCTTCATGTTATACATACTCGCATCAGCATTGCGATAGCCAGCACCGCCAAATTGCGACGCCATCGGTTTCCGATAACTTCCCACCACGTAGTTCATTCCGAAATCCTGGCTTGCACCAGCACCATGGTACTCCACACTGGTCTCTTGGCGCGCCGTATCGGGCATGATTTGGACGGGGCGATTCGTCTCCTTCTGGAAAGCGCCTTGGCCAGCAGCACCGAAACGCTCGCCATTCTCGTCAATATAGAAGCCATCAGGGCGGTATTTGCGAACTTCTCCAGCACTATCCGCCGACTTTCCGACGAATTGCTGGCCAGGAACGACCGGCGTATTATAGCTCAGCTTGGGATTGGACGCAACACGCAAATCATCCGTGCGACGAATATTCTTAATCATGATATCATTAACCTCAATTTGCTGGAATCCGCCCTTGCCCGTGGAGCTGAATCCCTCACCCACGCCTGGCGCAACCTGGACCGGCTCAAACGGGCGCTCGCCAGCACGATTGCGAGGGTCATTGATACGACTTTGGACGAAATCGGAAGAAGACTCCATGCCATACACATTTCCAAACGCCGTCTGCGTATTGTCAAACATCTGCTCCACTTCCTTCTTGCGTATTTGCGTCGTTCCGCTGCCCGTGTATGCGTCCAAATATCCAGAATTCGCGCCAGGGTCTACGTTCTGACGAACACGGCTTCCAAAATACGGCTGCATGTTGTTGTGGGTGAACTCCGCTGACTTCATCTTGCGTCCAGACAAGGCACTCACAAAGTCGTCGCCAGCCACATAGCTAGGAGTCTCTTCAATGCCAGCAGGATTCATCATCACGTCGGGAGTGGCGGAAGTAATTCCATCGGCGGGGCTGGACATCTCATCAAGGCTCAGCGGGCTAACTGTGCTATTCGCCGGCTGCGTGCTTGATACGACATTGCCGGGTAGATATGTGAGTTTCCCTCCCAACGAATTCGGCTGCGAGTTCAATGCGCCACGCCCCATCAAATCGTTATACATGATATCCAGCTGCGGATTGGGGCCGCGGAAACTGGTCGCGAGATTGGATACATTTCTCTGTGTCTGATTCGCGAATGCCTCTTTTACACCTATTCCAGGCCTCGCCACAGGGTTCGCCCCAGGGTTTTTTGTGGGATATACAGGCGCTGGCGCTGTCTGTTTTGCCAAGACAAAGCCAGCGGCTCCTAAAATAGCTAGTGCCGCCAATTCCATACTATTAATGTGTGCGACATTTCGCTTTATCTAACGCCCTAGAGGGTATGAAAAAATCAAAGGGTGTTTCAAAGGTGTCTTGGGGATTGTGTAAGAGAGGTTGCCAGCGATTCCAGCCCTTGGATCTCAGCGTACAGGGAGGGTTATTCAGACGATTGAAATTCAGGGGGAACACTTCATCAGCGGAGTGCTCTAGGGGCAGGTTATTCATCTCGTTCTTTGCAGGGTTATACAGCAATTCATCGGCGCGCCATTTCGTGGGCGGGCGGCCTACTCCCATTAAATCGGACTCCACGTCCGTCTTCCATTGTCCCGTCGGCCAACTCGCGCCAGCTTTCTGTATGCGAGTGGTCGCATTCACGGGGAATGTATTAGGGCAGTTCGTATGAGGGGTGAACGCATAACGACCGGCGTATGTAGAAATTCTGGAGTCATCTGCCTGATGAACGTCGTCCCATTTTCCACGAGTAAAAGCGCTCTGTCGGGGCTTGCTCATTCTAAAGCAAGCCACGAAGATATGTCTGCGCATACTATTATTGTTTCTCGGGGCGAACACACATTTGTAGGGTCAGGGGCTCGGGTGCCAGGGTTGCCGGATATGCCCACATTTGTGATTGCTTCAACGGTGTCGCGCAAGGCGTAATAGTCACCTTGCCGTGCTGCGGGGAATTGCGTGTAATGGGACTGTTTCCTGCATTGGAAGAAGGCTGGTGCTGGCGAGAGGGGCAGAAGGTATTCGGGCGAGTGATTCCTCGTAAATCCGATTCAACGTCCACTTGCGTGGGGCGGCCATTATAAGGCACCTCGTTACCGCCGACGATGCCCAGCATGTGTTGCGAAGGCTTCGGGTGTTCATTTACAACGTTCAGCAAATCATAGGCCTGGGGGTTTTCCTTTTTTTGCCAGGCATGTGATTCTAAAGTGCCAATCGCCTCCATATCTTCTGTAAATGGGACCGGAGAAAGTTCAGCGCCTTACCTTTCTTTGAGAGCGGCGGGGGGCCTTTCTGGACTTCTTGGATTTTCTGGACTTCTTGGACTTTCTGCCATGGCCACCGGTCCAGCCACCCATTACCATAGAAAAGGGGGCTTGTGAAGGAGGGGCTTCGCCAATTGTTACAATAAATGTTTTACGTTGCATAAAATCCTGAAATGTAAGTTGATTTCCGTTAATATTAATTATACGTCCAACTAGGTTTCCATTCTGGACCACTGCAATATTAGTAGGCCCCTGAGTGCGAGGGTCTTCCCATTGAACATCGCTATACATAATGTCATTAGGCGGATAAAAATTATATAGATTTGGCATTTTCTATATTATTACGCAGGATTAAATTCAACAATTCACATCACGAATATAAGCACGGCTGGGAATTCCGCCACGAATCCAGCCATTCGCCGCCACCTCTTCCACCAGGTGCTTCGGTGACTGGATATTCTCACGCACCGTCTTAATCAGCGGCTCAAACACGCCATCAAAGCCCGCCTCCGAAATCGTGCCGCACTCGGCACCCTGGCGCACCTGCTCGGAGTGCATTAACATGGACTCCACATCCGAGTTGCCACGGCCAGTGCCCATATACGGCACCGTCAGGAAAGGACGAGCCTGCGCACGAATCAGGCAGCGGTTATTCTTGAACTCAGGCTGATTCTTTAACACAGACTCCGCATCAATGTCGGCATTGTTCGCCCCGAAACCCTCGCGAGGATAGACAACGGGATTCTGCATAGACAGAGGATTCACCCTTCTTGCGTCGGGGACAAGATTCATCGTATTATACTTACCAGGACCCACGGATTGCGTGTAATAAGAAGTGATGCCGCACGCATCGTCTCGGGTGTGTGTTAGACGATTGATGTCCATTCTCTTCTTCTACAGTTAAATAGAATATTGCCCATGGCGTTCCTTCGCTCTCAGGCACTTACCAAGAAATTCTGCTCATGCGAGAAAAAGGTTAGGCGCACCCTAAAAAAACGCCAAAAGAAATATGCAGTAGGCATTTGTGTCAAGTCGGTTCTACAAACCCGGGGAAAGACGTTGAAACGTTTCACATGTCGAGGTAAGACTCCACGTGTGATAACCCAGGGGATAATCAAAAAACAAAAACAATCACAGATTTAACCAAGGCATCACAGCTCCCTCTGATCCACCATAGCACGCCATGGGATTTCCTTCCTTACAGCTTTTTCCAGGAATCTTGTATAACCAATCTTGATAAGAGGCCTGGTCATTCGGGATTGTCGTGACAGGAGCCGTTATGAAAAGACGCTGGCTCTGTGTCTTTCCAAATACATCGGTAGGATCATTATACCACTGTGTTCGGAACATGGCATCTAGCGCAATCTTGTTCTGCGTCGTCGTAATATCGGGGGCGGCACTGCGTGTCGGAGCATAGGCATACTCGTCCACCATAACGTTATGGAAAGGATTCTTCACGCCCCGCTGCGTCTCGCTCTGAATGGGCAAAGGCAGTGTCGCCGCATTACCGGGTGTTCCCGTATTATTCATATTGCGTATGTCGTTCGCAAATCCTTCGTTCCCGCTTACCCCCTTGCCGCCTCTAGTAATATCCGTCCCCCCTCGGAATTTCTCCACCTTGCTGAGTGCCATGAACGTGGGTATAAGAATGGCCGTGCCTAGCACTCCTGATACCACGGTGGCCGACTTGTATTGTGTAAAAGAGGATATGGTGACCCCTATGAGAAGGAATACCACATATACGATTACCACCTTATTGACAAGCTCACTCACGCACTGCGCATCGGAAGTCCAGGCCTTGAATATATATCTGGGGTCTTCCCATACATATGGATGACACAGCGGAAGAGACATCTCTTCTATCTGTCATCTGCCTCTATTTCTTGCCATTCTTCCTGGCTTCCAACTTCTTTCTGAGGCGCTCCTTGACGATGTTCAGGCGATTCTCGGGCTCGCGGTTAGTCGCACGAGCAACATCGGGGTCGTTGAAAGCACCGAATGACTGGCGGAAAGACTCCATCAGCCCGACGAACTGCGGGTTTTCGCTGAAAGTCTTCATCAGCTCCTCCGCCTCGGCGACCAGCTCTGAAGGGCGGATTGCACCGGATTGAATCTTCGACTGAATCTTCTTCGTGAGCTTGCCAATCGTGTTCTGGAGGGCGGCGGGGTTCTTCGTCAGAAGCTCCATAACGATACCGAGCGCTTTCGTGGGGTCATTGCCAGCGGATTCCATGGTGGCGGGGTCAATGCCGAAATCCTCCATTTTCAGCTCCTTGACAATCTCCTCGGCGAGTCGGGCAATCTGGCCATTCATGAACTTCTCGGGCAGCTTGGGGAAGCCGTCGCTGCTCGCCGATCCGAAGAGGCTGGCGATTTTGCTGCTGATGTCGGAAAAGTCCAGATGCTTCATCTTCTCCTTCATGTCGTCCATCATCGTCTTCGCCCAGTCGGCCGTCCAGCCAGCGCTAGCCCCAGGCACATCACCCGCCTTGCCCTCGTCCATCAAAAAGGTGAATGATAGAAGCGTCATGTGTTCTTGAATGGCCTTCTTGGATCTCGTTGAGATGGTTTCCCATAGAGCCTGGGGTATGGCGACACCGGGGAGAACGACGCCAGGACACTTGGTTGCGTCCCGAGTCGGGGAGCAGGAAGGAAGAACCTGCTTCTTGAACTCCGACTTCCTGGCCTCGGTGTCAAGGCGGATGGCAGCCTTGATTTCTGTCTCCAGCTCCTGGAAAGTAGCTTGTAATTCGTTTGCAAACTCCACGTACTTTGTGTCAAAGATAATGTCCATGGATGCCATTGTATTCTATCTATGGGTAATTCCCTTTAGCCATCGGATAGATTTGCGCAGTTGAGATTATTATTTCGTGGTCGCCTTGTCGGCCAGGATAACCAGAACCTTAAGATGATTCCACACGGCACGTTGATTCGCCTCTGACATAGTTTCCCAGTGCTTGTCGAAAATGGAAAGAGCCGGCGAGATTTCGTTGAATTGTGTCTTAATGATGGAACGGGCATAGAGAATTACCTTCTCCTCATCTTCGGCCATAATCTCGGCGGAAAGGGGCTTCTTCACATTCTCCACGAACAAATCCAAGATAAGTCGGGGGTTGATTTTCTTAGCGCCCTGGATTGCTTCCAGACCCATCTTAATCTCGCGCTCTTCGGGGAAAGTCGCCACAAGATCCTCGAAGAATCCCACGAGTTTGGTACAGAATAGGCCAAGGACACTGGGTGCAGACATCTCTTCCCTCTTTCTGGTATTATGGAAATCGCTTTAGATTAAGATTTGGCCGCGGAGGCCTTCAACTTTAATGGCCTACTGCCGTGCAGGCGGCATTTTCATACCCGCGTCGCGATTTTGTTTGTATAAGTCGAGCTGCTGGTCAAACATCTTCTCCTTCTTTGACCTACTTCCCGTAGACCCTGAAATAGCATTTCCGCTTTGTCTATCTCCAGGTGTTGCGCCGCCATTCAAGAATCCGAATGCGCCTGGAATCGTCGCCCCGCCATTTCCGCCCGTCGATGTATCCGAATCTACGAAACTATACATGGAACTTCTATATCCGCCCATCTCATTGCCTACCCACGATTCAGGCTCTCCGCTAATCACGGCCGCCGCCGCTGCCGCTGCAGGAGGAGGACTCTTCGGCATATCTCTCATTTTGCGCTCATATAGCCAGTTCATCACCTCCGTGTCCGTCTTAATCGGCTCCTTGTCGCCGTCAATCACCAGCGTCGGCACTTGTTTCAGCCACTTCGGTAGCTGCGGTCTAGAGGGCGAAGCATCAACACAAATAAACTGGAATTCAGGTGCCCATCCCGTTTTCGCCAACTCTTCTAAAAATGCCTTTGACCACTTATCCTTGTTGCTGTAAAAACATATATGCCTCTTACTCATTTTATCTGTTGAATAGGCCGCCAAAATGCCACATGCGGGAAACGCACGTATGCGATTCCCGCCTAAAATTGAAAGCCGGGGGGACTTAATAGAGGAAGTCTCAAATGGCCGCTTTAGGAGATAGTGTATTCCAGAATCTGGAGCAGGTGGATGAGAAGACGCTGAAGTTCACGATGAGTCCTGTCGTGGTTACGTATGCAAATACTCTTCGTCGTGCCGTTCAGACCGAAGTGGAAGTGCTCGGGTTTCGTGCAGATATGCTAGAGGATGGTAGCACTGCCGATGTGAAGATTCTGAAGAACACGACCCCGATGTCCAACGAGATGTTGGCGGATAGAGTGGGGCTGCTTCCTATTCAGATGCCCGCCGGCTCTGGCTGGGAGAAGGAGTCGGTACTCTTTCGCCTTCGGGTGAAGAATGACACGGATTCGGTGAGGCTGATTACTGCGTCCGACTTTGAGTGCCTGAAGCTGGTGGAGGACGGCGAGAGAAAGATGATTCCCAACACGCAATTCTTCCATCCGAATCCGGTAACCGGCGAGACATGTATTATTGCAGTGTTGAAGCCGATGGCAGAGGGTCAGGAGCCCGAGGAAATCCACTTGGAGGCGTATGCCAGCATGGGCAAGGGGCGTGAGCATGCGCGCTTCAATCCTGTGGCACAATGCGCATATTCCTATACAAGGGACGACGACGCGGGGCGTATCAAGGAGATGTGGCAGCGTTGGCTTATTGACCAGAAGAAGGTAGACCCGAAGGAGCTCGAGAAGGACACGGACAGGAAGGGGATGCTGGAGCGTGAATTCCGGAGCTTGGAGATTTATCGGTGTTTCAAGATGGACGCCGATGGAGAGCCTTATAGCTACGATTTCACAGTGGAGACGGTTGGCTGTATGTCAGTGGACAAGATTGTCTTGGATGCATTGAACGCCGTTGCCACGCTGTGCGAGAAGTATGCCGCCCTGGATTCGGGCGATTTGCCTGAAACGGTGGATATTCGGCCGGCGGATGCGCGTATGAAGGGATTTGACGTCTGGTTCCAGGCCGAGGACCACACCCTCGGCAACCTCCTCCAGACGTGGATAGATTCCAATACTCTTGATAAAGGGGAAATCACATTCGTCGGCTACAAGGTGCCCCATCCTCTTCGCGATGAGATGCTTCTCCGAATTGGCGTGGAGGACGGGACTGAGAAGACAGCCCGCCTCGCCATTGCCGAGGCGGCCAAGGGCTGTGCTGATATGTTCCGCGGCTGGGCGGCGCAGTGGTCTGGTACGGCGACGACGGCGGGTGTGAAGACGCCCGTATTTGAGGGCGAGGCCAAGACGGTGTGGCAGGCGCACACAGAGGTCAAAGCAAAAGGCCGCCCTGCGGGAGCAAAGAAGTGAAGAAACATTGGCTTAATGTAAATGGAGCCTATTGATATACGAAATTATCCAATTTATTGTATTAATTTGGATAAACGCCCCGATAGATACAAATTTTTCATGAATCAGCCTGGGATTCGTGAATTGAAGATAGAGCGGTTTCCTGCAGTGGACGGGTCTAAGTTAGATATCGTGAATAACCCTAATATAAGCAACGCCACGAAATACAATATACTAAACAAAACCCGTCGCTCTCATGGGGAAATCGACACGATTGGCGCCATTGGTTGCTCTATGAGCCATTACACTGTATGGAAGAAATTCCTTGAATCGAAAGAGCCCTATTGCCTTGTGTTAGAGGATGATGCGCAGGTGAAGGTGGGGCTTGCGAAGTATATACTGGCCGCCAGCTCTTCCAAGATGGAAGGAGGTTTTGACGTGTGGTGTTTAGCGTATAAATTACACGATAACAAGAAACTGGTGGCCGTTCCTGGTGCAGATTCAGCCTGGAAGTCGCCTGTGAGTTTCTGGGGCACTTCTGCATATATACTCAGCCGCAGAGGAGCCGAGAGGCTTACCGAGGGATTTTTCCCCATTGAGTGCCATCTTGACCGATATATGTCTTTGAAGCGCATGCTCGGTCAAATACGCATTGTTATACATAATGATTTAATGACATACACACTTCCCTTTGGCACAGATATCCAGTTGAACAAATGTCATTTATGCGATTATCCCGACGATTTCAATGACAGTATTCTTGTGAAAAAATACGCGCTTGCCATTCCTATTGCTTATGGATTGATTGCCACCTTTTTGTATCTCTGTCTATAATAGTTAATGAGGTCAGTAGATCTCGTTATTTCTGCCTATAAGGAAGACCTGGAATGGTTAAACCATATACCCGCAACCTTCCATCATGTATATATTTATAATAAGGGCCCAGGTATGATTAGTGGCGTAGATATTCCTTATACGGAAATTAAGTTGAAGAATATTGGAAGATGCGACCACACGTATCTGTATCACATTATTCATAATTATAATAACTTGGCGGATGTTACGGTATTCGCAACTGGCTCTACGTATGCATTAACTCATAAAAGAAATAAGTTTCGCTTTACTTTGAATAAAACGCTAGAAACAAGAAATACCGTTTTTTATGCGGATAGATACGAAAATGTGAAAAAGGATTTATACAATTTCACAATGGAGAGTTATCCTGCTTCCTACGCAAATAATAATATAGGCGTAAATTCAACGAAGATGATTCAAGCAAACATAAGGCCATTTGGAAAATGGTATGATGAACATTTTCCAAACCTAGATATCCATGCCGTCACGTTTAGTGGTGTTTTTTCTGTGTCAAAAGAGCATATTCATCAACATCATACTGATTATTATATAAATCTTATGGGTGAATTCCCTTTTCATCCTAATCCAGAAGTAGGCCATTATTTTGAAAGAGCATGGATAGCAATATTCGACCCTATTCCTGAGGAGTGTTTATTCTATACAAATAACATGAGCTTCCAATTATCAAACATTTATAAGAATACATGCCAAAACTTTTACTTTATATATGTTGTTATAATAATAGCATTTATTCTACTTACGTTTTATATTCTAAACAGATATGGAAAAATATTAAAAATTAGACCTAATGAATTGAAGTTGTTCATGTATATTTCTACAGCCGTTGTTGTACTATGTTCATTCCTATACTTAAATCAATCATCAACCTCTCTTTCACAGGCTAAACAAAAACAGGGTAAAGAAGGCAATAAATTTCTTTGTATAATAGCGGCACACCCAAATACGCAATTAAAGAAAGAGGCACTAGAGCGTATCGTTGTTGAATTCAAAAAATTCGGAGACGTGGTTATTGTTACGTCTACAGGGCAAGTGCCTGATATGTTAGATGTTCCTATTATCTCTGTTGCAAACGACCCAGTTAAAGTAAACTATGCTAAGCATGCATACTATCTAAATAATTATGACGTATCCAAATACGACCGAGTTATCTTGACAAATGATTCATATTATATTTTGAAAGACCTTGACCGTTTCATAAGTCTGTGTGAAAGTAATGTAGAACTCGTGGGATACACAGCATCTAACGAAATTCAGTATCATTACACGGACTTTATTAGATGTTATAACAAGTCTGGAATTAAAAAAATCAAAAGCCACTATAATTCAACATCGCCGAAGAATTTACTGGAAGCTATCAAAATGAACGAGGTTGAGTCTACGAATATATTCTCAAGTAAATTTGTTCTTCATGACGCATATGTTGGCTTTGACGGTAATATATTTTTTGATGACTCTATGCTTTACCGTGCGCTTATATACGACCGTCTGGAAATAATCAAAATAAAGAGCCTTACAAGAGAATCGGAATTAGACATGAATAAGATTTTTGGAATTTTAAAGGTAGATATGCCTAAAAGTTTGTAGTTCGCGTACCGCCGAAAGCCGAAAAGCTAAAATGTAAGAAACCAATGATTCTTATATTTTAGTTTTATACGAGTTGTGCAGGCTTCTTAATCCACCTCTTCAATCTTCGGACCCCTTGCCTCTTCTTCGCCTGTAGAGCCGCCCCCAGCAGCCTTGAAATCCGCTGCAGCATCCTGGTAGAGCTTCATCATCGTCGGCTGAATCTTGTCCGTATACTCCTTCTGCTTGTCTACATACACCTCCTTGCCCTCCTCCTGGTGGTTGCCCAGCCAGCTAATTCCCTCTTCCACAGTTGCCAGAGCCGTCGTCGCCTCCTCGCCTAGCTTCTCCTTTACCTTCTCCTCATTCAGAGAATTACGGGCATTATACAGATACGACTCCAGCTGATTCTTCGCCTCTACGCGCTCAAACAGCGCCTTGTCCTCGGCCTCGTGCTTGGCCGCCTCCTGAACTAGACGCTCCACCTCATCCTTGGACAGACGACCCTTGTCGTTCGTGATGGTAATCTTCTGCGACTTGCCCGTGCTCTTCTCGGCCGCGCTCACATTGAGAATACCATTTGCGTCCACATCAAAGGTCACCTCAATCTGAGGAACGCCACGAGGCATCGGCGGAATACCCTCAAGCTGGAACTTGCCCAGGAGATTGCAGTCACGAGTGAATTGGCGCTCGCCCTCATATACCTGGATGAGAACACCAGGCTGGTTGTCGCTGTAAGTAGAGAAAGTCTGGCTCGCCTTCTTGGGAATGGTGGAATTGCGTTTAATTACGGGAGTCATCACGCCCCCAGCCGTCTCCAGCCCCAGGGAAAGAGGCGCAACGTCCAGGAGAATAATGTCGTCCGTCTTATCGCCAGACTTGCCACCGCCCGTAAGAATGTGCGCCTGTACCGCCGCCCCATAGGCCACCGCCTCATCAGGATTCACGCTGTCATTCAGCTTCTTGCCGCCGAAATACGAGGAAACCAGCTCGCGAATCTTGGGAATGCGCGACGAGCCGCCCACCATGATAATCTCGTCAATCTGGTTCTTGTCAAGCTTGGCGTCCAGAAGAAGGCGGTCAAGAGGGGCGACCGTGCGACGGAAAAAGGAGTCGCACATACTCTCAAACTTGGCACGCGTCAGCACCGTCTGGAAATCCAGGCCGTCCGCCAGACTGTCGGCCTCAATTGTCGCCTGGGTGGCAGAGCTCAGTGTACGCTTGGCACGCTCGCAGACCGTGCGTAGACGACGGAGCGCCTTTGCATTGTTGGAAATGTCCATCTTATGCTTCTTCTTGAACTCCTCCACGCAATAAGAGACAAGAGTATTATCAAAGTCCTCGCCACCTAGATGGGTATCACCCGCTGTAGCCTTGACCTCAAAAACCCCATCGTCCAGGGTGAGGACAGAAAGATCGTGTGTGCCACCCCCACAGTCAAATATCAGAACATTCTTCTCACCCGCATCCTTGCCGAGGCGGTCAAGGCCATATGCCAGGGCGGCGGCGGTGGGCTCGTTGATAATGCGCAGCACATTCAGCCCAGCAATCGCCCCTGCATCCTTCGTGGCCTGGCGCTGAGAATCGTTGAAATACGCCGGCACCGTAACAACGGCATCACGCACAGTCCCGCCCAGAAACGCCTCCGCCGTGGCCTTCATCTTCTGGAGAACCGCTGCACTAATCTCCTCAGGAAGGAACTGGTGCTTCTCGCCCTTCCACTCCACCTCCATCTTCGGCTTACCGCCCACATCCACAACGGCAAAAGGCCAAAGCTTCTTCTCAGTCTGGACTACCTGGTCATCATACTTACGGCCAATCAGACGCTTCGCATCAAAAACTGTGTTAGAGGGATTGGATGAGGCCTGGGACTTGGCCGCGTCGCCAATGAGACGCTCCTCGGGCGTAAATGCCACATAGGAAGGAGTCGTGCGATTGCCCTGGTCATTCGCAATAATCTCCACACGCCCATTCTGCCAAACTCCCACGCAGCTATACGTCGTCCCGAGGTCAATACCAATCGCGGGCATAGAACTAGTCATGGTATCTGCGTTATATGTGCAGGCAAGTTTTAGGCCAATGGAGGAGAGAATGTTGGTTTATACCACCCTTTTTACACTCGCGGGAAAGATGCCTAAGGATAACAAATACGTCGCCATGTTCTACATTTGGTTTTCGTATTTGAAGAAATACGCCGGCCTGGGTTCTGGTGATACGGTTGGGGTTATTATTGATGAGGCTACTCTAGACTACTTTAATAGGGATGATAATCCCTATTTTTCCTATATCGCGAATGATGCGACCTTTGAATTACAGTTTTCTGTTATGCCGAGGCCGGCGACTTTATCGGCTGGATTTGTACAAAGATATATCATGGAGTATTTTTACAATTTTACGAAACATGAGATAAATTTACATTTGGATATAGACTGCTTATGTATAAGAAATATTCACCTCTTGTTTAAAGGTTTTGATACGACGCAAGGATATTTGTTCATCATGCCTGAAGAGTATCAAGGGATGACGCATACGAACTATGGAGGACACTTTGTTACCGACTGTCCAATCGCTAAAAAAATGTCCGGGTTTTCTGCAGGATGGTATGCTTGGACATGGGGAGAATGTATCCAAGAAATCTTTGCCAGTGTGTCAAAGGGATTGGTGGGGCATGTGGGTGCACCATTGTATACCGTTGACCAGCCGTTTTTCAATTACGAGATTTATTTGCGGGTATCTGGAAAACGAGTTGGAAAAGAACTAATAAACATCTATATAATGGATTCAAAGATAGTAACTCTCAATCCATTAGTGTCTGACCCACGCCTAGCTGATTCGTATTTCGCCAATTTCTGTGGAGAGCCTGGCGTGGAACATTGTCATTTTTATAAAATGCTGGCATTTATGTGCATGGATTTTTCCACCTCTAAGGCGCCCTAGGCCTGTGCCTCGTCCTCGTCCTCATCTGCAGCCTCCTCAGCCTCATCTGCCTCATCGGCAGCAGGCGCCTCTTGCTCTGCTTGCTCTGCTTGAGAAGCAGCAACAGGCGCAAGAGGCACACGGTCGCCCTGCATCAGCTTCAGCTGCTCGTCCAGGGGCAGCTCATTCACATACTGTACCACCCGCTGCTTCAGAATCGGCACGACCTTGTCCGCCGGTGCGCGTGACCCATCCTTGGGCAGGCTCGCCAGATAGAGGCCGTGGAGCGCATACACGTGCGGGCGCAGGCAATACGGCAGCTGCTTCATCGTCTTCGTCTTCAGCTTATTCATCTCGTTATACGCCGTGTAAAGCTCCTGGCTACGCTGGCGAAGCGTCTGCTCAAACGCCCACATCTGGTTGCTCTCGTCGCGAAAGCTCTCCAGATACTTCTTCATCGTCCCCTGGGAGCGCAGCCGCAGGAAACGCTCCATCGGGTTCGCCTCCGCCCCACGCAGGGTGCGCACGGCGACGTAGGCCGAGTTGCGCAGACGCCAGCGGCGACCAGAGGCCAGCTCCTGGAATACCATACCCTGCCAGGCGAAGCCGAGGGTCATGCTCCGCGCCCGCATCATCTGGAATGCATCCTTGGAATCGGAGAACTCCACCGACTCCTCATACACCTGCGGAGCATACAGCGCAAAGCGCTCAGGCCAGTCAGAGGGCAGCGCACTCATGCGAACATCGGCGGTGGAAAGAAAGCCCATATACGTCACATACACCCGAGGCTGCGCAAGGCTGGCCACGGTCTTGTGCTCAGGGTGCTGAAGCACAAGCGAGGCGAACTCACCCTCCTTTAACACAGACTCGAGGAACTTCTTCGTGCCGCCCACCACCTTGAACGCATCATCCAGCAGCTCAGCGAAGCTGCGGCTGCTGTAGAAAGTGCCACGGGCATCCAGGCTCGTGCGAGTGGCGACCCGAACATCGCCGCCGGCAAGACGGAATGCGTGGAACATCGTGCCATCCACGAAATCCGTCGCACGCAGCTCCACGCCCGCCTCGGGATTCCCAGGCAGTGCCTTGATAGGCGCCACAGACACGGGCGCATTTGCCGACTTGCTCCACACCACCGAGCGGAAATACGGGACATGCTCCTTATCGAAAGAAGACACACCCTTTGTATACCGAATAATTGCCAGGTCATCGTGCTCCGTCGTCACGACACGCAGCTTCCCTCCCTCGGGAGAAAGCAGGAACACGCGCAGGGAATCCCACGAAGAATGCTTGGCGGCAAGGTCGCTGAACACGGTGGTAGTGAAAGACATTGTAATTGTTACTTGGACTTATGCTTTAGCCTGGCGACAAAATCAATTTTTCGGAGCCGCGACAGAACAGGCCTGTAAATTGACAATCAATGGTAGAATGGGCGAGCCAGTCGAAACCCTAGAAGGGGTAGAAGAGCCTGGCATTGAATTAGGAGATACTATTGTAATTCTCGGTGGCAGCCTCAATAAAACAAGAGGAAAGCTGTATGAATTCACCGATGACAGATTTTCTATCCTATCGATTGGTGCAACAGACCGTATTATAAAAGTTCCCATCGTGGATGGAGTGCCAGACCCTGAGCTGGGAATCACAGAAATAAAGATTCTCAAGAAAACTCCGCAGCCTGGATTCGTCCATTTGGTCGACCTTCGCGCTGGACAAACGGTGGAAACATTCCTGGAAGGTCCAGAGGCTGGTCCCAAATTCAAGGTACTTTCCGTGAATGAAGACGATGATTCCGCCGTATTTCAGGACGAGGCCGGCGCAGAAATAAAAGTAGAGTTCGGATATCGTGGAATTCCGAGAGAGCTTGGTTATGAGGTGATGAGGACTCTGGAATCTCCGGCGGAAGAGGCAGGCCAGGGTTCTGCTTCTGCTTCTGCAGAGGCAGAGGCAGCAGAGCCGAAAAGTCTATCAGAGAACGTGGATGAAGAGGATGTAGAGCGTAGCGATGAAGGCCAGGTGCCTTCATTTGAGGAAGAGCAAAAAGAGCAGGAAGGCGAGGAAGGCCAAGAGCAAGCACCCAAATTCACCATTGTCGGCGAAGTTACCTTGGAAAAAGAAAAAGAAATCAAAGAAATCGGCTCTTCTTTTCGTATATACCAAGACGTATTTCAGCGCTCAGAAATGTTGGGAGAACTTATCCGTAATCTCCCGCAAATACACCAGCGTAATCCCACGCGCCTACAAGAAATGCGTCGCCTCGTCGAGCTCATGTTAATTCTACGCAATGACGTCGTTCAATACGGTCTCACAGGAGAGCCTCGCGGCCTGAAGCCCACCAGTGCAAATACGCTAGCTGAGCTTGTTACGAGACCCGATGTGACCATGGTGAAAAAGGTGGCGAATGTGTCAAAGGTATTATACATGGACCATACACTTGAGCACACACAATCAAGGAGGCGAGGCGAAGGTCCGAAGGATGCCGGTGCCGGTGCGCTGGAAGATGCCGAGGGTCTCTATTTAGATTATCTGCCCGACGTTATTCGTCAAGCGGAAACACTTGATAAATTGGCGGCGATGGGCTCTGAAGGACAAGGAGCAGAAGAGCCTGGCGCTGGCATGCCCAAGTTTTTCCTAGATATGGAAACGTACCGCCAGAAAATCCAGACCCCGTATCGCATTCAACAGGCGGTAGGTAAGCCTCCTCTCACCGCCGATGAAGAAGTATTCCGCATGGAAGTTCCCAGCACGGACGAGCCAGCAGTGAATGTAAAGGCAAGTGGACCTTTTCACCAGCCCCCTCCCCAAGTAACACAAGCCCCTTTTTCACAGTTCCGTGCGCTCAAGAGCCGCACCACACGATTCGTGGGCGGCGTCGGCGAGGAATATCGCATCGTGGAAACGGGCGAGAATCCGTCCTATGACAAACTCCTCGTATTTCCCAGGTCATCCCTAAGAACACTTGGACCTATTCGCAGCGGAAGTCTGGCGAGAGACGCGAGTCTCGGCCTCAGTTCCGTGGAAACCATGGACGAACTTCTTGTCCGTCTTGGCGAAATCAACGATTTCCCCACCGCCGATGGAATTCTTTTGCTCGGCGCCAATGGAAATATTCTCGGCAACGTCCTCGTAAAAGACTGGTTGGAAAATCTCAATATTCTCGTCTCAGGAATCAATGACATTTTGCTCGAGTTGCGCGGGTACGGCAGCTCTACCACCGAGTGGAACGTGGAGCAGGTGGCCGTGATTCAGCAAAAAATCCAGCAACATCTTGCCGGCCTGAAAATATTCATCTCACGCCAGAGGGAGGAAAATAAGGCGACAATCGCCAATCTGAAGTTTGAGCCGCAGAACTTGCTGACCCCCGCCGAGGCGACGCGTCTCATTGCTCGCGTGGAGGGCGAGCCTCTCCTTCAAAAGGTGTTAGAGAAGGTGCGTGATTATATTGGAGACCTGGCCGGCGTAGATGTGAATTGGTTCTCGTATGTATTCCTGGAATATCCCGATTTACTTCTCGCGACTCTGGGGCAACAGCCAGAAATCTTGACGAAGGAGCGTCTTCGCCACGTGAGGGACCAGTTCAACCGCGCTCTCGCCACCGGCTACCGTATAAAACAAACAATTGTAAACGCTGGAGAAACCCCTGCAGAAAATGGCTGCGCGCACGTGGGCGAGCTGGAAAAGATTCGGAAGCTCGGCCACAAATACGCGGAAGAGCCTCGTGATACGACGAAGATGAAGGGAATGCTGCGCCTCCTCAATAAATTCCGAGGACGCACGGAAGAAAACTGGGTGTTCTGTAATGTTTGCGAGAATCACTTGATTTGCGAGCACGAATTACTACAAATCCAAGAATTCTTGCGCCCGAGAGAAAAGGACGCCATCCAAAAGGAAATCGTCCTCAAATTCTCGGGCGGCCAATTCGGCAGCCAGTTTATCTGTAAGGTCTGCGGCCAAGGAATCCAAGAGCTGGATTTCGATACGAATATAGAGTTCGACGATGCAGGGCGCCCAATGATGGGTCGCTCTGTGATGGTAGACCAGGACGCAATTCAACAGGAAAAGATGGAGGCCATGTTATCTGGACCCGAGGGCGGCCCAGAGGAAGAGGAAAAGTCTGATGAATACCCCACGATGGAAATGACAATTATGCACGGAGTCATGAAGAAAATCGCGAGCCAGGTGGGAATCAATCCAGAGTCGGAAGATTTGCGGAAAATGGTGGAGGAGTTAAATACCTATTTGAGCGGACTTCCTACGAGAGAGGCCTATGCTGCTGCGGCTGCCCAAGCAAAAGGGAAAAAGGCGCAAGACTACGATATTTATTACTCCATTCGCTACGTCTCAGCCGCCGCCGCCATTTTATTAATAAATATACAAACCCACGTCCCCGATTATATCATCTATTACTCAAACGTGGAATGCCGCGATGGATTTTTCGGATATCCCCTGGAATCCGAGGATAATCTCACAGGCCTCACATGTGTGACGACTGTCGTGGCAGGAATCAACGACAACGAGTTCCCGTTCAACGCAACAACCTTACAACGGCAACCAGATTTAGTGAAGCGTCGTGACGCCCTGCTCACATTCGTGCGCAACCAGGTGAAAGCCTTTGCAGACTCACCTCTTACACAAGCTGCCCTGAAACGCAAACGGGACTATCGGATTCGCTTATACGGCTCATCGGAAGGCATCAAGAAGGACCAGATTCCGCAAATTTTCCGCCCTGTTCCGTATATTTTGAAAGAGGAAGAGGCCGCCGCCGATGCAGTGGTTGCCGAAGCCGCCTCCCCAGAAAACCAGGCGGTTGCGTGGATTCGCATGTCGCACAAAATCGCCAGAGAAAAGGCGGCACTGAATCCAGATTCTCCGTATAGCGAAACCACGTGTTGTTTACATAATGTGCAAGAGGGCGCGGCACAGTCGAACTGGACTTCTATGCCCAAGCTGGAGGCTCGCACGGCCGGTCAAATCAATCGCTCTGCTACTGTGTCAACCACCTTTTACACAGAAAAACCAAAGGCGATTGAAGGCAAGATAGAAGAAAAGGATTACTACAAACTGTTTGCGCGTCTCTGCTCTAGGGGTCCTGCAAAAGGTCGTCCTCACCAACTTGGCGTTGGTTTGACGTGCGGCCAATGCGACTTGATTTTCAATGAAAACCCGACCTTAAATTACATAGCGGATGCTGACCCCAAAAAGGCGAAGGACGCAAAGGATGCAGAAGCAGCAGCTGACCTTAAACTGAAAAGTCATATAGAGGCACAGGGAATTATTATCAACGAAGAAACATTCAACGATTTACTCATGACATCTCGCCTAGTCTCCGCTGTTACCGAGACGCCTACACCTGAGCATCCCAAGGCGAATCAAACATTTGAATGGCTGGCGAATCATCCGCCCGCAATCGATGGTTGGGTTCCCATGTTAAGTGTAACGCAAAAAGCTCTTCGTGAATTGTTGGCTGGAGGACCTCTTACGAAAATCCAGATAGCGGAGGCGGCTGCAGGTATTGTAAAAGCAGTTGCCGATAAAGAAGAATTAATAAAAGAGCGTCTAGGAGGCCAAGCATACGCGTATGTCGAATCGATGTTGAAACGTTCTCCCAGAGAATGTGGAGAATCTATAAGCACGTATTTACTGATTCCTTATCAGCGCTGGTTATCTGGATTCAGAACCAGCTCCTTATATATACTGGATTCATATGAATTAAGCTCTGGGACAAAGGATGATATATTAAATAAGGGTATGGGACAACACTTACAAGTCGTTGGTGGAGATGAGTTAGAGGGAATTGCGTTGAGGAAGGTGAGAGCCTTTGTGGGTGATTTGAGTGTTGCCTGCAGTCAAATATTCCCCAATATACGACCCCTTTTAACACCTGGCGGAAAAGATATGGTTCAGTACATCATGCGCGCCTATCTGATGAGCGCCATCCACAGATTTATTGACCCGCACCAAATACCTACAGATGAAGGCGAAGAAGAAGAAGAAGCAGGTGGTGTTCCCAATATGAAGCTCTTATATAAGAGTCTGGGGCAAGCACTGACGAAATATGCAGTCGGCAGCAAAGTTCCCACGGAAGAAGAAATTCGCACACGACTGGAGCAGCGTGCCGAAGAAGAAAAACAGGTGTTTATCAATAAACTGGATAAGATGGGGAGAGAGGAGAAACGTGTGGAGCTTGTGTTAAAGGGATTAGGTATGGGTGCTTGGGCGGCGGGTGGCTCCAAGGCGATTCGCAAGTATGATGCAGAGCGTTATGAGGTGGAGAGGGCGGAGAGAGCTGCTGCTGGAATTATGGATTATCCTGGTGGTGGCGGCGGTGGCGGCGGTGACCAAGAACAAGGTCGTGCCGTGGATATGTTCGGCTTTAACTTTGGGGGAGAATACGACGCTGCTGGAGAAGAAGGGGAGGGCGGATATGATCATGAGCAGATGGCAGAAGACGATTATTAAATGTAAGGTGAAGTGACAAATTTAAGAACTGGCGTTCTTAAGTTTGGAATTTGACGGTAATATTTAGAGGAGAGTCCAGGATGTGGACCTTTATTGTTGCTGGTGCCTTGTATTTAATTGGCGTGGCAATTATGCTGGTGTTGAAGCCGGATTTTATGTTTACTCCGGATGGAAATTGGAAAGAGTTTGGAATTGGTAAGAACAAAGCTCGTTACACACCGTTTCCATTTTGGCTCTTTTGTCTTTTATGGGCAGTTGTGGCTTACACAATAGTTCTCCTCCTTCTGCCGTTTGTTGTGGATGTGTCGGAAATTGAGGCGGCGAATGCCTCCAATGCTGCAAATGCCTCCAGACAATCCAGAGAAGCAAAAGAAGCAAAAGAAGCAAAAGAAGCAAACGCCAGAAATGTTAAAAACAACAGAGCCAGAAAGAACAACGCCGAATTGGAGATGGATTCTGGCTTGGAATTCGACGATGAGATTTTCGGAGACAAGCCGCAAAAAGGATATTACGTATTAAACCGCAAGGCGAGTAAAATCGCCGGTGTTCCTAAATATGTGTATATTGGTGAAGAAGAGCCTTAGACTTATTTACAAAGGCCTTGAACGCTCAAGAGGAAGAAAAACGGGAGAATCGTCATCCAGAATATCCAGTAAAAATACACAAAACCTAATTTTGAGTTTTCTTCAGAGATGAATTTTGGCAATACAGCTTTTACAATATTTGTAAAGAACTGTATTTTATAGTGTGCCTCTGAGTCTTTTAGTCCATTTTTATTACAGCATTCGCCGCCTTCTCCTTCTGCTCCTTCTAGCCTTGCGGCGTCGCCTGCAGAAGGAACATACTCACCAAACATAAATTTTAAAATAGGCATCTGCTCCACATATAATATGGTAGTTGCTATGAGCGTTGTTAAGACGATGAATATATTTGATATGGCGATTTGTCCAATGGAAACTTTATTACATATGGAATACTGATATATGCTGCTTAGACCAATTGAGACAGCATATGCGACGGCTGGAATCATTGGAACAATGAGTGGAATAGAGACCATATCATTTGTTATTAATATGAGGACAAGCACGGAAATGATTAAAGCATATACAATACTTAATATAATCTTACTAGATTCTGAGTTAGAGCTTGCTTTTGGTTCAGAAATTCCCTGTACATTCGTTGCTGATTTCTCGGTTACACTCATCTAGAAGTAAAGAGGATAACAAGTAGAGAAATGGAGGCACTGGCCGAAGAAATTATAGATTCTTTGACTCCCAAGGAAGCTTCTGCTCCTGCTTCTGCTCCTGCTTCGCCTGCTTCTGCTCAAGCTGAGGCAGAGGCTCAACAACCGGCTCCAAAAGTAAAACGCCCAAGGCAAGAAGCAATACCGAAAGATTCAGCAGGTTTCTTTCGCGCCCGGGCGAAGGATCCCAGTCGATTCACATTTACCGCCGATGGAGACCTCCAAGTTCCGGAAATGCGAGGAGAAGCTTCCAAAGTCATCAAGCTCCCTTATTACAGACCCGCCACAGTGGATGAAACAAGAGAAGAAGAGGAAAAACAAATGGATCAGATAAAACAAGTAGAAAAGGAAATCGATGAGACTTCCCGTAGTTTAAGAGATGCCATGGCCGAGTGGCGGAAGGGCGCAGGAGGTGCCGACGAAGTGATGAAATTACAAAGAGATTTACAGCGTCTAGATGCACAAAGAACACAACTTCGCTCGCCCATTCGTTGGACAAAAACATTCAAGAATCTCTCCATTCGCGATGTACTTGTAGGCGAAGTATATGAAGTCAAGAAACTCGGATATCCTGTGGAAGCATTGAGAACACGTTGCCTTTCCACAGAGCAAACCATACGCTCTTCCGATGAAAAGCCTTTATCTACAAAGGCTGAAGGTGAGGAAGAAGGCGAAGAAGAAGAAGAAGGCCCTGCAGAAGAATTCACACTGTTTTTCAGCCCCGCCGACCCTGAGCATGGACTCCTGTCACCCGATACACTAGTCGACTTCATCTTTAACACAAGACAATATAATTGCGTAACACAGGCATATCAAGCAGAGAGAATCATATATTTGAAGAGAGAGGCAGATTTTTTGAAACCCCTTCTGAGAACACGCAACGTGGCTATGATGCGTGTCATTGGCTCTAAGGTCGTAGGACAACTTCCCGACCCGAAAGAAACCATGACAAATATCTTGAAATCGCTTATATCTCAGCATCCCAGATTTGGAGACATGCTTCGCACAACAGATGGCTCTACTCTTGTATATGCCGACCCTCGTGATGGTGTTCTAGGTATTGGCATACCAGTAGAAGACCCCCAGGTTACGGATAGGGCAGCGTGGAAAGGAACAAACTTCTTAGGACAGGCATGGCAAGCTGTGCGTGATTCTCTTGGGGCTGTAGGAGCGCAAGCAGAAGCAGACGACGCAAGGCTAGAAGCTCCTCTTGTTCAAGAAGGCGGAGTCAGAGGGAAAACGCTTGCCGATGAAAAGAAACAACGCACAGGTGTATTAATTAATCGTTATAGAAGGGGTTTTTAGTTAACCCTGGATAGGATAGTCTTTCAAGGTCGCCTCATTTGCATCGCAATTCACTTCGTGCGTAGCGTATTTATAGCACATTCCATTGGGATCCTTGTATACTTTTCCAGCGGAATCTGAAGGGTGGGGATATTGGCGGATAATTTGTTTTTCTGGTTTATATATCATAAAAACAACAGACGCTATACCAAGTCCAGCTAAAAATGGAATTAGGCGAAAGTGGCTTAGCATTCTATACCATGGATAGAATTAGAGAGGGAGATGTTTGAAATTCTGAAGACAGAGAAGTTCGCAACACTATTCAGCTTTATCATAGGTTTCGGCCTCATTGCCATACTCATTCCCGTTTGTAAAGGGGACGAGTGTTTTGTGAAAAAGGCACCTTCCGTCGAAGAGATGAAGAAGACCACGTTTCAGCTTGGAAAGAAGTGCTACCAATTCACTTCGGAAACGGTGGAATGTCCGGCGGAAGGCGCAATAGAAGCGTTCGTGGCGTATTCTCCTGAGTAGTTGATTCATCCTCTTTATAAGAAAAGTTCATGGCGAGTGGTGCTGGAACCCTTTTGGCGGATTTAGATACGCAGGCTGGTGGCGGAGACGGAGACCTTGTCCAGAAGATTCTTTCTGATATGAACATCCCGACTGGCGGAGCTGGAGAAAGGCGCGCTGCTGCGCCTCCTCCGCTCCCCGCGCAAACTCCCATATATCAGCAACAGATGTCGGCGAACTCTACGCAGCAGTTATCGATGGATTCTAGAATTCCGCAGTCTCATATGATTGGAAACGAACACCCCACCCCGGCAGACTTTGCTTCCGCCATTGGCCCGATGCAGTCTGTGCCTGGAATGCCTTCAATGGCTTCAATGCCTGGAATGCCTGGAATGCCTTTTGCCCAGCAGCAGCAACAGCATTTCCCGCAAAATCCCTATGCACAAGGCGGCCAGCATCAGCAGCATTCCCAAATGGGAGGAGGATACGAGGCTCCCTCCAAGAATCTATATGGCCGTGTGCTGGAAGAGATGAAGGTACCATTCGTAGTCGCTCTTCTCTTCTTTGTGTTCTCTCTTCCTCCGATACGTGTATTAATTGCGCATTATCTTCCCTCTCTGATAAAGCAAACCGGTGAATTCCAGACCACCGGCCTTGCACTAGTATCATTGTTTGCAGGCGTTACATTCTGGCTTCTACAACGTGTTATTGCTCCCTTATTATCCCTATAAGTATCCCTATAAGTAGAATGAAGGAGTTGAAGTTCACAAAGCAAACAAGCACAGTTGCGCTTGTTTTCTTTATTGCTTATGTCATATACGGCATATTCTACACTCCTTTGGTCCAATTAGTAATTTCTCTTGCAGTTGCGGGAATTGCCTATGGAATGACCGACTCGTATGAAGTTGCCGTCATAGTTCTTCTTTTAATCAATTATCTATTTCCCTTTTACCGTGGAAGCAATATGAAGGGGGTCACAGCTTACAACATGGAGGGATTTGCGAATGCAAATGCAAATCCAAAGGAAGTAACAAAGCGTATTCAACAAATGATGGGTCATGTTGCTGACCCTATCGTTGACGGAGTTGGCTCAAAGCTATCCGAGGGATTTGCCGATGCAGGCGATTCAGACCTCACGTTAAACGAAAACAAGGAGAAGGGTGAGAATTCCAAGCCTATCTCTGCCTCGTCAAAGCCTTCCGAACTGGATTCTTCCGATGCGAGTGGCAAGGAGGAGCAGCTGAAGAAGATGACGGAGATGATGGGAAGTATGTTAAAGACAATGAACAAAGGTACTGACCTCGCTAACACCCCCAAGGCCACAAAGATTTCTGAGCAGGATATGCCTGCCGTCCACCAGCCCCAGGATGTAAAGCCCGAGGAGAAAAAGAAGGAGAAGTTTGAGAACCAGACGAGCGAAGGTCTGTTCAAGCTTGGCCAAATTCCCAAAGATGCCAAGGGTGGTTTCCACATAGATGCAGGTACAACGGTCATGAACGCTATTAATTCTTTGAAGCCGGACCAAATCAAGGCAATGACCCAAGATACAAAACAACTGATTGATACCCAGAAATCTCTAATGAGCATGTTACAAACATTCCAGCCGATGGTGCAAGAGGGCAAGCAAATGATGGACACTTTCCAGGAGATGTTTTCACCGAGCATGGGCGCAACCAGTAAGTAAATGCCAATACTAAGTAAAAGAAGATGTTAAGTTCAACGGAACTTCTTCTCGTACTTTCCCTCGTTTCCCTCGTTACGATTGTATCGGTGCGTTTCGCCCAGCAGCAGCAGCAGCAACAAGGCGGCCAGCAGCAGCAGCAGCCGCAAGTTATTCGCATTGAATCGTCTTCTGTAGGAAGGGGAGGTGACGACCGTTATTCCCGCCCCCCTCGCCCTCAGCGTATGTGGGATAATGGGCCAGAGGAGTATGTTCGCGGCCAACTGGACCCCATCCCTACCCGTGGTGCGCCTGAAGCTTATCAGCAAATGGGTGTAATGGTTGGCTCCGACGGAAAGCCCCTTCCCCTCTACGGTCGCAGAACAGCCCCGCGCAGCGACAAGTTCAACTATTACACGAGAACGGATTCCTATAATCCCGTGGCTCTTCCTGTAACATTTAACAAGAGGGATTGCCAGGACAATGCAGGCTGTAATGAAATCAGCTCAGGGGATAGTGTAAATATTTCCCCTACCGGCGAAACCGCAAAAGTCACGCTTTATGGGTTTGATGGGCCTCGCTATTCTCCCGATATTGCTTAGAAGGGTCATCGAAGATGCCTCTGATTTGTGTGTCAGAAGATGCCCAATTAACTAAAACATCCGATACAGAGACAAATGTTCAAATAAAAATGCCGTTTGTATTGAATGGAGCGCCCATGACCACTAGGCCACAGAGCTTGCGTAATCTGAGTACTTATAGGATAAAAAGTTCCTCTTCATTCAAACGGTTTGAACAATTGAATAATTCAGACTATGTCCTAGACAATCTCTTATCAGAAAATATCATTGGAGCAGATTCAAATACGACCTTGCGATATGAGAGCCAGACATATACCCAAAAATTCATCGCTATTCACAGCGCAATATGGGGAGAATCTGGAACGGCAATGAGTATATTTTTCACGGCAAAGAACGATGATATGTTTCATATATATATACCTCTTACACTTACGGTAAGCGCATCCCCAGAAGAAAACAAGTTTTTAAAAGGATGGATAAATTCCTCTTACACATTGCCGAATCCGTTTAGTGTAAATCGCCTTCTAGAGTTTTCTGACGATAATATTCGCTTTCGTATAAATAATTTCTGTCTTAAATTTAACAATGCTAAAAAAATAAATCATTATAGCTTATGTAAGTTTAATAATCCGCATACATTAAATTATAGCCCAACTAGGTGGCTAGATAATTTTGGAATAAGCATCACATCGACACCAACGGGTGATTCCGTGAGCTCTTATAGAAGAACAACATTCAATGCTATTTTAAACTTTATGCTGAATGGAACGATTGTCAATCAGGACAATAGGAATTTAATAAGTACGGTTGAACACATAGCGACAAGTGCTACATCTCCTTCTGCAATCAAACCAGTCTTTTATAGGGTAACAAAGGACCAACTTTTTACGACTTCAAAGAGCTGTGCAACCGGTGTAAAAGGACTACAAAACATTAAATGTTATCCTCTTGATTTGGCATCGCAGGTAGATGATAATGGGAATATTTTTATAGACCAGGATAAAAAACCAATTCAGGTGAAGAATATAGGTAAAGATAACATGGCGGCAGGGGAGTCATCGGGCATATCCCCTGAGCAATTGGCACTTGACCAAAAGGCGAATAATGATTCTATAAAATTTTGGATAATATTTGGTATAATATTTGGAGTTTTAATTGTGATAGTAATTGTTGTTGTATATTATTTTTATAGACAAAGAGCTGCTGCTTCTGCTTTGATTGCCAGTGCGACTGCTACTGCTGTTGCTTCTAGCCTTTCTCCTCCTCCTTCTAGCCTTGCGGCGGCGCCTGTGGTTGTGCCGCCTGCAGCACGTGCCCCTCCTGCTGCTTCTAGCCTTGCGGCGTCGCCTCCTTAATCGGCAAATCGTCGCCGCACGCCCTATTTTGACCTTTCTTGTTAGATGAAGGTCAACATAACTGTTACCTGGCTGGGGGTTGCTCTTGTATTAGGAGCAGTGATTCTTCTGACAATACAAGGAATCAGTGTTCTTGATATAATTTTCAAAAAGGACTCCGTGGAGCCGTTTGCAAATCTATACTTTGAGGATTTACAACTTACAAGTTGCCCGGCCGATACAGAGCAATATATAGACGACGGTGGTCGCACAGTCTGCTGTGACGGCAAAGTTGTCGGCGGAAAATGTGGTGGCCGACAGGTATGCTCTCTTTCCGAGGGATTTGGTGGCCTACCCACATGTGGAGAATGGTTGGGCGCATATTTGGCAGAAAAGGGAAGAGACAGATGTCCCGATTCCATGCCGCATTACTTTGAGAATTCCAAAACCGGTGTAAAAGGATGTACTAGTGGGAAACGGACCCGCGATGGGACTGCCCCTTCTGCAGCATCCGATAAACACTGTAAGCTGTATAACGGAAAAGACGACGACCTCATAAAAATGGATAGCTGTACAAACCAACGGCTGCTGGAAACAACAAATTGTTTTACAAAGAGTGTTGCAGGCACAAAGAAACAATTCAGTAACTGGGGAGCAATTCCTCCTCCCATCTTTTGCTCTCGCCTAGATACTGCTTCTCTAATGCCAACAAATTGTATTGAAGATAATACATTTACACGAGCAATTGATTATTGGGTGGAAAAATGGGCGCCGCAATATAAATCGTGGAGAGATATGTCTGTTGGGTGGGGACCGCAATGGAAGTTGAATTTCTGCTCGGTTATACAAAAGTTAAATATAGACAAAACGATTGAATTCAAAGATTTGGAAAAGCTGAAGGTCTTTTAGACAAATGTCCCACCTCACATCCAAACAACGTCGTCGTCAAATACGTCGCCAGAGACTGGAGGCGTATTTGAAACGTTCTGCTGGCACGACGCCTCAGCCGAATTTCTTTTGTTTTCTGCTCAGCTAAGCAAAGCATGCTACGCTAAGCAAAGCATGCTACGCTAAGCAAAGCATGCTACGCTAAGCAAAGCATGCTACGCTAAGCAAAGCATGCTACGCTAAGCAAAGCATGCTACGCTAAGCAAGCCCCTGGCTCTTGAAAAACGCCTCCGCATCACGGCCTTTGGGGGCAGAATCCAAATCAGGGATATTATCACCTATGCCCACCGACTTCACAGGAGAAGATACCTCTCCTACCTGCTTTACATACCCCAGAGTATCCACCTCATTTTTGATAACCGGTTGTGAATTTGGGAACGACAGGGCCAGTGCATGATTACGCTCGAGTAACAGCGTAAATACGGCCAACATTACGACAAGACCCAGCAATTTATCCTTTAACACAGCGTAAATAATTACACCGACGAATACCAAACGTGTAAGAATGTTCTCCACAAATCCGAAGCGGAATCCGAACGGCTCGGCCGCAAGAATGGGCGCTCCTAATATTATAGCTACTGCGACTAATAACCCCCACTCCATCTGATTGAATGGGGTCAAAATTAAATTTGATATAGCTTAAGCCATAAAAACCATATCCCAACAGTGCTAAATGTCTCTTGCCGATGTGAGCCGTGTCTTAACCCACAAGGGATACGCCATTCGTAAAGATTCCTTGACCCCGCAGCAAACGGAAAAGATTCGGAAGGAGCTTACTGTGGCACCCAAGGCGGCTACTCGTTTTGCACCTCCTCCCGATTCTTTCACGATTTTCTCCGAAAGTCCTTCGCGTTTCTATCTTCCTAGGGTCTGGGCAAGAGGTGAGTTCGGTGACCCGCAGGAAAGTATATTGGTGGATGGAGATCCTATTCGGGAAGACCTGAAATTCGTAGGAACACCGTATGAATACCAGAAGGAGATTATCGAGCAATTCGTCCAAGTCGGTGGCAATGGCCTGATTTGCGTGCCTTGTGGGCGAGGGAAGACGTTCATGGCGATTAGCATCGCCGCCCGTATCGGTCGCAAGTTCATGGTCGTGGTTGACAAGGAGTTCTTGTTACAGCAGTGGAGCGGCGAATTACAGGCGCTGATGCCCGGCATTCGCATTGGAATTATCCAGGAAAACAAGAAACAGATTGACGTGGTGGAGACGAAGCCTGTCGTCTTTACCATTCCTGAACTCAAAGAGAAGTTGCGCGCCCTCGGCCTGAAAGTCGGCGGAACAAAGGACGAATTGCTGGCACGTTTGCGAGAGGCTGAGGGAGAGAAACCTGCGACTAAAGAGCCCGTGCTCAAATACGATTGCTGTATTGCCATGATTCAGACGTTGGTGCAACGCGATTTCGCCGAATCCGATTTCCGCTCCTTCGGCTTGTCTATCTTTGACGAATGTCATCATCTCGGCGCCGCGCATTTCTCCCGCGCTCTCGGCAAAGTTCAGACGAAATACATGCTCGGCCTTTCCGCCACTCCGGTGCGCGACGACGGGCTCACAAAGGTGTTCGAATGGTTCATTGGCAAGCCCGTGTATTGGGAAAAAGTCCGAGAAGCAGACCCCGACGTCATTGTGCGCAAGGTGGCGTTTGATTCCGACGACCCGACATATTCCAACGAGCCGAGGGATTTCCGGGGCGAAGTAGCCCTCGCAACCCTTTTGACACAGATTCTGGAATACGAGCCCCGCAATGAGAAGATTGATGAGATTATGGCTGAGCTTGTGGCGTGTGCTGACCGTCGTATTCTTGTGCTGAGCGACAGAAAGACGCATTTGGAGAGGATAGAGAAGGGTCTTCCAAAGGGGACTACGGTGAGTTACTATATTGGCGGAATGAAGGAGGAAGTGCGAGAGAGTGGTGCTAGAACGGCACAAGTGCTTTTGGGGACATATGCAATGGCCTCAGAAGCAATGAATATTAAAACTCTGAATACTATGCTTATGGCAAGTCCTCGGCGGAAGATTGAGCAAAGCACAGGGAGAATCTTGCGTGTACAAAAGGCTGACCGAAAGGTTCAGCCGTTGATTGTGGATGTGGTGGACAGCCATGGTATATATCAAGGGCAGTGGTTGAAGCGGCGCGTATATTACAAGAAATGCGCCTATAAAATGGAGACAGAAGTGGTTGTGAAAGAGGATGAGGAAGTTATTCCTGTATCTGTTGATGCAGTGGCCTCAGGCTGTTTAATCCAGGAAGATTAACGACGGCCTGACTTACGGCAGCTGCGGGACTTGCCGCTCTTACGGGACTTGCGGCTCTTACGCGACTTGCGACGACCACCCTTCATGCAGTCTGCGCTGCGTCCATCGGCGGGGATATGTAACATGATTTTTGTTCCAGCGGAAGTGGTAGCCGTGCTATCAGCTCCAGTGAGATGCGTCATTCCAGCAGTAGGAACAGTCATGGCCGCGGAAGAAGGGATGGCAACAGGCTGGCCGGATAGAGGAAGTGCCGCCGCATCTAAGGCGGAGCCGACCACAGTCATGGCACCTCCCTTTTGCCCATCCCAAAGGGGTCCTCCGCGAACATTCAGTGTGTTGGCTGCTCCGCTCGGAGGAATCACTGTTTGGCTGGCACCTGTGCAGCCGATGGAGGCAATGGGACCGAGGCCACCACGAGGACCCATCACCGTGCCATCATAAGGACCCATGGAGTATGCACCACCACTTTGTCTGCGGCTCTTCTTGGACTTCTTGGACTTCTTGGACTTCTTGGACTTCTTCGACTTCTTCGACTTCTTGGACTTCTTCGACTTCTTCGTCTTACGCCTGCCACCAGACATACCAGGGAGACCACGGCCTTGGCCGAAGTTCGTTAAAATTCCAGGGCGAGTCGCCGTTAAGCAATTGGACGCAGAAGAATACGCCAGAGGGTTATTGGTTATTGTTCCCACAGAAGAAGGCGCAAAGGTAACAGAGCCGCCTGCACCACCTCCACTTTGTAGAACTCTGGAATTGCGCTTACATCTACTCCGGCGATTCGCCATTCTATTTACTAGTATAATATTTATTCAGACAAGTCGATAATTTCATACATGGAAAACTCCTCGTTCCACTCCACGCGAACGGAAAGCTCTTTGTTATTGCCAAGAGCATCCTTCAAACGACGACTCAGCTCAATATCCTGAACAGCCGCATAGCCCTTTTTGACACCATTCACCCAAACATCGTACGTATCTGGATATTCTGCATGAGGAACGGCACGGGCATTTGTCTTATTACCAGATAGCGCCTCAGGCGTATCTTCCACAAAAAGCGCACGAGGGGTTTGTTTCTTTACCGAAGGAAAACTAGGGACTGAAGGAAAACTAGGGACTGAAGGAACATTAGCGACTGAAGGCACAATAGGCGCCTTCTTTAGAAAAGGCACAGAAGGCGCAGAAGGCGCAGAAGGCTCAGCAAGTTGTACACGAAGTCTTCGTGGAGAATACTCGCTTTGCGCCAACATCATTTTCTCCGTCATGCCATCGGATGCCCAGTCCATCGCCTTACACAACGGCTCATATACTGCCATCTCAACCCGAATACCTTGTTGTAACACCACATCAGGCTTGTAATACAATGAATAAAAATCCAGTAATAACTCCCATCTCTGTGTAAAAGGTTGGTCGCGTATCATCTTGCCAGCGTTCAGCCATATATCTTCCAAGCGCAACAAAGAATCCCCCACGTTCAACGTAGCAATAAAGACGCTCCGCTTTTCGTAAATGGAATTGCTCACCCGCATGGGAATTTTATACGATTTCTTGAATTGCTCGTCAATCCACACTACGGGAGTATTCGGCAAAAACACCAAATATCCGGAAATTCCTGTAGGCTTCAGCCAATACCACTTTTCTGCTGCTGCTCCTGCTGCTGCTGCTCCTGCTGGCGCTCGAATCTTCTTTGCAGCGAAATGTACATCAGCATACTGGCTTACTCTTACATCAGGGGATAGGCTCTCCACGAATCGTTGTATCGTTTCGTGGAGAGACTTATCTGCTCGGCGCAGCTTTGAATCTACAGCCCTGTAAGAGCTGGAGCGGAGACTGGGTTCCATCTATATATGATTGGCGACACGAGTTTAAATACTGGAATATCCGGTTTCCACCGACGTGTCATTGGCAATCACACCATTATCCATGAATAGACCACCATTTTGCGCAAATTCCGGACCAAAAACCTGATAGGCGCTCATCGTGGCCTGGTGCGAATTACTCGCAATGCCCGCATCAACCGCCGTCTGTTTATCGGTCTGCTCTAGACCGGGGCCATATAGCCGCTCGGGATAGCGTAGGCGATTCGGATGAGAAGCCGACTCATACTCTTTTTCCTGGGGGTCATACGGCTCTTCGGGAGGAACAATATACGAGTCTTCGGGGGCTTGTTCATTCGGCGATCCTGGTCCAGAAGGGGATATTACTCGGCTCGGCGCTTGTTCTTCTTCTTCTTTGGCCGAAGCGTCAGGCAAAGCAGAAGGCAAATACTCAGAGGGAGTCGGCGACTTTGTGACGAATCCCTCTACGCCAGCGGGCATGGACATCCAAGAATACACTGCATACGCCAAGAAAGCAATAAGAACCGCAACGGTAACTCTCGGGTTCATCTGATGATGTTCGGCGTTATTTTTCTCGTTTTTTATGCCACCCGGACTTTAGATAAACAATGGACGCTTCAGAGCTTCTCTCTCTTGGTAAGAAGGCTTTGGGCGATAAGGTCTGGGGTGCTGAGGCTGTCCTGCATGTGGGCGTTGAGCTTGCGACGGCTGTGAATTCGCTGAAGAATGTCTCGGGTGCAGATAAGTCGGAGCTTGTGTGCCAGACAATTCTAAAGCTGCTTGATGATGGAGAGAAGGCTGAAAAAGAGCTTTCGGGGGTATCCACTGAGACAGGGAAGACCAAGATTCCATGGAATGAGTGTAGGACAGTTGTAAAGAATGTTCTTCCAACGGCACTCCATCTCGTTGTGAAGGCTTCTCGGGGGGAGATACAGTTGCCGGCGCTGCTGAAGAATCTACCGGTTCCTCAGGCTGTATCATCATGCCTCTCTTCTCTGTGGTCCTTGTTTGAGCGGGTTTTCTTGAAGAAGGAGGGTTCTGGTGCTGCTGCTTCTCTTGACCTTGGGTCTGCTGCTGCTTCTGCTTCTCTTGCCCTTCGGGCAGCGGCTGCCCCTGGCGTTGTTTCGCTGGTAGAGAAGCTCCCTGAGCTTGCAAAAGACCCTCTTGCTGAGGTGCGCGAGCTGGTTGTGCGCGTGGAGAAGATGTTAAAAGAGGCGCAGGCTTTGCCCGAGGTGAAGGCGGCAAAGGAGGCAAAGGAGGCAAAGGAGTCAAGACTTCAACATCCTCCGTTACCTCCCAGCCCTGAACTGATTGACGTATCGCTTCCAGGGGAATTGCCGACTCTCGCAGAAGCTCCAGCCGCTCAGTAATCACCCCTTCCGTTTTCACCCTTTCCATTACCCGAAAGTGTCGCAGCAGCTCGCCCTTCAATTCCCACAGCTCCCCACCTCTATCCCAAATGACCCAGTTATTTGCTTCAAACGAAGGCGACGCAGTAGCAGTCGCAAGGCTAGAAGAAGAATGGGCTGGGCTAATCTGTTTCCATATTCTCGAAACAATTGTACGGGGACCTGACATCATAACTAAAAGTTGAAGTGAGAGTTTAAGCAAACACTTACTCCAGCATACAGATGGCAGAGCAGCAGCAGCAGCAGGTTGTCTTTCTTACACAGAAGGGCGAGATTCGTCAGGCGAAGCTGAAGGCCATGACTCCAGAAGGATTTGCAGCCATCTTCAAAAAGAAGGAGCCGCCTTCTCTTCTAGGAAAATCCCTCTGGCGGCAGAAACAGAAAACCCTGTATTTCTTCGGATATGCCGACGGGAAGGCCGGCACGGAAAATCAGCATCACCTTCCCTCTCCCCTGGAAGGAATGACCTTCTACGGTGATATCATGGTACTCTCCTCTTCATCACCCACCTCTTACACAAGCCCGTCGCCCCTGAAAACCGCCGATTACGAATCGTTTTACACAAGTAATCTGGAAGGCGAGGATGATGATTCCGATGCCAATGACGAGTCTGAAGAAGGAGATGAAGTGGATAACGTGAATGGAGAAGAAGGTGTGGAGGAGGAGGAAGAGGAGGCTCTTGGATATGAGGAAGAGACTTCTTCTGCAGCCGAAAATGCCGGCGAAGATTCTTCCGATGAGGTGGAAGTGGAGAGGCCAGTGAAAGTGACAAGGGCGCGTAAATCCGTGAGCACGGCTGTTCAGGAAGAGCCCGAGGTCGGTGCGGCCGATACACATCAATCATCCCCGCATAGAATGAAGGTGTATGCTGTGATTGCTAACACATTCGGTGAAGATATGCCCGATGAGGCCAAGGTTGTGTTAGAGGGTATTATATACAAGAAGGCACTCGATACTGCGGCATATGAGGAGATTCGCAAATCATGGAATATGCAAGCATTTCGCGATGTGTATCTGGCCGTTGCCAGGCGTCTCATTGGAAACTTGAGTCCGTCCACATATATCAAGAACAGGAATCTGTGGGATAGGTTCTTGACCAACGAGCTGACCTTGGAGGAGATTGGTCGGCAGAATTACTATGAGCTATTTCCTGAGAATTGGCAAGAAATGGTCGATAGACAGGCGAAACGTGAGAAAATCCAGCTGGAGGGAGATTTCTCTCGCGCGACCGATAAATGGATGTGTCACGGGTGTAAGCAGCGTAAATGTACTTATTATGAGCTTCAGACTCGCTCAGCGGATGAGCCGATGACCATCTTCATCCATTGCTTGAACTGTAACAAGAGGTGGACACAATAAGGCATCCGGCTCTAAAAATCGCTAGTCAGAGTAAAGGGGCAGGATGAATGCCGTCCACAGTATTTCACATGAAATTTTATTAGTCAAGAAAAAGATTGCGCAAAAGGGAAGAAGATGCTGGACAGAAATATGCCGAAAAGTAGATGGGGCATCAAACAAGAAGGAAAAGAAATCGCCCAACACATCAAAAACCGATGAAATCTTTTTGTCACATCCCTATACCTCCACTTGCTTCAACTTATTCGTCACTTGAAGTCGGCAGAGATTTCTATGGCCTCGTAAATAATGACTGGATTTCGAAAGTTTCTGTTCCTTTATTTGAGAATGATTTCGGGGCGAGTGAGGAGTTGGAGCGGTGTATATTCAGAGAATCTTCCAAGATTCTCATGGGCATGAAACATAAGCGGACATCTTCCGTTTTCAAATCTCTGGCGGAAAGTTGTTTGGCCGCCGCCGATGTTAAAGATGCCAGCGTTGACTATTTGAAAAGTATTCTAGCGTCTGTGAATTGTATTGAGACAAAAGAAGACGTTGTCAAACATTTCGCCGCCTTGGCGCATGCACAACTCCCCAGTGTTTTTAAATACAGGTATTCTATTTTACCCAATCGCAAAACACATGTTTGCATCAGCTCTGGGCTGGAGCTTTTACCTCTGGCATATTACTCAAACCATGAGAAATCGGAGAAATATAAGGTGCTGCTCAGCACAGTTGGAGATTTATTCGGCATCTCAAATCTTTCTCAGATATACGAGTTGGAGAAAACTCTCATCACAACCCAAGAAAATATGTGGTCTGATAATGATTTATCGGCGAAGGGCTCGGCGCTTGTTTCCAAGTTTCCAGGCATTCCATGGGCGACCTGGTTCAAGAATTCTGGCGACGAAATGGCGACTTCTTGGAAGATGCGCAAAATTTGGTATACTTCGCCGAGATGGATACGATTCGTGGGAAAAATGTTACATAGCGTTTCGCCACATTATTGGAAACTTCTGATTGCGAGGATTTATATTGTGGATGCTCTCCCCTATTTATCTGCGCCATTTGACGACATACACTACGAATTTTTCGGGAAATTCATACAGGGGCAGAGGCAAAAAGCGCCTCGTATGGAATTGTTGGTGAATACTGTATATAAGTATTTACCAGACACGTTTTCAGAGATTTTCTGGAAAGAAAACGGCGACACTTCCTTACCAAAAGAAGCGGACGACTTTGCAAACACATTGGTGGAAGCCGCTAAAAAGCGTATTGCCGCCACGGATTGGATGGGTCAGCGCACGAAAGCGGCGGCAATAGAAAAGGTGGAAGCAATGGCTATTGAAATGGTTCGTCCAGCGAAATGGCCTGCACTGCGCCTTCCCAGACTAGATTCACAAAACTTTCTCAAGAATATCCATGACCTGGGGAGCTGGAATACGTCTGTCCTATTTGAAAGAATGGGCAAGACCTATGATTTCTGGGAAGAGGGGATTTTTCGCGTAAATGCCTATTATTTCAACGAGACGAATGAAATCATTATTCCTTACGGCACTTTCCAAAGTCCCTTTTACTCCAGCGACGCAAGCCCCGCGTGGAATTACGGAGGAATCGGCGCAACGATTGGCCATGAAATGTGCCATGGATTTGACGAAGACGGGCGGAGATTTAGTGCGAAAGGTGAAATGAAGAATTGGTGGACTCGTGCAGACGATGCGGCATATCGGAAAAAATCGGAAGGGCTTATCACATTATATAATAAACAGATGGTGAGCGGAAAACATATAAATGGCAAGAAAACGCTGAGTGAAAATATTGCAGATTTAGGAGGCATCGCCATAGCCCTGGAAGCTCTGAAAGAATCGCAGCTCGCTCGTGGGCTTCAACCAGGGCAAGCGGTAAAGGAATACCAAGAATTCTTCGTTTCTTACGCGACGTCGTGGAGAACAAAATATCGCCCAGAGAAACTGGAATCGTCGATAGGCGTTGATTTTCATGCCCCTGCCTTCTTGCGAGTAAACTTAATCGTCTCGCAATTTGATGAATGGTATGAGGCGTTTGGGGTATCGGAAGGCTCGCCCCTCTTCATAGACCCCGCGCATCGGATTCGTATTTTCTAAAGGGCGGTCAATAGAACCGTATAACCACAGAGGCATAAGGAAATCCCGCCTTCTCAAGAACATATACGAATGAGGGCGAGGCTCATCAATAACACGGAATTTCCTTTGACACAGGACGAGGTAAAGCTAGTGAAAAATGGAGATTTAGTTAGGTTGTCAAATGGGCGTGATATGTTTTGGAGTCAAGTTGCTGACGTCAAGACACGAGGCTATTTTGATGGCGTCGTGTCTAGTCGTCTTCCAGTAAAAGAAACTGCATACAATTTCGGGGATTTAATCAGATTTCATGGTCGGCATATTTACAATATAAGCAAGTCAGATAGTCTCCAGTACTCATGAGAGCCGTCGGGCATGGGACGGCTGATAATAAATGGGAGGCGTCTCTCGGTGAGCTCTAGGCGCGCAATTTCGCCTACATCGGACACATATTCTGGAACGGTGATATACGGCCGGGCTCCTTGACTAAGCTGATTGGCACGCATGCCAATAATCTTAGTTCTTTCGTATTGTGTAAGAAATGGAACGGAGCGATGATTCGGGTCTTTGTTCAGAGGCGGAGAGGCGGTGAGGGAAATCTTGGACGCCACATTCTCGGCATATGCGATAATACATTCAGGATGGTGTTTGAGAAGGGCGGCGAGCGGGTCATCTCTCTGCTTCGTATCCTCTTCCACGACCGCCTCATCCACGCCAATATCAATGTCCTCGATGGGCATCTCCTCTCCTGCGTCCTCGTAGTCGGCCATCTGTTGTGAGTATATAGATAGTTGTTTATGCGAATTCACTTTTTGAAGCGAAGTCAACAATGGTCTAAAAATTGGTTTTCTATACAGCTTAGATGGATATCATGGATATAATGGATAAACGGTGTCAGAGGGCGAATTTGGATACGAGTAAAAACTACATGAAAGTTCAAATGATAGGCGGTGTTTCAAAAGAAGAGGAAGTGGGGCGGTTCGTTAAATCTTACCGTATGGGCTCTGGAGATGGAATGACGCTACACTGGGAATTTGTAAAAGATGGGGTGAAGATTGTTGTGGATGATGAGATGTGGGGGAACGTGAGTGGAGAGGGTCTCATTGGTTTCAGGGTATTGGGCTAAGCCTGCCCCGTCAAAAATTGATTTTGCCTGCCCAGGCTTAAGTATATTCCACAACTACTTTCAAGATGGCCGACGATGTTCTTACGCCTTCCGATGACGTTAAATTGTATAAGGAGTTCGACGAGATGAATCTCCCAGAGAATCTCCTGCGTGGTGTATATGCATATGGCTTTGAGAAGCCGAGTGCCATTCAGGAGAAAGGTATTGTTCCCATTGCCGAGGGTCGCGATGTGCTCGCCCAGGCGCAGTCTGGCACGGGCAAGACGGGCACTTTCGTGATTGGCTCTCTTTCGCGCGTGGACGAGAGCATTAAGAAGCCACAGGTTCTCGTGCTCGTCCATGTGCGCGAGCTTGCACAGCAAATTGAGAAGGTGGCGAAGGCTCTTGGCAGCTTTATGAATCTCCAAGTTCTCTGCGCGGTTGGCGGGAATCCCCTGCGCGACGATATTCGCCAGCTGGAGGGCGGCGCCCAGTTTATTGTTGGCACGCCTGGCCGTGTCTTTGACCTGGTAAATCGCAATGTGCTTGACCGCTCGGAGATTCGCGTTCTCATCATGGACGAGGCTGACCAGATGTTGGAGGACTTGTTCTACAAGCAGGTGATGTGTATTCTGGAGAAGGGCTTCCCTGAGAAGACTCGTGTGGCGCTCTTCTCTGCCACGATGCCCGAGCAGGTGGTGGAGGTGGCGAACAAGATTCTCAATGACCCCGTGCGCGTTCTTATTAAGCCCGCCGCCGTTCGCCTTGAGGGTATCCAGCAGTTCTTCGTGCCGCTTGACCGCGAGGATCACAAGTTCGAGTGTATTTGCGACTTGTATAAGAATCTGAATATTTCGCAGGCGGTTATCTTCTGTAACAAGCGGCAGAAGGCGGAGATGCTGGCGGAGAGGATGACGGCGCAGGGTTATCCGGTGACCTGCCTCCACGGCGAGCTGGAGAAGCCTGAGCGGACTCGCCGCATGAAGCAGTTTATTGAGGGCTCTACTCGCGTGATGGTGGCCACGGACATTATTGCGCGTGGCATTGACGTCCAGCAAATCAGTCTGGTAATCAACTACGAGCTGCCGACGAATCGCGAGAATTATGTGCACCGTATTGGCCGCGCTGGCCGTTTTGGTCGCAAGGGCACGACCATTAACATGCTCTTGCCTGAGGAGGAGGGGATGATGAAGGATATTTCGGAGCACTACGATATGAAGGTTCTTCCCCTGCCTGACTCCATTAGCAACCTGGTTTAGAGCGCTTGGCCGTTCGTATAAAAAAGATAATCAGTAAAATATGGCAAATTTGAAGAGGATTGTATCAATTCTCTTTCATTTACTTGGACCCTTTTTTATTGGGTCGTGGGCTCTCCGCCTACCAAAGGAGAAGAAGGCACTACAGGTACTGTATTCGACGCTGCAGCTTGAAGCATAGGAGAAACAGCTCTCGGCTCGCGCACGTCATGGCGACAGCTGGGGCAGAACACACTTCTCGTAAACCATTCATCTATACATGCCTTGTGATAGACGTGCTGGCAAGCATTGAGACGACGGCAGAGGTCAGTGGGAACAACGGTATCTTGGCAAATCGTACACACAACGCCAACAAGATTGTTACTTACATCTGAGGCATTTAATATACTCGTATTTGAGGCCAAGACTGCAGTAGAAGGTGCCACAATTACAGGCGCACGAAATGCCGCCCATATGCCTCCGCCTGTCCCGCCTGTGCCGCCTGTGCCGCCGCCAGCGCCACCGCCAAAAGTACCAGCCCTTAACGGAGTAAACCCAGCTTCACCCTCTAACCCAAGATTTAGCATGTTTAATAAAAAGCTGGCACTTGCCATAACTTCATTATCGGATGCGCCGCCACCACCACGGACTGAGCGGACAAAAGGAGGAGGGTTCGTTGTCGTCGTATATACAGGCGCAGGAGAAAAGCTAGAAGGTTGGGCTTGACCTTGAGCCTGTGCCTGGGACAAACGAGCGCCGTATGCATACAAATTAAATCTGTTATTTAATTGAGACCTCACATAACTAAATACATTTGTAATGTTCTGGAATCTGCCTTGGTCGTATAAGAGGGCTGGGAAGTAGTTATGAACATCGTCTAGAAGACCTACTCCATATACAACCTGATAAGCCGGGTCATTCATCTCTATCTCTAGCAGTGCCGCATAAAAAGTGAATTTAGTTTTCCCCCAACCGTAAAGTCCCCCCTTACCACTTCCAATGTCTTCCACTAAAGTAAAAGGACTTGTTGGACTAACGAACATCGGAAACACGTGTTATGGCAATGCTGCTCTCCAAGCACTTCGCCACCAAGTAGATTTGACGATTTATATTCTTCAAGGCCAACATCTGAAACTCATGGAGAATAAGCCGAAAACCGATAAGACACGAATGATGGAGTCGTATGGCGAGCTGGTTCGTGCGCTCTGGACAAAGGAGGAGGGCGTAGTCCCCACGAAACCTTTCTGGTCGGCGATGATTCCTGTTGCCATGAAGGAGGGATTTGAGCAGTTCCGTATTCCTATGGCACACGATGCCCACGAGTTCCTGGTCTTCATTCTTGACCAAATCCACGAGGCACTTTCGGAGAAGGTGACGATGACGATTCGCCCTCCTCTGGAGGATACCCAGAAGACGCGAGATGCCGCGAATGCACTGGGCTTTTGGAAGAGTGCCTTTGAGAAGAGTTATTCTCCTATGGTGGATTTGCTCTTTGGTCTTCTACGCAAGTCGGTGACCTGTGAGGTATGTAAGAATGAGAGTGTGACCTGGGAGACGATGAATATTCACAAGGTATGCGTTCCGAAGCAGGCGGATGGACCTATCGGGTTGCTGGATTTGATGCGTGAAGAGTGCAAGGGAGAGACCATTGATGAGTATGCGTGCGACCATTGTATTGCAGCTGCTGCTTCTGCTTCTGCTTCTGCAGCAAAGGCTGCAGAGAAGCAAGAGGAGGCAAAGGAAGAAGCGAAGCAAGAGGAGGCAAAGCCAGCCAAGCCAGTCCCTGTTCGCACGAAGGCGAATAAGACGCTATCATATTGGCGTCTTGGTAACTGGGTCATTGTGACCTTGAAGCGCAACGAGAATACCGGCAGGAAGATTAACACGATAGTAGATATTCCGAAGACAATTGAGTTTGGAGAGCTGTTCCATCCGAATTCAGAGGAGGCTAGTGCAAAAGCATCCTATGAATTGTTCTCCACCATTGAGCACCACGGCGTTTCTGGTGGCGGTCATTATACTTCTCACGCAAAGCATTCTGTTACAGAGAAATGGACGTTCTATGATGATGAGTCGGGCATTGAGGTGCCCGACGTGCGCATCAATAATAGCACCTACGTTGTGATGTATCGCAAGGCGACTCCCACGCCTTCGTCTGCAGTAAATGAGATGGACTAAGAAAATTAATAACATTCACGTCTTGATGAAGGGTCGCCTAGGCGTTGGCAGAAGAATGTTTCCTGTGTATTCGTATTTTTCTTAACAACGTCGCATCTTAACATTCCTCTCAATTCATACTTTGATTGAGGAGTGCTACTTAGATTGTTTTTAACATCACTCCATACAAGCATAGGAAAATCTCCAGAAGTTGGAAGCCCACATGTATTACGATAAGAATCATAAAAATAAAGGGCATTTGAGCCTGAGGGATTATAGTAATATAATTCACGACCATCATTGAATTTAAACTTCAGTATATTCCCCCCATATTTGCCTCCCGAATCTTTCGATGGTATATACCCAGGCAAACAATTACAGTCCGATGCCCGGGTAGGCGCAGCAGATGTGAAACCTTCCTTTTCCACATCCACAAAGCTAAAGGCATACGATGTAGTTGTCAAGGCGTAGTATAAAACCGCCAAGAACGTAAGGGTTAAAATCAGTATCACTACTCTTTTCATTCTAATTAGAGAATGTCTAAATGTCAAATGAAAAAGTATGCCGCTGGCGGTAAATGTGGCACAATGAGTTCTTCTTCCTTCAGCGCAGCAGAAGCAGAAGGAGCTTCAAAGGACGGTGTAAAAGAAGTGAATGCCAAGTTATCTGCAGCTTTGGCGGAAAGGGCAAAACAAGACGCCTTGTTTTCATTACCTGCTTCTGCTCCTGCTCAAGCGAAGCAGCAACAAGCAATTGTTGTGCGCCCCACCGCCCCCGCCGCTAACCAAAAATATTCAGATATCGACCTTATACTTTCAGGGGACTTCGAAGAAGATTAGTTATACATCCCGAAGGGCAGCGTGTCCTTCACCTCCTTCTTCTTCAGGAACAAGTCTACATGTTCCTTCTTTAACACAAACGGGAGGGCGAACCCAGGGATATGGAACGGCAGCTCTTTCACATTGAACATGCGCAGCATATTCACACGCTGCGCAATCTGCTCAATACACCGCTTCAGCTCGCGCACACCCGTCTCCTCCTTTGCATAGTTCGTCAGGATGTGCTGGAGGATGTCGCGACTGATGGCGACCTTCTCCACGAGATTCACCTCCTTCAGCGCCGCCGGCAGAAGGAACTGCTCGGCAATGGCAATCTTGTCCTTCGTCTCATAACCAGCCAGATTCACAACCACCATGCGATCCATCAGAATCTTATCAATCTTGTTCACATCATTGCCGCTGAATACGAGCATGGTGCGACTCAAGTCTAGCGGAATGCCGCTCAGATACTTGTCCTCAAACTCCATGTTCTGGACGGGGTCAGTCATGTGAACCAGCAGGTTCTGGATTTCCTCACCCTTGCTCGTCGAGCTAATCTTGTCCAGCTCGTCAAACATGAGAACCATGCTCATCGACTTGGCCTGCGCCAAGCAATTGGCGATACGACCGCAGTGGCTGCCCTCATATACGAACTGGTGGCCAGTGTAAGTGGAAGAGTCGCTGTCGCCGCCCAGCGAGATGAACTGGAAAGGCCACTCAAGCGCCTTGGCAATGCCGTTCTTAATCAGACTCGTCTTACCAATACCAGGAGGACCGAGGAGAAGGAGGCTCAGCCCTGAAGAAGTGGGGTTGGCAATCTTGCTCGCAATGAACTGCATGATTTGTAGCTTGGCGTCATTCTGCCCGTAAATCGCCTCATCTAGACACTTGCGCGCCTTCTCCATGAAGGGCGCGCAAGTCTCGGGGCCGTTATCGAGGCTCACCGGCATCTCCTTGTAATGACCGAGAGGCATGGAGACAAGCTTGTCCATCCACGTGCGAAGCTTGTAATACTCGCCGCTGCTGGTATCCATGGTGTTCATGGCATTGTAGCGAGACATCACCATCGCCATCATCTCCGGCTTCAGCTTCATCTGGAGAAGGCGGAACATGAGCGGCTCCTCCTTCTTCGTATACTCCGAGCGCTTCTCTAGTGCATCCAGCATAGCCCGCTTCTTCGGAGACTCCAGTGCCTTGAATTGGTCAATCTGGTCGTCAATCGTATTCTCCTCGGAAGGCTTTGTAATCAGCTTCACGAATCTGCGTACATCCTCTGACTCCTTCTTCATGTTGTGACGACGAGGAATCATGCGGTCGACCTGATCCTCAACGGGGCCGCCAAAGCTGATGGAAATGCCCTTGAAGGCGCCCGATCCCTCCTCGTCCTCGTCGTCGTAGTCCTCATCATACTCCTCCTCATCCTCCTCGTCCTCGCCCTCTGCCTCCTCGTCCTCCTCCTCTGCATCCTCTTGCTCCTCCTCGGACTCGGACTCCTCCTCAATCACACGAGAAGGCTTCTTTGCCTTAGGCTTGAAAGCGCGAGAAGACTTCTTCTTCTTCGGCTTCCTCTCCTCCTCTTCAGTATCCTCAGACCCAAGAGTCTCCCCGTCATCCTCATCTTCCTCTTCCTCTTCCTGCTGCTCCTGCTGCTCCTGCTCTCTACGAGAAAGCCGGCGGCGAAGCTTCTCCACAAATGCCTTTTTACCCTTTGTCTGGTGCCTTTCATTCTCTTCAGAAACATACGTGCTATCACTCGTGGTCGGCGACTTATTCCGCTTGTCCTCGCGCTTCAGCTTCTTCCGGATTTGACGGCGTGCCTGGAGTGCAGCCTTCCGAGGACTACGCACACTCTCTTTTACACCAGCCGGCAACTTGCCATACTTCTTCAGATTATACAACTCCGACTTTGTCAGGCTCAACTGAGACTCGCCATCGTCCTCTTCGCTCTCATAATCGTAATCAATAAGACCAGCCACATTACCGTGCTCGTCCACATCGTCATCGTCCTTGGGTGCACCACGCTTGGGGGCCTTCTCCCGGCCACCGGTAGGAGGGTTTTTCATTCTAGGACTAATTGGCATTTGAATTGGACTAACTTTGGAAAAGCGAAAAAAATCAACTTTTTTTGAGTCTATGTCTGTGTATAATCTATATACAGACATTGATTGGTTTAAAAGTACCTTTAACGGCGGCTCTTGCGCGTCTTCTTAGACTTGCGATTCTTGCGACCGCGCACAACGTTACGCACAGTCGCGTTAGCGTGCTTCGCAACAGCAGAGCCCACGTTTCCGGCCAGGCCAAGAACATTGTCCGCCACACGGCTGCCGCGTCTTAGAGTTGAGCGCGTGACATTGCGGGTCGCCTCAATCAGGTGATGTATCGGAGAATACACGCGGCGAAAAAGACCCTTGGATTTCTTCACACGGCGAGTTCTGCGCGCAACCATTCTATATCTATTTGAGAATATCTCTCAGGTCCATTAATCCAAATCTCGCCTTTGAACTTAGGCTCGGACGGGAACCAGCCGACTTTTCAATAAGACCGGTGGCATTTTCAAGAATACGCACACGAATATCGGCTTTTACCTCTTCAAAGAATTTCGGTGATTTTCCAGACAAACTCTTTGTAAGCCGGACGAGACAGTCAATAAACTCTTCCACCGTTTTCACCTTTGATTCCTCGGCCGTTAGAATCCAAATCTTCTCCATCACCTTCTCCACCATTGCAAGGAGCTGCCCCTTGTCAATAGCATTCAAACTCGCCAGCTCAGAGATGAACTGCCCGTATCCAAGGCGATAGAGGCGCTGCTTAATCGTCTTATCGGAAGAAACCTCACCCTCCTGAACATCGTCAAATACCTTTAAGAATTCGGAGTGGTAACGCCTCATCTCATCGTACATAACCGGATACTTGTGCGCAATTTCGGCGATGAGTTTTGCAAACAACGCGCAATACAACTCTTCTACGGTTGCCTTGGCAAAGACCTTCTCAATGAAATCCTTGATGAACTCAGTTTCACCGCTGTCCATGATTTGATAGATGAAATCGCGCGTGTCATTGTATGTAAGAGGAGTGAAGGCATTCAGCTTATTTCCAATCACAGAATTGAGAATCTTGTCATTCAGGTCACCACCGCTTGTAAATCTGCTTTGATATCTGCCGACGTTCGGACGAGGAGCTCCTGAGGATGCAGCCGCTGGGCGAGTTGGAGGACGGGTGGAGCTGAAAGAATCGTTGGCCTGGCGTTGTCCAGCCCCAGGGGTGGCAAAATGGCTGCCGCTGCGCCACCCCTGGGGCTGGGCAAAACTCCTCATACTGGCCTGAGCACCTCCTTCCTTTGGAGCTGCGCTTGCGCCTCCTGCTCCTGCTCCTGCTCCGCCTCCGCCGCCGCCAAACCGACCTCCTTGATGTCTGGGAGGGTGGCTTCCTTGGGGAACTTCCATGTCCCCCCGAAGCTTATCAACCGCCATCATTAATATATCAGTGGCAGTTCTCCCGTTTGCACGAAGAAACGACAGACCGCTCTGTATCTCTTTTTGTAAGTCTGTCTCCACATCTCGCTTGAATGCAGAGCTGACCACCGTAGACCCATCGGGCTTCTTTGCTTGCGCTTGCAGAGCAGCAGGAGAGGAAGACGCAAGGCTAGAAGCAGAAGAAAGTATAGAGGCATAAGAGGCCATTTGTATTGTATAGGGACTATTGGTTTAGGCATTCATGCTTTTCAATTTTAGCTTCAAGGCCATAAGCAGAAGCAGCAGACGCGTGTTTTCATACACCCCGCCCCTATTCCCATATGATAGATGAGCGGAAATGCAGAAGCAATTATCAAAACCCTCTCCATACAAAACCCTTTTACACAAGAACAAGTGCACGAAGGAATCCGTCGATGGCCAAAAACACTCGACGTATGCCTGAAAAGAGCAAATGTGATTACACATCTCAAGAATGAAATAGACACTGCCGACAAAGCCCATAACCCGAACACAGCCCTACACCTAGAAAAGATAACCCGGCTATCAACGACGTTAGAGCCGCTTTTACGGGAGCCTACACCCGTTGAGTTGGAAGGCTATGGCCAAGTGATATTCCAAGGAAATCCCTGGTCTTCTATGAATTTCATACCGTTTGCGCTCTTGATTTTGTCGTTTTATAAATCGTATATCGTTCCCGCCTTTGGAGTTATTCTTCCGTTATTATCTTGGATTATACCGTATTTGTTGCTGATTACGTTCTATAATATTCCTATCACGTTTTCACAATACACGGGCGTTTTATGGCGCATGTGGAACGGCCAGCCCATGCCCCGCATGGATAATCCTGAAGCCTTCCTCAATCCTCCTCCACCTCCTCAAGAGGACGCCATGACACAGCTACGGCGGCTTGCCCAGAATGGATGGACTCTTTTTACAGTGGGTCAGGCTCTATGGCATCCCATACAACAGGCGAGGCATTTCATGAAGCTAGACGGCGACTGCCTAGAGTTAGGAAAATCCATTGCCGAATTACGCACGACGGCCACGGAGCTTGTTACGGAATGGAAGAAATTCTTCCCTTCCTGGTTGGATTCCTGGATTAAGGAATGTCCCGCCGATATACGCCAGGGCTTTGCGTTTGTGTTAGAGACGCCTGTGTGGCTTCCTCATTTGTTCCGAGCACTGGGTCGTTTTGAAGTCCTATATATTCTGGCGAATCGCGCGGACGTCGTTCCCACCCAGTTCGTCGATTCGGCTGAGCCGATTCTCATGATTCGGGATTTTGGCGACCCTTCCATTGCAAAAGAATCGCGTGTCCTAAGCTCTGCTCGCCTGGGCGGAAAGAATTCCGTGAAACACGCGGTCCTCACTGGGCCTAACCGTGGAGGGAAATCCAGCTATATGCGCGGAATTCTGACGAATATTGTGCTATCTCATGCATTCGGTTGCTGCTTCGCTGGAAAGGCGCAGATGACGCATTTCTCCTGGATTGCCAATGGTCTGCGCCTGGACGATACGCCTGGCGAGAAGAGCATGTTTGAGCGGGAAGTATCATTTTCTTCAGGAATTATCCAGAAAACCGACGGTCGTGGAATCGTTTTATATGATGAACTATTCCATAGCACGAATCCTCCCGACGCAATACGCTCGAGTGAAATATTCTGTGGCGACTTGTGGAAGAAGAATAATTGTCTGAGTGTTGTCAGCACGCACGTATATAGCCTCGCCCTACAGGCTCCACCGACCCTAGTGAAACCGATTTGCGTGGCGGCGTGGAAGGCGGGCGATAAGTTCAAGTTCTCTTACAATGTGCAAAAGGGTGTGTGTCAAGTAAGTAGCGTGGATCTTGTGTTGAAACAATATGGACTGCGTCTTCTTTGAATAAAAGGAATCCTGCGTTCCGACCAGAAATGGCCGGCTTAAGTGATTCTTTAACAATTGGTATTCTGCTCATTCTCGTGTTTGGCGCGGCGGCGTTTTACCTATATAGTCGTTTGACGCAGACCGATAAGCGCCTGAGTTTGATGGAGAATGTGCTGCTTACGCTGAAGATGTCGACTGAGGCATCTATGATGGGGCCGGATTCGGTGGAGCCTGTGTCTATGCCTTCACCTTTACAGGCGGATGACGTGGACGAGGTGGACGAGGAGCAGTATGCCGAGATGCTGAAGCATGCTGCTGTTGGGTCTTCTTCTGGTCTTGCTGCGTCGCCTTCTGCTTCTGAAGAAGCCGCTGCCGAGGAGCTGCTCCGGTCTATTCCGACACCTGCTCAAGACCAGCCAGCCACTTCTAGGAAGATGGACGCCAACTACGAGTCCATGAGTCTGAAGGAGCTGCAGGCTCTGGCGAAGACTCGTGGTCTAGCCGCCGGTGCTAAGGCCACAAAGAAGCGCGAGCTGATTGATTTCCTGAAGCGGGCTGGGGCTGTTCCTGACGCAGCACCGCTGCCGCTTGGTCCTCAGCCCGGCGACTTACAGGATGTGGACGATTCCGTGGGCGTCGATGGTTTCACAGTTGAGTTAGAGACTAGTGCCTAATAATAGATGGATATCAACGGATTCCGTGAGCCGCAATCACCTTGGTTTTTCACCCAGCCTCCTACGACGCTGGTTGATATACGCAACTCACAGATAAACTCCCAGGCACAGAAAAAGACACTTCCCACGCAGGACAACAGATACCCTGGCTGGGCTGCACAGATGAATGACGGTCGTCTCGTCACGGATTACCGCTCGAAATGCGAGGCAAATATCCCCGCTGGCTATCAATATGCGACCCGCCTTTTCATGCAGAGAAATGCCGATTCTATCATGAGTCAGTCTAGAAAGAGACAGGCTCAAAATACGGGGGCTGGACTTTCGTATGACCCTTCCACGGAAATGCCGGCGGATGAATTCGTCAACTGCGATTCGGCTCAGTGCACCATGCGTCTTTCTGGGGGCACTTCCGACGGTGTAGGCATTGTGCGTGCGCCCGAGACCGTGCCTGAACTCTTTGGCACATTCTCCGAGAAATCGGCGGCACTGCTAAGACCCAGAAAGCTTTTTCTGACGACGGTGGAAGAGGGCGGTCGTAATACGGTGCGCGGTCATCAGGAGTTACGTTAGAGTGGATTTATCTGCGATAGTTTTTACGCGTTTCTTGTCTGCGACGACGTCTACGAAGGCGTCTTGTAGTTGCTACTCCTGCGCTCTTAGGAGGAGGAGCGTACGGTGGAGCTTTCCAGCCTTCAGGACGACGAGGAGGTGGAGGTCTTGGTAAATTGAATACAGAAGATGATGCTATCATAGCATTATTTCTAGCACGCTGCTCATTCATACTTCTTTGTTTATTTGCCATAATTTCTGCATTTGTTCTACGTTGCCTACTGGCGTAACGGACGTTAGGGCTAGTAAAAGCGGTTTCCATCTACGGGAAGCGCATTTTCCTATCATGTGGTATGGTTTTACGGGTCATGCTTTTACGGGTCATGCTTTTACGGTTATGGTTACAATGGTATTTTCGAATATGATCTTCATATTCGAATATAACGTGATTGATATGTCTAAAGTCCAAGGTTTATTACTTGAAGAAGAAGGATGCAACGCGCTCTCGCATTTGATATTGGCATCAAGAATCTCGCGTGGTGTTGCGGAGATATTTCCGATGCTTCAGGAAATCCTGTTACGGTTCGTGGCTGGGCGAACGAGAATCTGATTTCTGGAGAAACCGCCGCCGTCGCCGCCGTCAGTGGAAAATGCGCCGGCCTGGCGTCTTGTAAGCTGAAAGCTGCATATTTCACGGAATCGGCGGCAGGATTCTGTGTTCGCCATTGTCCTTCTCTTACACCTGCACTAAGAGATTTGAGTGGAAATTTAATGAAACGTCTACCTTCCCTCACTGTGTTAAAGGGAATTGCGAAGACGGCTGGGGCTGAGAAGGCGGAGCTGAAAAACAAGGATAGTGTGGTGGCGTTTCTGAGAAAGAAATACAGTTTTCCGAAAGTCCAGGCCGTTGTGAAAAAGGTGGAGTTGGAGGATATTCACGATGGCCTGAGAAATGTGGTTCTAGATAATCTGGAGTTGTTCAGCAGTTGCTCAGAAATCTTGCTGGAGAATCAACCGGCATTCAAGAATCCTGTGATGAAAAGTGTACAGATGATGCTGTTTGCTACGCTGCGAGATTTACTCTCACCCAATCCGCCGAAAGTCCGGCTAGTACATGCTGGCCGAAAAACCGCGGGTGCCACCAAAGGAGACGAGGGATACACAGAGCGAAAAAATGCTTCTGAGGCGAGAATTGTTCAAGGTATACAGGCGGGGAAGATTCTGATGGGGTGTGCAGATGGCCGAGGGAATTCTTGGTTCAGTGAGCAAGCAAAACGCAGTGATTTGGCTGATTGCTTGTCGATGGTAATGGATTCGCGCGCGTAAATTACTTTAACCTAAAAGCAAGACACTGCGAAGAAGAAGAGATGTCCTCGGTATCGATTGCAGACATGGAAAGAGTTGCGCTCGGCGGGGATACTCTCCGGATGGGCGGAGGTGATGATATGGGTATAGGCAGTGTTATTGAACTGGGCGACTTGACCGACGACCTCGGGCTAAACATGCTAATGAATCCGAGCAAGGTTGGCGGCGGCGGCGGCGGCGGCTTCTCCTCCGGTGGAGGAGGCACGAGAACCATGAGCTTCTCGCCTAGTGCTCCTCCTCCTGCCGCCGCCCCTCAGGTGAGCTTCGCCTCCCAGGGGACAAATCTAGGCGGCATTGACGTGACGCCTCTGGAGCCGATGGAGCCTATTTCCATTGGCGGATTTGATAACATGAATACGGTGGACATGAATAACTTTGGCGGTCCTCCCGTCGAAGTGAGCGTGAATCGCCAGCCCGAGTCACAGGGCATGTTCGGCGGCATGTTTGGAAATAGCCAGAGTGCCACTGGACCCGGTATTCAGCTCGCCTCGCCGGCGCGTGACCCTGAGGCCGAGAAGAAGGATAAGACCGAATATCTGAATAAGCTGCAGCGCCTGGAGGCCAAGGGGTTTCCGGTGGCTCGCAAGTACACCATGGACAATTCGCTAGAGGAGATTAAGACCGAGTATTTCCGCCTCGTGGATGCGCGTCAGCTGGAGACGAGTATCAAGTTCCAGCGCCAGATGCTGATGGGCGCCATTACGGGGATGGAGTGGCTGAATGGTCGCTTTGACCCCTTTGATTTGAAGCTGGAGGGATGGTCCGAGTCCGTGCACGAGAACGTCGAAGATTTCGATGAAATCTTTGAGGAGCTGTATGACAAATACAAGGACCGTGGCAAGATGTCGCCTGAGATGCGTCTAGTTATGGCGGTGGGTGGGAGCGGTTTCATGTGCCACGTGAGCAACTCGTTCTTCCGCTCCAAGATGCCCAGCATGGACGATGTTCTGAAGAAGAACCCTGAGCTGGCGAGACAGATGGCGGCGGCGGCGGCGCAGCAGGCGGGCCCTGGCTTCGGCAACTTCATGGGCATGGCGATGGGTGTTCAGCCTCCGCAGGGGCAAGGTCCCAACTACCAGGGAGGCAACGGCGGCCCCCAAACTCCTTCCGCTCCTACTGGCGCCTTTTTCGCCGCCTCAGGTGCTCCTCCCGCTGAGCCGCCTTCCTATGCGCAGATGATGCAGCCGCAGTCTGTGCTACAGCAGCAGGCGACGCAGCGGCCGTCGGCACGCAGAGAGATGGCTGGTCCGAGTGGCGTGGATGATATTCTGAAGACGTTTGACGAGGTGCGGCGGGCGGAGATGGCAGCGGCCACTTTCCAGCCGGCTACGGGCGTTGTGACTCAGCCGGCCGTGGCTGCGGTAATGAGTTCCTCGCTTTCTGCCGTGGATGACATCCAGAGCCAGGCGGAGTCTGCTCGGACGGGCGCAACGGGCACTCTTCGCCCTAGACGGAGACGCGCCCAGCCCCCCGTTGGAAATACGGTAAGTTTAGATGCATAAATAGAGCCGCAAGGCCGACTAAACCCACAACATACGGCACAAGACTTTTAGCATACATATACGTAAACACGATATCTATTACAAAACACGCCATGACAAATAACATGAATACATATTCCAGCACGCTTTTATCAGTTATTTCATAGAAATACACTGATAATAGAAAAAAGAAGGGGATTGCTAACATATCCCCGTAATGTACAAGGGGTACAAGCATTCTATGAACTAGCCGAGCTTATTTGTGTCAAAGAAGAATTGTAAATATCAGCCGCCTTTGCCACGGGAGTCTGTTTTTCTGGTGATTCTTCTGTTTGCGTGGCAGAGGCAGAGGCAGAAGCAGCAGCAGCAGCAGCCGTCTGTTTATCTTGTAGCCGTCTCAAAATCATCGCCTCCTCTGCACTCAGACCCTGGAATCCCTCGGCGCCTGCTTTAGCCTCAGGAGTCCGCGGTGTAATACACGATTTCCACAAGCACAGCTCGGAATTCTCGTTAAACAAGTATCCTAAGACGAAAATCACTATGACCGTTAGTCCAGCCGCTATTATGACATTACGAGTGGCAACGAACAGCACGGCGAACAAGAAGAAGCGACGAATAACAGGGTGGCTCAAGAATTTCTCCTGGTCTTTGCTTATTTCCAGCGCTAGAAATCTGCCGCCCAAGTTCAGGAGTAACATCATAATTCCGATGAAATACGGATTGCTATTTACACCCGCCATCAACACGTCGAGCGGATTTGTGGCCGCAATTGCGGTTGCGGTGGCGCCTACGGCGGCCGGAAAGCTCATCTACTTGCGCCCCTAGTTAAAAATAATACATCGGCTCCTAAACATACAAACGCAAACGCCGCCATTATTCCCACGGTCGGGCTCCAAACGGCGGCAAGAATAACTAAGCCGAGCAAGAGAATTCTCGTCGCTGGAAGAGCATATGCTTCGACCAGCGTTTCAGGATACGGGGTTTCCAGCCGCGTGGCAATTAAGACGTTCCACAGAAAGAAAAGGAATACCATTCCAATTCTCATCTGATTATCGAGACTTCCTTCCTCCCCGCTCATCTAGCTACTAACGGGAAGTTTTTCCTGTCATGCCCTCGCTACTGTCCTGTACGGCGAGCGTTTCTACGCGGTCTTCCACTATTTCCAGCGGATTCTCCTCTAACACAGTCTCCACAAACCACTTTGGCCTGGAAGCACGAGTCTTCTTCATGTCGCGGAAGCCCTCTTTCATAGAAGGCAGAAGCAAGGGACGCATAGACCATATGAGTGCAATGATGATGGTAAATAATAAGGCTAATTCCCAGCCACCCAATACGTATATCAGATAGAGAAGTATCAAAAGAAACAGACGGCCAACGGTTGTAGATAATTGCCAACGCACAACGGGCGGGAGTTTATCTCCGAAAATGGCGAATACAACGAGAATGACGGAAAACACGGATAAAAAGAGGCTATTGGACTGTTTTGACCAATCCAGCACCGTTTGTTGGAATTTGGCACCTCCAATCATAAGAGGGTTTGCTGGGGCTCCTGACATTCTTCTACTAGAAGTAGAGTGAGAAATGGCTGGCTGTTCTCTCACGGAAGCTTTCCCGGATATAACAGAAGAATCCGGTAAAATTGCTAGAAAAGAGGAAAGGAAGAAAGCAAAGAGCTGTAAGGGACCGGCACTTGCTTTTTTACAGTCGCAGGACAATGGTCCAGACCCAGATAGACAGGCGGAGCGACCTCCTCCGCCGCCCGATGCATCTCTGGCGAGCAAGGACTTTCTCCAGAAAAAGGCACTGTCCCATGGAGACCAAAAAGATTCCTATGCAGATTTCAAGCCGATTCGCATCAAAGGGTCAGAGGATGATGATAAGGCTCTTTCAAACTCTATGTTAGGCGAACGGGTGAACGACGTGATTGGGCAAAAGGGAAGGTCTCTTCCGAGGGGGACTAGCGCCATTCAAGTGACCGACCCTGGGAAGACAATGTATGGAGAGCCGGTTCCTTCTTATTTTGGAAAGAACAACGATACAGATAGCTTCGCCGATTTCAGTAAGTTGGCGGGAGATAATCCTGGGTATCAGCTGGAAGGCAGCGATTTTATGACGGCGTTCAGTGGCAAGGGAGTGGATAAGGCGGCGGGTGGTGCTGGGACAAGTATGGAACCCGCCTCGTTGGACAATGTGTGGAAGCCGCTGGCTCCTCGTGGCCTTGTTCCGAATGCTCCGAATGCTCCGAATGCCCCGGCTTCTAATGGCATCGTTTATCCCCATGACGCCTCGTTTAATAGTGAAGAAAAGCAAACATTGCTGCGGAAACTGGATGTTTTGTTCGCGCGTCTAGAAGAGCTTGAATCAAAGCGTAATGATTATGCGCATTCGGAAGTTGCGCTTTTTATTCTGAGCGGATTATTCTTAATGTTTGGAATGGAGACAATGCGCAAGTTTCGCTGAACTTCATACTTCGCTCAGCTTCATACAAATCTAAAATTTAAGAACTAAGGGCTTCTTAAATTTTTGCTTTGACCATCCGAGTTTATTTCCTGGATTTCCTGGATTTTCTCGTGGATTTTCTTTCACGTCTGGGAGTCTTTCTTCTACGAGGCTTAGCAGCTGCTCTAGCTCGTCTAGCCTTAATTGAATTAATCTTTTTTTCTAGCTCAGCAATCTCATTAGAAACTGTTGTTAATGCTTGTTCTGCTTTAGTTAAAGCACCAGTTGCTACTCGTTTCATTTGAACACTTGAACCTGGAGCAGAATGTATCTTATCTCGTGCTTTTTTAAGTGCAACGACTTTTTCTTCTAATGTTAATTTAGCACTCTTTTTTGAGGCGAGAGCTTTATTAAATGTTTTAAGTTTTTCAACATCTGGATCAGCAGCAGGAGCAGCAGCAGCAGCAGGAGCAGCAGCAGCAGCAGCAGGAGCAGCAGCAGCAGCAGCAGCAGCAGCAGCAGCAGGTTCTTCCTCTTCCTCCTCTTCCTCTTCATCATCCCCATCCTCATCCTCTTCATCCTCATCCCCATCCTCATCATCATCCTCATCCTCATCCTCATCTTCCTCTTCAGAATAATCATCATCGTCCTCATCATCATTCTCTCCTTCAATTTGATTCGGAACTGCAGCTGGTTTTTTCGTCACAGCCCCAGACCCAGCCGCTGGTTTTTTCGAGACAACCACAGCCCCAGACCCCTCTCCCTCCTTATGAATATAATCCTCTTGCCCCCTTCCATATAATTCAACAATTTTCTTCTGAATTGCGTCAACCTCTGCAGAAGCTTCTTCTTCTTTTTCTAATATACGTTTGGCTTTTGATCCTTTTGATTGTTGCCGTATTACCTGATACGCCGTTTTTGCCGATTTTAATCTAGATTCTAAAGATTCTTTCTTTTCTGGAATCAATGACGGATTCTTATAGTAATCTTCAGGGTTTATAGATAAAACTTTCTTCAACCGAACAATATCAGAATTATTTAATGTAATATAATCTTCCTTATTAAAATCAGGCTCTGTGTCTAAAAGTTTCAAAAATATCTCCCCGCAGTAAAAAAGTAAAGAAGCTGATAATTCCAATTTATCAGGAATAGATTTTGTAGATACAAGTAACTTCTCCAGATTCTGTATTTGGGCTGTATCTGATGGAGAAGAAGTTTTGAGTGAAGTAATCTTCTTTCTTACAGCACTTAGCTTAGTATAAATTTCATTTACTTCTTTTTGAACGGCATTGCGTATGGGGCGTAAATTCTTATCAAAAAATCCTAATATATTTTGTCTAAATGTGTCTGACTTATATTCTTTCATGTCAAGTAGTTTTAATATATCTGCACTTGCCTCTGTATTATTATATTCATTCTTATAATAATCAACAATACGAACATACTCGAAAAATTTCTGCTTATAATCTTCAACCTTATCTAATACACGAGCTTCAATTGCTTCATACGTTTTCAAATCATAAATATCTTCTTTTCCTTCCTGTCCTCCTGCAGCTTCTCCCTCTTTTACCAAAGCCTCTCCCAAATCCATCTCCTTCTCCTTTGCCTGATCACCTTTATCAACCTCCTCTGACACAATCGTCGCAACTTCTTCGCCACGAAGATATTGAAGAGCAACACTGCGTAAATAGGCCTCACGTTTCTCAGCCATATTAGACAAATAATTTGACACTTCCTGGGCTTCTTTGCCTGTCATTAAATGCCACCCATCTGTAACATCAGCCGTTACAACAGTGTGCCAGAACTTGTAGAATTTATTTGGGTTTTCAAGTATTTTCTTCTCCAAAAATGTATTATCAAGTCCCAGCCATTTAAATAATTTTTCTTCATCGGCAACAAAATCTAGTTTTTTGATATCTTCTATAATTTTCTTTTCAGAGTCAGTAGGGGGGTTTGATATATTTGCCAAACTTCTCACAGCAAATCCAGCATTGAGTTTTATCAAAAGGCCTTTTGTTGGGGAGCCGCCTGATTGGCTCAGCAAAGCCCCGCTTTGCAGAAAATCAACCCTCGCACCACCTCCTTGTACGAACTCCAGCCGTGTCCTCTTTTGAGGAATCTTATAAACATCTTTAGTGTGTCCTTCCAAAGCTTTCAAAACAGCCTCCATACTAGGCCGTTTCACTACTAAAGCATAGTAAAGAAAGTCTAAAGGAATTCCGGGAATGATGTTCAGCACATGGAGCAGCCTCCTGCAATAACACCAGATGCACAAACTCGTAAGCGTAAAATACACTGTAAACAGGAACTCATTATTGCCAGCCTTCAGCGCTTTTACAGTGGTCGCCAGGACTTGGATGAAATCGTTGAGCTCCTCAAAGGCACCAGCGAAGTCAGTCTTCGTCTTGTTGACTGGTTCGTGACAAATTTCGCCAAGGCGCATAGCACATCCTATATTCTCAATGGCCAGGAATTCGTCGTGTATATGAATTACAAGAATCAACTGAAGGCGTATAGCAAGAAACTCTTTGACCCTTTTTGCAGGAGAGAGCGGATTTCTTTCCAGATTCCTGGGCATGACGCCTTTTTAACAACCGTCGGTAAGCTGAATTTCTTTCGCTGGGCGCTGGAAAAGGGTATTCTGGATTATATCAAGGGTCATCAGCCAGAGATAGAAAAGGAGATGAATACCGCAATGAAAGAGCAGACGAAGCAGAAACAGACTCGTGATTCCACCGTGTCCACGACCTCTTCTGCCACAGCTGCCTCGTCGGCAACAGCTATAACCACTACCTCATCGACAACAGCTGCCTCTGCTGCCTCCTCGGCAACGCAAACGAGAAAGCGCACGGCGAATCGTGAGACGGCCGCAATCAAGCTTTTACAAAAGCACGATTGCGAAATTGTCATGAAGTTTGAATAAGCGTCTAGGCGACCTTAAAGGTGATAATCCTTATTCATATCGGTAATCTTCGGCCGCATTAATTCAAAGGCAGAAAGAGAATCCAGCCCCTTATCTTGAGCATATCCTTGAGGAACCCAACGACTATCCATTTCTCTGCGTAAAAGGAGTTGCGATTCACGTACTCCCCTATCACGAATATCCTCTGACACAGTGCCACGCAATTCACGAATGATATTTCTTGAATCGCTCGCCACATCATATTTATCGAAATACGGATTGTCACTTAGAGTATCAACTTGTAGCATTTTCTGTTGTGCTAGAAGGAATTTGTATTCATTTTCTTGTTTTGTTATGGCTGTGGAAATATTTTTACTCACAGTGCCGATATTCCCTTGCAGAAGTTGGCTATAAGGAATATCTTTAATACTCGATTGGTATTGATATTTGAGACCTTGTATAGTACTCAGGCTTTGATTGATTTGGTCGCCGAGCTTTAACGTTTTCTTCTCTGTGGCAGAAGCACTGGAAGGCACAACAAATGGCTGTGACTGGCGTATATCTTCTCTATAGAGTCGGGATGGAGTTGGATGCATATCCATATAAAAAATCGCCCCTGATAAATCTCGCCGAGCAACTTGTATCTGCGGGGAATCTGTTTGCCAGTGATTGACTAATCTGGTATTCACTGCATCAAATGTATTTAGTTCGCGACGACTGCGTAGTTCAAAACATGGTATAATTTTCGTAGGCTCGTATGGAGTGTATAAGGGTGCTTGTTTGTGCCCTTCGGTCTGCTTCTGCTGATGATGCATCTCTCTAAGATTTGTTGATATAAACCATTTATACCATTATAACACAGATAACACAGATATGTATATAATCCCCTATTTTTTAACAGAGCCCCAAAAAGGTTCCCATTTCCATATCAAAACAGCCTGGGTTTTCTTGAAGAATGGCGGTGCGACCGTATGGGAAACGGACGAGGCTAAGTGTACCGAAAAGTTTATATCGGAAAATTATCTTATCCCCAATGGATTTCACGGCAAAATTACAAAGCGCACAAAAACATCCTTGTTTTTTCAAATAGATATGGCTAAAACAAAAATCCAAGATTTCTATAGCTGGTCAGATTTCTTGAAAAAGGAGGAAACTATTCCAACGCATATCGATATATTTCGTCCGTTTTTCTGGGTAGATAGTGAAGATAATAAGGACGACGATTGGGGCTGGCGAGAGGAGTGTAAAAGCGTATGTTTTGGAAAGTTCGGAACTCTGGAAGATTTATGGGAAGGGCTAAGAAGCTCTTGAGATATTCATATAGAACATGCAATCTCCTCTTGGCACCGTAAGAAAGACGAGAAAGTCAGGTTCTTCTGGGGATGCTCCTCCTACTCCCTCTGGATACGGGCTCAATCCAGAGTTGGAGAATTTCCTGAATGTGAATGCAAATGAGGCGTATAAGAGGCCTTGGCATAGATTGGAGCGTGGCCTACGTCTAAATCGCATTCGTGCCTTTGTAGAGGCAGAGAAGCAGCGCCTACAATTATCAGACCAAGATACGGAATACTTACAAGGAAAGGTGGAGAAGGCTTTGGAAAAGAAACTATTGAATAGTAAGACGTGTGTTATTTATGACCAGGAGTCAGAGCAGATTCAGGAGATAAAGGGACTTATTTATCATAAAACCGCGGACGGCCGTATTTTATCAAGCATTGTGGATAAAAAGCTGGGGACTACGTTTCGTAAAAAAAATGTGAAAACCGATAGTGCCGCCACAGTAAGCCCACCTGTAGATGCATAGAGGAGCATGTGAGTTTCTTCGTGTATACGAAGATTCCAATCCTTTACTTGGCCACGTTGGTTATTTCAATGCGTGGGCAGATTCGGCGAGAGAGTTGTGGGGTATGCAAATGGAAGGAGAGGACATTGAACCCCTAGAAGACTTGCTGGAATATCGAAAGAAGTTGTATGGTGGTGGGTCTGCAAAAGCCAACCCTTTTACACAGTCAACAGCGCAAGACGACACTTGGAAATGGCTGTTGACCACGAAGCAGATAGAGCAGCGGACGGATGAATGGTATTCCGAGACGAAAAACCTGATTACTGCAAGCGAAATTGCAGCCATCTGGAAAGGTCCTCGGAGTAGAGCTGCCCTAGTGATAGCCAAGGCTCCTGTATCGGCTCCTCCTGCTGCTGCTTCGGCTTCTTCTGCGCCTGATCCAGAAGATCCTGTATTTGTTCCTCAGCGTAATCTTGCTGTGAGGCGAGAAAATACCGGTCCTATGGACTGGGGTGTTCGTTATGAGCCGGTTGTGAAGCAGATTCTGGAAGATAGTCTAGGCGCAAAAATCCAGGATTTGGGGCGTATTCGGCACAGAGAAGTGAGTAGAGTTGCTGCTAGCCCAGACGGCTTGTTTGTAGAGTGTAATAAGGAGCCGGCATTAGTAGGAACTCTTGTGGAAATCAAGTGTCCTCCTACCCGAGTGATTAACGATAAAATTCCATTTGATTATTGGTGTCAGATGCAGCTACAAATGGAAGTGTGTGGTCGGCCTTCTTGCGAGTTCGTTGAAGCAAAGTTCCGAGAGTTTGGCCAAGATGAAAAACCTTCAGATTCTGCCCCTGCCTCGCCTTCGGCTTCGGCTAAAGGATGGATTGTGTTAGAGGGAAATTCCGATACTATGGAGACTCGGTATGTGTATTCTTCCACGGAGCCTTTCGAGAGCCCAAAGAACCCAGAAGCAGAAGAGGGTCCATGGGTATTCATGGAAAAGTATCAATGGGAGTTGGTACACATGCGGCGGATTACAGTCCCCAAGGACACCGCCTGGTTTCAAAGCATCCAGCCCGATTTGGCGGCATTTTGGGCGGATGTAGAGGCTGCACGCAAAGGCGAGTGGGTTCCGCCTTCTCCGCGTCCTTCCAAAAAGAAGAAGGAAGCCGAGGAGGGTCGTTGTGCCATTGTGGAAGAAGATTAGAGGCTGGCCGGCTCATAAAAAGAATTCACCATCTCCGTCCGCTGGGAAGAGCAGGAATCGGGAATTCCGTGCTTGAAATTATTGGTGCGCTGAATATAATTGCCCGTTTTTTCCGTCGCCGCTTGAAAATCCGCCTCGAAGCAAGTTTTGGCCGTCAGCATTCCAGGAGCCGTGGCAGGCGCGAATTCATCCGCTAGAAGAGTATAATTGGCCACTGGTTTTTTGTCGGCTTGAGGCGGGTTTTTAAATGCCTCAAAGCCAGAAAAAGCAGCAAAGGTGCCAAGGTTCTTCTGCTCCGATAATTGGCGCGCAATTGCGAGCGCGAGGCTTGCCATGACAAACCATCCAAGAACAGTAAGAACCTTTTCCATATCTATAGTTGGCGAAGGATTAATTGGCCACTGCTTTTTTGCAGCCTTGCGGCGCGTTTTCAAATCCCTCAAAGGCAGAAAAAGTCCCCAGGTTCTTCTGCTCCGATAATTGGCGTGCAATTGCGAGTGCGAGGCTCGCCATAGCAAACCATCCAAGAACAGTAAAAACCTTTTCCATATCTATTGTCCCCCAAGGATTAATTTGCGCCTGCTCAGCCCTGTGCATAATGAACAGTCCACTCACGCGCATTCGCCTCATATTTGGGGCGGTTTGTCTTATATAGTGCCGCAATCTCAGGCATCAGCGGGTCATCTGGGTTCGGGTCAGTGAGCATAGAGCACACACTCAGAAGAACCTTGCTAATCGTCAAGGCAGGAGACCAATTCGTCTTTAGAATATCAAGACAGATAATACCCCCTGTGTTGATATTGGGGTGGTAAATCTTCGTTGTGAAGACAACGCTAGGACACTTGAACGGGTAATCCACGGGGAACTTAATCTTCAGTCGGAAAACGCCCCCGGCATACGGAGAATCGGAAGGTCCCATGATGACACCCTCCCAACTATACAGGTCATCTCCTTCAGGACCAGCAGAGCAGTTTGCAGGCGGGTCCTTCTGAAGCTCTTGGAGTTCGTGCTTAATGCGCTTGTGGCTCATGTTAGGCAGTGGCGGGACATTTTATGCCCACCCCCAGCAAAATCAATTTTTAGGTTTGGCAACAGTAGAAAGATGAACTACCTGTCGCTTGCTGCAGAGTTCCTCGGCACATTCTTGCTTCTAACGGTAATCTTCTTCACCGGCAACTGGCTGGCGATTGGCACGACGCTTGCGGGTATTATCTATGTGGTCGGAAACGTCAGTGGCGGACACGTAAATCCGGCGGTTTCCGTTGCCATGTTCCTCAATGGAAGCATCAACGCCGCCGAGCTTCTGTCGTATGCCACGGTTCAAGTTCTAGGCGCCGTAGCAGCCTATTACACCCACGCCGCTATCGTTTAGAAAAACGGAAATACGCTAAAGCCCCTAATGTAACAACGGCAAGAACGCCCACAGATACAAGTGCAGAGGACTGCTTGGCCTGACTGGCCTGGTCGGCGAATCCTTCTTGGCGACTCTGTAGCGCCTTCTTACAATCATAGTTGGCGTGATTTTCCACACGATATCCATTGGGACAATGAGTCTTCTTCTCCTTTTCCCATTGATCTTGTGGCATATCACTATCATACGCCCAACGGCGCTGATAAGAGCGGCCGTTTCTCTGATAAACAGAGTCCTTGTCTTCCACATAATAATCACCAGTTGCGGGATTCTGTATAACCCCGTCTTGGTCTCCCACTTCCTGCTCCACCAGACGGCACCGAGGAAATCCAGAGCCGAAGAGTGCTTTCACGATAGGAACAGGATTCAGCGCCGCCTGGGCATCCTCCAAAATTCCAGGCGCCAGGCCTCGCATTCCGGGTAAGCCAGCTGACGCCAAGCCGTCTTTTACACGTTTTCCAAGAGCATCGCCAGTAGGAACCCCCGCATTATACATCCACATATCGGCTCCATTACTACATTTCAGACCCGTGCGCATCCACGTATTTACACCGAGAGGACGAGGACCACCGCCAGGCCCCACACCACGAGACAGTCCAGTGCTTGCCTGGCCGAATCCAATCATATCCACATAATACGCCACCGCTTTCACGGAATCAATCACATCATTCATGGAATCGCCGTCGCGGACACCGACTTGTCCAGGAAGAGGCACATTGTCGGCGAAGCTGTAATTCGGCCCTAGAAGTCCAGGACCAATAGGTTTCACATCTGGTGTGGGGAGAATACTTGTTCTTTCCTCTAAACCTATGGCAGGCTTAGACATCTAAAGTTAGAGAATATTCTTATATTAAGAATGCCTTGTCCTTCTCCACAGTTTTCCTTAGGAATAGCATTAGGCATAGCCATAGCCACAATGCGACGATGGTCATTCCTCAAAGATTCTCTGCCGATGTATCTCGGACGCCCTGAAGTCACCGAAGTCATCGTGTGCGACGAAACCGGCGAAGACTACGAGGCCATCCAGAAATCGGCGTTTGCCAATCACCCCAAACTTCGTCTCTTCAAGAATGAGCGCCGCCTCGGTATTTATGAGAATAAGCTGAAAGCCGCCAGCCTTGCAACGGCTCCCTGGATTGCTGTGTTAGATAGTGATAATTTGTTTGATGATGAATGGTTCGCCACTCTCCACACAATCACCTTTGACACAAACACCATTATTGCGTCGGCGGATTTCAAGAATTTGAATACTACCACGGGCGAAGTCTCGTATCCTTGTAAATCGTTTAGCGGATTGAGAATCAACAAGGCAACCTGGAATGCCACCTTACAAAAACCTCGTTGGAATTTCTTGCTAAATGATGGAAATTGGATTATTCCAAAGGGGGCGGTTGCCGCGCTGCCCACCAACCAAAAAAGCAGTAACTGGGAGGCGGCGGATGCTATTTATATGCTACGTTGCTTCATATCCTCGGGGTACGCTGTGTATTATGCGCCTGGTCTAGAATATACGCATATTGTACATCCTGGCTCTTCTTGGCTACAGACAGATGCTGTTTCTAGTAAAATCCTGGTTTCTACGGATTGGAGAATCTAGAGGCGCGTCTAGAGGCGCATATAAAAAATTGAATATTCGCCCTTTTATAACAAATGTCACAATGGCAACGCTACATACATACAATGACGGGTCTGTGTTAAAGGTGATTACGGCACGAGAATTGGTTGCTGTTCCTATTTGGAAAGGTCAACGTATTCTTGATAAGGCACATGCTGATACTATCAAGTCGGCAATAGCGGCAGCACAAGGAAAACCCACCAGCCTGGATTCAGGCTATAGTATTGTAAAGTATAACGAAGAGAATGCAGATGGTCGGCTCGTAGAATGTTCGTATTTAATTGACGGGCAGCATCGCGCATCGGTGATTCGTGATTACTACCAGGAAAATTTCTGCGAGTCAGATTTCAACGTGACGGTCACGGAGAAATGTGTCGAATCCGAGGCAGAAGCCATTGAGTATTTCAATCGCATCAATAATGTGAAGGCACAGCAATGGAAGACTGAGCCGCAACTGGTTATTAACCGATATCTCGCGGCGTTTGAAAGTGCTTTCAATAAAAATAAGAAGCAGCTTCTCATTCGCCCTGGAACGACGGCGAGACCGTATCTTTCTTCAGACCATTTGAGGGAAGCCTTGAAGCGAAATATTCATCTTATCAAACATATACATGCCGAGGCGTTGGCGAAATTCGTTCGTACAGCGGAAGAGTATAATGGCCAATTATTGAATAAATTCGCGATAGAGCTCACCCAGGCTTGTGTAAAAGATGAGAAGCTGAAGGAGCGGGCTATTAAGGCGAATTTCGCCTTGGCGTATGATATGAAGATGGGATGGATATCTAGTGTTTTGACCCAGCTTTAAAAATTGATAAATACAAATTCCTATAAGCCGGCACTACAATGACTTCCTTATTTTCCGGATTACATAAGAAAGCTTCTGCTTCTGCTTCTGCTTCTGCTTCTGCTTCTGCTTCTTCTGTTTCTACAGAACCCAGCTCCAAACAACAATTCAACTGGGATGCTTGGCAAGAAGAGACTAAGAAGACAACCGAGGCCTGTAATAAGTGTAAAGATATTGACTGGCAAGACCAAGATGAGCTGGTGACGTGTAAGGGGTGTGGGGCGATTGTGGAAAGGCCTCTAGATATGGGGGCGGAATACAGATTCTTCAACTCTGATGACCGTGGTGGTGGAGACCCGTGCCGTGTGGGTGCGCCGACCGATCCGAGATTTTCCGATTCTTCGTTGGGCACCATCATTCTCGGAATCGGCCACGGGGGTCATAGCACGGCGAGGGCGGCGATGATGCGTATTCGCCGATTCCATACGTGGTCCATGTTCCCCTATAAGAAGCGCAGCCTTCTCCAAGTCTTTGAGCAGATGACCTTGGCGGCGACGAATCACGGCATTGAGCAGCGGGTCATTGAGACGGCGAAGGATTTATACGTCCAGTTGGTGGAGCATTGCGACAAGCGCGGACTTTCTCGCGCTTCCGTCGTGGCCTCGTGTATTTACAGCGCGCTCAAAATGGCGGGTGCTCCCCGAAAGCCGAAGGACGTGGCCGACATGTTTCATCTCCAGAATGCGCAATTCACAAAGGCGTTCAAGGATTTCCAGTGTGTACTTGCCATGGCGAAGCAAAAAGGAATGATTTCACAGAGTGCAATTATTCCTTCCCAGCTCAAAACCACACACGCCTCGGATTACATCTCCTATCCCCTGTCCAAGTTATCATCAGTGCAGCGTGGCGACGTGGAAAGCATTCGCAGCCTCGCCGTGAAAATCGCCGATGCGGCGGAAGAGGGAGAGCTGAGCAAAGAGAATATGCCGCCGAGCCTCGCCTCTGCAGTCCTCGCCTACGTTCTCCATCGCTGTGGCTACGAGAAAATCACGGCGGAAACGATTGCTGCCGCATGTGATGTCAGCGAAGGAACCTTGGTGAAATGCCTCCGACGGTTAGAGCAATCGCAGGAGTTGGCGAAACTTCTTCCGTCTAAATAGTATGGGCGCAGGTTCGTCGTCCATGGCCAAAGGGCAAGACTATTCTGTAAAAGCAATGAAGGGGAAGGAGTTTTCCAACGAACTCCTCACCCTTTTTTTCAAAAACGCCAATCTGAAACGTCTTCTCGACCTCCACAATCTGGGAGATTGTCCGAATTTTATATTTACAACGGCGGAAGAATTACAGACGCAATTCCAGCGACTGAAGATTTATCCTAAACTGGGCACAAAAGGGGAAATATTCTTTGCCGATTTGAATGACGTGGTGCCGGCTCGTGTTACAGACCCAGCCAAAAAAACGGCCGAGTTGGCTGCAAAGCTGGACCATTCCAATACTCTGTGCGTAGATATAGCATATTATTACGTGCGTGTTTTCCAGATTTATTCGGCGCTTGCTCTAACAGTCATTGATGCAGACCCGGCAAGAAAACGGCTGGGCTATGCAGTAAATCCAGGCCAACAGGTAAGTCAAACGAACACTGCGCTTCAATCAGGCGGCGCAATCCAACAGACATATGGAGGAATAAAAGGCCACACTTTATTTCCAAGTATAACCAATTCACCCTTTTACCCAATCCGCTCTATTCTTAGCACAGTCGACAAAACTCCAGAGCAGTCAGGCGATATTATATTGAAGTTAGATGACGCTCGTAAAGGAAACAAGCCCACCTTTTTCCTCATATGGAACTATCCTGCGCGGTCAAACGAAGTTACGCTGAATGGAAGAATAAGATTATTGAATGGCAATGAATTGTCTTATACGGTGAAAGCCGTGCGCTCTGGAGACGATAGCATAAGTATGACCTTTTCTGTGGAAGGGGGCGATGAAATCACACAGGAATTTAAAAAGGGAATAGATGGGTCTTGGTCATTCAAGTATGAGCTGGGAGAAGGGAAGCCGCAAGAATCTGTGGCGTTTTTTGATAAATTATACGGCATTGTTCCAGGGTCTGAGAATACTGTATCTTCCAATATAGGTCCTTCTGGTGTCCTTGTCCCTTCGGGCTCTGCTGGGGCGCCGATAAGCTCCACTGGAGCGACGAGTTTTGTAGGATTTGAGAAACTCAAGAAAATCTTTGAGGATACGAGTAAAGGTGGAAGACAATTTCCCAAGGCCTATTGTATTGCGAGGGCAATGATGTTGCTGAAACCTCTATTTGGAAACGAGCTGCCTTCGAAAGGCCACCCCTACATGTCCCAAATTTGTAAAAGGAAGTTTGATTTTGAAGATGGAATGGAAGATTATATGCCCCGTGGTGGAACTTCTCCTTCCAGCAATGTATACTTGCGTTCGCTAGTCGCCTTGTATTACGATGACTATAAATACATTCCTTCAACGAAAAAAATGGAGCTGACACAGACGGAATCGGGTAAATCGGAGCTGCGTGCACTTTCTACGGAATTCGCGCAACTCTATATGGTTCAGATGCAAGACCCTGGTAACTTTTTAATGGGGAACACCACATTCAGAGATTCGACTCTCTGTGGAAACAAGATTGCAGATATTCAAGTGGGTTCGAACGCGGATGGAGCCGAGCTATTGAAAGAATTGACTACTCAGGTAATTAAGCCGATGTTGACATTACAAGAAAATCATACCAAGGCTGTGAACATTTTGCTGAAACAGATGTTCAAGATAGATAAGGCGAAGGACGGCAAAGTTCGTCTGAGAATTACCGATGCCATCAAATCTCGTGGCAAAGATGGACTCAATGATTTCGGTAGAAAGGCGCACAGGTTATTGCGTGAATATTATAGAAAATCAGAGGCGTATTATGTGAAGGGTGTGCGGATATTTGAAACTCGTAGAGGAGCATGGACTTCGACGTATGGTCCTTCTTCTAGCTTTGCGTCGCTTGCGGCGCCTGCAGCTCCTGCAGCTCCTGCCTCTAGCATTACGGCGTCGGCTCCTGCAGGAGCGGTTCAGAGATAACGTGATTTGCCGAACGTTCGGTATTCCTGAAATATAAAAGTTAAGGACTGGTGTTCTTAACTTTCATATTATACGGCAACATCATAGTTCACCTACAAACACAACCCAGGAAATTGCGTATTTACAAATCCAAGATGCGTATTATAAGAAATCCATTGATATGGAGAATCTATCTGCCATCCGGTTAAGCTAAAAGGCCAAGTCGCCAACAATATCCCAAACGGATGTCCGCTTGCAGAAGAAAATGCGTCTACCGCTTCTGCTTCTATAGACCCACCAACAACAATCCCTATCAATAATCCCTCTGGCACAGAGCGATGAAACGTATTCCATATTGCCACAAGGCCTCTGCTTGAAGACCAGATACTCGTTTCTTCCGCGGAAGAATCATACTCTGACCAGATTTGATTCCCCCTTTGTAGGACTGTCCATCCAGAAGAAGCTGCCGCCCCTTGCAACTTTTCAACCTGTAAACCACCCACAGGCGAGCATTTTTTATACATAAAGAGTCCAGCGGAAACAGGAGGGACAGAAAGCTGGATTCCTTCCCACATCATGAGATGAGGAGGAACGATGCCTGCAGCCGTTGTCGTATTGTGTAAAAGGGATAATAATGACCGTCCAATGCCCTTGTTTCTGTACGCGGGATGTATACAGAAATAATCAATGACAGCCGCCTTCGGCCACCGAACTTCACGCATGTGAAGACCTTCTATCCAACGCCGAGCCAATGAGCCAATAACCTCACCATCACCTTTTACACAGACTAGGATATCCCATTTGCCAGCAGCGGCGCATTTCTGAATATGTGCGAGTGGAACTACGCATCGTGCCGATTTGCTGGTGGAATACCACCGACCCCACAGGGTTGGGAGTTGCTGAATATCTTCAGACGTTGCTCGGCGCAGGGTGAATCCATTTAGTACTCTGTGTGGGATGGGTTTGGCGGCTGGGCGAGGATCTATGAGTTTCGCCGGCCGAGAATAAAAATAGCTTTGGAAGAATTCCGTCCATGTGGGAACACATGGATTATTAGTCCAAAACGACATGGGTCCCTAAAGTTGATTTTCAATCGCGCTTCCCCTTAAAATCCCACACGCATTACTAAATGGAGGCGCAGCAAAAGGCGGAGCAGCAGACCCAGCAGACCCAGAAGCAGCCTCGGTGTCCTGTAGAAGGGTGTAACAAGAAGCTGGGTCTAGTGGACTTCAAGTGTAAGTGCCAAAACACATACTGTGCCAAACACCGAGTCCCCGACACACATGCATGCTCGTATGATTTTAGGCAAGAGCAGACGAATCGTCTGATGAAACACATGAGCACGGCCATCGTGGGAAACAAGATTGAGGTAATTTAGATGACACAGAGCCTTGCTCCTCTAGTGTATGGCACGTATATGGCCACGGTTGATGTCTTCGTATTAGGCATCTTGAAAGCGATAAATCTTGGCTGGGTAAGCAAAAATCTGATTTTCTTGCCGACTCTCATTTACGCGATGCAGCCCTGGGTTTTTTTGACGTCGCTCAGCCATGAAAGTCTAACCGTGATGAATCTTCTCTGGGACGTGATAAGTGATGTTCTTGTTACAGTCGAAGGTTTGTACTTCTTCCAAGAAAAGCTCAGTCGCACAAAGATGTTGGGCGTGGGTCTTTCCCTAATTTCGGTTTTTCTCTTATCTTGGAATGGCAGAGAACTCGTGTAACTTCGTTAAACTCGTATAAAAATGAAATTGGAAATGTGTGGAATGAATAAAGTCCGCCCCAAATGCAACGAAAGTTAGACAACTTCGTTGGATTTAAAATCGCCAGCCGTGGCTCTGCCTCTGCTCCGCGTGCAGAAGGAACAGCATTCAATCCCTTTGACACAGAGCCAAGTATATGTGGGAACGAAGAAACCATTACAAAAAAGAAGCCCGTCAAAGAAATTGTGAATATTCTGGATGCACCCCCTTCTAGGTCTGCGCCTATTGAGAATTTCCTTAGAGGAGAGGCCTCGCCAGGATCCACAAAAGAAAAGCCCGATTCTTCCCCTATGCTTGAAGCTGTAGTTGCTTCTAGCCCTTTGGCTTCCTCTGGACCATTGCCTGTAGCCCACCTTTTCCCTAAGGATGACCCGCCGCCGCGTCATGTGGAAATGATTCAGCCCAAGTCAAAGGAAGGCAAGCGTCTCTTATACAAACATCCTAATCTTCCCAAGGTTGGTGTAAAAGGTGCGTATTGGTTATTGGTTGGAGAATCCGACCGCTCTGAGGCTGCGTGGCTCATTCAATTTGACGGGGCGGCGAATCCGAATCCTGGACCTGCCTCGTCAGGTGCAGTTCTCTGGAGTCCGAAAGATTTGGACGGAAAGCGTACGCCGGTCTTTGAAAGTGGAAAGTTCCTGGGGAAGGCGACGAACAATATCGCCGAAGTCCAAGGACTGCTGCTTGGCCTACAGATTGCCGCCACGCGGGGTGCACGAGAAGTGTTGATTGAAGGAGATTCCGAGCTGATTATTTTCCAACAGACGGGGAAGTATAAGGTGAGCGACAAGAATCTGAAAGTATGGTGGGCGAATATCCAGGCCGCCATGATGGACGAGACTTCGTTTGATTGGGTGGCTATAAGGCAAGTTCCGCGTGAGCAGAATGAACGCGCCGATTCTATAACAAAAGAAGTTTTGTCAAGGAAGCAGAGTTTCCAGCGCGCTTAGGCCCAAGGGCCAAAGGGCCTAGGGGCCCAGCGCGCTTAGGCCCAAGGGCCAAAGGGCCTAGGGACCCAAAGAGCTTAGGGACCCTGGATGGTATAAATGTACCGTAATACGATTTTCTATTGTATTATTTATTATAGAGGATGCCAACAAAAGATAAAAGTCAGTTTGCACTAATAAATAGAATACGAGGCAAAACTTCATATTTTGGACATTTGATTGCGCAACGGGATTTAAATAATGGAAATATAAAACGTATTAATTCAAACGGGGGGTCTGCTGGTCTTATCTCTGAATATGCAGCAGGCTCTGCTAATTTTACAGAGGATGATATAAAAATTATTATACCAACAAATCCACCTATAACAAATCCACCTATAACAAATCCACCTATAATAAATCCACCTATAATAAATCCACCCAGCCAACTTTCTTCTTTAACAGCTACATCTATAACACCTTCTGGATTTACCGTAAACTGGTCTGGTGGCCAGGGAGCAACTTCCTATACTTATACACTGAATGGAATTCCAGCAACTTCTTCATCTACGAATGATATTGTTTCTCGTTCTGCAAGATTCACTGGATTAGAAGCGAATACTTCATATGTACTAATAATAACTGCACTAAATGGAACTGCTAGCACTATTTCTTCTAATTTTACTATTATAACATCATTGCCCACTGCCCCTGACTCACCTACCGATGTTTCAGCAACCCCTGGACATGCTCAAGCTACTGTTTCATGGACTGTACCTTTTAATGGAGGCTCAAGATTCATATATTATGTTATTTTAGTTTCTAATATTGCTGGAAATTCATTATTTTCATCCCTCATAACAAATTCCACTTTATTAAACACCGTAAGTGGACAAACAGTTTCTTTCATAGTCACCGGATTAACAAACGGAATAGCGTATACATTCACGGTGACAGCAAGGAATATAATAGGTAGCTCGTTATCATCATTAGCTTCTTCTTTTATAATTCCACGAAATTCCCCTTCCCCACCTACGAGCAGTGGTAGAATGACGGTAGGAATTACCACACAAACAACAATTACATTTTCCTTCAATGCGCCCTCAAATACTGGTGGAATACCGATAACAGAATATAGATTAAGATTGAGCCTTGGTTCTAGTGGAGTGCCTTTTAGAATAGGCTCTAGAAATTATGCAGCCAACGAAGTTTTGTCAATCGCTTCCCCTGGAACGATAACCATACTAGTCGCTTCAACCCTTATTACAACAGAAAGATATATAATATCAATTACTGCAAATAATGTAGCAGGTTCTTCTTCTCCTCATCTTATTTCACAAGATAATCTGCCACATCCTCCTACGATATCAGGAATAACTACTTCCACGTTAGAATCTATTACATTTTCTTTTAATCAATTTGTCACCACAGATACTGATAATATATTACCTGTTAATAATTATACATTAGGAGTCACTCTAAACTCTTTAGCAGTGCCATTTACAATAGGCTCTACAAATTATTCTGCCGGCCAAACTGCAACTATAAATTCAGTTGGAACGATAACTGTAGGAGGATTGGATTATTCAACTTCTAGCATAACAAAAACATATAATTTATCGCTCATTGCAAATAATCCTGGAGGCTCTTCTTCTCCTCTTATTATTACACAGGCTACCTCAAGGGCATCTCTTCCAAGTTCTCCTATGTTATCATCAGAGACAACTTCTACAGGGACGTCTATTACATTTTCGTTTGATTCCGGCCCTATGCTTGGTGGAGGATTGCCCATAATAGACTATATTTTATCATATTCTAGTTCATCGCCTACCATATCATCTCCAACGTTCATAGTGAATTCCACGACGTATTCATTGGGACAATCTGTAACACGACTTTCAACTGGCACAGTAGTGATATCAGGATTACAAGCTATGACAACATATACCTTCAATCTTTATGCAAGAAACAGTCTGGGTAATTCTTCCCCGCATATTATTACACAAGCTACTACGTAAAATATGGTATTGATTCCTGCAAGATAATAACTACCTGTTAATTTGGATGGCAAACCCGCCCAAAGCCGTACTCAGCATGATATACCTTCTCAATACGATATCCTATAGTGGTAGGAGACGACTCTTCTTCTGCACTGGTATCATCATTTGCTAAAGCTAAACTCACTGCAGCATCATGTGCCTCTGCATCTTTCAAATAAAACCCCGAATTCAAAGAATCGATGAATTCGTCCACCAACCCCTTTTGCTCATCTGGCAAGGAATTTTTCAAGTCTTCCACGAGGATATCTTTTTTAATGTCTTTATCAGGCGTGGGGCCTTTCTTCATAACAGGAATACACCAGCCCTTATCCGAATCCTTCTGAATAAGCGCATCCTCTCCGAAGAAGGGCTTGAGAATCTTCCAATCGTCATCTATTGCGCCGCTGCTCCTCTTTACAGTGATGGGTTTTTCTAGAAGCCCCGTCTCTGTAAATAACTTATGGTTCTTGTAAGCCTGAGGCCTCACCTTGTTCAGAATATGTAGCCAGTGATTTGCGTCGCGGTTTGCCCATTCTATGTGCTGTTCGTCCTTGCAGGCAAGGGCGGCACACTGATAATAGCAATCGGCATAATGAGAAGCTGGCTTCCTACAGTATTGACATATCGGCGAGAACAGAACGAGGCGAATAGGGTTCGCGTGGGTCTTTACTCGAGCAGCGAGGCTAGAAGCAGACATTTTGGGGTGGTGGGGATCTTTTTATAAGCCTCCCCAGCAAAATCAATTTTTTTAATTTATGTTTTGTATATATCATCTTAGCTCATGATTTAAGAATATTATCTTGATATATTATGTGAGAGAAGGGTGTAACGTTCCGTATAACCAAACTTATTCTATTGAAGAATAGAACCTCGCACCAAATGCCCGTTATTAACAACGGCAGCGAGCACGACAGAATTATTCGCCTGCAAAAGCGAATAGTTTATTCGGCATTCCTTGTTGAGAAACAGGCTGTGGAGGATAAGAAACTGGTACGCACTAGTTTATCCGGTGTGGATTACTCTACATACACCCCCCTACAAGATGGACCCCTTCTTTTTACCCCCGACGAACTTAATGCAGTTGTTGCGAATAACAGAACACTTGATGGTAACAATGTAATTGTATATGGTATGATTGTATCATCATTTGCTGGCTCTGGCATGGCTGGATTTTCCGATGGACCAATTGCCACAGCCAGCTTTTATGCACCGCAGGGAGCAGTATTTGATGCTTCAGGAAATATGTATATTGCTGATACGGAGAATAATAGAATTCGCAAGATTTCTTCTAATGGAACTGACACAATTGTTGAAACATATGCAGGCACTGGTATTGCTGGATTTAGAGACGACGTTGCAACCTCGGCAACTTTCAATTACCCTGTTGGAATTGCTATAGATGCTTCAGGAAATATTTACGTGGCTGACACTGGCAATAACGCAATACGTATGATTTCTGCTCCTTCTCTAACTAGTCCCTTGACCGTTAGCACTGTCGCTGGAACAGGCGCTTTTGGTCTTTTAAATAACCCGAATGGCGTGGCTAAAAATTCTACGTTTAACAATCCAACTGGAATAGTTGTCGATTCTTCTGGAAATATATACGTGTCAGATTCGGGTAACAATGTCATACGCAAAATTACACAAAGCTCCGGTGTTGCTTCTTCTGTTTCAACGCTTACAACTGGTGTTTCTGCTCCTCCCTCTGACTCATATCCATTGAACAATCCCCAAGGCCTCGCCTTAGATTCTGCAGGTAATCTATACATAGCCGATAAGGGAAACAACACTATAAGAAAAATAGACCTCGACGTATCACCTCTCGTTATAAAAACGCTGGCTGGCTCTCCCCCGCCTACACTTCCAGGCTCAGAAGATGGAAATGGGGGTGAGGCAAGATTTAACGGACCGACGGGTGTTGTTGTGGATTCTCAAGGAAATGTCTTTGTAACGGACACGGGTAATCACACGATTCGTAAAATAACGGATACAGGAGAAACAACTACATTTGCTGGCTCTGATGAGAATTCAACCCCCTCAGATGGTAGTAGTGAAACTGCAGGATTTTCATCTCCTGGTGGAATAACAATAGACCCGTCAGGAAATCTGTATGTCCTTGATTTAGCAAATAGTTCTATTAGCAGACTCACTTTGTATGATATCTCTTTACCTCCTCCTGTAAATCTCCCTGGCACAGTATCTGACTTAGAGGGATTTCCTGGAAATCGTTTCGTAAATCTTATATGGACTGCTCCAGAATCGGAAGATTTGGCGATAACAGGATATTCCATCACAATTACACCACCTCGCCAACCGCTTGAAGAACCTATTATTGTAAGAGATACTTTTTCAAAGATTATAGACCTTTCAAATTCAACATTGTATACCTTTACTGTTTCAGCAATAACTTCTTTGGGACTATCACCTGCTTCTAGTATCACATCAACTCCGCTTGAGACAATCACGTTAAGCGCGTCAAGTGCACCAGTAGCGCCTACGATTACTTCTTCTGAGGCTGGCAATAATTCTATATTTATCAACTGGACTCATCCTACCCCTAACAGTCTAAGGGGGTATAAGATTACAGTATCAACTACAGGAAGTTCTCCTATTGTGGTATTCACGAAAAACATCTCTGACACAAGTGAAAGAGAATGTATAATAAAAGCTTTGATGAATAATGTTTCGTATAATGTATCTGTATATGCTATCAATAACTTTGGAATTTCTCCAGCTGCAACTGTAAATGTTACACCTGAACCTGTAACAGATCCACCTGTATTCACAAGCTCATCTTATGCACACCAGTCTGTCACATTAAACTGGCTTCCTAATGTTGCATATGATGTTTCTTCGCCGACATCATTTAATATTTATTATTATATTGGTAGTGGCTCTGAAGAGGTTATACGTCTTATACCCAGTAGTTCAAGAACAATTACAATTAGTCCATTATTAAATAATAATGAATATACTTTCCGTATCACTTCTACAAATGCTGAGGGCGAATCTCCTAGGTCTATACCTGTAAAGGTAACACCGAATCCTCTACCACCTTCTCCTATTACAGTGGACGAACTAATAGCAAAAGACCAGTCAGCAATCGTCGCATGGACAGTTCCTTATAATGGAGGATCTCCTATAACATCATATACAATTAAGGCGATTCCTTCAGTTGGCTCTCCTATTATATTTAATAATATAATAGATTCTACTTTGCTTTCTAAACCTTTAAATGGACCTGCTACTTTCAAAGCGAATGGACTTACAAATAATATAGAGTATAGCTTTATTGTTACTGCAAATAACGGGTATATCAGTACGGGTAATACAGATTCTTCGGGCGGAGAAATCGTTGTCCCTATAGGCCAATTGCCTGATCAACCTACTTTTTTAACAGCGGTTCGTGGCAATGAAAGTGTAAGACTCAGTTGGACGGTCCCAGATGTAAATTCATGGAGTATTCCTGGTCCTGGCGGACAAGCAATTGAGAGCTACAGAATTACTATCTGCGATTCTAATGGAGTTGAACTGGGTCCGTTGAATCAACAAATCACAGTGAATGCTAGCTCTTTAACTGTTAGCTCTAATAATAGAGTTTCTTATAATGTAACTGGTTTGACAAATATTTTATACAAATTCAAGATTGCTTCTTACAATGGCCAAGGATTTTCTTCCGATGTATTGACAGAATTTGCTGTAAGGCCGAATATTCCTACTGCTGCACCAACACAGTTAGCAGTTATATCCAAATATCAATCTGCATTTGTATCGTGGACACCTCCCACAACAAACCCTTCTCTAGGTATTCCTAATATATTAAGCTATACTGTAAAAGTATACGATTCCAATGGAAATAATTTTACACCGCCAATTTCACATAATGTTACAGCACCTGCTTCATCTTTCACTGTACCGTCTCTTACAAATGATATAGAATATAAGATTTCTATAATAGCGAATAATTCTGCAGGCGCATCTCCAGAAACATCCAAGCTTTCTGTCATACCTGCAATTCAAATACCTGATACCATTACAAATGTATCGTTAGCACCTATTTATTCAGATAGTCCCCCCAAACTTCGAGTAAATTGGACTGCGCCTGTATATAGTGGCGGCCCTTCTATTATAAGTTATACGATTAGATACTATGATACATATGGTGTTCTGAAGGGAACTATTGTGGTACCAACAACATCGCTAGGACCACCTCCCCATTTTACATATATCATTAGCGGTCCTCCTTTAGAAAATAATACAGAGTACACTGCCACGGTTACTGCAAATAACGGCGTATATAATTCTCCTGGTCAATCTATTGACGAGCAAATATCCACCAATACTGTAAACGATTCTCTCATAGCGGCACAGGCAATATACGATGCTGCTCTCTTATCATTGAATCAGGCAAAAACATCAGGAAACACGGCGGCGGAGGCGGCGGCAACGACTGCTTTGAATAATGCAGCCACTAGTTTGGCCAGTGCTTCTAGTATAGCAAGAACCATAATCTCTGTATTGCCTTCTGCAGATACAGCTCTTTCATCTGCAATTAATGAATTGACAACTGCTCAGACAGCATACAATTCTGCTTTAACAGATGCTAGTGGAAACACTACAAACCAGGCAGTAATAAACGCAAAGGCAGTACTTTCAGCTGCACAAGACAAAATGGACAATATGGAACATGTTCAAACAATGGCAGCTGAGGTACAATTAAATATAGTGATTGCTGCAGAATCTCTTTATAAAAAAGCAGAGGCAGACCTTGCTGCAGCGAATGCTGCAATCCCTCAAGATCAGACCGCTATTAGTGCAGCGACTACCGCATTAGCCGCAGCTTCTACAAATCTGGACAATTCACAAACATACTTAACCACACTTCTAGCCAAATTGAAAACAGCATATCAGACCTCTGGTGCAAATGCGCCTTATAATGTTGTAATTTTTATAACACATATACAAGCAACAATTTCTTCTTTCATCACCGCTCAAGATAATCCCTCTAACACAATTGCTGATAGAGCTAAACTTGCATCTTTACAAACAAATTCCAAAATGTTATTAAATATACTTTCTTCCTTAATTGATGCGGAGAATACATATGATAAATCGGTACTTGTTGCGCAAGCCGCAGTGGCAATGAACCCACAATCGGCAAGTGTAATTGCTTCTACAGGACAGGCGAGTATCGCCGCTCTCAATACTTTGACTAGGGTAAAAGATCTTGTGGATTCTATACTTGCTGAACAAGCAAACTATGATGCTGTTTTATTGGCTGCTGGTGGAGACACTCAAGATCCGGCAGTTCAAGCTGCAGCTGCTGCTCTCAACACAGTATATTCTGGAATTTCTGTAGATTATCTATTAATTATAGCAAATAATTATATATCAATTGCCCAGTCATCTTCTGTATCCTATGTAAATGAGAATATTGCTTTGATAAATACAAAAGCTGCCTATGATACGGCGGTATCTAACTACAACAATTCTCCTAGTGTAGCAAATACTGCTGCTCTGAAAAGAGCATATGATACTCTTCTAATGGCACAAACGAATGTTGTTGAGTCATCTATAGAAAATCTGAATAGCGCACAAGATGCTGTAGAAGCGTCTGCAGCTGCTCTTTCTGCTGCTATTTCATCAGGAAATCAAACAGCGATTAACTCTGCAAATACTGCTGTAACAACTGCAGCTACTCTACTCGCAAATGCGCAAGCAGCTGCAACTTCTACGGCAAATACATATGTGGCAAACATGCAGAGCATATATGACGCGGCTGTAATTGCACTTGCGGCTGCAGTTGCTTCAGGAAATGCAGCAGCCATTGCTGCCGCAACAGCAAATAGAGATGCAACGGCTACAAACCTTTCTACTGCACAAACAAATAACACAAACGTAATCGCTCTCATAGGTGCAGAAAATACGTATAACACAGCTGTATCTTCTCTTCGTACTGCACAGGCTACAGCGTCTGCAGCACAAACAACTTATAATACTGCTGTAACAAATGGAGGTCAGGCAGCTATCGAAGCCGCCGCCGCGGCACTCGCATCGGCAAATGCAGCAGTTGTAATAGCAGAGGAAACTGTAAATAATACCAAAATCACTCTTACAACACGGGAGAATATCGCATTAACAATCTCGTCTGCAAATGCCGATTTATCATATGCGCAATCCATGTATAATGATGCAGTTAATTCATCTGACTTAGTCAATGCAGACCCGAACTCTACCGAGGCAGAGAGAGAAGCCGCCCGCGCCGCCGCTTCCTCTGCCGGTTCTTTGTTGGAATCTGCAGAAAACCAACTTTCGGACCTTACATCTTCAGGTAGTATCTTATTAGGCGGCCCTCAGCCATCTTCGCCTCCCGCTACTATTTCAAGATTTACGGTATCTCTTGATAGTTCCTTCTATTCTTATCCAATTATAAGATGGAATGTCCCATATGACCGCAATAAGCCTATCACTAAATATACAATTCAAATAGGTAATTCTCAAGGAGTTCCTCTCGTTGCTCCTTTCCCTCCTGGACTAACAGGAAATACTATTGATATTACTGCGACGCAACCTATACCTGGATTCATCAGCAATATTTCTACTCTTATCACCAGAACGCAGAAAACATATCAGATACCCAGTATTTTTCCAGAAGCTTCTTCTTATACATTTAAGATGACATCCACAAATAGCAGCGATCAAACATCAGAATTGTCTGATGTTAGAATATTAGTGACAAGGCCAACTAGAATTTCTGCTGCTCCCACTGTATCTCAAGTGGGCACTTCTATAAAGGTAGAATGGACTGCTTCTCAAACGGTGGCAGGAGGAACAATCGCAAAATATACAATCAATTTGTATAATTCCAGTTTTATCCTTTTAGATTCCATTGACGTATCTGGAAATGTACTTGAAAGAATCATTAGTTCCATTCCATACGGAATTACGTTTACTTCAAAAGTATATGCAACAGATGAAAATGGAACTCCTTCTCAAGAAAGCCCTACATCAGCCCCTTTTACACTAAGTGTAAGACCTACACAAATAAGACCCTCTGCCGTTGATACGAATAACGGTGCTATTATTTCTTGGGAGGTTCCCAATAATCAAGGCAGTGCCATAACCTCTTACATAATGTATGCATATGTTTCTTCAACAGATAGCCGCGATGGTCCATATAATACACCCCCTCTTACACAAACTATAACGGCAGCAACAGGATATGCTAGTATTTTTACTGCACTCCAAGGGCAGACAGTATATGCTATGTTTACAGGTTTAACAAATTTAAAACACTATAAATTTAAAATAACTGCAGTAAATGGTGCTGGTTCTTATGCGGCAAACGATATTACAGATTTTAGCAATGTTGTAACTCTTGATATAAAAAGCAGTATTACTACAATATATAATCTTACTCAGTCGGGAACAACAGATAAAGACTATTATTGCGCATTGGATCCTACTGGAAATTATATGTATCAGTACAGTAATGTAATAGAAAAATTATTGAAGATAGATACTACTAAGATTTATAATACGAGTGGTAATAATAATCATATAACAGAATATACCGTATATACTAATTCTGTAGGAACTGTTCGTTATCCTTTCAGAGGCGTTTTAGGAATGTGTATGGATTCAACTGGCGCAATATTTGTAGTGGATGGAAATACAATTGTAAAGATTGTGTATACTAATAACCGATATGTTGGAACAATTGTTGCAGGTAGCAATGAAGCATCAGCTTTACTTTCTAATACAGTGGAACCAGTAAGAGGATTAGCTGCTAGATTTAATAACATACGCGCAATTGCTTCCGATAAATCTGATAACTTATATGTAACTGATAATGGCAATTTACGTATTCGCAAATTAACGACGTACATAGAATCACGAATTAACACTCCTCTTGAGAATGATCCTTATGATGTTACAACAGTTTTTGTAGGTTCCACAGCATACACTAGTAGTGTTTTATATGGCATTACTGTAGATTCGAATTATTTTGTATATATTGCAGAAAATAATCTTATTCATACACTCACACCAAATGCTGGTAAGACATCATTCACTAGTATTGCTACTATCGCTGGTTCCGCAACCACTGGAGATATAGATGGAATAGGCTCAGCTGCCAGGTTTGGTGGACTCAGGGGAATTACGGTAGATTTCTTTGGGAATCTATATGTAACAGATAATGTTCATAACCGTATTTGTATTGTAACTCCTAATTCAACTGGAACAACATATACAACAAGTACTATATTTAGAGGTATTACAAGCGCAACACCAATAGCTGATACAGTACCCACTATAGATTCTGATTTAGCAAATGATGTAAAAGGGACTATTCGTAATATTGAAGGAATTTCTGTAGACCCCGAAAATAATATATATGTTGTATCTACAGGATATGTAACAATTCGCAAAATACAAATGTTAACAGGCTTGGGTGTTCTTCTACAAGGAAATAAATACGTTAATGGCTCTGGTACTTGGATAGACCAAACTGGAAAACAAAATAATGCCTCGTTAATCCGTTCACCTGAAATTCTAAACTTAACAGGTGAGCTAGGCTCCATCTCAAGAAATTCTACTAATAATGGAATAGTATTGAATGGGAAGTCCGCGTGGAATTTAAAACCTCCAACTATGAGATCTAACTGGACAGCAAGTGTTTGGTTCAAACCTACAGGCTTAACGCTAGGTGAAAAGGCTATGATTTTTAGTAGTCAAGCGGATGGAGAGGGGCGTATATATTTCTATATTGGCAACCTCAGCTCGTCAACTGGTGGAGTTGGAAGTTATCAGGTTGGATTTTACAATTCTGAAACATATTCTTCTACAGATTTTACCCCTGAAATTAATGAGTGGGTAAATATAGTTGGTGTATATGATGCAGAAAATTCTACTCTAACAACATACATAAATGGCTCAGTATATCATATCCTAAATATTACAGTTTCCCCTACATATATCGGTAATGCTGGACCGTCAGATGCTTCTGGATATATAATAGGCGGATATCTAGAGGGAGAGAATAGATTCGTGGTTGGTGAAATAGGTGAAGTTCGTTTATACAATTATCCTCGTAGCCAAGGAGAGGTCACTGCCGACTATAATGAATCTGCGCCCACCTTTTCTGTTCTGAAACAGCCCGCAAATATAGTCTATACGAATACATCAAAAACTTCTATAACATTGCGGTGGTCTGGTGGAGATACAGCAACATCTTACTCATACAGTATAAATGGTATTACGTCTGGAATGATGTTGGCCACGGGTGTAGGAAATGGTTCTATGAAATATAGCACAGATGGTTTAGTATGGAATAATACGGTTGGAGGATTTTCTACATTGGCAAATGGCTCGGCGTGGTGTAAGTATTATTGGACCTTGGTTGCTGTGGGTAGCGATTCCAGCGGCAATACAATAAGATACAGTTTTAACGGAATCAATTGGTATAATGCGACTGGAGCATTTAGCACATCTGGAAAAGGAATTGCGTGGAATAATGTGATGCCAACAACTATCACTTCTACCGCTTCTAGAATGGTTGCGGTTGGAACAGATGCTGCCAATAGGACAATAAAGTATAGCGTAGATGGTGGCAAGGATTGGATAAATGCGGCTGGAGCATTTATCGGCTCTGGAAATGGAGTCGCTTTTCTAGGCAACACCGTCAATCGCTTTGTTGCTGTGGGTAGCGATTCAGGCGGTAATACAATAAAATTCAGCGATAGTAATAATGGAATAAACTGGATTACGTCTTCAAAAATTAACAACAGCAGTTTATTTACAACATCTGGCAACGGTGTTGCTGCCAGTGGAACTCGGTTTGTTGCTGTGGGCAGCGATACGGCTGGAAATACAATCAAATACAGCGACGATGGTGGAAACAATTGGATAAATGCCACTTCAGGATTATTTGCCAGCTCTGGCAATGGAGTGGCGTTCAATGGCGTTGATGGCAGTGGAGCTCGGTGGGTGGCAGTGGGTAACGGTTCAACTGAAAACACAATCAAATACAGCTCTGATGGAAACAGTTGGACGGATGCCCAGGGAGGATTTGCTAACGAAGCCACTGGAGTAACATGGAATTCTGTTCTTGGGAAATGGTTTGCCACGGGTATTGATTCTACAAATGCCGGCAATACCGTTAAAACCAGCGATGATGGAATAACCTGGACGAATATCAATGGCCTCTTTAACACAAAGGCAACTAGTGTTTCTTCTGTTGCACAATTTATAACATCAGATAATGGATTAAGTTCCAAATCTGCAGTGGTTTCTATTTCTCCTGCTGTTCCTTCTTATACTAGTATGGTATCGGCAATAAGAGGTAGTGTTAAAAGAGTATCAGCGCCTTTCGATTTAGTTCTAGTAGCACCCACAACCCCTATATTAATGCCCCCCTCAGATATAACAGCAAATTCTATTACACTCAACTGGACGGGTGGAGATGGAGCAACTTCATATAGTTATACCGCTATAGATACGTCATTAATAGAACAAGATCCAAATAACGGTAGTTATATATTCAACCAACCTAGAACAATACGCAATCCTATAATACCTTCTGCCGATAATTCTCTTACATATAAACAAGCAAGATTCACTCGTCTAAAACCCAATGTAACATATAAATTTCAGATTACTGCAACTAATTCCATAGGACCTACAAATTCTGATGCAAATAATACGATTTCTTTTATTACAACACTTAATATTCCTCCGCCTAGACCACCGCCATTTACGGATAATATCGTAGTCCCAGCATTTAGGGATATTAGCATAGCGCCAACACCAACAGGCTTTTTAATAAAATGGAATAGTACATCCAATATAATCAATTCATATGAATACTATTTGAGTACTGTAAACGATGAGGCAACAATATTAGCAACAGCCCCAGTAACACCTATTTCTCATGATATTGCGAAGGGATTTAATTGGATAGGAGCATTTGCGTACATAGGCAATTTACTACCAGAAACCATTTACTTTCTTATTGCTAAAGCAACTAACGCATTGGGATTTGTATATTCTAACAAGATTAAAATAGAAACAACAAAGAAGGAGAAACTCCTTTCTCTAAAAGCGTCAAATTATTCTGGGACAGGTACATGGAGTGATGATTCAGGTAAAGGCAATCATGCATTTCCACATGAGGCTGGAAATAGATATAGAAAGAATCCCGCTGGCAACGGTATTGTAATTAATTTGGATATACCAAATTCTTTTAATAATACTAATATTCTTTCCAGAGATGGTTTAAGTTGGAGAATTACAAATCCTAAATTAAATAATACTTGGACAATGAATATTTGGTATAAATCCACAGGGTTTGATAATATTTTTAATGTAGACGAATTGGTACAATTACACAAAATAATATTTGCTCAATTAGCTGTGAACGGCACTAATTCATATCCTTTATCTACGAATGCATCAATTATAGATCCGTTCTCTTTTGGCAATTCTAGAAATTTTAGTATGAATATAGATTCTATAGCTTCCTTTAAAAACCCTACTATAGGTAGTGGTAATATCTTATCATCAAGCATTGGACCAATTGGATATAGATATATTCATAACTTGTCTTATTTGAGAAGATTGGGAGGCGAAAATACATGGTATAACTTTCAATATACATGGAATGGCGAATATTTGTCAACATATGTAAATGGTGTGTTAATACATACCTATAGAAACAAAGGAAACAATCCAACTGAGAATAGATTAGAAAATAATCTAGTATTAGTTCCTCGTAATAAAGTGGAAGGTAAGCCTGCCTCTACAACTTTATTTAATAATACATATAATGATACCTCAGGGCAGAGCTTTGAAATGCCTACTAATATTTTTAGTTCTGGAACGTATAATGGCTTCTGTATATCAGAAGATAATGGAGAAGAGTATGCGATAGGAAGATTTTACGGAGAAATAGGTGAGATTTCTGCATATTCATATGCTCGCACACCAGTTGAAATTACAGCTGATTATTTAGCATCTGTAAGAACTTATAAAGAGGCAAACGTATATGTGGTGGAATACAATACAGATGGAAGTGTAAAATGGGCGAGAATTATCAGAGGATTTACAAATGATTTCCCAATAAAGAAGCTTGTTGATGGCTCAGGCAATGTGTATGTTTCTGGGTCTTATAATTCTCCTACAGGCTCTACCGATTATAAACTGGATATATATAATTCTGCAGGACAAATTGCGTTTAGTCTTACAAACCCTGGTATAGAATCGACATATTTGGTGAAATATGATATGAATGGTACACCACAGTGGGCTAGAAATATTGGAGGTCCTACTGGCAGTGCCCGTGTAGTTGATATGAAGTTTGATACTGTTGGTAGCAATATATATATCTGCGGATATTTCAGCTGCCCTGCATTGAATGTATATAATTCAAATGGAACGCCAGCATTCTCTCTTACAAACCCAATTGCAGATGAAACATATATATCCAAGCACACATTTATAGTAAAATATGCCGCGGATGGAACACCGATTTTTGGTAGAAAGGTTGGTGGAAATAATTTGTATGTATATCCTACAAATATAGATATAGACTCCACAGGAAATGTGTACGCATGTGTTGAAAGTAAGTGTAATATAATGTATATCTATAATGATAGTAATACTATAACATTTACTGATACGAATTCGTATTTAGGTAGAATAGGAACGTATATAATCAAATACAGCGCATCTGGAACACCATTGCTATATAGAATGATAGGAAATACTGGCGATACTATTTCAAATAATAATAATAATAAAACAGATTCTAACGGAAATACATATTTAACTCTTGAAATTAACTTGTTACCTACAGGTGATTGGTTATTCCATAAAACAAATAGTTCATCTTTAGCAAGAATAAATTCTAAATTAGACTTAGATGGTTTAGTATCACGATACCCAAGTTCTTCTGCAGTATATTTAAATACGCAATCCAGTGTAATTGTAAAATATGACACAAATGGAGCTATTATGTGGCTTAGAAATATTGTTTCAGCTCAGCAAGCACAGCATGTTCGTCCTATGAATACTATTATAGATACTTCTGGTAATCTATATGTATCTTTTACAGATCCTGCTAATGCTCCCATAAGAGTATACGACGAAACTAATATTACTCCAAAATATTCTTTTCCACAACAAAGAAATACAGCATGTTTTATAAAATATGACTTAAACGGTCAAGTTCTATGGGCTAATATAATTCGTAATGTTATTAGTTATTCAAGTTTTAAAAATACACTAGTAAGTGCCCATGACTCTAATGGAAATATGTATGTTTCTGGAAATTTTACTGGTGGTTTTCTAAATATTTATAATGGTGCTGATGTGGCAAAACCGTATATGATCCTTACAAACAATATTGCAGCATCTTCTGATATTTTTATCATTAAATATGGTACAAATGGTACACCCCTCTGGGCTAGAAAGATTGGCGGCACATCAGAAGACATGGTAGTCAGTATAGTCGCCGATTCTACGAATAATTGTCTGTATGTCTCTGGCAATTTCACTTCTCCTACATTAAATATGTATGATGATATAGACAGAGTTATTTCCGGATTTTCTCTCTCAAATTCTTCCCCTCTTGATGTTCCTAATGTAAGCGAAGGGTTTATAATCACATATGATATGAACGGAAATGTTATTGCTTCTAGAAAAATTGTGAATTCTATTGGCTCAGGTAATAATACTTTGGTGACCACTATGATGGATTCTTCAGGAAACTTACATGTTTCTGGATACAGTAATTCTGCCGATTCGTCAGGAAATCCTATAATACTAACTTCTTCAGGAGCGCCTTCAATTACTTCTGTTGAAGTCGATGATTATACTGATACAAGCATTAAACTATCTTGGACAGCACCTCAAAGCGGTACTGCAACAATCCCTCTAATTCAAAATTACAGGATAAAAATATGTGACATCCTTGGAGATTTGTTAGAGATATATGAGCCCTCTCCTCCTATAACAGGTACTTCTTGTATTGTCCCTGGTCTAACAACTGGCACCCAATACAAGTTTTCCATTAGTGCCAGAAATTCTATTGGATATTCGCCATATTCTGGTCTTAGTGCCGCAGTGGCTCCTATTTCTAACCCTCCTGGCGCCCCTACAAATTTCACTGCAACTCTATCAGGAGACCAGGCAACAAGTGTAGTTCTTTCTTGGAGGGCACCTGTATTTGGAAATCGCCCTATTACAGGATACATTATAACAGATAACAATGGAATAGTTTATTCAGGAACACTTGTTGTATCTCCTTACACAATCAATAACTTAACTACAAATTCGCAATATACATACACTATTAAAGCAATAAATGATGTTCCATTGGAATCTACTCCTGTAAGCATCGCGGTTACTACAGGGAATACAGCAACACCTAGTATTACATCCATTGTTCCTTCAGCCACAGATACAACTATTGATTTTAGCGTGGAATATGGAGCAAGAGTGAGTAATATTGAATACAGATTGTATCAGGTAGGTACTGTTCTTCCTATCAAATCTTTAACACAATCAGATATATCAGGTGGTTTACTAAGATTTACAGGCGTCGCAATGTTACCTAATACGCAATATAGTTATTATATAAAAACATTCAATAGCTCTAGCTCTACAGAATCAGCAGAACCCTCTAACACAGTTCAATCAACGCGTTTCACAGTGACAGCAAACCCTGTGACTGTTCTATCAGCAACTGCAAATAGTGGGTTTGCTCGTGTTACATGGACTGCACCCACACTACCCACATCCGCAACTACTATATTATACTATATAGTTAGCGCGTATACATTTAATCCAAATGATTCTAGTACTAGTACAACACCTGTATCAACCGAAAATACATGGAGCAATTCAACAAGTTTTGATTATCCTAATTTAACAAATGGAATATCTTATAAATTCACAGTTAAAGCTGTGAATAGGGCTGGAGAAAATACAGAAAGTGCATTTACTGCAGAGGTTAAACCATTATATCCAGTAACTGTTGCCAGATTTACTGCAATGCCAGTAGTATCTAATATCCACTTCCAGCAAGGGTTTGCCGCATTTGATTCTACACAACAACATATATATATTTCAGATATAGATGGAAAAGCGCCTCTTAAATTTAATATTATAAATAGAAGTACCCCACAAATTGTGACGAATTCGATGGATGGTGTTGGTAAAACATATGGTATAGTCCTAGATTCAGCTGAAAATATATATCTTTCTTCTATTGATACATCCACTATTACCAAATTGACGAAACAATCAAATGGAACTTATATAAAAGAAGTTACACCTATATTTACAGAAGTAAATAACAGTCAAATCATTGGACTTGCTATAGATAAGATTAATAATATGATATTTGCCTCTGCATCAGATGCTTCTGATAATGTATATATATATAAGATAGATAATGATGGCGTATATGGTTCCACAATTATATATACTTACCTTTCATCTGTGCCTACAAGATTGGCATCATCATTTGGACCCACAAATTTAGGGCCTGCTAGAGGAATTGCTCTAGACTCAAGTGGAAATGTATATATAACTGATGCAAACCATACTATACGAAAATTAATAAAAAATACGGATGGGACTTATACGATTTCTACCTATGTTGGAGAAGATGGTTCGCCAGGGAAGACAGACGGACCTATAGGACAAGCAAGAGTTACAAGCCCTTTTGCTATTACTATAGATTCCGCTGGAAACGTATATTTCGTGGATTATGATGGTCCTGCTCCAAATGGCCGTAAAACTATTCGTATGATATACAATAAAAATGGCGAACAATATGTAACAACATTGCGTACTTTAGAAGATTCATCTCGTTCCAATCATATCTGGGGTCTGATAGTAGATTCTTCAAATAATTTGTTTGTATGCTACAAAGAGGATAATCATATATGGAAAATGTTTATTGATGATGTGACAATTCCTTCTCCTGTTATTGAAAACAGCATCGTTGGTTACCCTGGTGTAGGTTCCGTAACACTCTATTGGTCACCGCCCAGCTATAATGGAACTTCTCAACTCACACCGACCGACTATGCTGGATTTTCTCCAATCACTTCCTATACAATAATCTATTATACAGGACCTTCGTATGATATTCCAACTGGGCAAGTCACAATATCACAGACAGCAGCAAATGCTGCTTTACTAGCTTCAATGACACCCTATTACACAGTTACTGGACTACAAAATGGAACATCGTATAAATTTGCAGTTGTTTCAAGAAATTACCTAGGAACTTCTGAAATTTCTCCTCTTTCTGCCGAATACACACCCATAAATGCAACAACTCCTTCTTTCCCAAAAAATATAGCTGCAGGTAATGGTGAACCAGGCCAATCTACTGTGTCATGGGAGCCTCCTACATCAAACGGGGGTGCGACAATTACATCTTACACGGTAACCTCTTACCCTGGTGGAATTACAGCCACTTCATCTACACCAAGCGCAATTGTGACTGGATTAACAAGCGGAACATCATATCGGTTTACAGTGGTGGCTACGAACTTTGCTGGTAATTCATCTCCTTCACTTTTATCGCCGGCTGTAATACCAACTATAGCTCCTGCTTCTACACCGCAAAACTTAACGGCAACGCTAAGTGGTGATTCAGCAACAAACGCAATACTTTCTTGGTCGCCCTCTACAGGAGGGTCTATCGGCTACCCTATAACATATACGATAACTGCTATAAATATTACAGACAACAACGCAGAAACACCATACAGCCTCGTAAGTTCTCCTTATACGATATCTGGACTCACTGCAGGACAATCATATAGATTTAAGATAAAATCAGAAAACGGAGCATCATCAGAATATTCCCCTCAAACATCTCCTATTACAGCGGGAACAACTGCTCAACCTGTAATTACATCAGTAGACCAAACAGATTCTGGTAATAAGAAAGTAAATTTCAGCGTGGCATATGGAGCAAGAATCGGCAATGTTTCATATAAATTGTATGACGTGGGTAATTCTAATAGTATCAAAACTTTATTACAAGCAACTATATCAACCAATGGTTTACTACAATTTACTACTGTTACATTAAATAATGGAACAACATACAATTTACAAATGACATATGCAACTACTTCACCTATCTATGAATCCCCTCGTTCAAACACTTTTACAGTTATAGGATCAAGTGTCCCAAGCTCTGTAAGTGTACCAAGTGTAACAGCACAAAATAGTTCTATTTTACTTAACTGGACTGCTCCTTCTGCAAATGGTTCCACTATTACATCTTACATAATTACTGCATATTATTCTGATAACACGGCTGTTTCAACGATAAATACATCTGATGCTTCCACATCTTTTAATTATACCAATTTATTAAATGGCGTTCCTTATAAATTCAAGATTCAGGCAGTGAATGCTATTGGAACAGGAACATTGAATTCCAGTTACAGTGCACTCGCAACTCCCCTTTTTACTGTTCAAAGTACTCCTAGTACTTTTATAAGTTTTCCGGCAAATCCCCAGCCTGGGCATATTAACTCTGGGCTTATAACATATGATGAGAACACAAATAGATTGTATGTTGTTGATACAGATGAAAGAATACCGTATGTTATACAATTAAATAGTGATGGAACTCTGAATACTTATAATCAAATACAAACTACGAGTATTTATAGGGGTAGTAATCAAGCAGAGAATGCCTATCAACCATATGGTGTTGATGTAGATGCTTCTAATAATATATATCTAGCTGTAACGGGAAGCAATAATATTACAAAATTCACATATAACATTGCTACTAATAACTATACACAAGCCAGGTTGATTGCTGGATCTGTAGCTGGTTTTAAATCACCTTATGGAATTGCCATAGATTCCACAGAAACATACGCGTATTTTACAGAAAAAGACCAATATACAGGACAGGGATCTCAAGATAGGCGTGTGTTTAGAATAAATATTACAGAAGCGACACCAACCGCAATAGCATTATTTACATTAAGCGGTGGTGAGTTGAGAGGAATTATATTGGATTCTTCTGACAATATGTATTTTGCAGCAGCTGGCGCTAAAGTAATATATAAAGCGACATATACTGGAAGTGGTGGAAATTATAATACTCCTACTGTATATGCTGGAACATTAAATACATCTGGTACAACAAATGGACCAGCATTACAGGCAACATTATCAGATCCTAAAGGCATGGCAATAAATTCTCAAGGAAATATTGTATTCATAGATAATGGTGCTATTCGTGTTATATACACAGGTTCAGATGGTAACAATTATGTAGCTAGTGTTAATACGACTGGAACATCATCACAAGCAATAGGAATAGCAATAGATTCCAATGATAATATATATGTTGCGAATAGAGGTTTTAGTCCCCCTACAATTTCTAAATTTAGAATTTAACGCAAAGGCAAAGGCAAAGGCACCTCTCCCTTGAACTTCTCTAACGCCTCCAACGTTTCCGAAATCTCATAGCTCACAACAGATAAGCCACGTGTATCTTGACGAATCACGTAATGAGACAATAGGGTATCTGATAGGGATGAATAGACAAGTGTTTTCTCTAGAGCGTTTATCGTGCAACGAGTAGGATTCAGAATATTCAGATTGACTCTTAACAATACACCTGGTGTATTCATAAGAGTTCTGCGCATTGTATCTGCTCTTATATTTCCCTCAATGGTTTATGCGGACGATTTAATGAGTGGCATATAGAGAAATTAATGTCTTTTCAAGCTCAGATACATCTACCATACCATTTGATATCTTTTGGAAACGAAAGAATCTGTGATTGAGTACATGCGCAATGTGTGCATAATGTTTCAATTCTGTATTGGTATTTTCACATATTTCTACAACACTGGCCAATGGTGAACAAAAAACCGTCCAAGCTAAACCGGCACCGTGAGGAGAAATAATACTTGCTGCTTCTGATACAATTCGTATTTGTTCTTTTGGCTCTTCATTCTCTAAGATTACTATTTTATAATCATATCTTTTTAACATTCCTATAATTTCGTCGTCATTTACAGGAACCCTTGGCGCTCTTAGCCTTCGAATATAAATACGCGTATGTTTACATTCTGAAATATAATCTTTGAAAAGTTCTCTTAATAATATATAAGAAGATGGAATAGCAAAATCAATAAAATTTACTACTACACCTTTAAATGATATATAGTCGAATCCTGGTAGTTTTTCTGTATGTCTTATAAAATTTTTGGGTAAGATGGATAATACACCTTCAACCAAAGGAGAGTCTGTTTTTTTATAATAATATATAACTGTCTTTTTTATATCTGCTATCAAAAAATTAGAAATCATATAAAATAAAAGATGGTATGGATTTCCGTGCCCAGCATCAATCATTTCAAAAGCCTGGTACATTTACATAAAAACATACTAGGCGTCTCTAAGCCATATTTTTCAAATACATAATCACCAACTTGGGTGCCCATTTGCCTATGAGTTTTGTGTCAGAGGGTGAATACCAGCTGAGGGCGTCTTTCTCTCGGTAGTCCCGCTTCATCCGTGCATGGGCGGCAGGGTGTGCACGACACCAGTCTAACTCGGAAGAGGCGGCCATCCATTCCTTGGTGGCGACTTGTGCTCGGAAAATGTGGTATTGGAAGAACGTGTTCTTCGGGTAATTAGACTCAACACCCTCTAACACAAGCCCCGTATACTCCAGTCCTTTGAGGGAACGAATACGAGATTCCTCTTGTACTTCTCGCTTTATATTCGTCTCTATCAATTTGAGCAACGGCGTTCTCGGGTGTTTCATGGCGTCCTTGCCTTCCATTTGACCCTTGGGCGGGTCCCATGCTTTGCCGTTCGCCGGCAGACCCGTTTTCTTCACCACGATGAAACGGCGTAAATCTACGCATTGACCCTCCTCTGGAATTTCGTGAATGAAACAGCACGCCCGCAAATATACGCGCCAGCCGCTTTTGCCCGCTGAGGGCGTGTAATCCGGCGTTTCCACGAAGAAATACGACTTCTCGGGGTCAAAACTGGTCGTGCCAGACCCACGGACAAGGCCAGGTTGGAAAATATCGTGCATATCCGACGAGAACTCTGCTTACCGTCAAATATAAAAATTAAGAACGCAAGTTCTTAATTTTTGTATTTTCGGAATGCTTTCCTATGCTTTGCTTTCAAGGGTGAGTAAAAAATAGCAAAAATGCATATTCAAATTGAATCACCGTCAAATCCACGTGACCCGTGTATTTCCACCCCGCCGCCGTCGCCATCCCCACAATTTCCGTCATGTCTTCCATCCGAAAGGTATGTCTCTGCCGACGAACGGTGCCGTTGTCAAATCGTATCGTCTCGCGGAATTCAGCGGAAGGGTCATGTAAATCAAATTCGCCCGTGTATTTGAATTTATTGAAGGCGACTTCGCTGCGTGTAATACGGCTATCGGCGTATTTCTGTAGTGAGAATCCTATCCACGGCGATGATGATTCCAACATGGGGTCAAACTTGTGTTTATTGACCACGTGGACCGCCATCTTGCCACCGGGCTTCACCCAGAAGAACATATTCCGGAAGACTGTTTCCTTATCGGGCAGGTAATACACGGTAAAATACAACATGGTGGCGTGGGTGAATTCGCCCCCGGCGGCAGCGGAAGGATTCATCAGGTCTCCCTTGCGCCATTCCACCTTCTCCTTTTGCTCATCGGTCAAGGTGGTCTGCGGGAGTGTTTTCGTCTTCGCCTGGTTTATCATCGCCTCGGACTTGTCGAGTCCGACCACCTTTTTCACATTCATCTTGGCAAAACTGACGGGCGCAATCCCGGTTCCACAACCGGCATCCAAGACGGAGAAGTCTTTCAAATCGTCGCCCCGCTTCGTCCATTCATGTAAGACTAGGCCGACCTCGGCTTGGGTGCGAACGGAGCCTTGGCATAATTGGTCGTAAATACTGGCGTAGAAGGAGTCGTATAGTTCTTCATTGTCGAGCCACCGAATAATCCCCTTTGACTCAGGATAAGAGCCGGCAATGGATTCTTGGTTTTCAAAACCTTCTTCTGCTCCTGCATCTTTTAAGAAATAAGGCTTTATGAGCTTTTCTTGCATAATATTTCCCATATAGTGAAGGCCTATCAGGAGAAGGAGAATAACGAGGATAAGCCACGGCTCCATTTGTTGGGTGGATAGATGAAAATCTGGGGGAATTGTAGATGTCTGGAAGAGGTGGAAGAGGAGGAAGAGGAGGAAGAGGAGGTGGAGCAGGTGGAAATAATCAAACAGGAAATAATCAAACAGGAAATATTGAAAGAGACAGACGAACTGATGCTAAAAGAGCTGCAATTCGTGCGGCTCAATCTGAAGCTGCGCTTGGTACAGGTGGAGGTGGTGGCGGTGGTGGTGCACTTGCGCCTGGGTTAGGCCCTCTATTCACAGCTGCGCCTGGTGCAGGTGGTGGTGGTGCAAGCGCAGCAGCAGGCGCAAGCGCAGCAGCAGGCGGTGGTAGCGGTCTTTTTGGAACTCGAGCTTCGTGGCAAATGGCAGCTTCTGCTACTGCTCCTGCTACTGCTCCTGCTTCTGCTCCTGCTCCTGCTTCTGCTTCTTTAGCACTTTCAGCTGCTGGAGGTGGAGCTAACCGTCCTATTCGTGTGAGACTTGGGGCAACAGGTCCATTTGTTTTGAAAGAAGGATTTCAATGTCCTAGGTGTACTCATATTTCTAAGAGTGAACAGGCATTCAATAGCCATATGATGGATCATAGATCTAGAAATGCAGCGATAAGTGCATCAAAAAACCTTGCTGCAGCTATGCTACGAGTAGGCGGACCGAATCTTCGTACTGTGGCCAAAGCTGCTGTTCAATTTACAAATTCCGTTATTTTAAAAGTGGTTTCTATTATAAAAGATGAGCGGACAATGAAAGCATTTTTTGAAAATTTAAAAAAACCGTATACACACCCCACATTAATGGAAGCGCTTAAACAAATTAACACAGACAATGAAGTCAATCCTTTGTTTCGAGTAAATGCAGTAAAACTTATAGGTGAAAGAGTAGCACTTGGTCAGCAAGGCAGAGCAGAGCTAAGAAAAATGTGCAGTCTTTTATTAAAGTGTAAAGCTCTGTGGAAAAAGAAAGAAGACCCGAGTAATTCTACAATTTCTGGAGATTTAGAACAAATATATAGCGTTCTTGCACAAGGCCTCCAAAAGAAGATGTTTCTTTGGTTGTACTATAAATGGCTAAAAAATAATAAGACAGCTGAGATTGAAATATTTTTTAATACGGCGGGTGTATTCGTAGATATTCAAGAGAATTCCCAGGAACAGGCAGAAGAACAAAAATCATTATTCACAAAAGTTCTAGAGTATGTTGCTGGCCGTCCCAGAACATATCCTCTTGAATTTGTAGTTATCTTAAATAATTTAGCATCTATTTTTGCAGATAAATTAGAGGAGGAAAAGGAAGTCTACTCGTTTCTTCCATCTGCTAACTCAGATAAATTTCCTCTTCTACTCGTTCGTGCGGATGATGGTACATATAAATCCCCTGATATAAAAGATTTTAAAGCTGCTGTTCCTTATTCACGTGCAGGTGGCGGTGGAGGCGGTGGAGGCGGTGGTGGCGGCGGTGGAGGCGAAGGCAAACTTGGTGGTGTTTTTACCAAGATTATACGTTCAGAAGGTGATATGCTTCTTACGAATGCAAGGGTACAGTCTGGAACAGTAAAATTAGAAGCGTATGGATTAGATAAACTTCTAGCAGAAGAAAAGGCTGCAGTTGATGCTCAGAATGCCGCTGATGCGGAAATCAAAGAAGCACTCGCTGCAGCCGCCACCGCTGCCGCCGCCGCCGCTGCCACCGCGGCCGCCGAGAATTCAGAAGCTGCAGAAAATGCCCAGGCTGTAGTGGAACAAGTTGAACAGGCTGCCGCAATGATAGGTGGAGATGAAGAGCTTGATGGAGATGATGGGGAAGCTGGGGAAGCTGGGGAAGCTGTAGAAGAAGTTACAGGCGCAGGAGCAGCAGGCATGGAGGAAGGAGGCGGTGGCGGAGGCGGTGGCGGCGGCGTCCCTCGTCGTCGGCGCGCGCAAGCAGGGGGCCGTCGTTCAAAACGCAAGCACTCTGCCAAAAAACGCAGAACTCAAAAGAAACCCACGAGACGTTAAATCTTCACAACTTTCACAGTAACATTTCTCAGAGGACTCTTAGACTTTCTACAAGTCCTCGCCCTAGGTTTCTTGCCGCATCCACTACGATGTTCGCGGATACGCTTACACAAACTTTGGAACTTTTCACGATTGACAAGTTCCAGATTTTTCTCCATAGAGCAACGAATTCTCCATAACTCTTTTATAAACGTCGCACGAGTTTTCAGTTGTCCACGGCGCAGCCCCGCCTCTCCCCAGGCATCTATCCATTCCTGGAACGGTAGAGAAGCCCCGAGGCTCTCCCAGAATTCCACGTATTTCTCATATCTCTCCTCAGGCCGCAAGAGATTCCAACGATTCTTCTCCTTGAAACACAACTTTTCCGCCGACGATGGGCATCCTTCCATCGGCAAAGAATTCTTGGAGCTAGGTGAAAAAGGGTGATTCTCGGCGATGCTAAACAAGAAGTCCCACCCTTCAAAGTCCGTCTTGATACACCCCGCATCAATCCTTTCCATATACACCTTTGACACAGCATCAAAAGAAGGGTTTTCTTCGCTCAATAATCCCTGGCCCCTCAGCTTATCATTCACCTTATTGTGAATACGCCACAACCATTTGGACAGCGCAGCTCGTGATTTGAGAGCAGGCTCTACAGGGTCTTCGTCCATATATTCCGTCAATGAGCAGCGACAGAATTTACAAGGAAGCACATACGGGAGTGCATTAAAAACACGCCCCATTTCCTCTTTATTATGGTCGGGTGTGTATGTGAAAGTCATTAAATGTAATAATCTCCATCCAGATGGACCCCAGAATCGTGTGTCCATTTATTATAAGAAGAGATTTTATAGACTAGCGGCCTAATACCAATATCCCATATTCTCCTCGCTCTCATAAAGAGGTTGGACATCATAGGTGGCGGCAGACCAATAATAAGAGCCATCATAGCAATACGCCTCCACAGAGCCATCGCGATGGAATTGGAAGAAGCTGCCTTGGTTACCATAGATACAATCCGTATGTTTATACGCGATTGCATCCGCTAGAGTAGGACGAGGATACCAAATCTTCACAGTCCCTGTCTCCTTCTCGGTCTGGGTAATCGTCCCATCCCACTCCCATACAATCTTTTTCACAGAATCATTATAAATCACATCATCATTCACGTAAGAGCAATTCACACCCTTCGGAATAGGAGCTAGTTCTAGAGTATGATATACCTTAGAACTATTCTTGAAGTGAACATCGACAGTCTGAAGCCAGGTCTTCATTTCTTCTTTTAGGACTTTATAATTGTTGGGCGGCAGCAGTCAATTTTTATTGGGGCAGCCTACATGACCCGCCTACATGCCCCCGCCGCCCTCATATCCGCCTTCCTTTGGAGGAAGGCAGATATTCGTATGGCATTGGCATCAATTGCCGCCGCCGAATGTGCTCATGCTCAGAGGGAGCAAGAACGGGCGCACCGTTCCTGTCTCGCCACCAGGCTCCGCCTTGCACTTGACCGTCGTCGTGGGGCACACAGGTCTCGGGCAAGGAGCAGGTGCAGGGCACGCCGGCGCCGGCGGGCACGTGACGGTAGGGCAACGAGGACGAGGGCAAGGAGGGCACTCACCCGCCTCCTTTCTGCACGCAGAGTTGTCGATAATCACCGGCTGCTGCTTGGGAATGCTGGACTTCAATACATACTTACTCAAATCGGCCACAGGAGGGCACTCCGTCTTTAACATATAGAGCGACATGTCGGGACACGCCTGGCAAGGAGGCACACTGGACTTCAGAACATACTTGCTCATGTCAGGCTCGCGACACGGAGGGCAGATGAGACGCGCCATACCTTTGCATCCACACTTTCCACCCGCCCTCTTACAAGACGAGCATCTAGGGATGCCGGCAAGACCCTCGGTTGTGAAACCTTCTGCTGAAGCTGCCTGACGGCGACCCATAAAATAGCCCACGCCCAGTAATACAAGAGCCAGTATAGCTAAAACGCCAGGGGTTAATTTTACAGGAATAACCGAGGCCATTATCCTCTTCTAATATAGCTAATTACATTCTCCAGCCCTTCCAAGAAACCGGGGGACATCCCATTTGCTCAGGAATACCAGGGTCAGCGTGCGTAGCCAGACGAGAGCACACCATCTTCGTATGCCCTCTCCAGCTATAGTCCTCGCTCACTTGCGCGCCTCTTGCTAAACAACCGAAATCATCGGGATTCATGCCGGCTTTGCGGATATTTTCCGTGACGGCTTCCGCCCTGACCTTCCAATCAAACTTGCCGATTTGGGTGGGAGCTTGCGAGGGAGGACGAGACAGGTTCTGGATTTTCTCCTCAAACTCGCCTCTTATCTTATCTCTCTCACCACTGAAGCCATCCAGCAGCCCGTCCATTACATCCCCAGATGATACGCCACCCTGCTTCGCAAACGAAGAATAGGCATTCTTGGCGTTCCACCCCGAAGCAATCGCCTGCTCTTTTGCGACCTCACTCGGACTTGTGTAAGAGAATGTTAAGTTGTAGGACATGCCCTTGAGAATCTCGTCAGCGTATTTCTCAAACAGTACCTCCGCCATCTGAGACCCAGAAATATCGCCAGCATCATAGGCGTTGAATAAGCTGCTCAGGCTTGAAAGTCCGCTGGCCGACATGAGTTTTCCAATACCGCCCGAGTTCGTGCCTAACGCCGGTAAGAAATTCTGGTAATCTGTGAGTTTGATAGGTATATCCGCGGCCTTCAGAGTTCCATTGTCTATGCGGGACTTTATGTTATTGACGAATTGGAGCATGCTTGTGAATACATTGACTCTTGCTTTAACGACGGGGTCGTTCGTCCCAGATTTCTGGAGTCTGACGATTTCCACGCTCAGCTTCGTGGATAAATCCTTCAGTTGGTCAACGGTGATCCGGGTGTCCGATGTGCTTGTAAAACCCTCTGTTGTTTGCAAACCCACAGAGGAAAGAGGCGCCTTGGGCTCATCCACCATCTTACTTCCCGCATAGGTGCGGTATTGACGCTGTAAGAATCGCAGATTTGACGCCATTTCTTCTATGTCAACGATGGCTAACTGCGGCTGTAGGCCAGGGCTGTTCTTCATGGCGGCCATCTCGTCTTTCACGCGCTGGTAATCGCCGTTGAATCGGGTAATGGGCAGGGACACGGAAGGGTCAGAGCTTCCCACCGACTTCAGTCCGGGCAATTCAGAGGCGGCAAATCCGTCCATATCCGCCTTCAGCGTGGCCAGCATTTTCGTGCTTCCCTTTTGCTGCGCCGGGTCTTGATAGGGCAGCGCATTATTCTCAGCGAGGCCAGCAATGGGGGCGGAAGGCAGGTCAGAAATACCCGTTGGCTCTTGAGAAGGCGCCTTCTGAGTAAGTGACGCAGGAGGAGGACCCTCTCTTGCTACAAACCCTTCCTTATACGTCCAATCCGTACAAGTATTCGTGATTATGGCAATGGTCAGTAAGACAAATGACACAACGACTAAAAGTCCGAGACCGTCCATCTCTCTCTGTTAGTTAGGTACAGAACATCCATAGCAAGGAACAGAGTCCTTGCGTATATAATCCGCCGGGTTCTTTCCAGGGATAAATCTCATAAAATCAGCACCCTGCTGGTCAGAGAAACTGTCAATACAAGAATCTGTTATGGTATCACCGTTGCAGCCAGAGGAATTGATAGCCGACAAGCTTCCATTGAGAAGCTCGTCGCGCACGGTCTGCCTCACATCGCCTATAATCGCCTTTTTCATTCTGTTGTAATAAGAATAGTCACCGCCGCCCTGATTGATTACAATGGGCGTTGCGGACGGCGTAGAAGTGGGCGTGCTCGTTGTCGTGCCAATCAACGACAGTAAATCCGTCAGGCTTAGACTAATCCGTGAGCCAGAACTATCAGATACATTGGCAAACTGCTCGCGCACGAATACTTGACCCACGAATAATACGGCCAATAGAACAGCAAAAGCCAGGGTAGTCCTGTCCATCTGTTTTGGCACAGCACTAAAAATGAAAGCGGATTTTCGATTTATGTGAAACCCCAAAACAATGTCTCTTCCCGTGCGGCATACCGCCGATGAATGTATTGAAGTGGGCGTAGATGAGGCTGGGCGTGGTCCTCTTTGGGGTCCTTTATATGCCGCCGCCGTCATTTGGCCACCTGAAGAGGATATGACGGAAGAGCAAAAGAAAATCGCCCCGCTCATCAAAGATTCCAAGAAACTCTCTGCAAAACGCCGGACTGCTCTTGCTGGGCATATAAAGGACGCCGCCCTTGCGTGGAACGTGGGAATCGTTACCGCCGCCGAGATAGATGAGATGGGCATGACAAAGGCAAATCAGCTGGCGTTTGAACGTGCTTTAGCAGGACTTAGCATCATGCCTGAGCGTATTATCATCGACGGCTGCCTTTCCATTTACAAGCAACCGTGGTCGATGATTCCTCAAGTTGTAGAGCCGGAAGCAGACGGCAAGTATTTGCCGGTTGCCGCTGCATCCATCTTGGCCAAAGTGGAACATGACGAGTGGATTATCAATTTCTGCGCCATCAATGAAAACGTGAGTGAGCGATATGATTTGCTCAATTGTAAAGGCTATGGGACGAAGAAACACCGCGACGGAATCCTGGAATTTGGAGTCCATGAGCTACACCGCCGCCTCTTCTTGCGGAAATTGCTTGGAAATACTAGTCAAAAAACACATTCTGAAGACTAAGGAAATCATCAGAATCGGTTTTTATTAGAAAAAGCTACGCATATATGATGCATATTTACTTGCGGCTCTTGCGGCTCTTGCGCTGCTTGCGGCTCTTGCGCTCCTTGCGGGTCTTGCGCTCCTTGCGCTCCTTGCGCTCCTTACGGCTCTTACGCTCCTTGCGAGACTTACGTTCCTTACGGGCAGCAGGGGGCATCTTATATTAGTTCCTGCGATTTTTTACAAGGGTCTTTCCAGAACCCTTTGTAACAAAACCGCCAAATCCTCCGCCTGTTGCTCCAAGCCGGTATTTCCATAAACGAAATGCCCCTGGTCGCCATTTATTGCCAGATGAATCGGCCTTCCTGACTGCCCCGCCCTACAACGCACGACCCATTTCGCCGATTCATACGCGAAAACCTGCGAGTCGTTTAAGCCCGTTCGGACAATCTGCCAAATCCCAGGCGTTCCTTCCACGCCCAGCGTCTCCATCGGAGACCAGCGGAGAACGGAGGCGAAATCGGAAAGCCGCTCTTCCGGAAGTCCGAACTCGTCCATCTCCAAATCGGTAAGCGGGAGTGTCCGATTCGTCACTGTCCGTAAAACGTCCACATACGGCACTTCCATATATGCGCCACCAAACAAATCCCCATTCGGAAATCTTGCACACAAGCCTCCCGCCCACAGCCCCCCAGCCGAGCGACCGTATATGACCGTGCGTGCAGCAGGCATATGTACCACCTTCCTGGCAGCCAAGACAACCGCCTCAGCATCCTCTAACACAGAGCATCGCCCCGCCCTACGACCTGCATCTTCCCATTCAGGAGTATGGTCGCCGCCCCCACGATACATGGCAAAGCATATCGCCCATCCTCGTTTTAGTAGGGGTGTCCAGCGAATTGTGGAAAAGGAAGAAGATAATCCATATGCGGAATATGCTGGAATGAAAAGTCCCTGTGCCCTGCGCCTTTTCGGCAAAACCATTACAAATGGTATCATCGTCCCATCACGGCTCCGAGTGCTGCGCCATGTCACATTATGGGTAGGCGAATGCACAGAAGGGGGGACATGGCCTGTGTGCCGCCACCAAAGCGGCTGGGCGGCTGGTGTTATGAAACGAATCCAAGAGCCGCCGAATGGGTCTACCATGATATTACCGACTCCTTGCCACAGGCTAATAGGCGCAGCCCCCTTGCGAAGCCTCCAAAGAGTTCTCATGCCATACCAACGAGTTATGAGAAGTGCGCGGCCTGTATATAGTGACTCAGGCACTGCGCGCACAAAACTCGGAAACCAGAGGCCGAGGCGACGAAGACCTTGTGAGGTCTCCCAGCCTTTTCTGCTTCCCTGGCTTTCTCCGCCAGTCCATACAAAATATTCTCCTGCCTTATCGCCCAGAACAAATCGCCGAGAGGCGGGAGATGTACCTTCCAGCTGTGATTTTACAGAGTCCCCAGAAATCTCTAAGATATCTTGTTTCGGCCCCGATTGCCTACGCAAGAATACACAGTCATCGCCTCGCATTAACTCCAAATTGTAACTGGAGTCCTTTTCTTCGTATTCTATTTTACGGCCAGCACCCGTGGCCGCGTCAAAACTGAGGCAACGGTAATAAATAAGACGATTCTTCACTTGTACGGTGTAACATCTGTCGCCTACCACTGCAACATAAGGCCCCACCCCATGAGCCGTCCAAACCGGCTTTTTTATGCCGCGTTTATAACAGCATAGCACGTATTCTTCCTTCCCTTCACCCCACTCTTCTATGACCCAAGCCGTGGAAGAGTTCGCCCATATATTCGCCACGAGGTTTCCTTCTTGACTGGAGGCAGTGGAGGCAGTCGAGGCAGACCATTTCCATAAATAAGCGCTGTGCCCGAGATGTGCAACCCGTGCGTCGCCTACCTCAAATCGCATCTCCTCGGATACATGACTGGCATCTAGGATTGTTTTTCCCATCTCGCGTATCAGATCCTTCTTATCGGAAACTAGAGCCGTCCAACGAGACTGCTCTTCCTTAAGAAAGCTGTTCCAACGAGCAGATTTCATAGACTCCATCCAATATAAATCGTCCTTCCAGGTTATTCCGTGGAGACTTCTCTCCATCTGTAGAATAGGTCTAAAATTGGTCGGCAAGAATACGTGTAGAACGATTCTATGGCAGCTACGCCTCCTACGCCGCCCACAGCTCATCCAATTCATATTATCTATAACAAATCCAATACGTTTGGATTGAGGCAAGATGCCGAGCTTCTCAAGAAGGCTCTTGCGCCCATGCCCGTGAAAGAAGTAGATCCTCTGGAGCCATCAACTTTCTGTGGAATTGCCATACATTTGGAAGTTCCTGTGTATTCCGTCATGGCACTGGCGACGGTGAATATTTTTGTCATTAATCCTGAATGGTGGGAAGATTCTTGGAATGCCTATTTATCCAAGGCGGAGCTTCTCATATTCAAATGCCAGGCGGATAGGGAGAGATTTCTTGTCGATAGACCTTCCGCCGCCTCCGTATCATCCGTTGTCCTGCCTTGGACTTCTCCTGTGCCCTTGTCTGCCTTTGGTACACAAAAGGCTCCTGATGCCCTTGGAGCCCCCAGTCCCTGTATCTGGCTTCTTGGCGGCTCGAAGCATAAGCGGGAGGCGGCCGAGCATATCTTGCCCCTCTGGAAGGAAGACTGGCCGCATCTGGATGTTTATACGACGAGTCCTCTTGCCTTTCCTGCAGAAGCAGAAGCAACTCCAGCAAACGTAACCATCCACGTGAAAGATCTCACATCAGAAGAATGTAGAAAAATCCAAGCCGCCTCTCCCTGTCATCTGATTTTCAGCGCGTCCGAGTCCCTGTCGCTGTGTAGCCTAGAAGGCCAAGCAGCGGGAGCGTTCTTAATAGGAAATAGTTTGCCCACATACACAGAAAGATTTGCAGATTCTTTATCCGTTTATCTGACGCCCTCCACGCTCGTCCCCAACAATGCCGGCCAAAAGGACACATTCACTTCTCTTACACAATCCGATTTACAGGCCGCAATGGACAAGTTTTCTGTGTCTAATACCCAAGATGTGAAGAGACTCCAACAAACGGCTTTTATACGGCGATATGCCGAATTCCGTGACTGTGTAAAAGGAATTGTGGAGAGATATCCGAATACTGTGCGTCCTGTTCGGTATTTGTCCGATGAGGAGTTGCCTAGTATTAGCGTCGTCACTTTGCTGTATAATCGGCGGAAGTTCGTCGACCTCGCCATTCATAATTTATTGGCGACAGATTATCCGAAGCATAAGATTGAGTGGGTGGTGGTCGAGGATTCCGATATCACGGAGGAGCAGGCGGCGGATAAGGTGCTGAAATTTGGCCGTGAATCTGCGCCTCTGTCGGTTTCCTATATTCCTGTTCCTTCGACGTTCAAGATTAAGAACAGTATTGGAATGAAGCGGAATACGGGCATTATGCGCTCTCAAAACGAGATTATAATTTTCATGGACGACGATGACCATTATCCGCCTTCGTCATTCAGGAGACGTGTATCCACTCTTTTGACACATTCCTGGAAACCTGCGGCGGTAGTATGTAGTACAATCGCCTGTTACGATTTGATACACGGCATCTCATATGTGAATACGCCTCCTTGGAATCTCCCTTTGAAGCAGCGTGTTTCTGAGGCGACTCTCTGCTTTCATAAGATTTGGTGGGCTGCAAAGGAATTTCCTGAAATCAATATGGGAGAGGGCGAAGGGTTTTTGGAGGGGCGTGAAACGGATGTGGTTGAACTTCAACCACAGCAGATTATTGTGGCAATGAGCCATTCAGCAAATTCCAGTAGTCGCAGGATAGGGTCAAGCGCCGGCGATAAGCCGTATTGTTTCTGGGGATTTCCTAAGGAGTTCCTGAAATGGCTGCACGGAATTGTGGGGGTGGAGATAGAGTTGGATTAAATGGCGATTTTAAGATATTCATGCCATACTTGGGAGCCCCCTGGGACCCCTGGGGGTCTGTGGGGACTTGAAGAAATTCTTCATCTTCTCTATAATCAACGACAGAAGGCACAAGGCTTTGCGATAAAGAAGGGAAGTTTGAGGTCATATTACAAGCCTTTAGTGTATCATTTGGTGTAAGCGGCACATTCATCATTTCCATAATGAAAAAGAATAAGGGGTCTGAGCGCAGTTGATTCACAATCTCCCTAAATTCACTGCTACATGTAATTACTTGCCATTGAGCTAATTCTTGTAGATTTTGTAAGTTTTCAATCGTAAGCTTCGCTAAAATATTTAATTTGTCAAAGCCCTTGAAGGTTAGCTCTTTCCCCAGTGGTTTTAATTTCTCGTTTGCCTTGCCCTTCATATCTTCTAGTTTTTCTTGTAGGCTGCTAAACATATTTGTAACGCTCGTAAGAGATTCTTCCATACGTTTTTTAATTATATCTGGAGGTAGTATTGATATACACCATATGAAAAATCCTACTATTGCAGATTTTGTCCCCTTGAATACAATCTCTACAATTTCTGTTCGCAAGGAAGGGTTTATTAAAATCCAGACATTGACGAAATATTTTGCGATTGTTCCAACCGCCACTCCTGAAGGGCTGATAAGTCCTACAGAAGTTAGCAGAGCCTGTCTCCATTGTCCAGAAATGATTTCTTCCAATAAGACTAAAATAGTCAGAGGCGTATCCTTCTGGCCTACAAGAGCACGGCTTACACGTAGGCAATCCAGGAGAGTGAGTAAAAGATATAAGGCGGGTTGAAATGGAACGCCTGGATAAGGTTGTCCAGCTGCCTTTAAAGCATATGCCTGTGGACCCAGCGGAATATCAAAATTTGTCATCTTTTTGAAAGGTCCACTGAGTTTGGCCATATACTCATCAATATCTGCAGTTTTTTTGATAAATGCTTGTAACATTGCATCCAGAGATATATCTTCGGATTTTAATTGAGAAAGTGCATCGGCGATTTTAGTGACTATACTCCCATCATTGGTTAGAGTTAAATTACCTCCTTTTTGCACAGGAGCAGAAGGATCAGCGGCAGAAGACGCAAGGCTAGAAGACGACGCCGCAAGGCTAGAAGAACCCTTTAACACCTCACGTATCCACGGAGCGGATTTGAATATAGTTTCCACGTTTGCCTGCTCTTTGAATCCAAGAATCGGCTGCCCATAATCATTGACTACTTTGGAAGACCAGCCGTCTTTACCGTTTTCTTGTAAGAATGAAGTGAGTAGCAGACAGCCATTTGCAAAAAATACATAGAGATTTTCTTGTAATTCGTCGGGTGAAGTATCCGTTGCCAGTTTTTTTAGTCTATCTACATAGGAAGTAAATTCCTCCATCTACCATGCTCCAAGTTTATATTGCTCTAACTTCCACACATCAAACAGTCCTCGCCTGCCTCTGCCGCCGCCTTTGCCTCGGCCAAACGCTTCCTGAAATCGGCAATGTCTTTCTTCTTCTGCTGCTCCTGCTCCTGCTCCTCCTCGGATGAAACGGAAGATGCCTCATCGTCATCGTCAGACGACTCGTCACCATCGCCCTCATCTTCTGCCCCGCCTGCAGAAGCAGAAGCAACACCACCTGACACCGCCGCCAGAAGACGAGGATCCACCGTGAATTTCTGCGCCATAATCGGCGCCTTCGTCCTCAGATAGTAGCAGCCCGTCTTCAGCCCATTCTTCCAGGCGTGGAAGTGCATGCTCGTAAGCTTGGCGTAGTTCGGGTCTGCCACGAACAAGTTCAAGCTCTGCGACTGGTCAATGAAAGCCCCCCGCGCCGCCGCCATATCAATCAAGCACCTCTGCTTCAACTCCCAGCCAGTCTTATAGCGTGCCTGGATTTCGGCGGGAATCTTGGCAATCCCCTGGACACTGCCGTTGCGCGCAACAATCTCCTGCTTCATCCCATCTGACCAAATACCCGCCTCCATCAGCTCAGCAAGAAGGTACTTGTTCACCATGATAAACTCGCCCGCCAGCGTCCTGCGCGTATACAAGTTGCTCGTGAAAGGCTCAAAGCACTCGTTGTTCCCCAGGATTTGCGACGTGCTTGCAGTAGGCATCGGCGCAATCAGCAAAGAATTCCGCATCCCCGTCGCCGCCGTCGCCCGCAGCCCAGCCCAATCCAGAGTCCCGTCCTTCTCCGTGAGAGGCGTCACGTTCCACAGGTCAGGCTGTAGCTTGCCGGCCGATGCAGGAGAGCCGGCGAACGACGAATACGCCCCCTCCTTGACCGCAATGGCCGCCGACTCGGCAACCGCCGCAAAGTAAATGTGCTCAAAGATGCGCTGGTTGAGGTCGGCCGCCGCCGCCGACTCCCACTCCAGCTTCAGTGCAGCGAATACATCCGCCAGACCTTGAACACCCAGGCCAACAGGGCGATGGCGCATGTTGCTGCGCTCCGTCTCCGCCGTAGGATAGAAATTCACGTCAATCACACGATTCAAATTGCGAATCGCCACAGCCACCACCCGCCGCAACTCGACAAAGTCAAATGTGGGCCCTGAGGAACCCTCTGACACAAATGCAGGAAGGGACAGAGAAGCCAGGTTACATACGGCGGTCTCGTCAGGCGACGAATACTCAATAATCTCCGAGCAGAGGTTGCTTGACTTGATAGTCCCCAGATTTTGCTGGTTGGACTTGGAATTCGCCGCATCCTTGTACAGCAAATACGGCGTCCCCGTCTCCATCTGCGCATCCAGGATTTGGAACCACAGCTTTTGTGCGCTCACCTTCCTCCGCGCCCGCCCCTCGGCCTCGTATTTGGCATACAAAGCACGGAACTCGTCGCCCCACACCTCCGCCAGCCCAGGCGCCTCGTCAGGGCAGAAGACGCTCCACTCTCCATCCGCCTCCACTCGCTCCATGAACAAGTCAGGAATCCAGAGGGCATAGAACAAATCACGCGCGCGCTCCTCTTCCACACCCGTATTGAGCTTCAGCTTCAGGAAATCCTCAATGTCGGCATGCCAAGGCTCTAGATAGACGGCGAAACTCCCGTTGCGCCGGCCGCCCTGATTCACATATCGCGCCGTATTGTTGAATACACGCAACATGGGAACAAGGCCGTCGCTAATGCCGTTCGTCCCACGAATACCCGAGCCCTTGGCGCGAATATTGTGGCAGTGCATGCCAATGCCACCGGCATACTTACTAATGGCCGCACAATCGCTCAGTGTCTTGAAGATGCCCGAGATGGAATCGGAATCCATGGCCACGAGGAAGCAAGAGCTCAGCTGAGGACGAGGAGTGCCAGCGGCAAAGAGAGTAGGCGTGGCGTGCGTGAACTTCTTGTTGCTCAGCAAGTCATAGGTCTCAAACGCACGCTCCAAGTTATCCGACCAAAGGCAAAGAGCCACGCGCATCCACAGATGCTGAGGACGCTCACGAATCACGAGCTTGGAGTCCTTCAGAAGATACGACTTTTCCAGAGTCTTGTAACCGAAATAATCCAGCTTATAATCGCGCTTGTAGTCAATCGCCGCCTCAATGGCAGCGGCCTTCTGAGGATCGGCGCATAACGCAAGAATACTGGGGTGAATATAACTTACCGTCTCGCCCGTTTTCTCATTCTTCTGTGACGAAAGGCAGCGCATCACGTTGGCAAAGTTAGGCTCCGTCTCCTTGTGATGATTGCCAATCGCAATCACACTCGCAAGAGTCGCCCAATCGGGGTGCGTCGTCGCCAGAGAAGCCGCCAGACGTGCCGTCAGCTCATCCAGCTCTGTGGTCTTCACGCCGTCATAAATTTGCGTCAGAACTTGCTGGGCGAGGCCGTCGGGATTGATATGGAGACCACGAGCGGCCTTGCGGATTCGCTGCAGAACCTTGTCGAAGCTGATGTTCTCAAACGAGCCGTTGCGCTTAGTCACTCGCATACTAAGAGACATTTGGACTTTGGTAGGACATAAAAAAGCGTAAGCCGCCGCGGTCAATTTTTAGTTTATGCGTCAAGCTCCGCTTATCCTAGTCGCTTCGCTTACTCAGGCGCCCCCTTCTGCATACTCATCGTAAGGCGACTCTGTGTAATAATACGGCTGCTAATACACATCGACTCCATCTCCTGGAGAAGCAATTTGTATGCATAGGGTATCTCAATCGCACTGAAATTCGTCGTGTTCCCGCAGCCACGACAGTTCCACACCCCCTCCACCGGGTTCGCAATACAAATCAGCCCGCAGTCCTTACAGGAGAAGCAGCGGAACGCGTCAGAGCATTCCATCAGCCGCTCCTTGGTGAACTCCGCCATGCCGTGCGCAACCACGCAATCTCGCTCCATCTCGCCGAAACGCAAACCACCCTCACGAGCACGCCCCTCTGCCGGCTGGCGAGTGAGCATAACAAGAGGCCCCGACGCACGGCTGTGGAGCTTGTCCGCCGAGCAGTGCCGCAACCTCTGGTAAAACACCGGCCCCACGAAGATGTTCGTCTCCATCTGCCGGCCAGTAAAGCCGTTATATAGAATCTCATTGGAATACGGCTCCATTCCAAGTCCGTCTCGCAGCAAAGACGCCAGGCCATCCACCGTGCAATTCCCAAACGGCGTCCCATCGCCCAACGCCGCCACCTCGCACCCCACCTTGCCAAGCAGCGTCTCCATCAGCTGCGCAATCGTCATGCGGCTAGGAATACAGTGCGGGTTAATAATGATATCCGGCACGACGCCTGACGCGGTCTGGGGCATATCCTCGGCATTCAGAATCATCCCACACGTCCCCTTCTGCCCGTGACGACTGGAGAACTTGTCGCCAATCTCAGGCACACGGTCCTGCCGCACACGCACCTTGGCGAAACTATAACCCTCCCCATTCTTATTCCGAAAGATTCGGTCAACCCAGCCGATTTCGTTGTTGCGCATCGTGCGAGACACGTCGCGATACTTCTTCGTGCCCGCGGGAATCACCATCCCCGTGGGAATGCGAAGAGGAACCACCTTACCAATCAAGATATCATCGCTGTCCACATAGGCATTCTCTGGCACAAACCCGTCCTCGCCCAACTTTTCGTAGTTGGCGTTCTTCATTTGCCGAGTAATCTGAACATCCGGCTTGTGGAAACGCTCCTCCTCACCGCTGCTCTGGTTCTTCTTCTCCTCGTCCTTGTACGTGCGGTAGAAGATGCTGCGAAAGCCGCCCCGCTGCAGGAACGCCCGATTAATCATCACGGAATCCTCCTGGTTATAGCCCGTATACGTCATAATCGCCACTACGATATTCTGCCCACTCGGCATCTTCTCCGAGCCGTAGAACTTGCTGACGAACGGCGACACTAGCGGAATCTGCGGATAGCAGAGCAAGTGCGACATCGCATCAAATCGCTCCCTATAGTTCAAAGCATACATCCCCATCGCCTGCTTCCCCATCGCCGACTGATAGGCATTTCTCGGCGACTGGTTGTGGTCAGGAAACGGAATGTTAGACGCCAGTGAGCCGAGGATACACGACGCATGAATCTCCGAATGGGTCTTCATCGTATCGCTCACCACCTCCCCGTGGCTCATGGCAATCAAGCAACCCTCCGTCTCACCAGGGTCAATGTACTCAATCAGGTGATGACCCCCTACCGGCGTCTTCCATAGAATCAGCTCCTCCCAGGTCGTCATTGCATGAATCACACCCTCTAACCCAGATGTAAGAACCTCCCGAAGAGCCGGCGCATAGAGAAGAGGCCGCAGCATACGACCCGCCTCGGTGGTAATCCACAGCTCCTTCAAACTCATCTTCCAAATCACGCCCGTCTGCGGGTGGAGGCGGCACTCGCGCTTCGCCTTGCGCAAGGCCTCAATCGTCCGAATCGTGTTATCCGGCTTACACATACCAATCCACGCCCCGTTCAAGAAGATGCGGGTTCCTGAATGCTTCTCTAACACACTCGTGGCCACCAAAGAATCCAGTGTTCCCATATCCACGAGGAAATCATAGACACACCGAGGGTTGCTGAAGATGCTGACAATCGCCGTGGTCGCCATGTTCTTCACCACGCCTACGGAATGACCCTCTGGCGTCTCGGCGGGACAGATATATCCCCACTGCGAGTTGTGAAGCTTGCGAGGGGCGATGAGCTTGCCCGTCTTCTCAATGGGCGTGCTAATACGACGCAAGTGCGAGAGACCTGAGATGTAGTTGAGGCGATTGAGAACCTGACTCACACCGTTCTTGCTCGGCCCACCCGCCTTTGCCGAGCCGAAATTGCCCGTGGCGAGACAGGTTTTCATGCCCACCTCCAAATTCGTGGATTTAATAACCTTGTGGATATTGCTGATATTGAGAATCTCCTCAAAGTTCCCCGTGGCCTTCCAGCTACCGCCGTGGATTTCCTTCGCCAGATATGTCTTGATGTCCTTCACCAGCATCGTGGCGAAATGCGTGCGAAACAGATTCGCAAGCAAGAATCCAGGCAAATCTACACGCTTGTTGGGATACGAATCACGGTCGTCGTTCTGGATACGACCGATACTCACCCAGAGCACTTTGCGGGTCATGTGTGCAAGGAAACACGCCTTCTCATATACCTTCTCCTCCGTGCCGATGTGGGGGAACAGCTCCTCGGAAAGAATATCGCGCACCACCATCTGAGGACGGCTTCCACGAGTAGACCAGGTCTTCACATAAGTGGCCAAACACTCCAGAGCCTGCTCCTTCGTCTGGACGTGCGCCGCCTCGGCAATAGACTCGTCAATGATGCTGTCGAAACTACTGTCGCCTTCTGCTCCGAAAATCAACTGAATCACCTCCTTGTCTGACGTGAGGCCGAGTGCGCGGAAGAGAATAAACAGCGGGATGGGCGCCTTCATGCGAGGCAGCGTTGCCCGAAGCAGAATAATCTGCGAATTCTTCGGATGATACATCATGCGCACGGAGTTTGATTTGGGAACTTGGTCATTGTCCGGTCCAATGGACTTCACCTCAATGACCTCCATCTCCTTCGCCGAATTCCGGTTGTTCCGAAAGACGAACGGCCGATTCTCCGACATCCGCTCCTGGCTGATACAGACACGCTCGCCGCCCTGGATGATGAAATATCCGCCCATGTCCTCGGCGCACTCCCCTACTCGTGCAGGGTTCATGTGCGCCTGATTCTTCAGCAAGCAATACTCGCTGCCCACCATCACGGGAATCTTCCCGAGATGGACGTTGGGGAAGAGCCGCTTCCGAATACACTGCTTTCCGCCGTTGGTGTTATCAATCTCAATATACGTCACGTTGATATCGACGAAGAGGGGCGCGGCGTATGTGAGATTGCGAAGCCGTGCGTCATTGGGCATCATTGGGAGAACGGCACCATTGTTCTCAAAGATAGTGGGCTTCTTGAACTGGGGATTGCCGAATTCAATATGAACCTCGTATTCACGGTTGATAGGACCAAGCGGAGTAGCAACCGACTCATCTTTTGCACCCATCAACGCATTTGCCGCGGAAGTACTAAGACCCGTGGCAGAGGCCAGGGCAGAGCGAGGACCGCTGAGAGGAATCTCAGGGCTTCCGCGCACAATTACGGGATTCACCATCGTAACAATCTCTGGAATATCCACGTTCATGAAGTGGTTGAAACTCTCTAGCTGATGGCTGACAATCTGCTGGCCATCGGCTTGTGTAAAATAGAGTTGCAGTAGCCTCTGCCACAACTCTGCTTCAGGCTCGGCATACGAAGTCATTATTTGGGACTTGCTTATCTGGCGAATAAATAATTCAACTTTTAGTAGGGCCTATTCAATAGATGGGCGACAACGTGAAAAACGTTGTGATTAGTGGTGGCGCAATGGCGGATTTTGAAAAAAGAAGGGGAACAACAAGGAAGGCTAGAACCCCACAGACAGGTGGTTTTGATACGGCTCCTGGACCGGCTATAGTAATGGGGGCGATGAATATCTCAAAAATCGGATCGTTCCGTAAAAATATTGGAGGGGCGTTCCAATCTGGAGGGGCTTCCTCTGGAACCGCGCCTTCTTCTAGCCTTGCAGCGTCGCCCGCTCCAGCACGTGTTCCTCTACCAAGTGCTGGTAGTGCAGGCAGTTCTGTGTCTCCGCCTACCACCAACACGCCCCCTGCCCCTACCGCCTCTGCTGCCCCAGGCCAAACAGGCGGTGCCAAAAAGAAGAGCCTTGTTCTCGCTCCTCCTAAGAAACAGACGAGAAAATCCAAGGTGCATCTAGCTCCCCCGGCTTCAAAAGACAAGAAGCCAGCTCAAAGCCTCAAAACCACCCGCAAAATCCGTGTGCATCTAGGGGGTCTGAAGAAACGCTTATGTAGAGCAAAGACTATAAAGCACGACAGTCGCAAGAAACCCATCTCAGAAATCCGTCGCACCCTAGAGGAGGCGAAACTCGTGAAGCCGTGTGCCAACGGTAAAGAAGTCCCTGAAGATGTTTTACGAACCATCTTCCACGACTATATGCTGCTGAGAAATAGGGTCTTATAAATCTTTTTGGAGAGAATTATTATAATAATGATTGATTGGCACAAGGCGTTGTAGAAAGCCGAATACACCTCCCACATGCTGTCTGTCTAACAAAGGAAGAAATATCCATTGAATGGGGACAACAAAGAGATAACTTGTTATGCGCATCCACCATTGTGTAAAAGAGGATACTGTACTTCCCCTTTTACACACGCTCGTGCCGCTCAGATGTTTGAGTAAAGGCAAATCGTCTTTATGGACGATTTTATATTGTGCGGCCATTCTATCGACGCCTGCAGGAGATTCTACGCCTCCATGCACCAAATCGCAATCAAATAGAATGCGAGTTCCCTTCTTTCCACTGAGAGTTATGGGCAGACCCCATGTCCAACGCGCGTGACTCCCTGGCGCAACAGATAAGAAATTCCCGTCGTATTCGTATTGTAGCATGGTATATGTTGGGTATTTTGTCTTGAATATTGTTTTGGAGCTGGTGATATCACGGTGATACGTGAATATAGGCGGTCCTAGTAGAGTATACACATAATCCATAAATACATATCCTTCAGGGAGATGCTCTATAGTAGTCCCTTGGTCTGGTGAAAGAACTAAATATCCATCTTTTTCCATTCTGTCTAAGCCCGGTCTAAGTAAAAAACGCGCTTATTATTTAAGATGTCGTCCATGACAGAGTTATATAGAAGTTTCTACACAAAGTATCGTCCCATCTATGGGCCAGATACTTGTGTTTTGCTGCTCGTCGGCAAATTCTATGAGCTGTTTGATTACATTGACCCACAGACACAAGAACCTCTTACACCCATAAAGAGAGTATGTCAAATCATGAATATTGCGTTGAAAGAGAAACCAGGCCATGGACCCGCTGGTGAAATCGGTTTGTGGGGAGGAGTTCCAGAACAGAGTCTCCACAAATTCGCCCAGACACTGACGGGTCAAGGATGGACGGTCGTGGTAGTAGACCAAGTAAAAGATGGAGCGAATCGTGTGACGGATAGAATCCCTACTCGTATTCTCAGCCCTGGAACACACGTGGAAATGGCTGGCCAAGAAAGGATGAGTGTTGCTGGGTTATATATCAGCCAAAATAAAACAGCAATTGCTATAAACGACTTGACAACAGGTGAGGTGATTACGTATGAGACCCCGCAAGCCGACGAGATTCTCCATCTCTTACAAATATACTGTGTAAAAGAGATTATTTATTTATCTGAAGCCCCAGGTCAAGGCCAAGGCCTGGAAGAAGTCCGTGCCAAATACGGAATTCGTTGTGGGCTTCATCTGGCTCCATATACGCCTCTCAAAGGCGCTGCCGCTGAAGAATATTTCCGCCGCATGTTCCGCGTAAAGACACTCATGCCTCTTCGCAGTGCATTGAGTCTTGGGGATTCTCTCGCCATAGATGCAGCATTGTTTGTATTACTACGTTTTGTAGAAGACCATTTCCCTTCGCAATCTGAGCGTCTCACAGGCCATATTACATACAATCCTGAAAACCATATGCGGCTATCCAATAATATTCTGGAACAGTTGAATATCATAACTGGGCGAGGTGAAAAATCTGTGATAAATCTTTTGGACAGGACTTTCTCGGCCATTGGAAAACGTGCTCTGCGCGAACGTATTCTCAGACCGATTACTTCTTTAACACAACTTCAGGCGAGATGGGAGCAGGTGCAGTATAGCATGGGTATGGAGCAAGGGAAACGGAAAATTATAGAGAGAGACTTGCGTGGTCTATATGATATCCCTCGCCTTCATTATAAAATAGCTTCAGGCTCTTTGTCTTCCGAAGATATTCTCCAATTATTCCACAGTTATAGCGCGAGCGCGTGTTTGATAGAAAATCTGAGGGATGGTAATTTAGCCATAGATGTACAAGTAGAATCCAAGATTTCCGAATATCGCAAATTATTCAATGAAACATTCGATGAATCCAAGGCCGCCGCCAGGTCAAACGAGGCACCGATTGGTTTTCTCACCGCCGAGGCAGGCCCACATACTTCCGCCATAGAGCAGTATATAGAGAAAATCACAGCCGACTGGGAAGCAGTACTAGAAAAATTCGCGAAATCTCTGGGAGTCCCATCAGAAAGTTTTGTCTTGAAACTCGATTCTTCAGGGGAATATTATCTGGAAGCTCCCCGCAACCTGACGAAAATCTTAGAGCAGTCTGCAAAGACTAATCCAGTAAAAAGCCTCTCTATAGAATCCAAGAAATCTGGACCTATTCGGGTTACGTTTGCAGAATTCTACGAATATTCCGAAAAGCTGCGGACATCCTTCATTCGCCTCAATAATACTCTGGCAAAAGAATGCTTGGCCGCCTGCGACCGCCTGTGGGAGTGTGTAAAAGGTGTTCAGGATGCTTGGATTGAATGGTTGGGGTCGGTTGATGTGACCTTTGCGTTTTCCGCGGTCGGTGCTGCCTATGATTGGTGTATTCCTTCCCTCGGCGACCATTTAGAGATAGAAGGACTTCGTCATCCTTTACTGGAAACGCAACAGACGCGCGAGAGCTACGTGAAACACGATATTTCTTTGGACGGCGGTTGGCTCATTTATGGGGTGAATGCGAGCGGGAAATCCAGTCTGATGAAGGCTGTAGGGATTGCAGTTATTCTAGCTCAAGCTGGATGCCCTGTCCCTGGAAGCGCCATGCATATTAGGCCATATGATGCGGCGTTTAGCAGAATCTGGAACAATGATAATATCTGGGCAGGACTGTCCTCCTTTGCCGTGGAAGTCCAGGAGCTCGCCGAGATTCTCAGGCTATCTACGGCGAATAGTCTTGTGCTGGGAGACGAGGTGTGTAGCGGAACAGAGAGCAGCTCGGCCACTTCGCTCGTTGCTGCGACCCTTGAGCATTTACAGGCAAAGGGCACGCATTTCATGTTCGCCACACATCTCCACGATTTAATGAAAGTTCCAGGGCTGCTGTCTTTACAAGACAAAGCCTTGAAAGCCTTGAAAGCATTGAAAGTCTGGCATCTCCGTGTGATTACGACACTCGATGGGAAACTGATTTACGACAGAACGCTTCAACCCGGCAGCGGGAAATCCACGTATGGTCTGGAAGTCGCCAAGGCGATGGGTCTTCCCACAGACCTAATGCTAAGAGCCTACGCAATTCGTAGGCATCTGGGCGGCGAAGCCTCAGCTGACGAGGCTCCGAAAAGTGCATGGAATCCTCTTATGCGCAGAGAAACATGCGAGCACTGTAAAAATTCGTTTGTCCGTGGCTTGGAAGTACATCATATCCATGAGCGGGCGAACGGCGGGGGCAATTCCCTGAGAAATCTGGCGGTCTTGTGCGACGCCTGCCATGACAAACACCACGCCAATGAAATCACCATAGCACCTCTTACACAGACTTCCGAGGGACTTGAGAGATTTTCTTATACAGGTCCTTCTGCTTCTTCTTCCGTTGCAGCAAGTGCTAAGGCAGCAAAGGAAACAAGGTGGAGCGTGGATGAAATGGAAACCATCAAATCCACAGCTCTTAAATTCAAAGGGAGGCCTCTTGCAAGGATTTCGGCGGCCATACAAGAAGAGCATCATATACACATAACACCTGCCGCTCTAAAACGCCTGATTACTCAGATGTAGGCTGCTGCTGCTGCTGCTGCGGCATCATGTTGGGAGGGAGAGCCACGTATGTCATCTGGCCTTGGGAACCCTGGGGTCCAGGGGGGCCAGGAGGACCAGGAGGACCAGGGGGTCCAGGGGGACCAGCCTGCCCGTAAGGACCAGGCTGCCCAGAAGGACCAGGATGCCCATCATTGCCAGCAGGGCCAGCGGGACCGGCGGGGCCAGCGGGGCCAGCGGGACCAGCGGGGCCGGCGGGGCCAGGCGGCCCTTGTACAACAGTGGGCTGCGCACCGCCACCAGCCTTCAGCTCAAGAACCATCTTCTTCAGCTCCACGATATCGGCCTGAAGAGAGAGAATCTCACGACGGAGAGGGTTGCTGCGCTGGAAATTCAGTCCGCTCAGATTCAGAACAGACGACATCACAAGTTTCTGGAGTCAAGGCATTTTCTTTTACCGGGGGTATGAACGCAGAGCCGCTAAGGCAACCCGGAGGTTTTGTAAAATTTGATTTCCAGGGTCAAGCCAGAAGGAAGTCCCTCCAACATGATCATTCCTATCCGGTGTATGAGTTGCGGAAATGTCATTGCAGACAAGTGGAATTGGTATAAAACACAGCTCGGCAAGCTTCGTAAATCGGAAGAGAGATTTTATATGGATGGCAGCCAAATCCCTAAGACGGTTGAGCTGGAGCTGATGAATCGCCTCGGTTTCAAGCGCCCCTGTTGCCGCAAGCACTTTCTAACACACGTGGATTTGATGGACAAGGTTTAGGGTTCCAAAGGGTCAAAGGGTCAAAGGGTCAATGGGCCTTTATATAAAATCCTAAATCATTTCAGATGGAGTTATTCGTTCCAGGGTTAATCGTATTGCTGGTATCAGCTTTTTTCATATTTTTGATTCTCCCTAGAATGGGTTCAATGGTATTGGCGATTGCCTCATTATTGGCACTGATTGCCGTTGGAGTTCACCACTATTCTCAGTTCTATACGGAATACAGGCTCAGCACCTGGCAGAACACTCTTACAGCATATGCGCCTTGGGTCACTCTCGGATTTGCACTGATTGTGATGGTATCTTCTATCATATTCTTTGTTAGCGGCGAAGAGACACGTGGGAAAATAGCAAATGCCGTCAGCACTCCGATGGAAGCTATTCAAGATAAGGTGGCGGAAGCGGCAGCTATCATGCCTTCCGCCGCCTCGGCGACGAATTCCGTCACAGCTGGCATCAACAATCTGATAAAGAACTCTACTACCACCACGAATAGCTCAGCGCAGCAGCAGCAGCAGCAGCCAAACGCCTCTCGTAGAAATAATACAGTAAAGTCTCCGAATATTCCTGGGGCTGGATTCTCAGCTTCAGGTCTATAATATAGAATCTACCATTAGAATGGTCAGAAAGACGAGAAGGCTGAGTAAGAAGGCGGGGCCCGCGGGAGCTGCTCCTGCTTCTGCTTCTGCTGCCTTGACAATCCCCCAGCTCCGCAAATCGTTTGAACATATAGAGAAATTCGTGAAGACGAAGGTGCTTCATATGTCAGAAAAGGAAGGCCTCAAAGCCTTTTGCAAGGAGTGGAAGAAGACATTCGGTACGATAAGCGAGGAATCTGCAAAGGATTATTTGGAGTATATGCGCTCTCGTCATACGCAAAAAGGTGGCGCAGTTACTGTCCTATCTCCCGCCGGCCTCGGCTATGAGATGAGCCAGCCTTCTGGACCACAACCTTCATACCCAGCATATCTCAACGGAGGATTTCTCCCGCCGCCTATGGACAGTGTGGCAGCGACATGTGGTAAGCCGAGTGCGTTCCTCCCCCCGGCAGCCGATACAGGCAGCAATGCGTGGGTTCCGATGAAAGGCGGCGGCCGCCGCTCACGCCGCATTTCAAAGAAGCAGAATAAGCAAGCCCAGCGCGGCGGAAGCCTAGGAACAGCCTTGTCAGAATTCCTGGCACGTCCCTTTGGAATGGGAAGCCCGCCCACCATGTTACAGGATGTAGGTCACAGACTATCAGGACAAGCAGGTTTAGCGAGCCCCAGACCAGAAGTCAACACAATTTCTTTTACACAGCCGCCCACAGTATTCAATGCTTCCATTGGTGCCGTTCCGAGACTTGCATAAGAATCTTATAATTTATAATTTAAGAACCCCCTGGTTCTTAAATTATAAACACGGATTTCACGGCATAAGAAAACCCATCAGATTTTAGAGTCAGAGATGGAGAATAAGACACCGGTTGTTCCTCTGCCGCCGTCATCGCCTACAAAAGCACATTCGGCGAATCCCCATACAATCATGTCTCGCAAATTACTGGATACATATTTCCAGACCTTTGATTACCCCTTTGTAAGACATCATATTGATTCCTATGACAATTTTATCTCGCAAGATATTCCTGCCATTATAAAAGCAAATAATCCGTTCTTATTACTCAAACGCTTGAATCCAGCCACGAATCAATACATGTATCGCGTAGAGGTTTTTATTGGTGGTCTGGAAGGCAATGAAATAGAAATTGGAACACCCACCATTAGTTTACAGAAGACGAAGGAAGTGCGTGTGCTATTTCCGAATGAAGCTCGTCTGAGAAATCTGACATATTCATCCACCGTATACGCAAACGTTGTGGTGCGTGTGACATATAATAATCCTTCTTCTGCTAAAGCTGAAGGCGACGCCGCAAGGCTAGAAGGCGAAGGCGACGCCGAAGAAGGCCCAATGATAAAAGAATATAAGAGAATGCCCCTATTCCAGATTCCTATTCTACTCCATTCTCGTTGCTGCATACTCCACGGAAAACCCGCCTCGTTTTTGCGCGAGGCCGGCGAATGCCCCCAAGACCAAGGCGGCTATTTCGTCGTGGACGGCTCTGAGAAGATTCTTATTACCAAGCAAGAGCAGGCTTTCAATACCATGTACGTTCAGCCTCAGCCGAGGGATCCCAAGGTCGCCACTTACGGAAATCTCAGCTGTCTTTCTCCCATTACCCGCCAAGTGAAAGTGGTGAGTTTTCACTGGATGCGAAACACCGATACACTGGTGGTCACTCTTCCCTATGTCCGCAAACCCATTCCCGTATTCGTCTTATTCCGTGCCATGGGCGTCCAAAGCGACAAGGCGATTCTCAGTTTAATCTACCCTGACCTGAATTCCAGCGAGGCAAAGCAAATGATTGACGCCCTTACACCCAGTATTGCAGAGGCATTCCCCTTCTTAGACACGTTTTCAGCGGTCCAATACATAAAGGCGATGACCAAAGGCTTTTCCGAGAATCACGTGTATGATATCTTATTTAACCAGACCTTCATTCACATCACGGACAAGCAGGGCGGCAGTCGCCTACATTTTCTCGCCGAGTGTGTCCGCAAATTCATGCGCGTCCATACAGGCGTCGACCCGAAATCAGACCGCGACGACACGAGAAATCAGAGATGTCTGACGACCGGCTTTCTCATTCGCATGCTCTTTACAAATACATATGGAAACTGGAAAAAGGCCGTGCGTCTTTCCATAGACAGAGAATTCGAGGAAAACGAGGGCATTTACCAAGGCCGTAAATTCATGAATATTTTCAGCGAAGGAAATACCGCGAAGTTATTCCATCTGTCCATGTTAACCGAAGGAATCATGAGAGGGTTCAAGGGCAAATGGGTAACAGGAGGTGCCGGTGGCGGCGGTGCGCTTGGACACAGTGACGAGAAAAGCGGCGTCTTACAAGCCATGTCCCGTATGTCTTACCTGGATTTCATGAGCCATTGCCGTCGTGTGAGTCTGAATTTCGACACCGGCATGAAACTGACCGGCCCTCGTCAGCTACACGGCAGCCAATACGGATTCTTCTGCACGAACGAGACTCCTGGTGGAGCATCCATCGGTATTGCCAAGAATCTTTCACTCATGACTCTCATCAGTAGTGCGACGAATCCTGACCCCGTGGTGTCCTGTATGTATGAGCGCGGCTGGGTCATTCCGTGTAGTGAAATGCGCACCGATTTACAGCGCATAGGCATATCTGTCAACGTGAATAACGGTATCATTGGATACACCCTGAATCCGTTTGAACTCGTCAAGGCACTCAAGCTAATGAAATGGACAGGCTGCTTACCTCCCCTCTGCAGTGTGGGCTTCAGCATGAGAAGTCGCTCCGTGTTTCTGTATCTAGACGAAGGCCGCCCCACGAGACCGCTCATACATTTGGACCAAGAGTCCCAAGGAAGTCCCATTCCCTTCGACGCCTTGAAAGCGGCAAAGACGTGGCGCGACCTCGTCCTCGGCACATATCCACTCACCGCCGCCTCAGGCGTCAGCACTACCGGTTTCACCGACCCTTTCCGCGAAACCCCTGGACAACTTCCTTTGACACAATACATAGATGCGCTTCGTCCACACGCGGGAGTCATAGAATACGTAGACCCTTATGAGCAGAACGAGGCATTCATTATAAATTTCCCCGAGCATCTTACGCCAGAGGCCAGTCACATGGAAGTCCATCCCTGTACCATTATTTCCGTTGTGAACGGCATGGTTCCTTTCGCCAATTTCAATCAGTCTCCTCGTAACCAGCTCTCATGCTCGCAGAGTAAGCAGGGTCTCGGTATGTATGCGACCAATTTCCAGAATCGCTTTGATAATGCGTCTAATGTCCTCTGCTACGGCGAAGGACCCATCGTAAGAACGCTGGCCTATGATGTGCTAGGCGGAGGCCTCATGCCCTATGGCACAAATCTCATCATGGCCATCATGCCTTTCAATGGATATAACCAGGACGACGGTATTATCTTCAACTATGATTCTTTCCAGCGCGGCATGTTTCGCAGCATGAATTTCCGCTCGTATGAAACCTTTGAAGAGGTGGACAGGCTCGCGGGAACAACCAGTGTCATTGGCAATCCTGAGCGTATTCCTCATTGGACGGATTTGAAGCCTGGGCGGGATTATTCCATGTTAGATGAGCGTGGGATTATTAGGATTGGCTCCGTCGTCGATGAGAACACGGTTCTCGTTGGAAAGTATATTCAAGATAAATCTGGGAAAGTCAAAGATTCCTCTTTGACACCGCAAGTATGGACGAGTGGGCGGGTAGAATCGGTGGTTGTCACGGCGAATAACATGGGTCTATTGCTCGTGAAAGTCCGTATTACACAAGACAGAATTCCCGAGCTGGGTGATAAGTTCAGTACGCGCCACGGACAAAAAGGCACGATTGGTATGTTATACAGAGCACACGACCTTCCTAGAACGGCGAATGGGTTGGTGCCAGATATGTTGGTGAATCCTCACTGTATTCCCAGTCGTATGACGATTGCACAGCTGATGGAGATGTTGTTTGGCCAAGTGTGCTATGAGAATTCCATGATTGGAGATGCGACGATTTTCACGAGCGACCCTTCTGCACCCGAGGCGATTGGGCGTATTTTGGAAGGACAATTCGGGCTGGAGAAGAATAATAATTTCATCTTATACGACGGGGCGAGCGGAAAACAGATGGAAACGAGTGTTTTCATGGGGCCGGTGTTCGGTATGCGTTTGAAGCATATGACAGAGGATAAATGGAATGCACGCGCGGAAGGAAGAAAGGAGCAGAGAACACGTCAGCCGACGGGTGGGCGTGGGCAACAGGGTGGTCTGCGTATAGGTGAGATGGAACGCGATGGAATTGCTGCACATGGAACGGCGGGATTTTTGAAAGAAACGTATATGGAGCGCGCAGATAAGGCGCAAATCCGTGTATGTAATGGCTGTGGAACAGTGCCTATTTACAATGACCAACAAAATCTGATGGTATGCTCTCTGTGCGACGGACCCGTTCAGTTTATTGGAACGAATTCGACGAATATAGAGATTTTACCGACGGTCAAGAAAAGTCTTGCGACGACTTCGGTGGTGGAGATGCCGTATGCGACGAAACTACTTGCGGATGAGCTACAGACATTTATGAATATGGGATTGCGTATCATTACACAGAAGGGGCTGGCGAGATTAGAGAAACCCTCTCTTGCACTTCCCAAGGGGTTGGAGGAAATTCAGGCGGCCATTGCGAAACCTTTGCCTGAGCGTGTATTGCCTGAGACCCGTGTCCCTGAGTTTAGAGTGCCTCCTCCTGAGCAAGAAGTGGAGCCGGCGAAGGAAGATTTGTATGCGATGGGTGTTGTTTCTGAAGAAGGCGCAGAAGGCGAGGAAGCAGAAGCAGAAGCAGAAGGCGAGCCTACATTTAGCCTTGGTGCTGCTTCTGCTTCTGGGCCTTTGCCTTTGCAGGAAGAGCAAGCAACGCCTGAGTATGGACAAGCAACTCCCCCGTATGGGCAAGGAACGCCCCCGTATGGGCAAGGAACGCCTGAGTATGGGCAAGTGACACCTCCAGAGGTTATTCAAAATTCTCAACAGCCTGTGCTACAGCAACAGCAGCCTATTATGGTTCAACAAGGTGGTGGTCTTATGGGTATGCAGCCTATGATGCAGCAGCAGCCTATGATGCAGCAGCAGCCTATGATGCAGCAGCAGCCTATGATGCAGCAGCAGCAACAGGCCTTCCTACAACAAGGTGGCGGGCTTCCTATTATCCAGCCGTATACGATGGCAGCACCTCTTATCTATCAAGCACCCGTTCCGAATGCGCCCCAGACAATTGTCATAGATACAAGCCCTCAGGCGATGCAAATGTCTGGATATCTGGGAGATATGCAAATGGCCTCAAGAGGTATGCCCGTCATGGGCTCCATGGGCGTTGCAGCGGGGGCGAGACAGGTTGGCGGCGGCTCTGGCTCTTCCAATAGAAGATTCACACCTCGCGCAAGACAACAAAGCCCTTCTCGCAGCAGGCCTATGTTTGGTGGCGGCGGCGGTGGGAACCAAGACGGACCTATTCATGCATCCACACGAGTAAATGTTCAGAAACTAGGATGATAAAAAATTGACTTCCACACACGATTAGAAAGCAAGTCCCAAATGAACTACGAGATAATTGATGTATTATATCGTAGTCGCATTACGTTGCTAGAGCATCTGGCGTCAGTAGGATACAATACGACGCCATACAGCAAATTCAGCCCGAAGGAGATTACCGAAATGGTAAAAGCCGGTCCTGTACAAGGCGCTCCTCCGGCTTTGGCGATGGAGTTGACTAGGGCGGATGCTGAAGAAGGAGCAGTAACCAGTCCCTACGACAAGTGTATGGTTGTCTATACGATTGGCAAGATTAAGCAAAAGCTCCCCGCCTTCACACACAAGCTCATTGACCCCGAGGAGTCCGGATTTGACCCGAAGACCACCGAGCTGATTATTGTAACTCTCGAGCCTATAGCTCCGAATTTCCACGCAATGGCCTACGAGTGCTGGGCGAAGCACAATAACTCCAAGGTTCGCTATTTCCAGGCGGCTTCTATTATCAATAATCCTCTCAAGCACATTCTTGTGCCCCGCCACGAGAAGGTCCCTGAAGAGCAGGAGGCGGATTTACTAAAGAGCCTGTATGCCACGAAAGCGCAGCTTCCGCTCATTCGTTTCCATGAGGACCCGGTTGCGCGCATGCTTGGACTTGTGCCAAAGGATATTGTCAAGATTACGCGCCCCAGTCTAACAGCTGGCGAGTGTATCTTGTATCGTCTATGTGTTCCCTAAATTAGAAGATGGCTAGTGCCACGGCAATAGCAACACTTAGTGGTTTGGCAGGTATTGCCGCTGGAGCACCAGCCACTACAGCGACTCTTACAATAAGCGAGCCATTCGTAGTAAGTGGTGCAGGCGCAGTCCCAACGACATGCGCGGCGATTGTGTCAAAGGCAAATACGGATACAGATGTAAGTTCTTTTTTAAGCTCATACCGCCTACTCGATAAACCATCTGGGGGCGTAGACGTATCGATAAAAGATAAGCTCATGACGTTCCAGGCGCAGTTGGCACCGGCGACGGTAGACCAACTTCAAGATATTACGGCCAAGGGAGGTTATTCCAACGTAAATACCTTTATCACAGGCCTACAAACCACCTATTTACCGGTCATTCGCCTAGCCGACTCCTGTCTTAGAGAAGCCACGCAAGTTGATAGGTCGGCATATAATGAGGCAAAGGCGAAGGCGGAAGAATCCAATCTCCGCCTCAAATCTATTTTAACTCCCGAGCAGCATCTTTCGTATTATGACGGCTGGTTTCCACTCATCCGTCCGATGACCGAGAAGGCGTTGTTCGGCATTTTCGGGGCGGCGTTATTCATGTTGATTCTGAGCATCCTGGTCTTTCTCCGAATGACCGGTGTTCAAATCCAATTACAAATTCCGGAAATCACGAATATCCCTTCTTGGCTGACTCTGCCGCCTTACGCCTCTTATTACATTTACGGAGGAATTGCTGCAGGCCTCCTTGGAACAGGGGTTGCTTACAAATTCGGATATATTTAGACTAAGTAGAAGATGGCATTGCCGTTATCAGGAGACCCAGCCTCTCTTTTAAATAAAACAGGCTATCCCACACTATGGCCTTCGGCTTTGCCTACGACTTCTAGCCCAGCATGGACTAGCGCACAAAACACGCTCACAACATTTCTTGGCTCCGTGACAGCTACTGGGTTCGATTTGACGAAATCTGTTTTGGCTTCGCCGAGTACGTCTTCCACTGCGCGTCTAGTAAAATTTCTATCTGGAGGAGGACCTCTTGTGGATGGACAAGATTTCACGAAGCTTTCTGGTGTGTTATTGAAAAATGGCACTGCCTACGAATCCATTGTGGATACATTTATTGTTGGACCTAGCCCCAAAGGCCAGGCAGTCAACCCTTATACCTTTAGCACAAGCTCCACACTCAACGTAACAGCCATTGTTAACAGTCTTGTGTCGAGCGGATATTTATTGAGTGCAAACGAGTTGTATGATTCTACACAGTTTGGGGCAGGCGCAACCGCTCCCGCTGCAGGCTCTGAAAGCTTAGTATATCTATATGGCTTACAGAACAATAACAAGATTACTTCTGCCCAGACAGCACGCATACAGGCCTTGGAAGCAAAGAATCTTCGTTTTTTTGCAGCATTTTTATGCGAGTATTGCTTCTATAAAACTCGCTATGATTTACTTCTTGCAAGATTTTTTGAAATATATGCAACTCCCGTAGCTAGTTTTACACAACCTGGTCCTAGTTCTTTTATCTGGACCTTGGCAAATTCTCCGAGTGGCGCAGGAATCTCGCAGAATGATTCTTTACAAATTCTAGGCTATCATTTGGCCTGCTTGAATACCCGCATGAGCGATATGCGGGGGATTTTAGGCGCTATCAATACATTTTACGGCGGCGTTTTCACGACGTTAAACTCAAATCTAAATGATGCGAGTCTTCCTGGAAGCAATTCAAAACTACAAAGCACAATCGTTCAATTACAAACATCTGCAGATGATGCGACGGATTATTTGGCAGAGAAAGATTTCCAAAAGGCGGCCATGGAATACAATTCTGAGAAAAACAGATATGCCAATATTATGCTCAGTCTGTATGCGTTTTTGAATATCGCCGCTCTAGCGACAGTATTCCAACTGGCGCGTACTCAGTAAAGGAAAGTAAAGCAATCAAAAGGCTGAAATTTAAGACCCCCTGGTTCTTAAATTTTAGTTTACTCATATCAAGTAGTAATAGCTGAAATGTCAGGAATAGGCTATGCATTTCCTTCGGTAGATAGTGCTGTTGCTTCGCAATATGCAACAGCTGGCGGTACCCTAAGCACAACCCCTCTACAAACTGCAGTAACGCAACAGCTGAATGCCAACTTTATTCAAGCGATAAATACATCAGAAGGAACGGCGAATAACGCTCAAACATATGGCACCCTTCTAAGCCGTAATCAATCTATCACAGATATTGCAAATGATATGATTAAAATGAACGAAAGCTCTAAAGGTGGAAAAGATACATACGCCCGGCAAGGAGAAATCAACGAGTGGCAGGCACAGAATAAACTGGATACACTTTTCTTCCTCCAGGCCTCTTTTCTCTATTTCACCCTCGTCGTTGTAACTATCTTTCTCCGGCAATACGGAATTCTTCCTAGCTCCGTCGCGTGGATAATCAATGTATTGTTCGGAATTATCTTGATTGGAATACTGTGGAATCGTGCTTCTTATACGCACAATAGCCGTGACAAACGCTATTGGAATCGTCGCTTCATCGGTCTTGCCGATTCTGGGTTATCCGCCAAGGTAATGTGCTCTAATGCTTGATTCCAATTAGATGGCGGGTACGAATGTCAGAAGTCTTAATTCAGCAATAACAGCTATTACTGATGAGCTTACATCCTTAAAAACAAGTGTGACTTCTTCTTTCAATGCTCTTCCTATACGAGGCGGGGCTGTTGGAGGTCAAGATACCCAAATGAAAAAGGAAATATCGGATTTCAATGAAAAGGCGGAAACAGACGACCAGCAATTCGTAGAAGAGCAGGCGAGGCTGGATGCACGTGGAGGAAAAACAAGGAAACAGAGTCTCCAAGAATTTGTCCTACTCTTCTTTTTCGTCGCCTACGGCCTACTTTCTGTGGCACTCATCCTCTTGGCCAATTATACGGGCGGGTCGGCTCAAGCCTGGAAGACGTTCGGCCTCATGCTTTTCATCGTGCTCATAGTGGCAGGGATTATCATCCGGTATGCCTAGGCGTCTAGGCCTCACTAACACTAGGTGTCCCTCTCGACCGCCCGCTCGCGCAAGAAGTCCGCCCGCCCCTCGTCGTCAAAGAACACGAGGACTCGCCTATACATCCCATTCTCCGCAAAGCCAAAGTCCTCATCCAACCGATTCTGTAGTTCTTGCTTGGTAAGCTTCTTACCAGTCAAGCTCCCCTCGTTCTGCCGCAGCCAATTCGTATAGGCCACCTGGATATCCTTCAGCGTCGACTGCTCGCTCCCATACTCCTCTATCCCAGCACGCAAGGAATCCCGCATATCCACAACCCGCTCCGCCTTGAACTTGCCATACTGGTCAAACGACTCCTTGTACTTGTTGGACTCGTCCATCACGGCGGCAGGAATCGGCTCCAGACCCCGCACGATATACTCCTTCTCATACACGTTCACCAGGAGACCTAGCCACGCCTCGCGCCACACACGCAGCTTGGCGTCCAAGTCATTGTCCCGCGCATAGACACCCGGCCGCTTAGCCTTCAACTCCGGGTCAGACTCATCCACGAACTTGCTGCCAAACTGCAGCACCCGAATACGACGCCAAGTACCCCGGTCCATGGCGTGGATAGGCGGAAGACGATTACACATCATAAACAGCTTCCCCGTAATGCGGAAACGCTGCTGGTCCTCAAACAGGCCACGAGCCTCCACGACGTCCTCGCCAGAAAACTGCTTCATGCGAGACGTATTCAGCGGCTCCCTGTCATCCGGCTCCTGGAGATAAATGAACCGCTTGTTCTTGATGCCGATGATATCCGGATTCGCCGCCCCCGAATCAGGGCGCTTCCGAGTCAGTGCAGTGGCCGAAAGGGAAGAGCAGAAGTCGCCGAAAGTGTAGCGCATCAAATCCACCAGCTTTGACTTGCCATTGCCTCCAATGCCGATGAACGTGTAGTAGCACTGCTCCCTGTTCGCCCCCTCCAAGCAACTCGCCATCAGACGAATACAATACGCCAAGATTTCCGGGTTAGGAAAGATTTTCGTCAGGAACTCCATCAACTCCTTTTGCACAGGGTCCTCAGGGTCGTAAGGCACATACTCGATGGCGTCAGAATCCGGATAATTCCGCCCAGCCAAGAAACTCATGTAGTCGTCAGGCTTTCCAGGGCGGAACACAACGCCAACCCGAGTCTTCTTCGTCGCCTCATCGTAAATCTCGTTGTGCAAATCAATGACGCCGTTCTTACAGGAGAAGAGATACTGGTTCATGTTCAGGCGATTGGCGAAGTCCTCCTCGCAAAACAGCTCCGCCGCCTCCCGCATCACACAGCCCTTGAAGTCGCTGGAATACAAGTGCTTCTCCAGCTTCACCAGAATCTGGAAACGCCCACCATCCACCGTGAAGCCCCAGTTCTTGAACCAGTCCTCATCGGGCGTCCCATTGTCCCCCGTCGTCATGTTGTTGCGAGAGCAGTGGTCCTCCCAGCCCTTCTTCTTGAGCCGCATCCGAGCACGCACCACGAGATCCGCCACCTCTGTACTGAGCTTCTCGCGCAACTCAATGCCCTGGTTCGTGTGCCGCCACGTGTGAATGCGGTCGTCAAACACATACCACTCCGTCTTCTTCTGCTCCACGGAAGCACAGAAGCGACCCTTGTACATGCGACGCAGCAAGAGGGCGGAATGGTGGTGCGTGTCATCCACGCGATACTGGACGAAGCGGATATGGTCCTCTTCCACCAACTCCTTGTACTTCTCAGGCGAATCGTCGCGCGCCCAGTAATGAATAGACTTGATGGTGAGCTTGGCACCGGCCGTGTTGCGACTGAAGCCACGCATCCAAGCACGCCTCAAGGCCGTCCAATCGGCGCTCGAGCTCTTGTCAGACTTCTTGGAAAACTCCACGAAGGTCTCGAACATCGCCTCGCTGCCATCAATGTTCGCCAGACACCAGCCCACTTCCATCCAGGTCTTGTATGCATCCGCCCTGGCCTGAGAAAGACACTCCAAAGCAATCCGCTTCACTAGCTCCACCTCTTCCACGTCATAGTTGTCAGGGATATAGGCGGCGACCCGAGCTGCAGTTGCTCCTGCTCCTGCTCCTGCTCCTGCTCCTACGGAGGAGGCAGCGCCCCCTCCATCCAGGTCAGCAGCATCCACGGCTGCAGTCGTGTTCGCGGGAGCAGGCCGAGCAGTCTTCGCATACTTCTCATACATCGCCTTCTTCTCCTCGCGCACGTCATTGTCGTCCTCTTGGACTCCATAGCGGACACTCAGAATCTCCATGAGGTCACGGTCATTCAAGTGGGACTTATCTAATTCGTCCACTGCCGACACCTCAGGGTTATAGATGAGAACATTGTCCAGCTTATAGGGGGGAATGCTCGGTTTAGACTCTCCGAACAGAAACCACCCCTGCTTGCGCACCATCGTCTCGTCATAGACATCCGCCGCCTCATTCACGTAGCCAATGCCGGCGAAGGAGTTCTCAATCGCCCTGTTATCCAGCAGAAGCAGGCGAAGCACCTTCTGCTTCTCGTTGCTGAGCGAGATATCAGGGCACTGGATGTGAATACCATCTTTTACACACCTCTTCTTGGAATCCTTGTAGGCCTGCGGGCGAGTGCTGACAAAGAATCGCAGCGTCTCGTAATTCTCCAGAGGAAGAAAGCTGTTCATAGTATTCGCCAGCTCGCGCACAAAGCTGCGAATATTCCCGCCATTGAAACGATGGGTCAGAGTGGAATCTTCAGGGAACTTGAAGTCCAGGTCAATGAGAAGGGGCTTCGGCTGATTGAGCCGAGGCTGCTCCACGAGATTCAGTGGGCGGTTCTTTTGCACAACCAGATAATCGTGGAGATGGTCAAGAAATTTGGGGTAATCCTCGTCAGTCACAAGCCATTTGCCCTTGAGACCGGCAGGGGTGTCGGCCATCCCGCACAAGGAAGCCTCCTGGCCATGTCCCCGCTCGCAGCGACGTTCGTTGAGAAATGTGTGTAGCGGATGAGCATAGTAACGGTCTAGTGCCGCCATGCCAAATGTAATTATACTTATGCGCCGGGAAAAAAATCAACTTTTATCGCCTTTAACAAGCTCATCTTAGTGAGCAAAAATTGATTATCGCCCCCGGCTTTTATGTCATTCACGACGAAGAATGGAAGTTCCTGCGGGCCCTAAAACCCAGAAGAAGGCTCAAAGAAATGCCAAGGCTTCACCAGAGATGGCTGCTGCTCCTAGCCTTGCGGCGGCTAGTAAAAAGGGCAAGAAGGCGAAGGCTACAGTGCTTGGCGGATCCAATGTCGGGGTCGTCCCCGAGGGGGCGGTTGCTCTAGCCGCAGCTCCAGCTGGAGCTCCTGTAGAGCTCCTGCCTCCCGACATGGAAGCTGAGCAGGGTCAGAGTAATTTGAGATTTTGCCCCGTCTGTGAAAACTATCTCTATACCGACGTTGACGCAGACAGCTTGGACTTGTTTCGTGTCTGTCGCAAATGCGGTCACAAGGAGAAGGATACGAAGGGCGGGCTTGTGATGGAAATGATGATTCAGCAGCAGTCTGCAGAGGGATACAAGATTCTTCTGAATGAATTCACACGGAAGGATCCTAGGTTGCCGCATATTCGCAAAAATATCACGTGCCCGAATGTGGGCTGTGATAGCAATAAGGGTGGGAAAGACCCCGATGTTATCTATATCAAATATGACGCCGTGAACTTGCTGTATTTGTATATCTGCGATATTTGCGGTGAAAAGTGGCATTCTAGGGAAAGGAACTAACCGCCGCGGCGGAGAGGAATTAGAGGAACTAAGAGCTAAGCAGTCTGCATACCGGTAACCGGTGCACGGCACTGAGGGCATGTATTCCTCGTGCGCAGTGCCATTTGTAGGGCGGTCTTGTCAAATAAATGCCCACATGGAGTCATGGCCACATTTTCCATGCTGATTTCTTCCATGGTAATGGGACAAGTCTCTTTTTTTGCAATGGCAGCTTCCACAAAGACCTTAAATATGTGGCGAGGGATTTGCTGTTGCTCTGCTGAAGGCTGTGACGATAGGCTAGAAGGAGGTGCCGATGGTCTAGGAACAGCAACTGCAGCCACAGCAACTGCAGCCACAGCAACTGCAGCCGAAGGAAATTCCGCCCCCAGAAAATGCCATTCACGTCGCCTGTCGTTCCCCATATACACATCATAAAACCTATCCGGCAAGACCAAATTCGGAGTGGTCATCTCATATACAGGAATGACCGCATGTCTCTCTGAAGAAAGATATTTGCTCGTGCGTGTAACCATGTTCGTGTAATAATCCACTTTCATGGATGTTTCTCTGTAATGATGACACGTCCTCGGCTCTTGAGGAACACCATCATTCTTCCACATACACCCCTGAAGACCAGAGTCCAAGAGAAACTGCTTCGGCTTCTCAATCACCTTAGTCTTCACATACTGTCCTCTTACAACCGTCACAGAAAGCAAGACGTACCTGTCATACCCTCCACATATTAATATATGAGAGGGTATGCCATAAATGCTCATCGTTCTTGTATTTGCTTACTTATTAAGCAGCCCCCAAAATATTCAATTTTTAGTTTCAAGGATTTGCATACAGTCTTTTATAATCACAGAGGGCGCACATAAAGGCGCACAAAACACCGTGTTTTCTGTTACAGAATACAGCCAGTTCAAATCCATTGCACATTCGGCAAGCCGAGCATAAGAATTCTGGGGAAACGCCGAGTCAATGCGATACCGAATCCACGCCCCCCATCGTTGTTCCAAGATTTCTCGGAGTCCCTGAATTCTCCAAAGCGACACGAGAATTTGAAACATATCTCGGCCTTCTTTTGGACACATATCTATTGGCGGAATTCCGTCGCTCGTTTTCATATCAATGATTTTTCCAGCACACGCATAGCCAAAATCTATAAAGACAATGTGAAACGGAAATACCAATTTCTTCGCTTGGCCAATATCTATCTCACACTTCTCATCCACAACCATGATATTATTCACTTTCAAATCACGATGGTCAACCTCAAGAATATTTTCCATCACCTCTAACACAAGCGAAATCTGTAAAAGGAGAAGTGTGAATAATTTCCCGTCTTTTTTGATATTATGCAAACACCACGTTGATAATAAAGCCGCCTTATATGATTTCATAGAAAACCAGATATCTCCAGATTGTTTGAATTTTATGATACTATACACCTGAGGTATGCTAAACCCGAGGCCGTATTCCTCTAAACAATCATGAACTCTCCATTGAAAAAGCGCCTCCATAAACAAATCCACCTCTGGATATTTTGGCCGTTTTATCGCGACTATTGACTGCTCTTTAGTATCTTTATACACACATTTGAACGAATCCACCTTTCCAAAGGTTCCTTCGCCAAGTTTCTCTACAGGAAATAATCTGTATAAATACAGCCCACTGGAATCAAATACTTCCCCTTTCACATTACACACATGCATGAGATTTCTGTCGATAGACCCCCATTCACGGGGCGTACCTTTCCAAGGAATCCCTAGAGTATCTAAGGAAACAGCCGAGTCAATGGCTTTTCTGCCATGGCTCATCTATTTATCGTCGCGAAATCATCTATGACCTGTCCTTTAGAATTTTCACATGTCACGCATACGCCCACAGCTCATACGGATGCTCCATGGCCGAAGAGCTTAGTCCAGCCCCATATTTCTTGGAAAAAGATGGCGGGACAGCTGACTTTACTAGGCCATCGCGCATATCATACCACCGCACCACCGTTTCCCGCAAATCTGGCTTATCTTCGCGAACAAACAAGGGCAGCGGCACGTGCCGTCCTTCCCAGGCAAAAAACCGCGCTGCAGCCGTATCAGGATTCAGACGACATCTACGCAACCAATTCTCAGGTATGACAGATTCTTGAACATGCACCCATCCTTCCATACGCGCCCTCGTTTCCCAGACATCTGGAATACGCCGTTGAGAAATATGCACGAGTTCGTGCTTCAACGTATCAGCGAGACGACTCTCTGAAAAATACGCCGGAAGACATATGACGGCAGGTGCTCGTGTATGCGGCATACCGCCCTCGGCACTAGGATTCAATATAACCACGGTCAGGTCTTCTTTGTCTCCGGCTTCTGTGGTAGCCAAAAAAGCCTTCGCCTTCTCCGCCAAGCTCTGGTCATTCCATATGGTGTAAGAGCATTTCATCCGTGCCAAACGATTCACTTCATTCCTTTTACACAGACCTTGGAAACCATCGATATGCTCTGCTCGTTCAAGAATACTCATTACGCCTCCACTTCTACTACCCCTTCGTCCTTTTTCTTAGGCTTGGTCGCCTTGGCCTTTGCCTTTGCCGCCTTGGCTGCCCGCATGGCATTTGCGAGACGTTCATCCGTGAATACGGCGGTTGATATGGCAAATGCCGACATAATGCTCTGTTGCTTGAACATCGGTTTCTTTGGTCCTGGAGAGGCACCGGCTCCGAATGCAGCCGCCTCTGCAGCAGCCATTGTGGCATCCACTGGCGCCTTGCGACTCACCCGAATGGGCTGCTGGGGCTGCTTCTGCTGCTGCTGCTGCTGCGCTTGCCCTTGCTGCTGCTGCGCTTGCGCTTGACCAAACATCTTCCCCACGAACTCGGCAGGGCTTCTGGAAAGGACATGCCCACGGAACTTCGCCAGTGCATCGCCAAACAACAAATCCGCCGCAATCGCCTCCCTCTGTGCGACCAGCTTATCCGGATTTTCCGCCCACTTCGCTGGCGCCCTGAACCCAGGCATCTTCTCCACCATCAGTCCAAAGAGTTGTGCTAGAGGATTGTATAGCTGATGCTCAATATAATACTCGGCATCTGGCTTCAATCTATTCGCCACAATGAACTCCGGCGTCTCCACCCTATCGCCCTGATTGGCGACCACCTGACCTGGCAGCGTCTGGACATATACGTATCCAATCCGCTCTCCTGATGCCGGCGCATTTCCCGGGTCTCGTGCAGCAATTCGGTTCGCCAGCATCTTGTGAGCCGGCGGCGTGCACTTGTACTCGGAACGCAGCGATTTCGTAATCGTCAGCTGAGACAGCTTCATCTTCCCCTCCACCAACTCACGCACTTTTTGCCGCACAACCTCCACAGCCCCAGCCACATCTCGGTGATTCAAGAGGCGGTCAATCGCCGCCCCATATGTCATTTTCAAGAGAGGAGCATTGTCACGCCTCTTTAACACAATCCCCATTGACGTCTCCTTGAAGTCATCTGGCGACTCCTCGTATTTGTTGCCCACATATCGCTTCTTGCTGAAGATAATAAACGGCGAGAATGTCTTATCATACTCAAAGTCGTGCGGCGCTTTCAACGTGGCCGTGATGAACTTCCCCACCTCCTCCGTAAGATGCTGGGTCGCCACAATCGCCTCTCGCCCTTCCAGCCTTTCGCCCGTCTCAGGGTTCCGAGGACTGAATGAAACGAAGATAGAGTCCGTGTCTCCGTACACTATAGCTGCATCACATCTCGGGTCGCCCGCCGCCGGCCCATAGAACTTCTCAATCGCCCCCTTACTGAACATAATCTGCTTGCGACCATACGCCGTCACGGACGCCGCCAAGTTCTGTAGGCGAATCTTGAACGTCGGCGAGCCGAGCTGACCATACAAGGAATTCGCCGTGATTTTATAGGCGTTCTGCTCCGCGTCCAAGAGCGCCTTCTTGAACGGGTCATCGGTCTTCGGAATCTCCGCCCGCTTGGCCTTTCGAGCCGCAAGAAGCTTCGCCACGATTTGCGGCAAGCTGCCTTTCTCGTCATTTGGCGGCTGCGCATACCGACAATGCCTCACGCCCACTTTGAGCTTCACCGGTTGCTTCCTCTTATCTGCAGGGTCTGGGCGCAAGATATCAAACTCTATGTCCGTCCAACGAGTCCCCGTCGTCACATTCTCTTCGTCGGCCACGGAGCCGTAGGAAATACAGACTAGGTTCCCCTGTAAATCGTAGTCCTTCGCCCACACCAGCATATCATGGCTGATGTTTTCACTGATGATAGTGCTGGGGTAAAGAGAAGCAAAGTCACACACACCCACGGGCGAATCCGTGTAGAATCCAGGCGTGGGGTCAAGAACAATGGCGCCTTCATACGAATCTTCTTTGGCTGCCCCCAGCTCTTCCTTGAACGCCCACAACTTCTTCACGTATTCCAGCTCTTTCTTGTCGGCATCACGATGCGACTTCTCCAACGCCTTTGCGGCATCAGCAAGGGCAGGCCCATCCACATCCTTATACTTCTCCGCCACTTGGGCGGAAGGAGCATTAGGATTCCGCAGCGGCACTTCCAGCACTTTAATGAGCTGCCCCTTGAGCATACAATCCTTGAAAATCAGCGACTCAATCTTGATGCCCTGGCCGCGCGTAAAGATATACGACACCGGCACCGAGCAAACATTTGCCATCGACATTGCCTCGTTGAACACGTCCAGCTTCTTATACAGCTCCAACGTGAGGTCGCAGTCCTGAACGCAATACGCCGCCACCTTGGCACGGTCGGCGTCGCTCCCGCGATGGAGCTTGAAAATCTCCGCTGGACTCACGTCGTCCTTCACGACCGCCCACTGCACCGCCTCCCCCGCCACTGCTTCCAGAGTCTCCTCTGACACAACGACGAAGCCATCGGCCGTGATTTCAAGAATCTCCATCTTATCGGTCAAATCCTCGCCCAGCTCGTCCAAGAGCTGGATATAACGACCGACACGCGCATCCTTTGCTTCCGCCTTCTTGGTCTTAATGAGCCAGCGCCCTTCGCCTTCTCCTTCGGCCAAACGAGACACCCCGCTCATCTTGCCACTCAAGTACACCGCCGCAACGGAATCCAGCTTATACGAAGGAAGCTGCGCCTTGCGCTTGATATGACCCAGCAAATCAATACGCAGCCGCCCTGGGGTGTCCCACATGTAGAGCATGTTATCGCCTAGGGCGGATGAGGCCAGGCGCTTCTCAATCAGCTTCATCGGCTTCCCCTCCTCAAACAAATGAGACAGCTTCTGGATTTCCTCGAACTCCGTCATGTTCAAATACTGAAGGCGATTCCACACATATCGCTCATCAAAACCGAAGATGTTATACCCGACGAACACATTCACGTTCTTCTCCACCATCAGGTTGAACCATGCAAGAAGCATCTCGCCCTCCCTTTTATACACGTGGACGACCGCTCCAGGGACAGCGGCACATCCAGCAGAGTCTCCTTCAGCGAGAACAAAGATATGCCGCTCTGTCTCGCCTGTGGGGGTCCAGAGAGTCGTCCCCACTTGGATAATAGGGTCACCGCTCTTATTGCGCGGAGTAGGCGCAGCAATAGGGAAATCTCCCGAGTGGCTATAGCACTCCACGTCCCAAAATGCGTGGACGAGCGGGGCTGTTACGACTCCTGGAGGTGCCTCGCTGGGCGAAATCGCCTGCCAGTCGCACTGAATGCGAATTCCGTCCTCTGAATCAATCTCCTCGCCATTCACGGAAATCCAGCCACACGGCTTGACATCTCGTAAGTGAAAGAACCGAAGCATGGGGTCAATGTTCGACTCGAACACTTCCAGCGGCTTCTCCCTTTCCCTGATGCGAAATATGGGCTCTTGTTTATCGCCCAAGAGCTCCTTCCGCAAGTTGTAAAACATGTTTAGCGAAGGAACCGTGATTTTCACGAATCGGTATGTCTTAGACCCAGAATAGCCGTATAGCTTACGCTTATTCTCAATCTTGTAGTCAAAGGTGTCCTCTTTTATACGAAGCTTTGCGCGAATCCTTCGCTCAAGAGCATCAGTATTCGGCTCTGAGTTCGGCAAGGCGACGTATAAGAAAGGCCGAAACCCCGAGACATCTACCCGAACGGATTCGCCGGCCGCATTCATACCGAACAAGTGGATGACCATCTCCGTATCGGCGCGTGATGAAGAGGAAGAAGCCTTCTTCCGCCTCTTCCATCCACCGCCACTCCCATCGGAATCTTCGGCGGTCATATACTCCACCTCCATCTCATTTTCGGCGGTTTGACTTACCCGCCAGTCACGGGAAACGGCGTCAAAGATGTGTAGAGTTTGCATACTGGGACTTTTTCCAGTCAGGGTCAGCCAAGTCAATTTTTGCGCTTAATAAGAGTGCTTCGCTTTTTGGTGGTACGCTTACGGGTGCTGCGCTTACCGCGCTTGTTGCCTTTGCCACGGCTGCGCCTACGACTTCTCAGAAGCTTCGCAAGGCTTCCTAAGACGATTTTCGGGAGAAAAGACTTCTTTGCTCCCCCCTTTTGCGGAGCAACCATGGGCGTAGGGATATATGATTGCCCTTGGGGAGTCGATACACGATTATTTGGACGAGTTGCGTTGGGTGTAGTTATAGGCTCTATGGTGAGTTGAGGCTCTTTCTCCTGCTGAGCATTAGGCTCCTGCTCCTGCTCCTGCTCCTGCTCCGAATCCGAATCTGACTCAGCCTCATCTGTAGGCTCTGCCTCTGCTGAAGACCGAAGGTCAGGCCCCGTATTTTTCAGAGTCTCTGCCATAGTCGGAGAGGAAGGGATTATAGGAGAATTCACAGCCTTTTTCATTTCCCCCAGGCTTTGCGGCGTCGGCATAGCATGCGTATTCGTTCCATCCGGCTTTTGAAACCCGTGCATCTTTCCTTCACCGTCTACCAAAATAATACTCGGCAGATACTCAAAATCTGCATTCGCCAGACTCGTCTGCTTAATCATTTCTGAATCAATCATGGCACGGTTATGACGCGCAGGCCCATTACACATGGGATTCCAGATATTCTTCTTGAATCTTGTGCAAGCACCGCACCAATCGGCATATACAAGAACAAAGGTGACGCTCCCGCTTTTAATGAGGCTATTAAACATCGGCACCTTTTTCTTAGAATCTACTTTGAGAACCTTCTGCTGCTTTGCCTTTTTTGCAACACGCCGTGTAGTTCTCGGCATCTACTTTAGAAGGAGGAAATGAATCCGACAACTGTAATTATTATTGTCATTGCAGCCGGCATTTTCTTAGCCTCCCTGTTCAGTCCTAAGAAGGGCGTGACAACCACTATTCTTTCTATTATGGTTTGCCTGTCTATAGTCGCGGGATTAGTCTTTTACCCAGACCCTGAAACCCTGTTTCTTATTGTCGTACTTGCTTCCTTCCTCATTTACGCCTATGGGAGATTCTGGAGAAATGAGGAAGGGTTTAAGCAAGGAGTCCAGGAAGGTTTTCAAAAGAAGGGGCACTATTAACAGAGAGAGCAGATGAAGCTCTTGGATATCTTGAAACTGGCTGCAGTATTCTTCGCTATATGCTTGTTTTTTATGGTGTATACGAAAAGCAGTGAAGGCAGTGAAGGCAATCAAGGCAGTCAAGGATTTGTTGATAGTGCTCCTGCCGCTATGACATTCAATAAGCAGGCCACGAAATATACTACTGCTACAACTCCTTCTCCAGCACGCAAGGCAACGGAAGCGGAGGCCGCCGCCCTAGACAAAAAACTGGCCGAAAGCCAAGATGCCTTCCCGTATTCCACTGATCCCATTAAGTCCGTGGATGATTACGAATACACGGCTATATTTGCAGGAGAAGGAGATAAGGCACTGACCAAAGAAAAACGCGATGTGCTTATGTCGGCGTATCCGATGGATTGGTCAACCCAGCCTCCGAGCTCGGAATTGTTCCAACAAGGTCTGGCGGCATTCAAAGAGCAATTTGAGAATCCCGCACCCCAGGCAAAAGGAAACACAGGCAATCCCTTCCGAGAGGTGGATGGAAGCAATATGACTCCCCCGGATTCTTCCGCTGAAGAGGCAAAGGAGAGAGAAATCCTCGCCACGTATGTACCGAAGAAGCCCGGCGAGCTCACCACCTATGACGCCGCTGACGCGCAAGAGCTGATTACTCGCATATATTCAGCGAAAGGACTCGTTGCTGATACGAAAAAGACGGGGGATAATGTTTTCACCATCGTGGGAACACGCAAAGTGAATGAGCCTGTTGTGTATGAGCCTGAGGAGGAGCATGCTCCAACATCTTCAGGCGCGGTTGCCGCGGTAGGTGAGAATACGATTGATGTGCCTGCCACGGTCGAGCAAATCCAGTCCGTTGACCCTTTCTTTGAAACCACGGCTCGCGATAAATCCAGAGGCGATAAATGGGATTATACGAGCTGGACACCTGGGCTAGAGAGAATGTTTGCTCCTACACAGCCCAAGGAGAAGTGGTATTAAATTCCCTAAGCATACAAATCCTCATCATCTTCTACTACCCCAACAAGACCCTTTCTGGAATGCTCGTGATGTATATCCAAGACACAGAGGAGTTCCATCAGACTATTCCCCAGCCATTCCTCCGCCCTCTTCTCCCTTTGCTTTCTATCCTTTTCCTTGAACACACAGTGCATTTCTAGAAGCAGATCCACTTCTTCCAGATATGTATCCTCATCCCTTTTACACCATCTCGCCATAGAGCGCCAGATTTCTCGGTTAAGCTCCTTATCCTTCATCCCCTGACTGCTCATCATACACTTCACCGTATACTTGGAATTGTAGATACAATAGGAAAGATATTTGGAGCTCACACGCTCAAAGAACTGAATGATAATGTTCGTAATTTCTGGCATAATACGCGCAAGTCTTTTATGATGAATCTCATCATAAAATTCCTCTATCGGAGAAATTGGCCGAGCCAAGAAATCCATCATGAATCCGTGGCATTTGTCACAAGGCGGTGGCGGCATTTTTTCCTTTGCTGCTTTTGCTGCTTGTAACAAATGCGGCCCAGCCCCTTCAATTTTTGACCCTGCTATCGTCAAATATAAAATTGAAGGTTGGGGGGAGCCTTATTCCCACCTGTCAAAAAATGCAGCAGCCTCTTTCTTTCCAACAACTTGTTGTAGGAGAGCTCTATACGATTCGCTTCAAGATTTCAAATACCGTGGCCAGTGGAAGGACGTATCAGGGAATCGATGAAGAAACTTCGGAGTTCTACGGTATAACGTACTTGAGATTTTCTGCAGGATTTGACGCAAGTTTCAGTGATTACATTGAAAAGATGGACATATTTCCCAACGGCACGGAGGTGTATCAGATGGCTATTGTAGCTCCTTTTGACACAGCAAGGGCACGAGACCTCGGAACCTTAGTGGAAGGCCAAGGCATTACGTTAGCAGGAGAAGAAGACCCCATTTCTCGCGAGCCGTTTGCAGATGGAGATGTCTGTATAAGAATTATCCATCCTGATGCGCCCAATACCCCGTTTGTATATACTCAAGAAAGTATCGGCGCATGGTTTGCCAGGGGGAATTATACAGAGCCGAAGACTCGCCTTCCATTGCGTCAGGGCATGTTGGCGCGGTTCACGTATCGCTCGGGCGTCTAAACCATATCCATAAGAAACAATACAATATGTCTGTACCTTGTCTTTTTGATGATAGAGAGCATGGACTGAGAGAGTTGCTTCCCCAATGGCCTATTGCGCACCTCCCCGTTGCAGATATCTGGATAGGTGTTTCTCAGGATGCCCCCCCTTCCTCTGAGTGCAAAAACCCAGGAATCATGATAGAGCGTAAATCCGCCGTCGACTTGGAGGCGTCTATTCTGGACGGCCGCTACCGAGAGCAGCGCAGCCGCCTCATGACTTATGCAACAGAAAAAAAAGCCCATGTTGCTTATATCATTGAAGGAGAGCTGGATCGCCTCGGTGCCACTTTGGCGAAGCAAGCCCTCATGAAACACATTACACGCCTCGCCCTGCGTTATAAAATCGCCGTGTTTCAGACCGCCTGCTTGAAAGAAACCGCCGAGTTATGTGCTCTTCTGAGAGACCAGTGGACTACAGACCCCACAACTTTTGAGCAGCCCACCACGATGACGTATATTGAAACACGCGGCAAGTCCAGACAAGAGAATAGCGACGACCCCGCCGTGTTCACCACCTCTGTTCTCCAGGCGTGCAGAGGAATCAGCTCAACAGGCGCACAAGCCATTCTCGCCGTATTCAAAAATCTGGAAGGAATCATGGCCGCCACTCAGGAGCAATTCGCCGCCGTCCAAGTAGGAAAACAAAAACTCGGCCAAGTCAAGGCAGCACGTCTATATTCCCTTTTACACAGTCAGTAAGTGGCTTTTGCCTTCTGCTAAGCTACGCCTAAACCATCAACTGAGGCCACCGAGCAATCACAATCTTCTCAAGCACGCGCACATCTCGCTCGGCGTTATGCGCGCCAATCGGCGCATCCTCCTCGAACGTGGCGCGATACAGCTCATCCAGGCCAGGATACTTATAAGGGTCTCGTGAGTTGGGGAACTTCCCAGGAAGCTTCAGCTCATACTTCGATTTCTGGAGAGAGCAGACGTCTGCATCGGCACCGCTAGGCCAGAACTTCCGCGCATCCTTCCCCAGCCGCCACGCAAATGCGTTGAACAGCACATTCTTGTCAAATGCCATGTTGTGCGCAACAATACGGTTGCTCAGCTTGATGTCATCGCGCATCTCAAATAGTACCTCGCCCAAAGGAACGCCCTTCTCCAGTGCATCTTCCGTGGTGATTCCGTGAAAACGCACGGAATCATCAGGGATAGTCCAGCCATCAGGCCGAATAATATACGACGCCCTTTTTACACAGTCGTAGCCCTTGTACAGACCCCAAGAAATAGATACGAGGTCAGGCCAATTGCCCTTCTCCTTCAGTGCATCTACCTCCTGATTCTTAGGCAGGCCAGTGGTCTCAGTGTCAAAGAAGAGTGTGTAGGTCATTTGTTGGCTTTTGTGGGCTTTTAAAGGGGAGGCCACGAAAATCAATTTTTTTACGGGGGCGTATGCCCGCCAGAACATTCCCTTTTGCCCCGCTTATTTCGTAAAAAATTGATTAGAGCATTTCCCATTCATCAACCAGTCAAAACCATGCCAGAGGAAACTGCAATCAGCCTCAAGAATCGTACCGACCGTCACATGGCTCTACAACTCAATCGCCCTCATCTAATCACTCGCCCCCCAATTCAGAGGAAAAATTGCTGGAATGATAAAGACAATACCGATTTCATCGATACTGTTTCACGTGGCTGGTATTGCTCCCCGATTTTCATTATAACGAGGGAAGGAGAAGGTGAAGCAGAAGAACAAGAGTTGTTAGAGGATGATGTATTTGACGGTGCTCATAAGATAGAGGCAGTCATCAAGTTCATTAATGGAAAGTTCAAGTTAGATAAACTTCACGATACAAGCCCTCTGAAAGATTACGTTGGAAAGACATTCCAAGAACTCCCTGTTGCTTTCCGCAGCAAGATACTGAACTACCCTTTCACGATCAATTTCATTGATTCTGAAACAGCAAATAATAAGGATAGTCTTCGTATTCTATGGGAAAGGCTTAATAAGAGTGGGAAGAAACTCAACGATTTTGAGCTAGCTCTTCCAGTAATCTCTGATCTTGTGAGCACTGTGCTAAAGCCATCTCTTACACAATTTCTTGAATCGCCATTATTTACAAAGGACGAGTCAAAACGAGGAGAAGGTGAAAAGCTAATGCAGATGATTCTTGCCCTCAGTGAATCTGATATAAATGATAGTCATATGAAGGATTTTACATCGAAGAAGAATATGGTAAAGCGTTGGCAGACAAGTTGCTTGGGTGATAAAATCACGGATATTAAACAAAAGACACAGGCTAATTCTGAGAAATGGATCAAAGTTCTAAAGAGGGCGAGCGATTATTTGAATTATTTGTCAGAGGTGAATTGCTTTGTTGATACGAGTGGAAAGAATATTTTGGAACCAGCACACAGGGGTACTGAGCTAGTTTTCTTGCTTGGAAGACTTGTATATCATTTCCCAAAGCCCGATAATTTCAAGCGGGTTTGCCCTGAGATTGCAAAGGAAATGAAGGAAAAGTATTTCAAGAAAATCACTCGCGATGAAGCGGGTAGGAATGGTATACTACAGAAACGCCTATTGCGAGAAATTGATACGCTTATATTGAAATTCTGTAAAGACCATCCTAAGAGATCTTTTACCAAGGAGCAGATTGAAAGGAAGAAGGCTGAACAAAAGAATATTTGTGGACAATGCAAAGAGGAAATTCTTTCAAATCAGACCTTTCATGGCGACCACATTATACCTTGGATTCTTGGAGGAGATTCTTCAGATGCAAATTGTCAAGTGTCTCATATGCGGTGTAATCTTATAAAAGGTAAGCGCAATGATTTGAATACTCTTAATTGAACGACCATAAATCCGCCAGAACATTCCCTTTTGCTCCGGTCGTCATCTGGCCTTGTCTGCTAGGTCCAGGCTCCCAAGCTGCCTTGGCCACAGGCAGAGGCCTTTCCATATTCTGGACAAACGAAGCAGGTGGCTCATAATCTATTGCTCGGCGCACTTGGCCTTGGCTTTGGCCTTGCCCTTGGCCATAGCCTATAAGTGCCTGCTGTGGCCCACGAGGAGACGATTGATTGATAATCTCTATATCTTGGTTGAATGCAACAGCGGGTCTTCCTTGAGGCATTTGACCAGGCGCATATCCAGCCCCACCACCCCCCTTCTTTTTCTGTGACCCGCCCGGCGCCCTAGCGAGTGCCGCCGCCTTCGGAGGAGGCACAGGCATCATAGCCTGTATAATGGGATTTTGACGAGTGAGATATTCTCCTTCGTGATGTTGCCAACTGATATATAACAAATTCGGCCATGTGAACCGAACCTCAAACTTCGCCTGACGAAGTTGCCAGACCAGATAAACCACACAATCTTCCATATCCAATTTCGGCAATCCCAAGATAAACGGCGGCACAGTATATAAAACAGAAGAAGTGTTCCCGGATAGTTGGGATGTCGTGTATACCCGATGATAAATCTGCTCCAGAAGAGTGTTATAAGAACGAAGCCGAGCGTGGTCTCGCCGCACACGACGGTCATATAAATCTTTCGGGTCCAAATGCGGAACCTGAATTATATCTTGGCGTCTCGCCATCCTCTGTTAAACAGAGCAACAAAAAGCATAGCGGGCATAGGCCGCATAGGGGGCATAAGACGCTGCGCATACCGCCGCGCCGTCTTGCATTCTGTGGCGGCGGAGTGCGTTGTGTGGGGCACGTAGGTGTATTGAAAGCCCTCACCGAAGCAAATATCCTGGGTTGTGTAAAAGAAGTGGTTGGTATAAGTGCCGGCGCATTATTCGGCCTGATGATTGTTCTGGGATATACCGTCGCTCAAATGGAAGAGCTAGCCACTACGTTTGACTTCACCTTACTCGGCGAGATGAATCCCGAGTGTATTTTTGAATTCCCCGTAACATTGGGAATAAATTCTGGTGAGTCTATTTCTAAACTGCTCGCCTCTATTCTAAAACAAAAGGGCTTTTCGCCAGATGTCACATTTGCAGAGCTCGTTAAAGATAAACGAATTCATAAAACGTATAAGTGTTATGCGGCGGAATTACAGACATCCATAGTGAAAGAGCTGAGCTACGAAAAAACGCCCGATATGTCTGTGGTGAAAGCAATACGTGCCTCTATGTCGTTGCCCATTTTATATACTCCTGTGAAAGATGGTGATTCGCTCCTAGTGGATGGCGGTCTATTACATAATCTTCCACTGGCGTTCTTGAAAGAGGAAGAAATCTCGGAAACATGGGCGGTGATTTTCTCGCCTGATGTAATTATAACTGAGAATCCATTAATCGGCATATTTGATTATCTTAAATACGTCATGAACGGATTAATGTATATGAGGAATGTTCCTTATGTTGAGAAATATCACGAAAGAATCATCGTTATTAAGAACGACTTTGATGTGCTCGGGTTTTCCGTGAGCTCAGAGACGCGGGCGAAATTTATTGAAGATTGTAGGAAGACTACACACACCTTCTTACACTCTTCTAACAAGCCGGCACGGAGATTTTCTGCTGCCTAGAGACCCGAAAAAGGAGGAAGCGGTGCCGTCGGCGGTAGGCTTACTACGGAGCCTATCCATTGAAGCGGCCGTCCTTTCAATCCCATTTGCTCCAGGCGTATATATAAGCCAAGAGCTTCTCCCTCCACGAAATGAATCTTGCTTACAAGATTCGACTTGAAAAACGGTTTTATACAAGTGACAGTGGTTCTCATCCACACCGTGGGACGTATTATCCACATTCCCAGGAGCGTAGTCTCATGCTCGGATGCTAATATCTTAGCAAGGCTCTTTGTATAATCCAGGCTGCTATGATGCCTCTTTTCCATATTCCCACAATCTAGAATCCATATCCACTTTTCCCCACGCACCGTATCCAAATGATGTTTGAAATCCGCTATCTTCTGTGCGCTTTCTTTCGTGGTGTCATTTGCTCTAGCGAGCATACTCATATATAATTTCACTCCTTCATGTGTTCCTAAATACATGAAACTGTGAAATGTCGGATTTACTTGACATTTTGTACACCCAACCGAACTCATCTTGTCTTCATACGAATTTATAAGGCCGATTTTAGCCACGACTCCCAACCCTCGGGAGTTCTCTCGCCACTGAATTCCACCTTCTGCCCATTCGCCTTGTGTAAGAGCATTGTCGGAAACCCTTTTACACCTGCCGCCGTAACTTTCTCAGGGTTTGCATCCGCCTCCACCATAGAGCAAAAAACCGTCTTTCCACCGATGTTGACTGAGCCTTTCTTAGACCACTCGGCGAATACCGGCTTTACTGTCTTGCAGTGAGGACACCAGTCGGCATAGTAGAGGACAAAGGTATCGGCGTTCTCAAAGCCGCTGACCTGGGTGTTGAAAAATCTGACATATATATATCTACCGAGTATCACTGCTACGACAAGGCCTAGTAATAGATACAGACTATTCATACGTGTTGCGCCCTTCATTCTATTTAGCTCTGCTTTTTCTTTTGGACCTTCAGCGACATTTCAATACAGAGGAGCTGATTGCCAGCGTCATCATACCATATAATCTGACTCTTGAGGTTGCCCGATAGACCAGTAGGCATAGGGTAAGAGGAGCTGCCGTCGTGCTGGCCTACGGTAATAGGACAGTTGGCGGAATCGCATAGATTGGAAACCGTGGGGCTGAGCGGAATGAAATTGTACGTCACGCTGTTCTTTACAGTGCCCTTGGTGATAACTTGGGGGCTGTTATATACAAGGCCGAGACTCACATTCTGGCCGGCCATCACATTGGAAGGAGGGTCTAGAGTCAGCTTCGTGATTTGAAACAAGCTGTTTCCGTTTCCGCAATCGGACACACCTGAAGAAGAGATAGCATAAGCAATGAGCGCAAGACTGACCATTTTTCGCTGGACTTGTTTTTTGATGGGGCGGGCGAGTCAATTTTTTAGACCCGTGCGGATTTTAAATGAGCGGTTAGACAAATTCTGTGTTTTTTAAAACTTTTCTCCAATCAAACCTTTCAGCAGACTTCAGTCTCAAATAAACTTGTATAAGAGTAAGTATATCGTCCCTACTAAAACGATTCTTATGTTCATTTAAGACAAACGGACCCCCCTTTGACATAAAGTCTTTGCAAATAGCCCTCCTCTGTTCACACCCTAAGAAACACTCGTTGCCACCACTTGTATTATATCCGTCTAACTCCCTGTATTTGTAGTGGTCATCTTCGTGACAGAAATCACAGTGCCATTTCTTACGTGTTAAATCGCCACATAGAGCACAATTCAAGCGTTTCTTATACCAAAGGTGCATATCAAGGCATCGGCTGTGATAAATGTGACCACAGGGCATTTTCAAATAATCCCAATCGGAACGCTCTTCCATACACGATGCCCTACACTCATGAATCACAGGTTCCCTAATACGTTTTATTGTTCCATCTTTCTCCCATTCCATACTCCATACCCAGACTCTAGCATCGATGCAGCAGACATCTGTAAGATCCATTTCGTGACTCATATTTAAAGCTGAGTAGCACATCAATTTTTATTAAAGTAAGTGCCGGTTTTAATGACCATGGGTCTAAGCGATAGGCCACAAGGCCAAATGGCTAAAAGGCCAAAAGATGTCTAAACCTTTTCTTGCATATACATTTAGGAGAATGCCGCACAAACATAAAATCGTCTTTTCCAATGGCGAGTGGGTTCACGTGAAAATCCCCGCGAATGTGGATCCTTGCTGGATGACGGAAGATATCTGGTATTATGCGTCGGTCTGTGCCGCTGCTCTTCGCACCCTGGGCTGTGATGAAAAGAGGGCGGCGGTGATTGCAGAGGCGGCAGTGTATAAGCGCATTTATAAAGATATGGTGTATGACGCCAAGCTGGAGGAGGATATTTCTTCTGTCTTTTGAAAGGCCAATTTATACGGCTCGTATATCATACGACCTCTATAGATTGAATTATCCCGTATAGAGTATGCCTTCCATAGACCGCTCAGGGAGAGCCCATGCGACTAGGCAACAAACGCGAGTAATTTATTCACAACATAAAATCGAAGAGCAGGCACTCAATCAAGGCACGGCGAATCGTATGAATTCCAATGGAGCAAGTCCTGGAGCATCGACGATATTCTATTCTGCAGGAGCTGCCAGTGGAACCGGCGAAGAATTGGCCGCCGTTTTACTAGCGAATTCTGCCCCTGTACCTCCTCCTCCTTTGCCTCCTACTGCTCCTACCGATGTTACTGTATCAGATTATCCACTAAATGAAGACACAGTATTTTTTGTTTTATGGCTAGCTCCTACAGGAGGCTCTCCTCCAACCCTATATACAATAACGGCAAGTCCTGGAGATATTGTTCTGACTTCTGATCCTGCAAATGGCCAATTCGTGGTTTTTGGTAAGAGTAATGGGATTATTATAGGAACTACCTATACATTCGTAGTAACTGCTACGAACTCCGCCGGCACTTCGCCTCCCAGCGCGCCTTCGGCGCCCATAACAGCAATTACGTTTCCTGACCCTCCTACAGCCGTATCCGCCATCGCTGGAAATACAGAAGCCCAAGTTTCTTGGGATGCCCCTGTAAACGATGGAGGCGCACCAATATCCTTTTACACAGTTATATTAAATCCAGAAACAACTGGACCTCAAAGCACACCCGATAATTCTACAACACTCCTTGTGGCAGGTCTAATAAATGGTACTCCATATACATTTACAGTACGTGCGAGCAACCTAACTCGTAGCTCTTTACCAAGTGATTCTTCTCCAGAAATCACGCCCATTGGACCTCCTACTCCACCCCTAAATGTAGTCGCCACTGCTGGCCCTGGAAATGCGGTTGTAACATGGGACGCTCCTGAAAGCACAGGTGGCGAACCTATTGTTGGATATATAATAACCTCGAATCCTCCAGGATATACCGAAGATTTGAATGTACTACCGCGACAAATTACCACGTCCCCTTTGACAAGCGGCACCTCCTATACATTTACCCTTGTTGCAATAAATTTCAGCGGATTCACTTCTCCACCGAGTGCCCCATCTAACCCTATCATTCCATTAGCACCCCCTGGCCCTCCCACGAACGTAGTTGCCGCCCCTCTAAATTCTGCAGTATCTATTACGTGGGATGACCCTGTAAGCGACGGAGGCTCACCAATACTCTCTTACACAGTCACATCAAGCCCAGGTAATATAATTCTTTTATCTGTTCAATCACCGACTTTATTCCAAAACCTCATAAACGGCACTTCATATATATTCACAGTGTATGCCACCAACCAAATCGGTGACTCTATACTAAGCACCCCTTCTTTACCTGTTACACCGGCCACTTTTCCTGATTATCCGCTTAACCCTACTGCTTTAGCTGGAAATGGAGAAGCCCAAGTTTCTTGGATTGCGCCTAGCTCAGATGGAGGCTCACCTATAATAAATTATACGGTCATAACCGAGCCGCCCACAACTGGACCTCAAACCACACCTGATGCTTCTACAACACTCCTCGTAACAGGGCTAACGAATGGGACTTCTTACACATTCACAGTGTATGCCACGAATATTATGGGGAACTCTTTCATTAGTGCCGCCACACAACCAGTCACACCATCTTAATGATACGGCTCGTATATCATACGATGCCCATAGATTGAATGTTCCCGTATAGAGAATGTCCATAGAAGACCGCTCTGGAACGTGGTATGCAAATCGCCAAAGGGCGCGAGTCATTTATTCACAACACAAAATTGAAGAGCAGGCACTCAATCAAGGGACAGCGAATCGTATGAATTCCAATGGCGCAAGCCCTGGCGCATCCACGGTGTTTTATGCAATTGGAACTGCCAGTGGAACAGGCGAAGAATTGGCCGCCGTTTTACAGGCGAATTCTGCAGTGCCTCCAGCCCCTCCCACTGCTCCTACTGCACCGATAAGTGTTACAGCAATTGCAAATGGCCCAGAGAGTTTGTATGTCTCATGGACGGCGACTTCTTCACCTGTCACGCTATATACTATAGTGGCGAGTCCTGGGGATATTACAAAAACATCCCCCTCTAACACATTCCTATCATTTGGTCCATCGGATACAATTGTTGCTGGAACTACCTATACATTCGTGGTAAGCGCTACAAATGCCATCGGCGCATCTCCTCCTAGCGCGCCTTCGGCGCCCGTAAAAGCAATTACATATGCGGACCCTCCTACAAATGTGAATGCAACGGATGGACAAAATGGACAGAGTACAATATCATGGACTCCTTCCTCGTATGATGGAGATTCTCCTATCATATTGTATACAGCTTATAGTTCTTCAACACAAGACCCAGTCATACATATGGCATCCGTGGATGGTGCTCTTTCTTCATCTGTTGTTGTGACTGGACTTACAAACGGAGCTACATATATATTTTATGTTACTGCCACAAATGGGCTGGGCGAAGGAACCAACCAAAGCTTATCTTCTCCACAAATCACACCTCTCGGACCTCCTACGCGACCGCTGAATGTATCGGCCTTTGCCGGCACTGGAAATGCCAATGTATTATGGGACGCTCCTCTAAACAACGGTGGTGTACCTATTACTTTATATATAATAACCTCTTCTCCTCCTGATTTTTCCGGATTTATTCCTCCGCCTTTTCCGCAGAACCTGTCAATCATTGCGACCGGTTTGACAAACGGCACACCCTATACATTTACGGTTGTTGCGACGAATTCCAGAGGAGATTCTCCCGCGAGTGCCCCATCTCTCGCGGTAACTCCCCTAGGCGACCCTGACCCTCCCACGAACGTAACCGCCGTTCCTGGAAATGCTTCCGCCAATGTTTCTTGGGCGGCTCCTGTAAACAACGGAGGCTCACCCATCACCTCTTACACAGTAATCTCAGCACCAGATGGCATAACGGTAACAACTTCTCAACTATCAGCCACAGTCTCTGGTCTTGCAAACGGTTTCCCATACACATTCACAGTCTATGCGACAAATGGCATACCCGCAAACTCTGTAGAAAGCGTCCCTTCTTCCCCCGTGACACCTAGAACTGTTCCTAGTGCTCCACGCCTTCCTGTTGGCACAGCTGGAAATGCACAAGTACAACTTTCTTGGCTTGCGCCTATATCCGATGGCGGCTCACCTATCATAAATTATACCGTGACATCCACTCCAGCCGCCACTGGACCTCAGAGCACATCAGATGATTCTACAACACTACTTATCATAGGCCTAACAAACGGGACTCCATATACATTTACAGTGTATGCGACGAATGCTGCAGGCAATTCTATCCAAAGCGTCTTATCAGACGCAATCACACCAACTACAGCGACTGTCCCTAGCCCACCACAAAATCTATCGGTAATACGTGATATCTCAACTGGTGTGACAGGAAGAATTCGGGTAAGTTGGTCAGATCCCTCGTCTGATGGAGGCTCAGCCATACTCTCTTACACAGTGACATCAGACCCAGCGGATCTTCCTCCACAATCAGTTCCTCCTTCTAATTTCTTTGTATATGAGAATAATACTCTTATAATTGGAACTTCGTATACATTTACAGTAATTGCGACGAATGCCATAGGAAATTCTTCTTCGAGTGCACCGAGCGCATCAATTATACCTGCTACAGTACCTTCTGTTCCTCAGAATTTTACTGTTACACCAAGAAATCAAGGTGCCATTTTGACATGGTCTCCACCATTATCCACCGGTGGCACGCCAATTTCAAAGTATACAGGATATTATGTTAGATCACTATATGATGACTGGAATGTACCAGGAAATGTGTTTACATATGTAGTACCAGAAACTTTAACAAATGGAACACTATATAATTTTAGGCTTGCGACTTTTAACTCACAGGATGAAACTGGAGCTGTCCAGCTTTATGGAAGTAGCTATATAGGCGTGGCTGCTACTCCTGGTCCAACAGTGGCAGACCCTCCAAATATTACAAGTGTTCAAGCTGGACCTGGTACGGGTGAAGTAACGATTGCCTTCACACCCAATATCTATGACGGTGGAGGCGTATTTCAGAATTATTTGGTGGAAGATGTGGGTGCTACATTTGTGGCAACACCTTCCTCTTCTCCAGCTGTATTAGCTGGGCTCTTAACAGGTGCTACATACCAATTTACAGTAAAAACAGTAACTTCTATAGGAACTTCAGCGGCAAGTGCCCCTTCTTCTTCTGTTACAGTATTCTAAGAGTCTGCAATGCGCATTGCCGAAAAGATTTCACGACTCGTATATCATACGATGCCCATAGATTGAATGTTCCCGTATAGAGAATGCCGACGGAAGACCGCTCTGGAACTTGGTATGCAAATCGGGCTAGAGCGCGAGCCATTTATTCACAACATTTGATTGAGCAGCAGGCACTCAATCAAGGCACGGCAAATCGTATGAATTCCAATGGCGCAAGCGCTGGTACATCCACGGTGTTTTATGCGACTGGAACTGCCAGTGGAACAGGCGAAGAATTGGCGGCGGTTTTACAGGCGAATTCGGCTGTGCCTCCTACACCTCCTGCACCCCCTCCTGCTCCCACTGCCCCCACTGCACCTACCAATGTTACAGTAGAATATGCTCGTCCAAATCCAGGTGTAATTCAGGTTTCATGGACGGCGTCTTTGTCGTATGTAACGCCTACATACACTATAGTGTCAACTCCTGGAGATATTACAAAAACAGTCATCCCTGGCACTATCCCAGAAACATCCATAAAATTTAATATGACTGATGGAATTGTTATAGGAACTACCTATACATTCGTGGTAACTGCAGAAAATGATATTGGCACTTCTCCTCCCAGCACCCCATCGGCGCCCATAAAAGCAATTACGTATCCTGACCCTCCTTCAGGGGTGTCTGCAATTGGCGGGCAAGACGGACAGACCACCGTATCATGGATCGCGTCAATATATGATGGAGAATCTCCTATAACAGAGTATACAGCATATTCTTTTTCTTTATCAGATCCAGTATTACATTTTACAAGTGTTAGCGATTCTGATAGTTCTGCTGTTGTTACTGGACTCACAAATGGCTTTGAATATACATTTTCCGTGACTGCCACCAATGAATTTGGGGAAGGGGCTGAAAGCGCTGCTTCTTCAGGAATCACGCCCCTCGGACCTCCTACTGCTCCCTTGAATGTATCTGCAACTGCCGGTTTAGGAAATGCCGTTGTAACATGGGAAGCTCCTCTAAACGACGGTGGTGCACCTATTAGCTCATATACAATAACCTCTTCACCTCCTGATTTTTCCGACATTCTTACTATGCCTTTCTCGCCTTTGTCAGTCACTGCGAACGGTTTAACGAATGGCACTTCCTATACCTTTACCGTTTTTGCGACAAATACGAAAGGAGATTCTCCACTGAGCGACCCATCTTCTGCTGTCACTCCCCTAGGTGCCCCTGACCCTCCCACGAACGTAGTTGCCACGCCTGGAAATGCAGAAGCATTTGTTACTTGGGATGAGCCTCAAAGCTACGGAGGCTCACCACTTATCTCTTACAGAGCCGTATCAATCCCAGGTGATATAACTATTACAACATCTCCATCTCAACGTTCGGCCACATTCTCTGGCCTCATAAACGGCACTTCATATGAATTTGTAGTGTTTGCCACAAATGCCATAGGTGAATCTTTGCCAAGCGGTGGCTCTTCCCCTGTTACACCCGCCACTGTTCCTAATGCTCCGCTTAACCCTTTTGCTATAGCTGGAAATACAGAAGCCCAAGTTTTGTGGGACTTCCCTGTATTCGATGGAGGCTCACCTATCATAAATTTTACAGTCATATCCATTCCAGCAACAACTGGACCTCAATCCACAGCCGATGATTCTACAACACTCATTTTTACAGGTTTATTAAACGGGACTGACTATACATTTACAGTGTATGCGACAAACCTAATCGGTAACTCTCCCGCAAGTGCTCTGACAAACCCAGTTACACCATCAGGATTCACTGTGCCTGGCCCACCACAAACGGTATCAGCAAACCTTGTTTCCCCAGGATTAATCACTGTAAGTTGGTCAGCCCCCGTGTCTGATGGAGGCTCAAGCGTACTCTCTTACAAAATATATGCAGACCCACCCGATGTTGCTCCACAATCAGTTTCTTCCGCCTTTGTTAACGTTGATTTTGACAATACTCTTACAAATGGAACCTCTTATACATTTACAGTCACGGCCACAAATGCTATTGGCGAATCTATTCCGAGTGCACCGAGCGCATCAATTATACCTGCCATAGCACCTTCTGTTCCTCAGAATTTTACTGTTACACCGAGAAATCAAGGTGCCATTTTGACATGGTCTCCACCATTATCCACCGGTGGCCCGCCAATTTTAGTTTATACGGGATTTTTTTTTAGCGCATCAGTAAATTATAATGACTGGATTGTAGCAGGAAATGTGTTTACATATGTAGTACCAGACACTTTAACAAATGGAACACAATATAATTTTAGGCTTGCGGCTGTAGGGCCAGGAGGTCCCCCGCTTTATATGAGTAGCTATGTAGCCGCGGATGCTACTCCTGGCCCTACAGTGGCAGACCCTCCAAATATTATAAGCGTTCAAGCTGGACCTGGTACGGGCGAAGTAACGATTGAGTTCGCACCCAATATATATGACGGTGGAGGAACGGTATCTTTTTATTTGATAGAAGATCCTGGAAATGCATATTCTACAAACGTTGTTTCTTCTCCAGCCGTATTATCTCCCCTGTTATCAGGTGCTACATTCCAATTTACAGTAAAAACGGTAACTTCTGTAGGAACTTCGGCGGCAAGTGCCCCTTCTTCTTCCGTCACTGTTCCGTAAGACTATGAATCCATTTGCGGATTGCGTCATCATACTTATCTTCACCATATATGCGTAAGATTTTTCGTGTTTTTTCCGATACAAAGATTCTCGTCATTGTGCCAATCACAATGACGAAATCATAGGCGGCCGCTGCCCCATCCGTATAATAGAGATCCGTGCCAGAGATTTCTTCGACGCTGCACTCAAGCTTTTCTTTTAATAAACAAACACGAGAGCGTAAACTGTTTTCCATTTCTGTGTGATACACATAAATGGCAAATGAAGCCTATCAATTTTAAAAGTCCATACGACTAAAAATCCCTAGGAAACAGCATGAATGACCAGAGAATTACGAAAAACAAGGCAGTCTGTAAGAAAAATCCAGTGGGCGTAGGACAACCGCCATCGCTCGCAATACTCACCCAACCTCCTAAGAATTTCTGCAGGAGTTTATATGTTTCTGGATTCGCCATTAAGAAAAAGATAAGAGTTGTATATGCGGCGTATTTTGCCTTGAGTGCCATGTTAGGACCGGCCACATATACACCTTTTAGAGGCTTTGCCTCGTCGGGGGGCGACGGCATCTATCTTGTGGGGCGAATACATTCTTCATCAGAAGAATCGCAATACAATTCGTTCAAACACACCAAGTATAAAAATATCACGCCACCCAAAGGAATGCCACCATTATCCTCTAACACATTTCGCTCTTTCTCTTCCAAAACCACTTCATAATCGTCGCTTACTCCGTGTAAAGGTGTTTCTTCTTTGCTTTCGTCTTTGTCTTCGACTAAAACCAAACAAAACGGTCCCTTTCCTAAGACTTCTTCAAATTCTTCAGGGGCTGATGCGTGGAATGAGCCAGGTGTCCCTAGGGTTTTGAACATCTTTGAGTCTGATTTAGAAAACACGTGATTATACGATTCTACGAGTGCATTGGCCTTCTCTTGTTTCAAATCATTCAGCTTTACATATGTGTATCCTTCCTGTATAGGTGTATCTGTATTCCCAATAATTTCTTGTAAAATGGTTAAAACAAGCTCATACTGTCCGATGCTATCCAAGGCTTTGCCGGCCTTGTTCACTAGCGATTGGACTTCCTTGGCCGATTTCAGTTGTTTGGATTTACGGAGTTCGACTAAGAATAAGAGGAGCATTCCTTGTGATAAAGATTTGACAGATGTCCTTCTTCCGCCACCTATTTGAGGCCGCCTTGGCACAAATCCACCTCCTGCCCCAGGGGCTGCTGCCTTTGGAGCTGCCCCTCTACCAACAATATAACCACCCCATCGTTCTAAAAACTGTGGATTTCTCGGTAATCCCAGCCTTTGTGCATTTCTATCAAAAATTAATATAATACGTTTAATTACAACGTCTGGGCGAGTATCTATAATACCAAATATCTTTTTATATGTATGTATTTTTTTATCATAAGCCCGTAATGTACTTGACAATGTTTTATTATTTTCATTATCTTTTGGCCCATAAGTACCTGTTTTTAAAAACATTTGTACCAGATTATTCACGATATCAGCGCCTTTCTTTTTGGATATTATGCTATAAAGAGCATTAAACAATAGAATAATATTATTATTTATATATTCAACATTAACGGCCATACCAGCATATGGGTTACCGCGTGTTGCATCTCTATCTTTATCCATATTACCATACATTTCTATACGAAAGAATAAGTCACCTATAAACTTTGTTACTCCAGCTGTTTTTGATGAACCTTTGAATGCGTCTGGAATACTATTAAACAATACATCTATAAAATCTTTATACTCATATAAACGTTTGGAAGGCTTTGAATCAGCAAAATGTAAATCAATCTCTCGTGTTACAAATGCTCTAAAGAATATATAAAAATCAACAATGCTGAACTCATCAATGAAATCTTGAGGCTCTAATAATGCTACGAGGCCGTCTGCATTAGGCGGCGGCGGCTGCGGCTTTGGGGGCTGGTTTTCACGTGGCGATGGAGCCTCTGATGGTGGAGGCTCTGGGGCTCCACCGCCTCCACCGCCACCTCCTCCAACTGGCAGAGGAGGTTGTTCCTGCTGCTGCTGCTGCAGGGCAGATAATTGTTCTTGTATCTGACGCTTTTCTTCAGCACATCTTAGAAGCATAGCTTCCAAATCTTGGTTCTGTATGCGCAACTCATAATTTTCTCTCGTAATTCTGGCAATTTCTGCTTCTAGGGCGGTAATTCTTGCGCCCTGTGTAGCAATAGTTCCATTTGCCCTCGCCAATTCTTGCCTACAATCTCCCAACTGTTTTTCTAACTCAGCAATACGAGCATCTTTACCTTCAGCTCCAGCAGCAATAGTAGACAAACGCCCTACTTCCGCTTCCAGCTGCGCAATCCTTCCCGCGGTCGCTTCCCTTTCTGCTTGTAGAGCTGCCAGGCGGGCTGTTAAAGCAGCAATCCTCGGGTCTTCTTTCTGTGCAGCCAGAAGGGCCGCCTCCAATTCACCAATCCTTCCTGTTGCTGCATCTTTTTCTGCTTGTAGGCCTGCCAGACGCACTGTTAAAGCAGCAATCCTCGGGTCTTCTTTCTGTGCAGCCAGAAGGGCCGCCTCCAATTCAGCAATCCTTCCAGATGCCGCCTCCCTTTCTCCTTGTAAAGCTGCTAGACGCCTTGTTAAATCAGAAATTTGCGGGTCTTCTTTTTGTGCAGCTAGAAGGTCCGCTTCCAATTCACGAATTCTTCTCGCCGCTGCCTCCCTTTCTGCTTCTATCCCCGCTAGACGTGCTGTTAGTTCAGGAATTCTTGGATCTTCTTTCTGCGCTTGTATAAGCTCCGCTTCCAATTCAGCAATTCTTCTCGCCGCTTCGTCCCTTTCTGCTTCTAGCCTCGCTAGACGTTCTGTTAGTTCAGCGATTCGTGGGTCTTCTTTCTGTGCATCTAGAAGCTCCGCTTCCAATTCACCAATCCTTCCAGCGGCCGCCTCCCTTTCTGCTTCTAGGCCTGCTAAACCTGCTGTTAATTCAGCGATTCGTGGGTCTTCTTTCTGTGCATCTAGAAGCTCCTCTTCCAAATCCGCAATTCTTCCAGCGGCCGCTTCCCTTTCTGCTTCTAGGCCTGCTAGACGTGCTGTTAATTCAGCGATTCGTGGGTCTTCTTTCTGTGCTTCTATAAGCTGCGCTTCCAATTCGGCAATCCTTCCTGTTGCTGCATCTTTTTCTGCTTGTAAAGCTGCTAGATGCCCTGTTAAATCAGCAATTTCAGCATCTTTGCCCCCAACCAATGCTGTAGTCGCCACTTGTGCAGCCGCAAGCTCCGCTTCCAATTCAGCAATCCTTGCTAATTGCGCTGGCGAAGCATCGGCAATACGCTGCAAGCCTTCAAGCTCCGCTTCCAATTCAGGAATCCTTGCTAATGCTACATCCCTTCCTTTGCGTGCCTCTGCAAGCTCCGCTTCCAATTCAGCAATCCTTGCTGTAAGTCTAGCCACTTCCGCCTCTGCTTCTCCTCTAACACGGTTACACTCAGCAAGAGCATCCGTTAGATCGGCAATTTCCTGTAAATTATTTCCTTCTTTTGCTTCTAGAGCTTTTATTCTTGTTTCCAATGCGTCTGTTTCCTCGTCATGCTTCTGCTCTAGTGATCCAAGCTCAGCTCGTGCGTCACGGAATTCTTTGTCTTTGGCAGCCAATTCTGCTTGAAGTCTCTCCTTTTCCTTTTTATCGGTACATTTATCTATTTGGCGTTGTAGCTTTTCCAGCTGTAAGCGAATATCTCCCAATTGTTGTAGATACAAGGCTATTTGTGAAAAAAGGACAACTAAATCACGAAGGACTGGGTTCTCTTTTGTCAGCTTTGCATAATCTGTGAGCATGTCAGAGATTTGTTTGTATACTGCATCAATATCTTCAAGGGGGACACCTGTTAGAGTCAATTCTTTCATTAGAACATCTTTGTCAGGAGGATGCCCTCCATCCCTACGCATTTTTATATGATTACGAAACACTTGTAAAATGTAACGTGTATCTATACTACCTGTTTCAACCTGGGTAACAACCTCATTTGCCAATGTATCTCCATATACAATACAAGGCTGTCCTTCTACGGCATTGTCTAAAAATGTGATTAGTCCGCTCAAGCCTGTGATGAGTTGTGTGTAATGTTCTTGCATTCCTAACAATTGTTCACGCCCTACCATTTTCGTGGCAGCCAATTCACGCCTTGCTATTTCTTTTCTGTATTCCAGAGATTTCTTGAAATACTTGTATAAATCAGGATTTTCCGCCTTACAAGGAATCTTTTGGTGTTTTTCTAAAACGGTGTATGCAATGCGATATGCGTCGTGGAATCTTTTTTCTTTATTGGCGTCTCTCACTTGGCCATCGCTGAATACAAAGCTGAATAAAGACTTCATCATTTTGGTGATAGCCTTTTTCTGTTGAGGTGTATAATTAACTGGTACTTCTTCTTCCTCTTCTTCTTCTAGCCTTGCGGCGTCTTCTTCTGCATAAGGCTCAGCGGCAGGAGCAGGGGCATCAGGAGCAGGCGCAGCAGCAGGAGCAACGGCAGGCGCAGGCGCAGCAGGAGGAGCAGGCGCAGCATCAGGCGCAGGCGCAGGAGCAGGCGCAGCAGGAGGAGCAGGCGCAGCAGGAGGAGCAGGCGCAGCAGGAGGAGCAGGCGCAACAGCAATGGCTGGCACATTTTTATCCAACCATCCTAGATAATACATTTCAAACATCGTCCCTGACTTCACATCAATGGAAGATATAGGAGGTCCTTCTTCTTTGTCATATACACCATTGTTCGCAAATCCTTTTGCAGAAATTTCTTCTTCAGGAGCCGCAGCTCCAGAGGGAGCCGCTTCTACATCAGCCCCAGCTTCAGCATCACCACCTTTTACACCTTCAATTAAGAAATTATCTGTAAAGTGTAAGGCCTTTTTTGATTTCTTTTTTAAATTAAACGTTTCCGTAAATATCGTAACAATCGGCTCAGGTATAGTTTGACCAATATTAAACTTACCTCCTCTTTTCTTCCACCATTCAGCGAGTTCTTTCTTATTCAAAGCTTTCCCTGCTAGCTTATCAAAAAACCCGAGGCTCTCTACTTTATATGTATTGTCTGTCTCGCTATAAAACTTTTTCCCTTCTTGCCCTTTGGGCCCTTTGAGCCCTTTGGGCTCTTCTTGCCCTTCTTGCCCTTCTTGCCCTTCTTGCTCTTCTTTCTTTCCTACAAAATCTTTTCCAAAAATAGCATTTCTTAATAATTCTTTATAGTTTGCTTCTGTTTCAAGCTTCTCTATAAAACCTTCTTCCAAATGTTTAGAAAAGAATTCAATAAATCCCTTTTCAGTGAATAATGTATTCACCACACTTCTCTTTTGAACATATACTACAGGGTCATCTTTATTTGCACGAAGTCCTTCTATAGCTGCAACGGCTTTTATATATTTATCTACTTTTTCTATCTCCGTTTTTAAGAGTGGAACATTTGTTATATCTAAAACACGTAATCCAAGAATTTTAAGTGCAATTGTTATAGGAGTTCTATCAGGAATTGTACCAGCGGCAATAGCATCCGTAACCTCCTGCGGCGCAGGTTCAGCATTCTTAAGAGCATCCCACCAAAGACTATATGCAGCTTTATACTCCGAAATAGCTTGAATGGAATCATTGTATGCCTTTTTATATTTTAAATTGGTATCTTCTAACAATTTACGTGCAGCTTTATAAGCAGCAATCGTTTCAGGCGAACGAGCAGCGGCAGCATCCCTTGCAGCAAGTCCAGCAGCAAGTAAAATGTCTAGTTCGCCTTTAAGTCTATCACGCTCACCTGTTACACTTCGAAGTTTATCTGAAGCTTTTTTCATAGACATAGAAGTACTCGCAACAGCACGAGCAAGCACAAGAGGCGATGTAATAGAACCACTTTGTATATATGTTTTTATATCTTTTACAAGTCGCCCAGCTTGTGTAAAAGGAATAAATTCTGGGACTAGATTTGCGAGTGTATATTGAAGGTCAAGATTATACGTCTTTTCTTTCTTAAGTGCAGTGAGTATAGTATCAATAAATTTTCTATCACCTTCTGAATATACTTCTTTTATATAAGCATATTTTGCTTTGAAATTGGTTAGCGTATCTGTATCAACAGAACCAGCAGCAGCAACAACAGCAGCAGCAGAAGTCTTCAAACGAAGTGCTTGTAAATTCTTTCCTACAGGAACGGATTGTTCTCCTACTCTTTCCACTTTTACTTCCTCTGGTTCATTGAATAACTCATCCATAAGAAATTTCCCCTTTTCCAAGCCCCCTTTTACACGAATCTTTAAAAACTCAGTAAATATTTTTTTGATTTTCTCTGTCCCATTTGCTATAGGCCTGCCTGCTAAGGCGTCACGAGCAATTGCTCCAACTGAAGTTTTTATGATATCTTCTAAAGATTTTGAATCACTTATACTTGCTGCAAGTTCTTTCAATTGTTTGTTATATTGATTATCTAATTCGTTTTTTGTATGACTATTTATTTGAGCAGCAGCTCCAGGAGTCCCAGCAGCAACAATTACCTTTTTTCTCATATTCACAAGTTCTTTGAATTTCACGAACAACGATTTATATTTATTAAATGCCTCTTTGTTATTATTTTCTAAAAATTCGGCAATCTTTCCCTTTATAAAATCACTAGGAGTTGCTTCAATCGGACCCAAGACATCATACCCATTGCCAATAACCCTTGGCAATAAATAAGCCTCTTTAAAAAAGGCGTCGACCTCTAAATTTGAAACTCCAGCCGCCATCTACTTCAAGTCCCTAAATGGAAACGAAGGTATTTAATCCGTGGAATCCACGAAACAAGGTGATTGACGACGCAACTATCGTGGCGATTCTCAAGAAATACGGCATATCACAAGCACCACCTCTTCCCAATCTTTTCCGACAGGCCTGTGTTCATAAATCGTATGTGGACAGGTCCGAGCAGTGGGCGCAAGAAGAAGGGCAAGAGCAAGTTCTTGCAGAGCGGCCTCCTAATTGTCTGCCACTCCAAGGGGCTGACAATGAAGAGTGTGAATTCGCCGGCGATAGTCTTCTAGGCTGTGTCGTGGCACTATACTTATTTGAACGATATGCCGGGAAAGGGGAGGGATTTCTCACTCGCCTCAGGACTCGCATTGTGAATAACAAGATGCTCGGGACTCTGGCCAAAAAGATGGGGTTTGAGCCGTGGATTGTGGTGAGTCGCCATGTGGAAGAGGTTTGTGCTGGAGGTCGTGGGAATCTGAGACTTCTTGGCAGCATGTTTGAAGCATGGGTTCACGCTCTTTACAAGAATTTTGAGCATGGCCAAAGCCCCGGCACAGGGTTCACCGTTGTCCAGAAGTTCTTAATCAACGTAATGCAAAAACACGTGAATTTCGTAGAGCTTATCACAGATGACAACAACTTCAAAGACCAACTGCTCAGACTCTTCCAATCCAAATTCCACAGCCCTCCTCGGTATAAGGAAGTGGAAGTCGTTGGTCCTCCACACGATAGAACCTTTACAATGGGGGTGATTCATCCTGAGGACGACAAGAAGATTCTGGCAAAGTCCACGGCACGCAACAAGAAGGTAGCGGAGCAGGAAGCATCCCGCCTCGCACTCATTGCTCTTGGAGCGGGATCAAGCGCAGCAGAAGGCTCAGGCGGAGCAGAAGAAGAAGCAGAGGAAGAAACTGGATGAATCGGTTCTTAACTATAGTTAGAATGCTGGGTAAGCCGAAGTTAAAGCTAGGCGGCATTGTAAAAATGGCCACAGCCGCAAATATAGAAGAGCACGGTGGAAATGTACCTGCAGCGGCCGCTCCTCCAGTAGCAGCCCCACCTAAAAAGCCCGCCGCTCCTGCCCCAAAAGCAGCAGCGGCTCCCCCCAAACCCGCAGCTGTTGCTGCCCCTAAGCCCGCTGTTGCTGCCCCTAAGCCCGCTGGTGCTGCCCCCAAACCCCCAGCCGCAGCAGCCCCGCAAAAGAATCTCTCCAAATACGACGAGGAATTACAGGGTCATGCGATTGACATTCTAGGCGAAGAAAGCAACAATCCCTACAAAGATAAATCAACCAGACCCATTTTTCCTCTACAAACTCGCCTCGGCTTCCAAACCCAAATCCTCAAAGTCTACAACTCCTTCGCCAAGATTCCAGATTTGGCCGCTCCCCCAGATTTCGACGCTTGTAAGAAACTCGGCGCCGGCGCGCAACAACAAGTGGAAACCTACGAATACCAGAAATTCGTCCGAGATTATATGCGCCAGGCTTCTCCTTACAGAGGCCTGCTCGTCTATCACGGCCTCGGCTCAGGAAAAACCTGCTCCGCCATCGCCGCCGCCGAGGCTCTTTTTTCCGTATCCAAAAAGAAAATCATCGTCATGACACCCTTTTCCCTGAGAGACAATTTCATCCGCGAAGTCAGTTTCTGCGGATTCAGACATTTCCGCCTACAAAATCACTGGGTTCCCCTAGACAAGTCCAATCCCACCATTGCACTCTTCGCTAAAGAAATCTTGGGACTATCCGATAAATTCATAAAAAAGGCGACCACTTTCTGGGTTCCAGATTTCGAAAAGCCCGCCAACTTCCAGGCTCTGGAAACAGACAAACGGCAACAGATTATTAAACAACTTGTGGAGCAGGTAACATCTCGCATTGAGTTCATCAATTACAACGGCATCACTGCATCTAAGCTAAAAGAGCTCGCTTGCCGTCCTCTAGATGCCAGTGGAAACGGCCCCTTTGACGATAAAGTCATTGTCGTCGACGAGATACACAATCTCACCCGTCTCATGCAAGGAACAATTGAGCCGTATTTGACGTCCATCCCAGGACTGAAGCGCAAGGTACCCATGGAGCCCGTCACACCTGGACGCTGGGAGCCCGCCTTGTGTAAGAAGGCCACTGACCCTAGACGCCCTTACCTCACGAATTACAAGCGCGGATATCTCCTTTACAGACTGATTCTCGGCGCGAAAAACTCCAAAATCATCGGACTCTCAGGAACACCGCTGATTAACTTCCCCGAAGAAATCGCCATTCTCATGAATTTACTCGGTGGATATATACACACATCCTCTTTCACAGTCACACCAGGAGGCGAGGCAAACAAGAAGGCTATCCAGGCGATTTTACAAGAGAATACCTATGTTGATTTTGAAGAGGTTAGCCTCCAAGGCATGAATATGCACGTCATGTTCACCTGCTTACCTGAAGGCATGATGAAAGTGGAGGACGCGGAAGGCGTGCTCGGTGTTCAACGGGTCGCCCAAGGCATAGCCACTCCCAGTATTCAAGAACTCACCCAAACCATCTTTGCCGCCATAAAAGCGAAAGGGATGAAAATCACGAAAGAGGCCGAATTCAAATCCGAGCCGCTGTTGCCGCCCATTGGAGAAGAATTCCGCACCACCTTCTTGGAAGCCGATGGCACGACTCTCAAGAATAAAATCGTTCTTCGCAAAAGACTCCAGGGTCTCATTTCGTATTACAGAGGAAGCAAAAAGGAGCTGATGCCTGCAGTGACAAAGGATGAATTAGTGCGTGTCCCTTTTACACCTTATGCGCAGGCCGAATATCTTCGTGTAAGAGGGGCAGAACTCAAGCAGCAACTTGAGCAGAAGAAGAAGCCGGCACAAGGTGGCGTGGCTGGTGCGGCCGTGGCTGGAAAAATGGGAAATCTTTGGGCGGAGTTATATGAGCTCGCCAAGATGAAGTCGCCGAATAGTTATCGCATGTTTAGTCGTCAGGCGTGTAATTTTGCCTTCCCTGAAGGAATCGCTCGCCCTCGTCCCAGCTCGCAAAAGGATGCAGTGGCCGAAATTGGAGAAGATAAGGAAATCGTGGATGGTGGCGATGCTGCTGCTGGTGGGGCAGAAGATGAGCTTCCTTTAACAGAAGAAGACGACGCCTCAAGGCTAGGAGGCGACGCAAAGCTAGAAAGCGATGAACAGCTCGCCCAAAGAGAGGATGACCAGCTGGAGGAAGGCGAGAAGGCAGAATTCGTCGAGGAGGCCCGTGCTGCAGGAGACGAGGAAGCCGTCGAGGAAGCAGAAAAGGAAGGCCAAGGCCTTTTCATCAGCGTCTTGGATGCAGTTGCTGCTGGACCTGAGCCTGCTGCTGCTTCCGCTAAAGACTTGGCCGCTAAAGAGCCAAAAGGAGAAAAGAAATCTCTAACCGCCGCGAATATTATTATGCGGAAGCGTGCCGAGAACTGTAAACGCGGCATCATTGAAGAGGGGAAATATCTGGAAGCCACTGCACGCGCAAAAAGCTGTCTGCGTACATTTGCCACAGACCGCCTTCGTCTCTACGCCAAAGACCCGGCGAAGGCTGCCGATATTCGCACACGTTTTTCCGAGGGAGAGCCAATCAATCAAGAGCTCCTTCCCAAATACAGCCCCAAATACGCCAAGATTCTAGAGAATATCTTGAGCGCCCCAGGAAGCAGTCTTGTCTACAGTCAGTTCTTGGATATGGAAGGTATTGGCATTTTCAAAGAAATTCTCCAAATCAACGACTTCCAGCCTATTGTCATTGAAGCCGACGGCACTGGCAATCTCCGTTTCACAGACGCAACGAAAAAGAGTCTGGCCAAAGGTCCCGCTGGTACCAAAGGTCCTGGGGACGCAGGAGCATACAGATACCTCTCTTTCACAGGTGGAGAAGACAGAGAGAAACGCTCCCTGTATCTGAAAATATTCAATGCGAAGTATTCCGCGCCTTCTCCTTCTGAAGAAGGAGCAGAAGGAGCACAAGGCTCTTTCTCAGACCTTCCCGAGGAAATGTCTAATGATTTGGTGGCGGCAGGCTTCACTGGCAACATGCGCGGAGAACTCTGCCGTGTGTTTTGTATCACTAGTGCCGGTGCCGAAGGACTTTCTCTCAAAAACGTCCGTCGCGTTCATATCATGGAGCCGTATTGGAATCCCGTGAGAACAGACCAAGTGAAAGGCCGCGCTGTTCGTATCTGCTCGCACATTGACCTGGATTATAACGAAAGCCCTGAGCTGAACCAGAGAACCGTGGAAGTATTCACGTACTGTGCCACCTTTGCCAAGGAAGCCCTTTTACACAAAGACGGCTCTGCTGGATATCCGATGATAGATGCCAATATGATAAACACCGACGGAATGAAACCGGCCGATGCCGTTGCCGCTGGCTTTATTGTCCCCGACGGCGCCAAGGACTATATCGTTACTTCTGACGAATACTTGTATTCGCTGAGTGAAAACAAGAAGAAGCTCCTACAGAATATACAAGATTTGATGAAAACGAGTGCAGTGGATTGCCAAATCAACGAATACGAGAACGAAGAGGACGGCCTCGGCTGTATTACCATCCCTGGAAACCCCACGCAATACGCCTATCACCCTGTTCTCAAAACCGACATCTCTGAAACAAGCACACGGTTCAAGGAAGATTCTGTGAATGGGTCTGCTCTTGGAGCAGCAGCCCCTCCTTTAGCAGCCCCTGCTGAAGGCGCCTCTAGCCTTGCGGCGTCGCCTGCCCCAGCGCCCGCTGCTGCTCAAGCACAAACATTCAAAGCAAAAGTCATTCAATATGGAGATGTGAAATATCTGTGTGTCCCCGTCGAGGACAAGAAAACCGGCTCCATCATTCGCTATGACATGTTCTCCGAAGGAGATACGAAGAGAAAACGAGTCCTCGGCACGATGCTCCCCGATGCACAGGGAAATCTCTCAGCCGACATTACCATTTTCAAGGCCTAGAGAAATCACTCCCAAAACATTTTTCCTCAATACACGGCTCTTCCCATTCCACTTCCTGTACGGCTATATTGTCGCCAACCATACTTGCTATCCATAGTCCACAATATCCCCCATCGCTGCTAAATTCATTCTTCATCCAACATTTCGGATATGCCCGAAGTATATGCGAAAGATATTCATACACAGGCCTGTTGCGAAATTCATACGAAACCACCAAACAATTCTCGTCGCGGCCAACCAAGCTCACCAAATCATTCCCGAAAAAACGAGAGGCAATATAATCAAGATCCTCAACACCACATCCACCCTCTAACACAATCCCAGAATCTTCCAAGGCGTCCAGCGATTCTTTCGGTCCACGTATTTCTAGTCTCTGCCTACCGTCCAAGCCCATTCTATCTCTTACGAAGGCAAATAACTTAAGGCTCTTCCTCGCCCACTCCCCGCTTCGACAAGGGGCGGGTCAGCCCATAGAGTTTTTCCACGATGTATCATCATCTGTATATTCAATTCCCAGTCCAAACATTCCCGAAAGGGTATAAGTGTATGCGACAGCTTCTCCAAAAAGCTGCGGCGTATTAGCATAGAATCCGTACACCGAAACACATACGAATGCGGCGGGTCATATAAGACAGTCGGTCCGAAATAACTCGGTGCATGCCCTGGAGGCCGTGTGCTACAACCTTCTCCAAGGCTGATATAATCCCAGGCACTACACCCTTTCTCAGAAGACAATACATCCTTCAGCCGGCTAAGAAAATCCTCCCGCAAGACAACATCAGATTCAAAGAAAAGCGCGTATTCATGCCCTGCAGCCAAGGCCATACGTACCGCCTTCAAAAACGCCAAATTCAAACTCACTTCTCCTTTCAATAGAGCCGCCGACTTGAAACAAAGCCCCATCTTATTTCCAAACCGAGTCATGAAAGGGTCATATACACCAAAATATAATTCAGAAGAAATCTCTGAGCCCCAAGGCCCATGAGCCCAATGAACTTTTTCCATGGGAATGCCACGCGAAGGCAAATGCTTGAGAAGGAGCTGATAACGTATCGGCTCATGCTCAGGATTACACATAATATATATAGGAGGCATCGAAGAATCCTGCGGTATAGAAGAATCCATTTTATTTTATATTACATATTCTTTTAGCCTTAGAATATTTCCCAAGAAGTAATCACGACTATTTTCGAATCCTTTCCTTCTACAGACCAGGTATCCCAGTTATAAATATGTAGAGTCTGATGCGAATTTTTAAGAATCTTACAGAACTCTACCGCTGTTTTTCTAGGCGAACACGTATAGACAATCCATGAACATTCCTTATCATAATAGGGAAAGTTCTTAATAATATTCAACGACCAATGATGATTTGCTTCCGTCAGCCCTCCTGACTCTGTATAAGTGAACTTACCATTACTCACATATCCGAGCACATTGTCGCTAGGATTTTCAATGAGTTCCTTTTGAATTAGCTCACCAGGCTCACCAGGCTCACCAAGCTGACCAAGCGTATAGGGTAGAATCGTAAATCCTATATCATTTCCACTGCAAAGTAGTTTCGCCATATTTATATATCCCTATACAGGCATCTTTATACGGGAACCTCAGGCCAGCGAGAAATCCATGTTTGATTTATTTCTCTTTGCAGCAATTCTTCCGTGTCGATATAATCTCTGAATCCGTGAACCCACGCAATATCTCCTACGAAGGATTCCGAATTCCAGCTCACCATTCCACCCACTTTATACGAAGGAGCACCGCTTGACCCGAGCATCAGTCGCCCAGAGTTCATGACATACTTATCATTGGGATTTCCAATCATTACTTGGCCGCCCCCGCCTCCTCCTTGTTGCGACATAAGCTTCGCCAAAAACGCCCTTCTCCCTGTATCGCCCTGGAGCGCAGAAAGGCCGTCCACATGAAAGTTAATCCCTTTTACACCATTCTCGTCGCCCAAGTATTGAATCACCACAAGATTCCATTGATTCATTGCCACCGGCACATCTACTTGCGACTGTCCTCGGTTCGTCCCATATCCAAACGTGTATTGACCTCCTCTATTATATAGATAAAATCCCGCCGAATATCCACCGTTCATTAAATTACAGTGGTGAAACACACTTCCAAATCCTCCAGGCGCAAGCGTGGCCATTGGGCGCACGAGTAGCGTAATCGTCCTGAAAGCAGTGAAATGGAAATACGAGCTCGTGTGCCACCAACTATTCGACACGAAACTCATAAATCCCTTTCCACCTGGGACACCCCTTCGTAGAGCTGCGCTTGTTTGATTGACAACTGAGCCAGAAAGAACATCAAAGCTCGGGTATTGTTTTCCGTCTCCCCAACGAAATGACACGGGCCCATTCCAACGCTTCTCTTGAAATCCCACGGTACCTTTTTTACTACAAAGCTCATATTGCAGCCAAGGGGCTAAAGGCTCTTGTGTGACATACAAATCCCTTCTAGCCTGCGCCGGCGTAAATGACGGCTCGGCACCCCTCTTTATGTTCAATAAACACGTGGCTTGCCCACCACCGTTGAACCACTTTGTCACGAAAATATTTTTCGTTGTTTGTGCTGCAGCCTGTATATTGAATATCGGGCTTGTATATCCAGTGGGACCTTGATACTGCCAAGAACCCCACGTATCTGCAGAATTGATTTCTTCAAAGGGATTCTTGTTTTTACTTAATATGAATCCGTCATCAGTTACCACGTTGAACGTAACGGCATCTGCAACTTCAGGACGGAACTCAAAGGCACTCGTAAATGCCTTGAAATCTGGAGAAGGAAATTTGTGGTTTGTTTTCAGTTGCGCCCAGTCTCCAAAATGCGGGTGAATCTTTCCGCCGTTGCGCGAAGTATCTTTTGCTAATAACAGGTCGCATCGTAAAACAACCACGGTCTCATTCGCCCAATCAAACCAAACCGTTTCCGTCCCACGAGTGTCGTCATTCGCCGGTAAATCTACAGGCAGGGCTAATTCAGTAGGAGCAGAAGTACCCTGAAATTTTTCAATGGTATTCACACCGACCAAATTCTGAATACCTCTTGCATTGCGAAGTTTATCTTTCGACGCAACATCAGCGAGCACCGATGATAAGCTCGCATTGAAATCGCCAAATCGTCTTCCAATCCAAGTAATTCTGGGGTATGCCCAACCCTTTTCCGTGCCCCCGCTCATTTTGAACGTCTTTTGAATACATTGAATATTGCTCGGATTAATTACCGTGCTGTCGTTCATTTCTGAGCAAAAATCGTACTCTTCATATGCACCCTTTTTTACACATAAATCTCTGGCGGCCAAGGAAAGCTTTCTATTCGAAACATTCGTATCCTTCACTAAATTCGCGAAATCGCCCAAGGCAGTTTGCATCGAAACAGAGCCATCGGCAAGAGTTGCTCTGGTGATAGGCACAGTAGATAGTGTCTTATAGGCCACATATGCATTATTTGTTTTGAGGGATTCGTCGTATGCTGTGGCAGAGCTGCCGCCTATAGGCACAGACGACAATGCCTGTAATAGGGAGCCCTTGTCACTACATCCCTGGGAACGGGCGGCCAAGGCCACACACGCACGAGATAAAGGGCTATTATCACACTCTTCAATAGCATCGTAATTGATATTTGTAAAGGCTTCTAGACGCTTTGACACTTGAAATGCTTCACCTAATCCGCCGCGGAATCCTTCCTCTGGGGGGCAGTTCCCACCCGCGCCGATAATATCAGCGGGAGGACAAGAAAGATTGGCGTCATTCGTATATCTGGCCTTTTCTGGCTTACCCAGATTCCCTTTTTGAATAGGTATCACAGTTCCCGTGGATTTACAGTATCCACAAATATCTGCATCGCCCCCGAGATTTTTGAGTTGAGAGCATTTGGTCAGATTCTGGCAAATACGCGTGGATATTGTTTTTTCCGCCGCCGACAAATCCCAGAACCATTGGTTGCCGTTTTTCAAGTCATCTTCACTTAGCAAAGGTCCTCGTGCAGTTCCCAATGCGCCTTGGCTAAGTTTAGTCGTCGCATTGTAACGCCAGCCACAGCCCGCATCATAATATGTTCTGCCTGACTGGTCTGCTTGTAAACGCCTGAGCCCATCAACGCCCTTATATTCCCGACAAGAAGCTGCCGCTGCGTCGGATGCCGTATTATTTACCCCCATGATATTTGCAAAATTTATGCCAGGAGGACTTGCAGCAGATAATACTCTTGATGAGACGCCTGCCATACTTGGAGGATTACGATTTCCTATCAACTCGGCCTGGTTGGCATTTCTCATTGAATTTTCCGCCGACATTCTACTATTATTCTATAATTATAAGTCAAGCCTTTGAAACGCCTATGGTCGTTTGAAAAGATTGTTTAGACCAACGGGCAAAGGCCAAAGGGCAAAGGCCAAAGGCCAAAGGGCAAAGGCCAAAGGCCAAAGGGCAAAGGCCAAAGGCCAAAGGGCAAAGGCCAAAGGCCAAAGGCCAAAGGGCAAAGGCCAAAGGCCAAATTACTTAACGTTTATCACCAACTTTCCTTCAAGCCCTCGCAGAGTATATGTGATCGTTGTTGTTCCCACCGTATTTGGAGCAACGAACCCACAGCCAGGATTTTTACAGCCATCATTTTCCTTACCATTTTGCCTCCATACAGCCCAAGAACCCGGTATCCATGGGTTCCCAGATGCCGATAGCTTCCAATCTCCGCTTGCAGATACGGAAAACACTTGACCCCTTCTTACACAGCCTGGTCCAGTCAATGTTAAAAATGTAGGGTCTCCAGCCGCACGACGCACTGTATTTTGTACTGGGGCCGAATTACATATATTTGTGCATTCACCGTTTGCATGCCAAATACCATTTAGATTACCTTCGCATTCAGCGCGTGTATAGAGGGGAACAGGAGGAGCAGGCGGAGCTTGAACAGGACGTATAACATCATTTTTCGAATTTTTAGCAACTTGTTTCGGCGGCTTATCAGCAATAGCTATTCCAAAACACTTGTTCCAGTTCTCATTCTTCATATCCGTATCGCCTATGGCATTGATAAACACATCGCTTAGATATAGTTTCACCGCCTCTATTCCCTTCTGTCCTCTGTAACCTCTGGAGGCCTCTAGTAAATTTGCTTCGGCAGCCATGTATCCGCTAGGATTATCTGTCTTATCGGGATTCAAACTGCCTTCTTTGCGGCAAAATTGTATTCTCGTATCTTTCGAGGAACATGTGTGAGAGGTAGGCGCAGCTGGGTACGCACGCCCTATACGACGATTATTCTCGGACTTATTCTTATATAAATATACGAGGCATTCGTTTGATGGTGTGCCCCCATTCAAAGCACTGTCACAAGGAGTAGAGATATCTTCTCCCGTACATCCTCTTCTTGAAGTAGGGTCAGTCGTCATATTTCTCCTCTCATTTTGCACCATGGAACGAATTTGAGGTCTGTCTTTATTGCCGAATTCTAAGGAAAGTTTCTCATACCACTCTCCATCTGCAGAGCATCTCGAAGGATTCTCAAACGCCTCCAGAATAGTCTGACGCAAACACTCTTCCGAGTAATTCCCTGGTCCTTGACCCTTTTTCAAGCAAGGGTCGGCGACCAATATTTGCGCGCTATCTTCGTTCATTACGAATGGCGATGAAGGGCAGTCATAGGAAGCAAGTTGGTCAGATTCCACCAGGGTAACAGGAATGCTGCCTTGTAAATTCATACTATCCTTGTTCGGCTGCGGTAAAATCTTTGCACAGCTTGCTTTGATATCTAGAAAATATTTAATGTCTGTCTTGCGGATAGAAGAGCCAGAAACCGTATCCTTTTCTAAGAATTTCTCAATGGGCAATCTATATATTCCGCCGTTTGCCATCGGGCTTGTAATGGCACCATATACATATGGACCGTCCATTGCGATTCCTAGCTGTGTTGCCCAGCTCTGCGCTTGTGTTTTCAGCTTGGCACGAATTTCTATAGTCGTTCCTTCAGGAACTTTGCCTAGGGATATCTTTAACGGCGCCGACATGGATACATCTGTAAAATCTTTCACCACTGTTCCTCCCAATAATACGGAGACAACTCCTGCACCCCATACCCAGAGTGTAAGAGGCTGTATGCCCCCGCTCTTAGGAACCCATGAATACTCTTTCGTAGACACACACATTCCACATTCTTCTGAAAAGGCGTGGCCAGTTTTACAGGAACTTCTTTTGCGGAATGCCTCGTAATCTTCGCTCGTCACCGCCAGAACGGGTAATCCAGCTTCAGACTTGGATGCTCCCACACACTGCGCCGATTTCAACGAAGGAATCGCCCTCGGAAACTTATGTCCATTTGTCGTCTTGTCAGAAATCGCCTGGTCTTTATCCGCTTTATAGACGAGGACTCCAGTAGGCTTTGTAAATGTTTCACCCGTGATTAAAGAGCCGCTCGAAATACACATGCCGCAGTCTCTCGCGAACGCCGGGTCTGAAAACGGATTTGCACCAGCACCCTTTTCTTTACACATTTTCACCATCCCCAAAAACGAATTCTCATCGTCTATCCGAGCAGATGTTTCGTTTGTCGGCGGCGTTTCTTTGAAAGAACCTACGCCATCTGCTTGCTGAACGCCCACATTCAAGGCAGTCTGGAACATCCCTTGTAACTCCCTCCCTTTAGCCTCGGAAACCCCAATGGCAACAGCCGGGTTTTGTAGAGGATTTGTTTGCGCTGCCAGAGGATTGAAACGGTTTTCGATGTTTTCATCCAGTGTCAGCTCAAACCCTTCGGAATACAAAGGCTTCCAATATACTAGGCATACAAGGCATACCAGGACTAATACTATTATTCCTAGTAAAACATATGTTGTCCGCCCCATTCTAATTTTTACTATAGATTATCAGGGCGCAGAATACCAGTGGAATCCAGCTCGCGTGTAATGACTCTCATGGCCACTTGGACTTGGTGGCTCTGGTTCAATAAACGACCCGCCGATAGGGTGTTATTTACCAAATACCTCGAAAGAGAAGTTGCTGAAAAATCATCCGCCACTCCACCGAGAGAAACAGGTTTAAAAATACCCGTGTCAGGGTCAGCAAACTTGCCACGCACTAGAATGGCATTGGCATAGCCCTGAGAATTGTACGAATTCGTAAATTTAGCCGATACTCCAGTTGTTACGTCTGTAATTACACCCGTATCCACGACAACTAGCCCAGAATCTTGCTGTAAATAGGGGAACAATTCAGCCATTTGTAATGCTGCACTGCCAGTAGGTTGAACTCCAGGGAATGTCAGATTTTTAATTATAATGCGGTCACCCTTTGACACAGTCCAGTGATTGAAATATTTAGAGGATTGAATCCAATAGTATGCAGAAGAAGTAGTAAAAGTAGTAAGGCCTATTGTCGTTGATTCCACGGCGGGATCATATTCATAAGATGTTGCACTACCACCAGCTAGTGCAAACCCATTGTCTATCACGTGCGTGGGGAAGATATTCGTAATATCCAGCGTATCTGCCGTTTTACTCAATAAGGTTCCATCGGGGCGTTCAAATCGGAAGGAGAGTTTTTGTAGTGTGGCAAGAGGAGTGGGAGAATATACCTTCTGACACTTCAAGAATTTGGGAATCATCGCGAGAAATCCCCTCTGCGTCGCTATGCCGGAATCGGATATCCAGTTTGCGTCATATTGTAAGACACCGAAGGCGGAATTGACACTGTTGTTTGTTCCATAGACGTTGTTATCCAGCTCTGGAATGCGTACTTGGATATAGGGGTATGATAAGACATTCATGTTGTTGTCAGAGGCATATGCCGAGACACCTGTCTTATACACCATCAAATCGAGGCCTTCGCCTGGAACGATTGCTTTGACAAACTCAATGCGCACGATATTGCGGAACTTGACGGTAGAAGTGGGATTGAGACGAAGTCCTGAGGGGAGATTGGACGGGTCAAAATTCACGGTGAAGTTATAGCGTGTTTCCTGGGAGTTGGATACCCAATCACGGTCGCCGCTGTATACGAATAAGTTCAGCTCGGTTTCCTTATAGGCCATCGTATCCGGCTCTCTCGTAATCAAGAGCTGTGAGCCAGATGAGCGGACTTCCGTGGGAATCCCTTCAGTGCGATTACGGCTTCTGTCAATTGTCTCTCTGTCGCCCATGAATAGCCCACGCATATCCGGAGGAGGCGCAGTGGCAAACACTTGGGAAGAGGCCGCTGCCCTCGCCTGTAAGGAGGCACGCTCTCTCTCGGCGAATGCCGCCTCGGCCTCTTCCTCTGCACGACGACTTCCGCGCGCAAATACGTCGGTTGCCTCTGCAAATGTTTGCTGTGTTTGCTTTTGTGTAAGAGTGGTTATCGTGGTTTCTTCCCTTAATGACCCAGTTGCAGCGGTTACGCTTACTCGGGTCGCCTCCTCCTCTCTGTCCTTCTTGATTCGCTCGAAGACGTCCATCGGAACCGGCCCTTCATCTTGTAGGCTTATGCGGAAATCCTGCATGGGAGGGCGGGATTTGGATTCCTGGCGTGAGGCTTGGAGATGGGAGAAGGCCGTGCCGACATCCTGCCTTGAGCGGTCCTCGATTTGCTGTTGCTGCTGCTGGCCTTGCTGGCCTTGCTGGCCCTGCTGCTGAGGACCAGGCCCCTCCTCTATATCCGACACGACGGAGCGACCGTCAGAGCGCTCCGACCGCTCGAGATACATCAAATAATCACTCAGAGTTGCGCCGAGCACTTCGGAGTTCAGAGTATTCACGGGCTTGTTTCCTTGAACACGATGTACTTCGCCCATATAGTATTTGACCGTTTTCATGAGACGAGCGGCCTGTCGTTCATTCAAATTGTTGCCCGTTCTACGACAAATATCATTGTATAAAACACGCTGAAGCATCGCCTCGTTTTTCTGTGAAAAGTAAGCATCCGATGCCATTCTAATTAATACTGAAGGCTAATTATTCTTAGACCTCCCGCGTCCTTTGCCTCCTTTGCCTCCTTTGCCTCCTTTGCCCTTCCCCGCGCTAAGTCGAATAAAACGTCTCGCGCATTTCTAACATCAGGTCGTCGCTAGGAGACCGACGACAGAAATGCCGAAACGATTCACCCTTTAACATACATACGATGAAATACATACAGAACATGCCACACTCTGACTCCTTGCGTTGAAATCTCCGCCCATTCACGAGAAGTTTCAGCTCGGGTTCTTGTAGCGTAAGCCATTGCATAAAGCGGTCCACTTGCTTCGGCGGACGCATTCCATAGGAATCAAAATAATAGAATTCTTTTTTGGGAATATTGATGAAACTTGCTATCCAGTGAGAACCTTCCTTCGTATGAGGGTCTAAATTGAATACGAATCCAATATAATCTTTTCCTTTCATATCTTTTCCGTCCAAATCTAATTCACACATCTCGCTTATCAGGCAAGGCTGACTCTTATCATAAGGGTCGGGAGCTGCAAAATCAATGGGATAGGGGCCGAGGAACTTGAACTTCGGGTATACATCTTCGTATTGTATCATAACATCCCGAATATTGAGTGTATCTAGCCACATATCCGGGTCACCTTTCCAACTCGCCGGCATTTCTGGACGCAACCATTGTCGCGCGAGGCGGCGTTTCTCATCTTCAGGTAAAGGCAGTGCTTTCAGCAAACTACTTTGGTTATGAGGAGCAATACCAATCACCTTTGACACATTTGCCAAGAGAGATTCTTTGGGTCCTGATATACCGTTTTTCCTGGCGACCTTCTCCAAAACTTCTACCGGCAGACAGCCATTGGGAGAAGCCTCCGAAACACGAGGATGGCATTGCTTAGGAGGACGCTTTGCCTTTCTTGTTTTTCTACGCCCTCCCTCCATTCTAATAGAGGGAAACAGAATGTCTTCTTGCCCGTCATCACCACCTCCTTTACAAAACACGGTTGTTCGTAAAATAGTATCAGACAGCGGTCGTATGTATACGACATTTTCTATAAATCTGGGCTTGCTTATTCTTGGAGGACTGTATTATCTGTATAACGCAAAAACTGGTGTTTCCGAAGGACAAGAAGAAGTGGCACCAATTTCTGCAAGGGCAAGAGAAGCAGCAAATGCAGCTGGTCCTCAGCCTTAGCGTATCAAACGCAATAGCTCCTCGGCCTCTTAGTTAGATGGAGTCTGCAAAACAGGCAGCTTATAATTACGGCCCTATTATCCTGGCATCTGTCGGCACTCTTACAATTCTAATATCCATGATTGTGCAAATGTCTTCCCTGTATTCTGGAAGCTCTGGACAACTACAGATTGACAAAACAAGAGATATGAGTTTATCGGCCATTTTAACAGGGGCAGTTTTAGCCGCCATTGGATTTGGCTTATATATACGCACATTGAATGACGCACCCGGCAGCGGCAAGTTTTTAATGGTATATCTCCTGGCGTTTTCATCGTTTTTCATAGCAAATATGGCATTGATGTTTTCAACCGTTCAAGTTACGGTTGCTCCAGCATAACACCCTTGATAGATTAGATGAACGCATATATCTTATATTTCATACTTCTTACAGGGGTTCTATGTATATTTGTTCCGCCTATGGTGGCGGTATCCAAAACAGAAAAGTTTCAACGAGAGCAGTTTGTGTTAAATGTATGTACTCCTGTATTGGTCGGTCTCTTATTATATCTAGCAGCTAGTGCCATGCTTATGAAAGATGCCGACGACGCATTTTTCTACACAATAATTCCAGTTACCGCTATAAGTGGTATAGCCGTTTCTGTAATTTACATGTTAAACACTACAGCAATTATGCTGTACTCTACGCCTGACAGATAAACTAGCCTTGGTAAATAATCCCTATTACTCTGTGTTGTAGGCGACATCTTCCGGTCCACTGCGCTGTAGGACCCAGCAAAAACGATATTCCGTGAATCTTCACGGCTACCCGAACTCTTGCTCCTGATTTCAACTCTTCTGCAGAAAACGCATTATTCCACCCTTTGTCCTTAAAGAATGGAATAGAACGAACTGTAGGATATCCACTGGAGGCAGTCCCGGCGGAGGAATCAGCAGGGCAGTATAATTGTAGTTGATTATTTTGGATAATTGGCTGAAACCCGGCGGCGATATCTTCCTTGCTAAATTCTGTCTTAAACCATCCGCTCTGATGATACACGATGGCATTGATAATTGTATCCTGTAGCGTATTGAGTTTGATAGAGGCCAGATTGGAGTCCGACATATCTAAGACAAGCTTCCCCGTGGCCGCATTATACTCCGCTATGGCGAGTGGAGGGAAAAGCAAGGAAACAAACGGAAGTCTGAATTGCGTACCGAAATACGATAGGGGTGCCATTGGCTTTGAAACATGATCGCGAGATTCTCCGTATCCAAGGCGAGCCCATGGACTTCCGATATTAATATTCCCAATCTCCACTTTCTGTATCGGCAACTGCCACTCCATTTCCTGTAAGTCTTGTCACGGGTCGTATTTAGCCCCCTATGGGGCTTTCTAAGCCCTAAAGCTACACGACAAGATTCTTATAAACCGAACATGTCGCTTGGCCTTTCCATATGTTGGCGAGGTCCTCCCGGCTCTGGAAAACGCCACGCGCTGCAAACACAGCTCCAGATGTGGGCGAAATCGATGAACCAGCTATACGCCCTGAAAAAACAGTTGTGGAATGCGCCCCTACACAACGGCGACGTGGATACAGCGGAAGGAGACGAAGAGGGTGACGAAAAGGCTCTGCTTCCCATGGAAGTGAGCATTATTCATTGGGGCTTTGACGTCTCTCGCATGTCCCTACAAGACAAGCAATACGTGAAATCCATCTTACAACGTTGGGGCCGAGGTAGCCAGGTTCTCGCCACCGGCCATAGCCAGCGCTGTCTCGTCTTCTATCACGCCCATTTGCTCAGCAGCGAATCCATCCTTTTCCTCCAAGCTTTTCTAGAGGAAAATTACCAAGACACGGTGCTCTGGCTTACGAGCGAGCAACCGCTGCCGCCTCGTCTCGCCGACTGGTGCGTAGAAATACCCGTGAATTCTGGCGGCCGAGATTTGTCATTGGAGCGTATCAAACTCGTATCCCCTGCAACCGGCCTTTCCAATACGCTGGTGACGTTAGAACAAGAAATCGTCGCCATTTACAAGCACTGGCTTTCAACTCCGGCGACGTTGTCCGACGTCAAGAAAATCCGCTCCATTGTCTATGCACTTCTTCATAGAAATATTCGTTGGACGGACGGATTCCATCAGTGGATGTTTGCACTAGAATGTATTCCTTTGACACAAGCCCAGAAGTTATCCGTTTCCAAAATATGTATTTCACAGCCCTTTTCAGGTCCTGGACAAACAGTACCTTCCTACAGAATTCCGATTTTGTGGGAGAATTACCTCCTCCTCTTACGCAATGCCTTGGCTCCTTCTGAGCCTGTGGTACTCGCACCAGAGCCGCAGAAGCCAAAAAGGACATATAAGAAAAAACAAACCTCTTAGCAAATGAGCGTGGTTTTAGAAACAATCATGAGACGCCTTGTTACTAACAAAAAACCCTTTGAATGGGTGCGAGATGAGCCTACGGAGGAGGATTTACGGCATATTCAAAAGGAAGGGAAAGAGAGTCCTTCTATTTATGATGCGCTTGACCTCAGAGGACAAATGATTGATGAGCTACAGGCTGGGAGAGCTGTGTTAAAGGTATGGCGTGGACCTTTTGCCAAAGTCCTTGCAGTAGTATATCCTGATACGAAGATTCCTTGGGCAACCTTTGGGAAGATTTTCACGGCGTTTGGGCCTCCTAAGGGAAAAGGCCTTTGGCGTATCGTTTGGTTCGCTCATCCGAAGAAACGAGAATTTCCTTCTTCTTTTCAAACATCGTCGAATATAACCAACGAACGGTCCCTGACCCACGTTACACCTAAACACATCAACGGCGGATATGCCTATGCGTGTGCACCAGAGACGATAGTGATTTACAGAGAAGAAGAGGTAGAGCGTGTCCTCATTCACGAACTTCTACACGCGGCTTGCACAGACGATATGGACAAACCTGAATGGCTAAGAGAAGTACTCACGGAAACATGGGCCGAGCTTTTCTTAGTGGCCATCCTCGCCAACGGCTCTTTGAGAAAAGCCAAGCAGCTTTGGAAAATCCAGGCACAGTGGATTGCCAATCAACAGCATGTCCTAACAACGGAATACGGCGTCCTCACTCCCGAATCATTTCCATGGAGATATACCGTCGGCCGTGCTTCTGCTCTACAAAATCTGGGAATCACGCTGCCTCCTCCTTCTTCTCAGCCGAGGCTTGCTCTGGGAAATTCCCTCCGATTTACGAGTCCTGCGTTAATTCAATAAGTATTACATGTAAATAAATATAAGTAGTATAATGGAAAATATAATATCTCTTATTGCAGGTTCTTTATTTAAGCTTGTGGATGAAATAGAAGATACAGATACGAAAGTATTTGAAGGATATAAGGATTATATTCAGACATTATGTACTGCATTTATTTCACTATGGTTATATAACAATGCATATATTTCTCTTATACATATACTGATTATATTACCGATGTGTTTGTATGTGAATCAAGTAGATACATTATATTGGAAAACGTTATTACCACTTCCGTTTATTACTTTCTTATTAAATGCCCATACTTTAGCGAATGTAGATATTTACGAGATTTTCCAAGTGTCTATTGCATTTATTTTAGTTATATCATATATAATTATAGAATCATATATGTTTCCTGAAGAAACCAGCACCTCTAAAACGATTACACGAATTGGATTCATCTTCCTATTACCTCTAGTGTTGTTTTTAATAACAACCTATATGAAAAACGAAGGCTTTGTAAACTTTTCAAAATCCTTACTTCTATTTGGAATTGGCTATCTTTGCGTAAGTGTAATATCGAAACTCTTTTTTACTAAAGAAGTAGAAACCATACCGATAAGTATCGAAGTTAGACCTGCAAACATTCAAAATCTCGCCTGAAATCTGATTTAGAATGTTTGCGTGTCGGCGACCGCCGAACATTTTAAATGCCCATCAGTTAACTTTTATATTTTACGCTAATTCTGCGTTCACGCCAAACCCACAGTATATATAAACTCTTATAGATGAATCTATACGAGTTTATTTATAGCATGACACTGCATTTTACATTTATGGGGCTTATCATGATAATGATAAGTGGTTTTATCATGTATACTACGTATAATTATATAATAGATACAGAGATTTCCAATAAAGTCCAGATATCTTATGATACATTGATAAAACAAATACAAGCCGTGGGCTACGGTTTACGGGACACTGAGGGCAGTCAAGGCAGTGAAGGCAGTGAAGGCAGCAAAGGCAGTCCCGGCTTGGATTTAGAAAAAAGTTGATTCTTTCAAGATAAAATAAGATAAGTCCATCAATCTTTGTGTCATCATGGGAGTTCGCGGGTTAATGTCGTATTGCAAACGAATACAACGGGCTCCCACAAACCAAAGCCCACTAAGCATAGGAATAGACGCTTTCAGCGTGATATTCCTATTTCGAGAAAAACGCACTGAATTCAAGGCCTATCTGGAATCTCTCCTCGCCGCCAAGCATACCGTGACATTCGTGATGGACAAGCGGGCACAGAAGGAGAAGAAGGAGGTGGTTGAGCAGAGGAAAGAGATAAGAACTGACGCAAAACAAGAAGCAACTACACTCACCTCTTTTACACAGACCGATGCATACGAAGGATTAGATGAGCAACAACGAAAGGTGTTAGAGAGGCATATTGCCTTGAAGGAGAGAGATGCCTGGTGTTTGTATTCCGAATACGTGAGATGGTTGAAAGGTACAATTTCTTCGCTTGGAATTACCCTGGTTACGGCCGAGGAGGAGGCGGATACTGTTTTGGCGAAGGGCGGTCATGATGTGATTGTCTCGTCTGATTCGGACCTCCTTATACTTGGTTGTAAGGCGTTATGGATTCCTCGGTTTGGGCGAGAGGGTGTTGTTGTTCATGATGAAATACGTAGAGAGGATTTCTTGGATTTGATTGGCTTGAGTGGCGAGCAGCTGTATGAAATGGCCTTCTTGGCTGGGTGTGATATTCAGCCGCGCAAGATTGTGGATATAGATGTCGCCATTAGCCTCTTACGCTTTTACGGGTCCATTGAAAAAATATCTGGGCGGGTTGGCGCGGTAACGGAAGCGGATTTGGCGGAGTATAAGAAGTTGCGGGCGAGTGCTTGGAGTTAGTCCAGAGAATAGCCTTTCACGTGCCGAGATGCGTAACATTCTGGAGAATAATGACCGTTTCTTCCACAACGATAACAAGCCCCTTCCTTTTTTGTATCCACGCTTTTACACGATTTCTCATGAACCCTACAGCCATATTCGGTTGTAAAGGTTCTATCGCAATACTCGCAGCCGTATACCCACTCCTCTTCCTCTTCAGAAGATTCTTCTTCTTCATAAATGGCATTCCCAGAAACATCTTTCCTCGCATAACAATCTTTTACGAAATGCCCAGCTCTTCCACATTGTTTACATAAATCTTTTGCACCCCAGATTTCTGTATTAATACTTTGTTTTTCAAAATCATCTAGCTCTACATTCACATAAGAGCCACCACGAACTTTATCCATGCCATATTTTGACATGTATTCTTTCGTATATTTATCTTCATCAAACGGACTTGCGTTTGAAATAATTTTGTCAACGGAAATGGGCTTGTATTTGTTAGTCCAAGAAGAGCCTGTACCATTCAAATGCTGCTCATATCTCTTTGACACATTGTCGCTTTTACCTATATAATATCTTCCACCTTGGAGTTTGAGAATATAGATGTTTGTCGTTGACATCGAGTGACTTATAAAGTATTCTCTTGCGTTTTCAATTTTTAGACTGGTGGAGCAGCCTCAATGACTATAGCTGTTTCGTCTATTTTGGATAATATATCTTCTTCCTTCTTTTTCATTTTTGCTAATTCAATCCGATGTTCTTGATTTATTTGCTCCGTTATTCTTTCTTTCTCTAATGCTAATTTCTTGTTTTCAAACTCATTATCTTTCATTTCTTTTTTAGATTCCGTTATAATTCGTCTATCAACATCTAACCAACGTTTGTATCTGCGCAGGCATGTCCTGTAACAAATAAAATAGATAAAATCTGTTAGAAAATTCATCATTTCTGTTCCTTCTGACTTTCGTAAATCATCTACTTTATCTTGTAGTTTTTGATATGCTTCTATTTTTGATTGGTATGTTTCTGCATTTTCATCTTCGATGCGATTAAAAAATTCTTTTTCAAACTCTATGCCTAGTTCTTTCCATTTGGATAGATATTCTGTATTTGCAGCATATTGTGTATGGGGACGAAAAAATGTATTCAGTGTTGTAATAACAAGACTTGCTATAGCTATATGAGAATATATTGTCTGAGAAAGAATTGTTCCTGATTGGGATTGGGCAGTTGTTATAGCTGTCAGAAAGGTAATGGTTAAATTAATGGGCGTAGATACCTGCGACCAAAAAGCACTTGCCACATATTTTTTCCAATAATTATATCCTATTTCCTTATCAAGTTTTTGTCGTAAGACATATAGTTTTTCGAATTTCTTGTCTTGCTCGGGCATTCTATGTATAATCCAAAAAAGAAAGTTGGACTTCCTTTTTTGGATTCTTAAGTGAATCTGGCTGGAATTGAACCAGCGGCCTATTGCGTGTCAGGCAAGCGCTCTACCACTGAGCTACAGATTCTTGGAAAGTAAAAAACAAAACAGAAAAAATATATGTATCTTTTTGCTTTTGGTTTTATTGATGTTTCGTTCTAGCTTTCAGAAGTTTACGCCACGGGCTTGTCCTTCTTCAGGTAGTGCACGTTCAGGAACTTCTGGAGGTTGAAGTACGTCAGCTTGTCCTCCTTGGTGAGGTTCAGCAGCTTCAGCAGCGCCGCATCCGCCGTGATGTCGTGCTTGTTCTTCAGGTTCTTCTCCTTCACATACGTGGTGATGAACTTGGTCACATTGGAGCGGCTCTCCTGGCTGCCGGCGGGGCGACCCATGAAGGCGCACAGCGCAGGGGAGATGTCCGTGGGCACCTGGAAGATGGACACGCGCGCAGGCTTGCCCTCCTCGCCCTCCACAGGCGCCTTGCGGCGGCGGCGCTTGTCCGCCAGCTTCTGCACCTTCGCCGCCTTCTTCTCCAGGCGCTTGGCCTCAGAAATCAGCTCAGACACCGTCTCGCGCACCGCCAGCAGGCGAGCCGTGATGGACTTCGCCTCGGCCTCCAGGCGCACCTCCTCAGGCACCGCCGCAGCCTCAGTCGCCACCGCGGGGGTGGAAGCAGTCGCCACGGGCGCGGAAGCAGTCGCGGGGGTGGCAGTTGCAGTCGCAGCGGCAGTCGCCTTCGCGGCCTTCTTGGGCGCAGTCGCAGAGGCAGTCGCCGGCTTCACGGCCGCAGCCACGGGAGCAGTCAGGGCAGGGGCGGCCACCGCCACCTCCTCGGTCTTCTTCGTCACCTTCTTTGCAGCAGCAGTCTTGGTCGCAGAGGCGGTCGCGGCGTTCATTATACCATGGGCGGAGGAAGAAACAGAGGACATTTTACGCAGGACTTATTGTTTGTGCGAGCTGGGAAATCACTTTTTACCCAAAATCTTCGCTCCGGGTATTCAATAAACCCAGGTGCGTTCGTTTTTATTTTGAAGTGCCGTCGTACAATGATACGGATTTTTCCCCTTATTAAAAATATATCTGGAACTTCTTTCCCTAAGGGATAAAGGGCCAAAGAGCCCCAGGGGCATCCCAGCATCCCGAACATCTTCTTACAGCAGATGGATAAGCCTAGATGTCTCAGTATAAAGTCAAAGAAAGAGCCAAATAGTCGTTGTGAAGCGAAAGCCACTCGCGGAGATTTCTGTGCAAGACACAATAAATCCAAAGTTATCTGGACATCCACGCCAACCTCTTTTACACAGAAGCAGAAAAAGGCGGGAAATATAATATATCGGTTTTGGATTTCCAAAGGCCGAAGAATTCTTTACAAGTCCTTGGGACCGGCAACGTTTGTGCCAGAGATTGCTGAGAATACCTCTGATTTACTGACTTTACAACCCACGTCGACAATACCTCTTGTATACAGATTTAGTTACGCGGATTCCAAGAAACACGTCTGGATATTTGACGTGAGATTTCTCATACAAATGATGCACTATGGCAATGAGCTGAAAAATCCCTATAGTCAAGAACTGTTTTCCAAAGAAATTATTGACGCCTTTCAGCGCCGAGTCGAGATTCTTCGGGTCAAGAAAATTCCCATTGTGTATGTGGAAGAGGGTGAGCTTACTCCAGACCAGATTTGGAACGAGAAAGTCTTGGATATTTTCTTGAAGATAACCGCTCTAGGATACGGGGTAAATGTCTTATGGTATGAGAATATGGATGTATTATGTCACGAGAGATTTTATAGATATTTGTATCACATGTGGACGTATTCTTTGCCTATAACGAGAGAAGAGCGAGAAACTCTGGTTCCAGGATATTCTTCAGGACGCACACCCCTGTTCAAATGGGCGCCGACAGAAATCTTGGGAAAAGGCCAGGGTCTCAAATGGTGGAGGAAACAGAATCTCAAATTAATCTCGTCATTTTTAACGAGAGGGCAAGAAAAGGCTACACAAGGGTGTGGGGTCTTATATATTCTCACGGCGCTTGCAAATTCTCATAGAGCTGTGCGAGAGGCGTTTCCTTGGTTAGCCGAATAAGCCTCAAAAGCAGTATAAAAGATTTTAACGAGTATTAAAGAAGAATGCTATCACCCTCTGACCCAAAAGGAAAAGTGCCCATAGGGGCAAATGCGCTTAAGCCCGCTCCTGTGACAAAGAAGGAAGATCCGTGTATTATAAAGAGGGAGGATTTCGAAATCTGTATGAAAATAAGAAGCATTGATGATTCTTGTTTTCATGTGTTGGACGAGTATCTCAAATGTGCCGCTAACGATTCAAAACAACGGGTCCGCGGAGTCCCTGGAGTTTATTAGGAAGATTGTATCTAATCCTCAGGTCGGATTGTAGTCCTTGTTGTCTTGTCAGCTCTGCATTATCGCGAAAGAGCTGGCTATAATCCTTCTTACAGCATCTCGTCACACCAGGGGCGTTCATACCAGAAGGAAATGCGGGGTCTGTACTGGAGCTTTCCCATGTGGAGATGGGTGCCACGCAAGGAACAACGACGGCATACGGAGCCGAGCTGGGAACATCACTGCATACGGCGCAATGAACAGCCGCGCCTAAGACACTTCCTGTTCTATCAGCATTCGCGAGACCATTCGCCACACCACTATATCCTGAAGAGCATACGGCAGCTCCGCTCGGGGAATTGGTGCTTTGCGTTGTCTGCGCCACATTCGCAATAGAGCCGCCAATTTGCGAGGAAGAAGTGGCGACACCAACAGTCTCCGCCTTTCCGCTAGCACGCGCAGCGGCCTTGTGCGTTACTTGCGAGGCATCTTGGCCGTTTTGAAAGCCGACAATCTTTTGCTGGTTCTTCGTCTGGCGCCGTAAATATTCCGCGTAGTTCATTGTCTTCTATTGTGGGGGCTTCAAAATAAAGTATAAGAACCAGAGGTTCTTAGACTTTATTATTTCAGGGAATACCCTCCCTTCAAAATAAAAAATTGCCCGATGGTCTTTAAGACCCTTTGGCGATGATTATAAGAAAGCGCAAATCCATAACAAATTGTATACGCCGCGCCGGCCCCGAAAAAAAGTTGATTTTCGCCGCCGCCGCCAAAGTGAGTCCTACTCCAGAATGTCGTCGTCTGTTGTCCAAGCCTCTGCTTTCAGCGCTTCCAAGGTATCTATCAGCCAGCCCAAGGTTCTTGAGTCTGGTGGCAAGCTCGCATACGTGAACTATGGCGACGCTCGCTCTCTAATTATGCAGACGCCCAGTCTGCCCAGCCCCTTCGGCCTGAACGTATTTGACAAGAACGGTCCTCCCAAGTATTCGCTCGACCTGGCCATGCGCGGCTACAACGGCGCCTCTCCGAACCCCAAGGTCAAGGCATTCTTCGATGCGCTCTCCGCGCTGGACGAGTTTATGATTGACCAGGGCGTGAAGAACAGCAAGCTATGGTTCAAGTCTGATATGAAGCGTGAGGTGGTGGAGGCGTTCTACACGCCCACGGTGAAGTTCGGCCGCGACAAGGAGGGCAACCAGACGCCCTATCCCCCGAACGTGAAGCTCCAGCTGCGCCGCCGCCGCGACCGCGACGAGTTCGAGACGGACTTCTATGACGAGAAGTCCAAGACTGACCCGAACGCCAAGCCTCTGAAGGGCATCCCGATTGAGGAGATGCTGGTGAAGAAGGTGGAGGTTACTGCGCTGATGCAGTGCACGGGCGTGTGGTTCGCTGGCGGCAAGTTCGGCCTGAGCTGGAAGGCAGTTCAGGTGCGCCTGGACTCGGTGCCGGCTGGTCTCCGTGGTCCGGCGTTCCAGGAGGACGACGATGCTGGCTTCACTGAGCCGGCTGAGCTGGCCTCTCCTCCTGCTGCTGCGCCTCGCCGTGCTGCTGCGCCCGCAGCGCCTGCTGCTGCACTTGAGGACGACGAGGAGGAGACCGCCGCCCAGGAGCAGGAGGAGGAGGAGGAGGTGGCTCCCCCGCCTGTGCCCAAGAAGACGGTGGTGACCAAGAAGAAGGTTGTGGGCGGCAAGTAAATCTGCGGCTTAAATAAATATAACGTCAAATAAATATCTCCGATGTGGTGTAACGGTTAGCATACGGCCCTTTCAAGGCTAAGACCCGGGTTCAACTCCCGGCATCGGAAGGTCGGTCCTATAGTATAGTTGGTCAGTACATGGGACTTTGAATCCCGTAACCCGAGTTCAAGTCTCGGTAGGACCTGGAATTTTCGCTCTTTGGAATGGTATTTCCAACGAGGGAAGATGTCCGAGTGGTTTATACAGCAATGTAGACACTTAAGGAGTTGGTCTTAAGATCCAATGGAGAAATCCGCGTGGGTTCAATCCCCACTCTTCCCAATTAGCGCTAGTAGTTCAGTGGTAGAATGCAACTCTTCCAAGGTTGTAACACGGGTTCGATTCCCGTCTGGCGCATCTTTGCCTCCTTAGCTCAGTGGTTAGAGCACCTGCTTTGTAAGCACGCAAGTGCTACCGATAAGCAGTAGGTCCTGGGTTCAATTCCCAGAGGAGGCTTCTCGGTTTTGGTCGTTTTCTCCCTCAAAAACGTCCCCCCTTTACCCCTGTAGCGCAATGGATAGCGCGTCAGACTTCTAATCTGAAGGTTGTGGGTTCGACTCCCACCTGGGGTATTCTATACCGGCTTAGCTCAGTTGGTAGAGCATCAGGCTTTTAACCTGGTAGTCGCGGGTTCAACCCCCGCAGTCGGTATTTTTTTTGTCATCCAATGACTGAAAAAATACCATAGCATACAAGGCAAAAGGCAGCGAGATTACATATGCGAGCCAGCACCACCCGAGCTTCTGTTCAGAGGGTATCTGGGCTGGTTAGGGTCATCGTTATTCTCAGAGTAGCACGCAGTGCAGCCCTGCTTAATCTCCGTCACAACCGCCGCACCAGCACCTGTCGGACGAGTTACCGCCTGATTCGCACCGCTTATCATCGTCGCATCCTTCCATTGATTGTAATACGAGTTCTCCGCCTTATTACGGTTTCTCTTGGTAATCTGAGAAGCATCACGATTTGCAGTGCCCATCTTTCTCCTACTACTTTTGATTTTTTGTGAGCGGGCAGCTGCGGGCTGGAGGAGCAGGAGGAGGAGGAAGCGGCGGGCATCCTGGCGTTATAATAGGCCGACGAGTCAATACAGAATCCGAAGAGCACGCATCCGTTTTTTGTTGCAGGCGAGAAATACGAGCCCCTTCATTCCCATACTGGATTCCTGCATCCACTCTGTCCAATAACTCACGCACCCGTGATTGCGTAACACCTACTGCCGACCCGTAGCATCCATATTTCAAATTATCAATCCGAGTCTGCTCGGAAGGTGTGATTTCAAACTGAACACCAACTTCTTTTACACAATTACAAGGGTCTTTTGGGGAACCAAAAAAAGGTTTCACAAGTCGCTCACACTCACACTTCTTCATCATGCTGTGTAGGCGACCATTTCCCGTATTTGCTCCAACACCATTCAAAGGGCTAGTCGTTGGAGAGCAGTGCTTACATTTTTGATATTGCTCTTTCATTCTCTGTAGTTGAGATAGAAATGGACGGACTGGCAATTCTCATCGGAGTCCTGACATTCCTTTTTTTACTGGTTTTATTCTACATGAATTACAACAACGCAAAACAAGAGGCCAAGGTAATCGGTGTGGACGGCTTTCAAGATGTGGCGAAAGCTGGTGCTGAGGCACAGATTCGTGCCGTCTTAGACCCCATGATTGTTCCCGAGATATGTCCTCTATATACAACAATCCGAACGAATATGAAAAAGAATGAAATGGCGGGGGAGAATGCTGCCAGCGCCCAAGAAGCAGAGAAACGTGTGGAGGCAAGTCTTGCCATAAAGATTCCTGGCGGAGCTCTCCCTTGCCCTTTAGTCAAATATCCTCGCGCTGGCGCATCAGAGCTGGATTGGCTGGATTTCATCCAGAAAGTCCCCACAGATTTTGGCGCCCGGGTTGTATTTATGGCGATATACGCTAAAGAATTCCTCGCCGACAAAGAAAAAATACTGAAGGACACTTTATCTGGAGACGTCACCGTGCCTGTCGCCGAGGAAGGTTTCGTAGTCTGTACGCCCGACTTGGCCGATTCAAGAAGAGCCGAGCGCTCCAAGAAATCCACCGAGTCATGCACCTTACCTGAAGATTTGACACCTGCACAAATTCACGAGGCAATTGCCGTTATCCTCAAGCAACTCGTATCACGAAAAAACACGGCGCTCAAAGAAAAGAAAATAGACCCGCTCATCGATATTCGCCCGCTCATCAAGGCGGCGACGAAATCTGCCGCGTATATCAACAAAAAATCGGAAGAAGCCCAAAGTGGAACTCTTCAGATGGATGCGCCTATAAAAAGCCCTGAGCGGCCTTCTTAGACAATCTTCACCACCTTATACGGTATATCATACACTTTTGCACACTCCATGCTGAACCCAGTACCGTGATGATACGGACTGAAGGCAACGATGCTACGTGCCGCCGACATGATGAAAAAATCAGTCATTGTATCACGAATGGATTCAAATGACTGCTTTGAATCTTGACCCGTATGACATATACGAGGATTCCAAGAGGTAATATTCAATGCACTGCGAAGAATATCATTGTTTGTAATAAGTATATATTTGTCCGAGCCCGTATTATCAGCAATAAGCTTCTTCACTTTCTCAATAAATTTCCCGTCTATCTGACGAGCAAATGAATGCGGAAAAGAGGTCTCGTCGCCACATCGCACATGAATGACCGAATATTCACCATCACGAATACCAATACTCTCTTTTACACCAGCTATATAAGAGGCCATTGCTTCCGTAGGAACAAGTTTGGATTTTACTAATTCTCTATGACGTGGAAGAAATTCATTGTAAATGGCAAACTTACAGCAAAATGTGTAAAAGGTATTTAGACGTAACTTATTCATATAATCCACCGTCTGCCCAAGAATATGTTGGAATGCTATGTCTGATTCCTCCTTCTTCACTTCCAGAACATCTATATGGAAATTTCCCAGTGCTGCATAGTCTACGGCTGGATTGCGTCCCTCTGTCACAATTACTTGGGACATGGGGTGATTGCTCAAATCCATATCAAATGTCACATTCGTATGACAGTATTCATTCAGGGTGTCTATAATCTGCATCATCGTAAAACAACCGCGCAGATAATCTCCAAACCCAGGCGCCTTGAAATCGATAAACTGGATTTGATATACATTCACGATTTTCTGTAGCATGGTATTATTGTACCTGGATGCTATAGAACGACAGATTTCTGACATTGTATACTATTTACCACTCTGCCCCTTTAATGGCTGTTTTTCCTAGCTTTCCTCGTCTTTGTTTTTCCCTTTTTCTTTCTCATACTGTCGGTGCGCTGCGCCTTCAGTTTCAGAAGAGTGGCAATTCCTCTCTGATGTCCAGAGCAACGGAGGCCGAATGGAGGGACGAATTTCGTCGGATAATTCCGCGCACGCTCGTTAATAGTGAATATCTTACGAATCAGACAATCCAATGAATTCTGGAAGAAAGATTTCTCCTTCTTTCCAAAAATCATCAGTGTATAATACAAATGTAGCAACATATCTGGCGTTGCCACCCGCATTTCTGCTCCGCCGTCCACGGTCAACAGTGTATAGGCGTGGCAAGAATCTTCCTGGAAAATCAGGGCGATTTTCTCGCCTTTCCGTTTGAGCATCACATAATTAAATATATGGTCAGAAGGCGATGTGAATTCTTCTATTTGTATTTTACCTCCTTTTCCCTGTAACATATCCCGCAAATCTTCCGCCTCTTCTTTTGCCTTGGCACTCAAGAAAATCACAGGTCCGCCACGCTTCGCCAAGGTATCAATGTGCGTCTTGTCCTTATTCTTATCCAGCAACTCAATGAATTCAGGCCCAGCCATCACATTCTTCCTTTTTACACAAAAATCCAAGATTATCTTACGAGATTCGGTATCTACATGCTGCATCGTAATATCATCCTTACAGTCCTCCAACGGATATTCGTGATTCAGTAAAGTCAAACGTTGGAATACTTTATGCCATCTTTCCACTTCTCCACGAGGGCGACTGAGCTCTAAATACATGAACATGCGCAACATTCCAGGGTCGCAAAATAAAATACCGTCAACATCCACTGCCCTCTTTTGAATCATCTTGAACATGTCTTCCGCCATATCAGAAATATCCGCAACGGGGACAAAATTCACGTATATTTTTGTAGTTCCTTCATGCATACTGAGTTTTTTACTAATATCTTGAAACCCCTCTTTCTCCAAATCGTCTATAAGCTCAGCCACATCCGATTCCATGGAAGGCGAAAAGAAGTCGTAATCGGGAACTGTATATTTGGGATCGTAGAATCTCCTGGCCTTGGGTAAAAGGGAATTGATTGCCTGGCCTCCATAACACACACGTTTCTTCTTCCGCAAGAATCTCTCCACGCACTCTATCGCCTTTATCACATCGGCGTCATTCGCCACCATGTAATCCACGCGCTTCTGAGCCTCGGAAATAACATGGTCAAGCCGCTCTATCTGTTTCTGAATCTGTGGCTTGCTAAGCAACGGACTCAGAATTTCTTTGGAATTTTCTTCCATTTACTATATGCGCATATTTATTTAACACTAGCTTACAGCCACTTGTCCAGGCTGTAACGACGAATCCACGCGAGCATTCATCTGTGCTTTCGCCGGCTGAGGGACAACGGGGGCGGGCTTCAGATATCTCGCGGAGGGGACTTTCAGACGCCATGCATAGCCCTTCCAGGTGTCCCAGATTGGCTTTAGTTCTTCTACTTTGTTCGTCATAAAGAACGGCACGGGAATCATCTGTATACCCGATTTTACTGCAAGGTCTAGTGTGTCGGCGGGCGGCGTGGACAGCGGGTTATCCATCGTGGTCATGTGCCACACCGTTCTCGCCTGGTCTGCCCAATTGATTTTCGTGGTCTTCACGTCGGCCAAGCGGAGACTTCTGCAGCTGTTCGCCGTATTCACGTTGAGCCCAGCATTTGCTGCAACCACCGGTTTCACCGTGAAATTCACATAGTTGTCCAGTGAGGGCGTTATGTTTCTATAGGCGGTTTTCAATGCGGGCTTGGTGTCAAAGTTCGTCATAATAATGAACTTGCCCTTCAAATTGGACAGAGGAATCTGGGTCAAAATCACAGACTCGTTCGATGAGCCTACGCCAGAGCCGTATCCTCCCAGCGTTGTAAGGCGCTTTTCCACGGGAATCACATCCAATTCACGGGCGATTTTCGACATAAACTTCACGTACTTCTCCTCTTGCCCAATCTTGTCAGGTACATACTCTTCCGTTTCTTGGATGTATAATATGATAGGCTCATTTGCCTGCATGGAATTTTCCGACATATATGTCATTAAATCAGAGCAGAACTTTTTCACAGAAAGTCCGTTCATACTTATGATTTTCCCGTTCGAATCTCTACACACGATTGCAGGGTCGCCAGATAAAGGCCAGTTAGGAGGGTATTTATTATCGTCCAGGTAAGTGCTTATCGGAAGAACGAAACTGCGTATTCCGGCTCGGAGGGCATGCTGGACGTATATTTCGGAATAAAATGCGCCAGGCTCAGCGGAGCCAATATATCCACCGAGGCTCGCCGTCAAAGGACACAGATTCACGAGATATCTTTCTCCTTCCTCTAGACCCCTCATAAGGTCAGAATATAGGGATTTCTGGCCTACGAGCTGTGTATCGGCTTCCATCGCTACCTGCCTCTCCCCACGGACTTTCATCATTTGCGAGACATCTTGAAAGCCTTCGAAGCCTTCAAAGCCTTCGAAGCCTTCTGTGCTGGCACGAGGCAAGATATACTTTCTTACCACATACGCAATTATACATATAAGAATAAAGAGACCAATTCCTAAAAATATATCGTTCGTCAATGACGACTTTGCCCTTGGCGTCATTCTCTACTAGATTGTTTGGCATTAAATTCTAGACTGTGGCGAAAGTCCTGAAGTCTGAAATGCGCATAATCCGAATACCCGCCGCCCGAGCCTTCTTTACTTTCCCCGATTCTGCAGCGTCTGCATCAGCAACATCAGCGACAACCAAGACTGTCGTCTTCTTCGTCACGGCAGGCTCCACCGCCCATCCGTGGGGACGAATATTCTCCTCTAACACCTTATCACGAACACCGGTGAATACGACGAATTTGGATGCGTCGACCATGGGCGCTGGGAGAGCAGCCGCCGCAAGGCTAGAAGCAGAAGCAGAAGAAGCTGCCCCCACACCAAACTGCTCCGCCGGCCAAGCCAGTGCGGCAGGAAGCACCTTGAACAGCTCAGAAAGAGTCTCCGCGCTCCATCCGGCAACATCCGCCATATCCTCCTGCCGCCAACGCCGAGCATCCGCCTCCTTTGTATATAGGAGTCGCAACTTCCTCTCACCCACTCCACGAGGAAGCAGATTGCTCGCAATAAGAAGCGTGAGCTGCCCAGCTTTTGCAACACACTCTCGGAGATTCTTATGTAGGCTCGGTCCTCGCCCTGCTCCAATCGCCTCGCTTAGCCGCCCAGGCGTGGCATCCCACAGCTGCCGCATCCTTGTGAACCCCGCCTCCGCCAACTTATCCACGAGCCCAGGGCCGATATTCTCCACGCCCAGCGTCTGTAGTGCATGTAACATGGGCGCAGTATTCGTGGCCTCGCTAGCCGAGACCACGGCGTGCATATTCCCCGCGTCCCACGCCCATTTCACACTCGGCATAGAAGCCTCGTTCGCCGACACCACGGAATCCAGAGTTGGAATCACATCTCCACTGCGCCGAACCACAATACGAGCACCCGGACCGATTTTATTCTTGTAAATCATCGCTGCATTATGCCCACTGAGCCATTGGATATTGGCGCCCCCAATCGTAACTGGCTCCACCTGGATACGAGGAATCAGGCATCCTTGACGACTGGCGTTCCATTCCACTTGTATAACCGTCGTCGTCTCCTTCTGCTCATCGAGGGACGCCTTGAATGCAATACAATCTGCAGGATTCTTCGCCTCGCCGCCGCCTATCGCTGCAGGAACGCAATCCGCCCCAATGACAATTCCGTCGAGAGGATACTCGCTGGCAGCACGGCGTGTCACCAACATGTCTCGTAAGGCATCCTCCTTGAGTCCAGGCTCGGCAATCACACGAGCCCAGGGTTTGCGGAATCCGTTTGCAGACAACCACTCACTCTGTTGCCGACGTGTCATACCCGCCGGCTCCAACACCTGATATCCGACGAAATGGGCGGCGGATAACTCTTGAGCCACCTCTAGCCGTTTGGCGTCGCCTGCTGCAGAAGAACGATGTACCCAGCCATTGATTAAAGACCGCCCGATGCTCCCAGGGGGTGTCGCCGCCACAGGAAGAACAATCTCGCCACGCACCATGACATCCCCGCTTACACGGCCAAGACCCAAAACCCCAATAATAGAACTCACATCAACCCCTCTTACACCGTCCCCTCGCAGATACAAGTGTTTCTTTGAACCCCTTACAACAAACATTGCAGAAATCCCATCCAACTTTTCCGTAATCACGAAGGACTTGGCTCCAGCCTTGCCCATCCTCTTCTTCCATCGCTCAAGTCCTCCCTCGCCGTATATCACCTTATCCAGAGAACCCATCGTCACAGGAAGAATAACCTCTTTTACACCACTCGGCGGCTTTGCGCCAATCAGGCTCAGAAATGGATGAGCAGGCGATAGAGCGCGCAGCTTCTCCAAGTCCCTGTCGTATTCCTCATCGCTCATGAGCAGCGTATCTGTATTGCGATACGCCCAATTCGCCTTCTGTAGCTTCTCAACCAATGCGTCAACCATCTTATGGTAAAAGGGTGGACTCATTTATACGGGCTGCACGCAAACTTCAAAATTTATTCAGATATGCTTCCATAGCTGCATCGTATTCACTGAACTTTTCTTCCATTGTAAGCTCCTTTTGCTCTTTTTCCGAGAGTGCCTTGGATTTCCTGGATTTCGTCGCTTTCATCATATTGGGTTTCAGCTGAGCAGCCGGCGCCATGGAATTCGCCAGAACTTCATTGAAAAACGAGCCGCATTGCGAAACTGCTCTGGAAAGACGCAGGGGGTCGGCAACGAGAGAAGGCGCCGCTGGAACTTTCCAACGAGGTACTTCGCAACATATCATACACATGAGGCCGAGGCAGTCTCTGCGCAGCTTGGTGGCCATACGAGATTCTCCGCCTCGCCATAGACGATACAATTCGTTGAATTCTTCATTCATGCGTATCATATTTTTACTGGCGAGCTCCTTGTAAATTTCGGCGAGGATGGCGGCGACGAAATGGCCGGCCTCAGAGCGGAGTTTCTGACTTGTGGCAGAGGAGCCTCTTTCTTTCGTGGTTAGACCATGCCCCTTGGTTTCTTTGCGAACGCGCGCATCTTCTTCCATGACCCAGCGTATCCAGAATAAGGCACGCTCTACTGCGCCATCTTGAATAGCTTTGCATAACTCATTTGACACAAGATATAGGGGAGGCGTATCCGATTCAGAAGACCATACTGTGCGTGTAACACGTGTTTCAGGAGAGCCGGCGACTCCTCTTAGCCACCCATGACGCTTCGTATTCTCGTCGATTTTCGGCCATACGAGTTTCGCCCTCTTTGGGCAAAGTTGTAGGACGAGAACGCACTCGGATATATTGCTTTGGACTTCGGGATGTGAGTAAAAGGATTCTTGTGGGAGGGAGGCGGCTTTTTTATCTAGCTCGGAGATACGTTGTTTGAGATATACGAAAATTCTGGGATTTGCGAGGCCGATATGTTGGACTGCATAGGAATACGCTCCACGAATCCAGATATCTAGGCCGCCGCTGCAAACAATATCGGCAGCAAAGTGTATGGCTTTTCCACTTGCTGATATACCAACTTCACCGAGAGACTTCTCATAGCATGCATATGCTTCTGGGACGAGATAACCTGAGCGAGTTTTCGGCCTTCTATCAGGTTCTTCTCCTATAACAATCTCGTTGGTGTGAATTGGTGCTCGGTATACTTCCATCTTATCTCTGTAAATTTTCGGATTTTTCTTTACGAACGCTTCTGCCTCTGAGTGCGCTTGCCCTTCTTGGAACTCTTGCCCTTCTTAGCCTTACGGGAAGAACGTCTCGTACGTCTGGCACCGCCTGTGAATTTCATTGTGCAGGGACAGGCCATTCTACTTCCGTCAAATATAAAGTTAAGAACGCCAGTTCTTAACTTTTATATTTTCGGGAATACCGTTAAGTATTCATACTTAATGGTTCTTGCTTCTACTTTTCTTTTTGGACTTGGGAGTTCTTTTCTTGAGGGATATTCCGCCTATTTTCTTTCCAATGGGCGTTATTCTACGATTGCGTGAGCCTCCTGACTGGCGTCTTTTTCTGGGCTTTACAGCGTTATTTTGGTCATCATCATTCTTACATACATTAAAATGATTACCGTCTTTATGTTGTAACTTTGCTGTCCTATTAGAAATTCCCTTAATAGGAGTATACAAAGAAATTATATTATTACTTGTACCATATGTTATTATATTTATATTTTTTAAATTGGCAGCTGCATGACCTGCAATGGTAGCTTCTGCATAAACCATTGGGCAACAAGCATCCTTACTTTTTGAAAAATCTTGACTCTTTTCAATATACTGATCTAGCGTTAGTTGTTGTTTATTTCCACCTACATTATTATAAAAAACAGTAAACTCTTTATCTTTTCCTGTAAAATTGTCATCATATATTTGTTGTATGGTTGCTTTAATTACTCCATTATCATTTACCTCTGTAGCTTTATTATTTTCTAACCAATCTCCAATTTGGGCTGCAAACTCCTTAGATGCAATATCATCGGCATTCTCACCTAATGAAGTAAGTATAGCTCTATAAAAACACAATCCATCAGATTTAATTTCAGTTATAGAAGAACATTTTCCTTGGTATTCGGCTAATAGATCTTGATGTGCTTTATCGGCAGAAGGAGCAGCAGCAGGAGCAGCAGCACCACCACCGCCACCACCACCACCGCCGCCACCTGGAGCAGGAAGAGGATTTCCATCATTATCGTAGCCGAGATCTTTTAGAAGGCGCGCCGCCATATCTTTGATAAAACTCTTATCAGGAAACGTGGCAAAAACCTTAGCTATCTTTGTAGGAGCACCTGCAGCTATAACGGCTGCCTTCCCTTCGGGGATTTTTTCTGCAATTCTACCCAGGGCCATACAGGCATGATGAGATGCTACTTCTACAAGAGGGCCAACCTTCACGTGTTTTTCTATGCTATTAACTATTGCCTCAGCTGCTTTTGCAGCTATACATGCTTCCTTCCCAGCATCGTTCTTTGCAATATTATAAATACTCTGACACGCCGATGTAAATACATGAAACTCATTTTCAGGGGAGTTTATAGCATTAACAAGCGCAACTTGTACATTATATTTCAGGCATTCATCCATACCATGTGGATTTTTTGAAATTATAGTGAATATATTACAGATTTTCTCACATAATTCAATATTAGCAAGATTATCATTTAGAGCATTTACAAGTTCTTCAACATATTCACTAATAGTTTTTTTAATATCGGCATTGTTGTTATCTATTACATTTTCATATAATAATTTTTCTATTAATTTAAACACTCTCATGTATACAACAGTATCTCGTGGTTGTGTCACAATCAGGTTAACCAGTTGTGCTGCAGTCATTCCTTCGGCGGGAAAAACTCGTTGGGCGCCACCAGCGGCAGCGGCAGCAGCAGGAGCACCTGCGGCAGCAGCACCACCCCCGCCACCACCACCAGCAGCAGGAGCAGCACCACCAGCGGCAGCAGCACCACCCCCGCCACCACCACCAGCAGCAGGAGCAGCACCAGCGGCAGCTGCACACACACCACTAGCCACTAGTCGCGCATGAGCTTTCTCAATACAGAGTTCTATAGACTCTATTATAGAATCAAGAACCTCCTTATCATTTATTTTACGTTCAATTCCTAAGAATTCATCTCGAACATCTGGGTTTGTCATATCAATGTATAAACCCTCTAAATTACCAGGACTTATATCTTTTCCACATAATTCATTTACCTTAAGATTAATATATTCCATTATTGGCTTTTGAAGCTTATCCCATGACTCACCAGCTAATATTTTAGGTTTTAACTCATTTAATTCATCTTCAGCGGGTGGAAAGTTAAAAAGATCAGGGACTTCCTCACAATTACCATCTGCTTTTAATTTAGCAAATACTACAGGAATATATGATGTTTCTATTGCTTCTATAAGATTATCTTTTTCAATTTCGCCTCTATACAATTCTCCCACCTTCACATAAATTTCATCTAATTTTTCTTGTGAAGTGAGTGTATCATTATCAAATATTTTTTTATCCATCAGAGCATCATAATGACCTTCTACATTATTTTGACATTCCGATTGTATTATACTTATTATATGTTCGTTTAATAAACCTTTAAACTCATTAAGAAGATTGTCAACAGTTTTGCCAGTTACATTATTTTCAATTTCATCTATCTTACTTAATAATTTTTCCCGTGGCGTAGGTTCTACAGCCCTGCCACTGTTGCTGCCACTGTTGCTGCCACTGTTGCTGCCACTGTTGCTGCCACTGTTGCTGCCACTGTTGCTGCCACTGTTGCTGCCACTGTTGCTGCCACTGTTGCTGCCACTGTTGCTGCCACTGTTGCTGCCAC